CAAGATGTGTTGCAACTCCGACGGCAACAAGTCGGAATCACTAGCAGTTAGTCATATCATCAAGGCAGATGATGGTGAGGACATAAATGGTTTTCCAAGGTAAGAGCTCACTTTACCATGGCATACTGCTTTTCGGCCCTTGTTCACAGCCAGCACGATCATCATCAGTGCTAAGCATGCGGCTTCAAGGCCACCCATGCCACTCATGACACGGAGAACGTTGTAGTTGGTAGCATAGACGCGAACCTTGGCAGTCTTGACACCCTCAACGGTAGCGTTGGAGAGAACAAGCTGGAGAGTAGCGTTGTCAATGCGAGAGAAGTTGCAACTCCCGCTGGGTTGGTGCTCTTCGGGGCGAAGGGCAAACGAGTAAACGTTGATACCGGTGTTGGGGGTTGCGGTGTGGTGCTGGTAGGGCTGGACGGTGTCGAAGTAGGAACCCTCACGCTCAGAGAAGCGGTCCTGGCCGTTAAGCTGGAGCTTGGCGGTGACGACGGGGTTGTTGCCCCAGCAGTGGAGGAGGAGGGCGGTTTCGGCGAGGACGAAGGCGCCGGCATCGGAGACGCCGGAGTTCTCAAGGTAGCCATAAGTGCCGGGGCTAGGGGCAACACCCATGTAACCCTGCTGGTTTTCACCGGCAAAGTTGGGGGCAGAGAGCCAGACGGCATTAGGGCCAATGCCGCCGTTGGCACCGGCGGGGGCACCCTGCCACCAGCCGGGACCGTTGACGTCAACAGCGGCGGCATCGTTGAACATGTTGTCGTTGATGAAGGACTGGGAGGTGAGGGCGGTGGCTTCCTTGGCGCCGAAGGAGTGGATGGCGTTGGGGAGGGCATCGACGGCGTCGGTGTAGTTGAAGGGCTGGGCGCCGAGGAGGTTGTAGAGGAGCTGACCGCACTCCAGGGAGGAGCAGTAGTCAACGTTGCTGTCGGGCTGGACGATCCAGATGAGCTCCTTGACGGGGTGGTTGAAGTTGAGCTTGATCTTGTTGGAGGAGGAGCCGACGGACTCGTCACCGGTGAACTGGAGCTGCTCGATGAGGTACTCGTGGGGGTTCTGGGCCATGCGTCTGCGCTCGTCGGTGTCCAGGAAGACGTAGTCAACGTAGAGGGAGGCGGCAACGAGGGACTGGTTGTAAGCGGTGACGACCTTGCCACCGGCGGAGGTGCGGACGCCGGCGCCGCAGGACAGGGAGCCGACGGCCCACAAGCACTCGTCAATGGGGCGAATGTCGAGGTTGATCTTGACTTCGTGGTACTGGAGGGCGATGAGGGGGAGGGCAAGGCCGGGGTTGCGGCAGTACCAGAACTGGAAGGGGACGTAGAGGGTGGTCTCGGGGAGGGCGTTGCGGGGGGCGCAAACCTGGCGAGGGGCGGTGGCCTGGCAAGGGCCGTCAACATCGTTAAAAGAGGGGTCGGTGATGTAGGTCAGCTGGGTGGTGTTGCCGACCATGGCAAAGTAGCCGGGGCGCTGGTCCACGGTGAGGGTGAGCTGGTTCCAGATGTGCATCCAGTCGCCGTACTGGCGGTCAATGCGCTGGCCACCGATCTCCACCTCAACCTGGGAAATGAGCTGCTCACCGGGGAAGTCAAGCCAACGGGCATAAACGCCGTCCTGAGAGGCGGACTTCATCTGCTGGTTGATCTCGGGGAGAGTGACCTGCAGGTAGGTGCGGTAAGCCAAATCACCGTTGCGGGAAATGGTGCAAGTGACACGGCGACCAAAGTCAGCCTGGCCGTTGAAAGTCTGCTCAATGGACTCCATGGCAAAGTTGGTGTGGCGCTTGTAAGAAACCTTCCAGAAAGTGATCTGGGGGTTGCCGGTCAAGTAAACGTCTTGGGCGCCATAGGCGACAAGTTGCATCAATCCTCCTCCCATTTTGTTGTTGTTGTGGTTATACTATGCCTAAAGAAAAAAAAATCGGGAAAAAGAATGAATTAAACTTACAAATAAAAAGTTGCATCCAATCCAATCCAATCCAATCCAATCCAATCCATCTAAACCATCTAAAACAGTTCACGTCTCCATGCGAAGGTTGTTTTTGATGAACCGCGTCAAGTATTCGTCGTCTTCGTACACGGTGCATTCCCCGTTGTGTCGTTTCATGAACGTGAATTTGTTGGGGGCGTGCGAATGCTTCTTAATATTCCATCCGTCTTCCAGCGCGTTGTGCAAAAACGTGAGCAGCTGAATTTGCTTAAGGGACGACGGGGGCGCCGCGAGCGCGCTCAAATGTGCGTCTAAATAGGAGGACGTGTAACTCTTTTTGGACCCGGACCCGTTCATTCGTTTCATAATGTACGTGTGCTTGCGTTTTTTCAGGCTCCATCTCTCTTCTAAATGTTGCAACAAAAACGACATTTGAATCAATGCCGAATCGGATAGCATTTGCTTGCTTAAATGGAAACGATAAATAATATATGATTAACAATACGCTAAATAATATATTAAATATATAAGCAACGTGCATTGTATTGCATTGCGTTGGTTCTCGTCGTATCTCGTGTTGCGTTCATATGGCACCCCCTAATAATTCGTTCAAACAAAAAACCAACAAAACCATTGTGTTAGATGAAAAAAGCATCGTGACATTGGACAGCAAGCACCGAGAGAATCAGGCCATCATTGCGAAATTGAAAACCGAGACCATTCCCAAGCTGGTCAAGGAGAGGCGGACATTGCAACAGCAGTTGCTGTTGACCCCCACGCGGCACGACTTGAGAGAACGCATTCAAGAGCTGCGAACCAGCATTGGCGAGCACCAGCGCAAGTGCAAAAACTACTACTTGGACAACAACGAAATCATATTTGATTACTTTGAGAACAAGCAGCAAATTTGCAACGGAAACAACAAAACTAAAATACTCAATGATTTTTTTCGGGTAGAGGGCGGCGGCGGGGGGTCCAAGGAAGACCAGTTGAAGCGCATGAATCAGACCAACGTGCAGCGGTACTTGACCAACCTGGACCCGTCCTACATTGACATCACGCGATACGTGTTTGCGACCGACGTGTGCCGGTACTGCCATGCGGGTGAAATGATTCCGGTGGAAAACGAGGGCATCATGGTGTGCAACAACTGCTCCATCCACGTGAGTTACTTGGTGGAGAACGAGAAGCCGTCGTACAAGGAGCCGCCGAACGAGGCGTGTTTTTACGCGTACAAGCGGATCAATCACTTCAAGGAGATTTTGGCGCAGTTCCAGGCCAAGGAAACCACGCAGATTCCGCCCGACGTGCTGGAAAACATCAAGCACCAGATTAAAAAGGAGAGAATTGACCTGCACACGCAGCTGACGGACAAAAAGGCGAAGGAGATTTTGAAGAAGCTGGGATACAACAAGTACTACGAGCACATCCCGTTCATCAAGGAGAAGCTGGGCATCAAGCCGCCGGTCATGTCGCCCGAGCTGGAGGAAACGCTGTGCAACTTGTTCATGGAGATCCAGGGGCCTTATGCCAAGTTCTGCCCCGAAGACCGCGTCAACTTCCTGAATTACTATTACACCGTGTACAAGCTGTGCGAGCTGCTGGACCAGCGCGAGTTCCTGCCGTACTTTCCCATGCTGAAGGACCGCGAGAAGCGCATTGAACAGGACGAAATCTGGAAGAAGATTTGCGAGGAGCTGAACTGGGAGTTTGTGCCTACTATCTGAAAAAGGGGGAGACGAGCTCCCCCCTTAGACCCCCCCCCCCACACTTAGACCCCCTCATAATTTTATATCAAGTTATGGGTTGTTGCATTATATAATACAATTTATGATACAATGCGCATACTTATTTTTATTTTTCAGTGTCTTCTAGACTTCGTCTTCCGGGACTTCTTGGAGCATGACGATGAGGATGATTTCCAGTAAATTTATTTTCCATTGAATTATCTATTTATTTTTTAGACTTACGACGATATGAACGACGACTCTTTTTATTCTTGATTTTTCGGAGATTATTGCGAGCTGTACGACGGGTACGACGGCCGCCAGTCGCTAGAATATCGTGCCCGTCATCAGTGTATCCAATCACACCCACACTCATATTAAATTCAGGACGAGACATATCATATTTCACATTTGTGCAATTTTCTTTCCTCATTAGGTGTTTGTAAGTTTCAATGTCGTTCAGATGTTCACCTTTTAGCTCCTGCATTTTTTGAATATGTTTTTTCATACGTTCACAATAGTTTTCATTTGTATAAATTCCCGTTGAAAATTCATCGTCTTTAATGAGGCGTTCACGTTCTTGATAACGGTAAACAGCAGGATCATTCATATGGAAAAGTATTTAATAATTAATGCAATTAATTTTTCTTTATAAAATTACATCACATTTTTTTTTTTCAAAACAATAAATAATAATAAATAATAATATACCCATACAACATAATACAGACAAACGCGCTTATGAATTCAAATTTGAAGAGCATCTCTCGTTCGCTGTCCAGCGGATTCAAGTCGGTGGAAGCCCGGGCGTCCACTCTGGCCACTGACAAGAACGTGTTGTACATCATGCTCGTCATTGCGGTTGTAAACGTGGTCGGTTACTTAATGATGGGCAACTTTGAGGCGGTCGTATTCTTTGCAATCGTTGCCTATTTAAGCACATTTTTTACGAAGAACATGGTGATCGTGTTTTTGGTGTCCATTCTGGCGACCAATTTTCTCATGGTGTCCAAGGTCAACTATTTTAGCAGGATGACCGGCATGGAGGGCATGCAGAACAAGGATGACGCCTCTGCTGCCGCAACCGCAACAAAGGACCACTCGGCTCATGCTGCCGCAACCGCAACAAAGGACCCCGCGGCTCATGCTGCCACAACCGCAACAAAGGACCCCGCGGCTCATGCTGCCACAACCGCAACAAAGGCCCCCGCCGATGCCAGTGGTAAACCGACCCCTAAACCCACCAAAAGCGATTCAAAAAAAACAAGCGCCGAGAAAAAGAAGGAGGGCATGAACGGCAAGCTCGCTCCCGCCAAATTCAACGATGACAGCGACGATGAAGGCGACGCCGCATCGTCCCCGTTCCCCGGCACAAACGCTCAAAAGAACGCCCAAATGGAAAAGGCGCACGACTCGCTGCAGAACATCGGAAACGGGGGGGGAATGCAGTTGCAAACGGAGGAAGTCATGAAGCAGCAAAAGGTGCTCATGGACAACATCAAGGTCATGCAGCCGTTCCTTGAAACCGCCGAGCGGTTTTTAGACAAGTTCAACATGAAGGGCATTGACGGGCTGCTCGGCAAGATCGGCATGGGTGGCGGTGGCAGCGCAGCGTCGGCTACCCCGGGTCCGTCTTCCTAATGTTTAAAATATATTTAAATTATAATACCCGTCTACACATTATAATTTAATACTTCAAGACAATTCAAATACTTATGGCCGTGAAGCGATGCCCTCCGGGCGTGTTCTGCATTGAAAACGTGGCGTTTGCCGCGGTCGTCATCATTGCTGCGGTGGCCGTGATTGCGTATTTTACGAGATCACAAGCGTATGGCCAAGCGTATGGTCAAGCGTATGGCCAGGCGCATGGCCAAGCGCAAGCGTATGGGCAAGCACAATCACAAGCACACCCGTCCATGTTTCAGTCACGCGCCAATTATGGCGTCACCAATGCGCGCGAGGACGTGTTATTGAACCCGTACGCCCCTCCGATGCGGGACGACCGCGCGTCGCTGGACATTCGGGGGCCGGCCGTGATGCCCATTAACGTCAGCACGCAGGGAACCGGGGACGCGGCGTATCGCCAGGTGGGGATTTTGACGCGCATCAGCGGCCCCGAAACGATTCTGCCCCTGATGGGGCGTCCGCTGTTCCGAAATCGCGACAAGTGGCAGTTCTACACGATCAGCGAAAAGAGCAACTTCATCAAGCTGCCGATTTCGGTGAAGGGGCGCAGCTGCACGAACGAGTACGGGTGCGACAACGTGTACAACGGCGACACCGTCTACGTGGAGGGATACAACGACGCGTTCAAAGTGACGGCCTACGACAACGCGGTCATGCAGTATTTGCCGTTTTAAGGAGATTTTAAATCGCCCAACAGCCCGGTTGCCGCGGTTGCCGCGGATGCGGACGCGGACGCGACATTGGATTGCGTGTTTTCGCCCTTTACCGCCGACCCACCGCCTTGTGCGTCTTGAACCACACACGTGCCGGACTTTTCGTTCCATTGGGTGGTTTGTCCGTCGCAGCAAGCGCTGCCGACACAGTTGGCGCTGGTGCCGTCGCTGCCTTGGTCGCGACGACGGCGACCGTGGTGGCGTGCATTGTTGGTGGGGTTGATGACGTCCCCCACGCGCGACGGGTCAAACTCCCACGTGTATTCATCAAAGTTCACCTTGTCGCGACGGTTGATGTCGTGCACCGCGTTGTACATGTAAATGATGCCCGCGACGATGACGGCAATGATGATGAAGCCTGCAATGTAGTTGGGCATGAGTCCCATTTTTGCTAAAACCGCCATGACGAGCACGGGAATGCACATGTATATGAAAATTTTCATGACGCCGGCTTGGGCCATGAACCGTTTTCCGTAATACGAATTGAGCGCAATCATGCGTTTTTTCGCGGAATGGCTGTCTTCCACGGCGTTGACCCGCGCGCGCACATCTTGCAACTCTTGCTCGGCCAGTTCCACGAGGGTGGATAATTCCATTTTCGCGTTGCGCCGGTTTTCCACTTCCTGCGTTTGAACCAGCGCCACTCGTCCCAACGAAGACAGCAGCGTGGTCTGCAGCGTTTCATTCTGTTTCATCTTGTCCATTATCCGTTTCTTCTCGGCTGGATCCGACGTGGTCGCGAATGCGCTTATGGTGTTTTTTTGTTCGTCTTGCAACTGTTGCACGCTTTTCAACAGCCGGGTCTGCGATTCGCTTAATGTGTCCGACGATGCATTCGGGTTGGTCGTCATCAAATATAAATAAATCAGTATATTTATATTTGTGATTATTATTTGCAGTATCGGGGGTGCATTATCGCGTTCACAAATGTTTGATTGTTTTGTATGCCAAAAACGACGCAAAAATGCCAAAAATGACTAGTGCGTACTTGTGGCTTTCTCTCGTGATCGTGCTCACTTCCAATGCGCCGTCCAGTGTCGGGTTCGGCACAAACCCTTCTGTTGCCTTTGTTGCCTTTGTTGCATGAATGGTTTTCAAGACATCGGAACCATTTGCGCGAATGGAGTCGTTCAAACGGGCAACCGTTTGTGAATTTATCGGGGATTTGCCGGCAAATTTGGAGGCCGATTGCATGAGCTGGTCTCTGTTTGAGTTCATTCTGCCAATGGTGGTTCCAATTCCGTTAATAAGGTTGGTTTGTTTGGATTGATCCATCTGTTGCTGCAACATCTGCTGGGCTGGGCCCGGGTTCAGCATCATGCCTGATCCCGGTCCCGATTCCGGTCCTGACGACAGCTTCATTAAATCGTCCATCAGCATTTTGTGATACATCACGTGCTGGCTTATCATTCGGTTGTACTCCTTTTCGGATTGATCCAATGCGCGCATGTCGACGACGTCGACGGCATCCCGATGCACTGCATCGGGCTCGGAGGGTCTTTTCACTTTCATACCACGCACACTTGTAAGATATAAAATGAAAATATTTAAATTTGGTCGGGTTTCACTTTCAACTGGTTGGGGTTGAGTCCATGCTTGAGTCCATGCTTGAGTCCATGCTTGAGTCCATGCTTGGTGTGGGTGCGGGCGCAGGTGCCGGTGCGGAATCGCCGGCTCCAATTTCCTCCCGAATCACTTCCGGAAGCTCGCTGTCGGCTGTTAAAAATCGGTAGGCAAGATAGCCCAGGAAGAGTCCCAGCACAACGGCCACCCCGAATTTCACGCGCGAATACAGCAGGGCTTGCTGGGATTTCATTTCGTCGGTGTCCAGTTGCTCGTCCCGCGCAATGGTTTTGTTCAAGTTGATGCTGTCCATCTTGATTTTTTGCGAGAGATTTGCAATGCGGTCATTGTGCGTGTCCCTCTTGCTGCCCTTGCTGCTCTTGCTGCTCTTGCTGCTCTTCGCGTCCTTGCTGTCCTTCGCGTCCTTCATCTCTGATTTTTGCGCGAAGCCTTCCTTGGTGGGCAGGGGCGCGGGCGACGAAATTTTCAGGTCATCCGTGAGCGCCACAATTTGCTGGTTGAGGTGAAACAGCCGCTTCAGGATGGCAATCCCGGGTTTTCCGCCCAGTTTGGTGTATCCGTACGGCGGCGTCATGGTTTGCACGTTGTCGTCGGCGACGGACGCAACCGTGGAGGGAGGTGCGCCCGCCACATGCCCGTAGCACGCGCGGGCGAATGCGGTGTTCCCATTTTTGGGATTGCTGTAGGAGGCATTGAAATACGTGGCCGTGGTGTAGACGTGGTCGGCATCATTCATTGCCGCGGTCTGGCACGCGGCGGCGGAGTCTTGCAGCCCCAAAAACTGCCAACTGGGAACCGACATTTTGGCCACCTGCGGCGGGATTTGCCCCATCATGGCGTTCATGTTGGACGCCACCTTCCACACCGGCTTCTCAAACGCCGAGTAGTTGTAATTGAACTTTGCGGATTCGGAATTGGACGCGATGACGGCTGCGGTTTGTTGCCCGGCTGCGGCACCGCCCGACTCGGGTGCGTCGCTGGACCAAGACATGGTTTGGCCCGCGAATGTTCCGATGTAGGACGAAGCAGCGGCGGAAGCGGAAGCGGCAGAAGCGGCAGCAGAAGGCCCAGCAGTCAACTTTGAAAATGCAAACGTGCCGATGGGGCCTTGTCCCGCAACGACCGGGGCGCTGCCGGACTGCAGCCCGTACGCGTTCAACCAGTACTCCGCAAAGTAGCGGAACTGCAGGCTGATTTCATTGGCCGGCGCGTAATTGACGTCGGAAAACTGGGCATCGGGTGTCCACGACTGCACGTCCGTGGTCAAATCCACGGACAACGGCGCGTCGGCCGCATTGGCGGTGCTCTTCGGCATTTGGACCGCCAAACTGCGCCAGTTCGTGCCGCCGATTCGTATCACCAGCGCGGGGATCACGGCGTTGGTGACCGCGTTGTTGAACACCTTGCACCACGCGTCCGTGCCGTCGGCGTCACCGGGCACGGGGCATTTGGGGAACGACGACGGCAACTCCTTCACGGGGACGATGCCGTCCGCCGTTTCGCCGTACAGCAAGCACTTGTTGGGGTTGCAGTCAATGCCGCAGCCCGTGTTGGAGTACAGGGCGTAGACGCAGTCGCTGCTGTCAATGCAGGATTTGAAGCACGCGTCTTCCGTGCCGTTGGACGGGAAGGGCGCGGCCGGAGTGAGCGCGTTCCCCACCTCGTTCGGATTTTTTATGGAGTAGGGGTACTTCCGCTGCTGGCGTTTGTTTGTTTCGGCTTCCACCTGCTGCAAGTACGTTCGGTACAATTGGTTGTAGCTGGAAATGAGTTGATCCAGGGTTGCTATTTTTCGGCGAACGTTCACTAAATCTGGCGACTGCGACTGCGACTGCGACTGCGACTGCGACTGCGATTGAGCCATGGATTGCGGATCGGGGATGAAGGGAGGGTCTGTGCTAATATAATGAATATATTATTATATTACGCTCTTTGATTCAAAAAAAAATTCAAATTCAAATTTAAACATACTGGATGCGAATGACGGGACCCCCGCCGCCGCTCTTATCAGCCCATGCGTCATTGTCATTATTGACATTGTTCAATCCAAATAAATGGACACCGTACATGATGACCGCGCTCACAAACAGCACGATGATGATGCAGCAAATGATGTAGCCGCCCGTGGTTACCGTGCTGGACGTCATGTTGCGCACCGTGATGCCGAGCACGATGGCCGAAAGGATGAACATCATGATGAACTCATACATGTACGACCGCCGCACTTGCGTCATGTGCGTCATTTGACCGTTCAGCGTGGCAGACTCTGCATCGTAATTGCGCACCAACGTGGATTTCATGGACACAGGATTTATTTTGGTTATTTGCATTAATCCAATATTATTTTTATTTTATTTACATGTTGCGGCGTTCCATGTTCATGCGTTCCATGTTCATGCGTTCCATGTTCATGCGTTCGTTCTGCTGCTGCACGTCGCCGCTGCCAACCCCATACAGTTTGGTCTTCAATTGCTCTGCTTTTAGTTTGGCGTCCTCCAGGATGGTGGAGTCCGGACTGCCCACCGTCTGGTAAACGAAATAAGACACCATGGCGATACCCACCACCAAATAAATGATGCGAAAAATGGCGTAGATGTATTGCCGCTTTTCAATGTCGCGAGCTTCCGCGACCAGCGACAGCTGGTTTGAAGATGCGGGACATGTCGACGAGCAACTTGCGGAGCACGTGCTGGCTCCAGCCTCAACGCACGGGCATGAAGTTGGGTCTACTACCATTTTAGTAGTATCATTCGGATCCGTCTTCATGCTGCAACCCGGTAGTTGTCGCGTGACAAATGACTCCAACACGATTGATTTGTTTTGCGGGGGGACCATCATTGCGTCCTTGTTGTTTAAAACGGCGGTTCTTCTCGCAAGCGTTGCATTCAAGCGGGCGCCTTCCACCGTCAACTGCCCCACCGCGCTTTCGTTTTCATCTAGCGCCTTTTCAAGCGCGGATTTGAACGCAAACATGCGATGATGCAGGGCCGTTAGCGCGGCTTCAGTTTTGGCGTGCGCATCTCGCGCACTGGGAAGGTCCGGGTTCGCCTTAAAATTCGCGTACATTGTTGGATAATTCTCCATGATCGCGTAAAAATGGGTTCGGATGTCGTCCAATTCGGTTGATGTCGCGATGTCCGACATTCTCTTCAAAAAAAAACGACGACTTGGTTGGTGGTTGGTATTATATGTATGCAATATTTTTGATTTGATCTTGGCGTTTGATTTATTTGGGGGAGCAAATGCGATAGTACGGCGTGCTGACTGCCGTCTTGCTAAACCGATCAATGCGGCACACTTGTCCGGGACGCATGCCGATCGCCATGGCAACCGGATCGTAGCGTGAAATGTTGGGCAACATGTCCGGGTGCGCAATGTTGTACTTGGACATCATTGCCTGGGTTTCTTCCTCGGTGAGAATGGTGTGCTTCGGCACGTAGGTGTGCTCCAGGATGTTGAACTGCAGCCGGTCTAGACTGAAAATCACAATGTGAATGCCGCTCTGTTCCCATATTTGGTTCAGCACCGCAATGTTGGTGTCATTCATTTCGGACTTCATCACAATGATGAGCGAGTCCTGCTTGCTCAGCGTTTTCTCCAAGTGATACAAGTCCTCCACGTATTCGGTGATGTTGTCCCGGCGCAGCGGTTTTCCTAAATGGTACTTGACGTACGCCTTCTGGCCCGACTCGTTCACGACCATGATGTCCAGCTGCTTGTTCGTGTTCATGGCGTGCACCTCGTTCATTCCAAAGTTGTCGTATTGGCTGATGTCGTACCCCTGCGCGTTCAGCAAGGCGAGCAAGTTGGTGCGGGACTTGTAAATGGCGGTGATGGTTCCACTGGCATTTCCTGATAAAATGGCGGCCGAAGCGGCAGCGGCAGACATTGCGATTGGATTGGATTGGATTGGTTCCTGGGTTCCTTGTTTACTGTTACATGGCACGGATATATTTAAATTCAATTTTTAATGAAAACTTGAAAAATGGAAAGTGTGTAGATGAAAATAACAAAAAAAAAACATGTGAATCACAAGATTCGCGCGTTTTTTAGGAATTAGGAAACGTATTTTGAGAGAATTTCTCTCGTTTCATTCATTCCAATAATGATGCAATGATTTTTCATGCATTAAACCTTAAGCACGTTGCCGGGGAAGCCGACGAGGTTGGCGCCGATGCCGAATCCGGCGCCGCTGCGGGCCGACACGGCGAGGGTGGGCACGTACGTGTCCAAGATGCTAAAAGTGGCAGCGGCAACGAGGGCGATGAGGCCGATCTCGTCCAAATTGAGCTTGCGCTGAGGGATGGCGTAAGCGGCAAGGGCGACCAGCGCGCCTTCAACCAAATACTTGATGGCGCGTTTGACCAACTCGCCTAAATCCAGAACACCGCCGATCATTTTGTGTATGTGTGTGTGTTGTGTTGATTATATAATGCGATAAGAAAAAAATAATACAATTATTTGAAAATGGGCTTAAAATCAAATCCGAAATATTAAACACGTTGCACTCAAATAAACCACAACCACAACCCACAACCACAATCAATGACCGACTTACCCAAGGGCGTGACCCTGCAGAAGCTGCCCGACGGCACCGTGAACCCTAAATACGTGGACTTGCTGGACGAGGACAAGCCCATTGCGGGCCAAAAGTTCGCGTGCTTGTCGTTCATTTCTCCCGAACACATTATCAAACAGCGCGAGCACTTCTTCTTCCAGGCGTTTGTGCAGCACTGGGACATTCACAAATCCAGCGAGAAGTTCCTGCAGTTTCTGAACTTTGTGTCCTACAAGTACGGCGTCAAGTTTGACAAGCTGACGGAGGACTTCCAGCAGTTCAAGGAGTCCGAGAAGGAGGTGATTGCCAAGTCCGACATTTTGGACGACTACAAGTCGTTCCTGGACGTGAACGAGGAGCGGCTGGACGAGGAGTTCGGCGCGAAGCACGAGTTTCAGACGTCGGTGCGCGGCTTGAAGGTGCGCGGCGTGTTCCCCTCGCAGAAGGAGGCCGAGCTGCGCTGCAAGATGCTGCGCGAGGTGGACCCGCATCACGACGTGTTTGTGGGCCCGGTGGGGCTCTGGGTGCCGTTCCATCCCGAGGCGTACAAGACGGGGCGCGTGGAGTACATGGAGGACACGCTGAACCAGCTCATGAGCGAGAAGAAGAAGAACGAGGAGCAGGCCAAGTCGGAGTTTGACAAGCGCGTGAAGGACGCCAAGCAGAAGGCGATAGAAGAGAACAAGCGCCTGGCCGAGCAGAGCGGGAACAAGCTGACGCAGACGCTGAACGAGCAGGGCGAGCTGGTGGGCGTGGCGCAAACACAAGGCACGGATTTCGCGGTGGACGCGGACGAAGCGGCGGAGGGCGTCACATTGGACGACGTGCGAAAGCAGCTGTTCGGCGCTGAGAATGTGGTGCTGCATCCGGAGCGGTCGGACCGGGGATTGTCGTCGCTGTCGCAATCAAACGAAGTCAGCGAAGTCAACGATGACGATGACGACGCGTGATGCGTGGATTGCGTGGATTGCGTGGATTGCGTGGATTGCGTGATGAAATGATTTAATCGGGCTGTTACTCCAATTAAATCATTATTGTAATGTTTTTTTTCATGCTGGTGGTTTAGTTGGGATCCAAGGGAGCCAAGTAGTAGGCTTCGTAATTCTTTGCAACCACTTCAACCGACTTCAAGACAACGCTGGGCACGAACCCGTCATTGTTGGCCATGTTGATTTCCAGATGAATGGATGTCAAACGATAATTGGAGGTGGGGCTAGTGAGGTCGTTGCTGACGACGAGTGCCGGCATGTTGATGCCCTGATAACCGCGTGCAACGGGGGGATACGTGAATGGTCCGACCTTGCTTGAGTTTTTGCGCAAACCGCTCACAAGCTCCAATGCCGTATTCCTTTGACGATATATCTTGGTTCCGCCAATCGTGTTCACGGTGCCCGTGTTTTCGTTGGCATCTTTTCCGTTGAGAACGGTCTGCAAATCTTGGGAAATGTCAAATGGGCAAATCAATTGAACGTGCGTGTTGGTGTAATCAAAGGGAACCGTCTGTCCCAGGAAATTGACAATCTCTGCTCCAGTGTTCAAGTATCCCGCCTTGTATGTGAGTGTTATGGTATTAATCTCATTGTTAAAGTTCAGCACCCATTGTGGAAAGTTGTTGATGTTGGGCAATACACTCACCGAGTTCCAATTTTCCGGAAAGTACACGTACGCCGACAAGTATCTTAGATCATTGAACACATATTGGTTAGTGACGGACAAGTCTTGCGGGGTGAAGTTCAGGCGAATGGTTTGCGAGTTGTAGGGGTACGAATAATACCAACCGGTGAAGGGCAACAAATTCACGGGCATTGGAATCGGTTCATACGCGTTTTGCGTGATCCGCCTGTAAACCGAGTCAGAGGTTTGGTTGAGCACCGACGGTTTGATGGCCAACTGCAAGTTGTAATTGGAGTACATGTAGTCCGCCGCGTATGCCCCGCTGACCGGCAGAACGTTCAGGTTGCGCGGAGAGGGGTTGTAGAGGGCGTTGAAGTGTCCCAAGAATGATGCGTCGCCCGAAACGAAATCGTCGGTCAAAATCATTCTGATCAAGTAGGTGCGTGGCTTAACAACCACGGGGGGGAGGCCGGGCGTCAGCATCACTTGGTTCTCCTTAAGAGTGAAGATGAAAATGAACTGGTCTCCCGGCAAAAACGGCAGCTCGCTCGGCGTGGAACCGTTTACCATGGAACTAATGCGGTTGGGGTCGTTGCGATTGATCATTCCGAACAGTTTCTTTCCAATGTTGCCCTGCTCGGGCAAAACGGTGTCGGGAAGGCCCCACCATTTGGTGCCGGTGGAGGGATAGTTGGTGGATTGAACTCTTCGGTCAGGGTTAGGGACCAAAGATGTCTTAATGTATGCCACCTTTTCCAGTTCCTTCATGATATTCTGGAGCACGCCGGTGTTGTGTAGATTTTTATTGTCGGTGTCCTGGTTGCCGTTGGGGACAATGGGCATCAAACCCGAAGACGCCACCATGTTCTCCAACATTTCGGTGTCGTTGGCAAACAGGGTGACCCAGTCCGCCGATTTGAAGAGGGACATGGCATAGTAACGCATGACGTCGTCCTTCACCAACTGCTCGTAGATTGCGGCGTTGTAGCTTTCAATGCCGCCCTGTACCACTTGAGCATTGGCCACGTTGAGGTATTGCGGGAAATATTCGGGACGAACGAAAAACATTTGTCCCTGATCCACCGCTTGGCCGCCCGCTTGACCCACGAACGAATCCGTGCTGGTGAGGAACACCTTTCGCATGTCGGACGCTTTGATGTGGACCGTGGCTTGGGCATCGGTGGGAGGGATGGCTTCCTGCTGCAACGGTTCCGTGCTGGGATCCACCACATCAATCTTGGCCAACTCGTTGAATTCCTTCAAGTAGAACGTGATGTTCTTGTTGTTGATCACAATTGTCAAGTTGTTGAAGAAGGCTGCGCGCCCGGGGGTCCAGCCGACGGAACCGCTCTGAATTTGGATGGTGCCAACGGGGGTATCGGACGGAACTCCCAACGCGGTGCACCCGGTGAAGCTGGCATTGTAAGTGGGGAGCTGAGTGCCTTTCACCACCGACTGACCGGCAACGTCACGGGACAAAAATGAGAAAGCAATCGTGACGCGCGCGAGCTTGGTGCAACCGCTGAACACGAGGCTACCAAACGAGTTGGCCCGGGTCAAGCCGGAACCAATGCTCACGTTCTCAATGCTGGTGCATCCTTGGAACGAGCTGTCGCCAATGGAGATCACGCTGTTTGGAATCACAATGCCGTTTGCAGTGCCGCTGGTTGCAATGGAGGTGCAATCCTGGAAGCAGCTCTTTCCCAGGGACAACCCTTCGGTTGCAGTTTGAGACACCGTGGTGGACGCGATGATCAATCCAGTCAAGCCGGAGCAGCCTTTGAAGGCTTCTTCTCCGACGCTCTTCACGGATGCGGGGACCAATAGAACTTGCTTCAGACCACTGCAACCCAAAAAGGATTGGATGCCCACGAAGGAAACCGCATTAGACAAGTTCACGGCGGACAAACTGCTGCATCGGTGGAACGCGCTTCTTTCAATCGTGGCCACCTGGTTCAAGGCAAAATCCACATTGCCGGTCAGCGCCATTGGGGTGGCGTCTAATGGTTGCAGCAGTTGTCCCGCAATGGAAAGGACGGGCGCATTCATGGAGGCAAAGGTGTAGGGCAACACGCTGAGGTATGCCACATTATCGGGCAAAACCAAGTCACCGTTGAGACCGGAGCATCCCATGAATGCGGCGGACCCAATGAGACCCACACTGCTAACGAATTTGCCGTTTTGGTTTACATTGTTAAAGTTGAGCGAACCGGTCAATCCCTTGCAATTAAAGAATGCGCCCAATCCGATTTTCTGCAGCGACGCTGGCATGGTTTCATTCAACCGGGAGCACTTCAATTTGGTGCATCCCGCAAACGCTTGCACGTTGATTTGCGCGAGGTGGCTGGGCAACTGCACGTCGTTTGCAATATTATTGCAGCCAAGGAATGCCCAATGGTTGACGGAAAAGGAAGACGGGGGGACAACCGCGGCAGGCAACCCAAGAGAAGCCGCACCCGTGCACTTCATGAATGCGCTTGCTCCAATGGACTTAACCGATGAACTCAAGTTGATTGCGGACAACGCAGTGCACGACTCAAACGCGTTTGAACCGATGTTCACTGCTCCGCCATCCTGGATGGTCAACGTCTTGATAAGATTCAAACCTGAAAATGCACGAATGCCAATGGTTTTCACCTTGTTTGAAATGACCAAATCTCCGACCATGTGGACGCCGGCGGTTCCGGTTGGATTGTCGTTAACTTTCTGAAAAACTCCACTTACAGTGTACAGTGTTACGGTCGGGGGGGTATTGACATTCAGGGCATGGGTTCCAATCGCAATGAGATCCCCCGAATTTACACCCCATACATCGTATCTGTAAATGGAAACGGATTGCACAGTTGATGAACCGACAATGGGTTCAATGATCATGACAAACGATGCATTGTCGCACAGTGCGGTGATGGATTCTGAGGTACCATCCAAATTGGCAGAGGGCGTGTTTTGATCAGCACTTGGGTAAAACACCACCACGTCCTGGTTGGGAGACAACTTCTTCCAAGAACTTGCTAAAGTAGATGACTGCTGGTAACCATGATGCCATGTGCCACCAGATTGAAACCGGTAACGAAACTTGCCCTGAACCGATTCCGCAGTGAAATTCAAATTGTTAGGAATAGGAACAAAACCGAGGTTGGCCAACGAATCCGACGATGGCAGCGATGCATAGCCAATGCTTGTAACATCATATTTCGTGGATGAAATGGCATCTGCTGCATTTCTTGCAGTGGTCGCATTGAACGCACTTATAGTATTATTAGTGATAGCATTTTGCAACTTAGTTTTGAATTGTGACTCAGTTAATGAGGATGAATTGTTTCCGGTTTGAGCCGCTCTGATCAGAACTGTGGATACATTGTTAATTATTACGGTATTGTTACCAGCACCGTCTTGCTCCACTGTTAATTGTGATATTGCACCATTAATGGTAATATCGACTGTGGTCGCCGGTGTCAACATATAACTGGAATATGGAAGCCCGTTAATTTGATTCAATGTTTGATTTGCAAAAACCAAACCATCGGCGATGACCTTAGCCAAAAATCCGTTATTTGAAACACCAAACCACGAAATGATGTCACCAGTGTGTTTGAGAGGAAAAGTGGTAGGTGAGGAAATATATGTACCAGTTACATTCGTATAAACCATGTTGAAGAGCAACGGCTTGATTAGATCAAAAACTTCAGGTTTGTTACTGGCTGCGTGCCAGTTGTTCATATGAGTTTGAAATTCATTTGTTGCATTCGTCTCCAACTTATCAAGACCATTAATGCCTCCATAATAACCGATTGAAATCGCGAGGTCAATTAAACTAATATATCTTTGATACGAAACGATTCCATAAGACGCATTTGCAGCACTAAGTGCAGCGGCCGCTTCTTTATTCTTAAGTTCTTGATAATTGTTAATTGCCGCGGCAAACGCCGCGGGATCGTTATTAAAGGGATTTGTTGCCTGGCTGCGGCCCAATACATAAGTTGATACAGCGATTGCAATTTCCTTTTCAACATTAAGATTGTTACCTCCCATAATGGACGCTGCAAATATGGGCATTGCCTCTGCAATCTTTTGGGCTTGTTCGGCTATGAACTGGCTGCTCACTGGGCTGGTGATTGTTTGATTTGGCAGGGCGTTTGCAACATAGCTTTGAATTGCAGCTTTTTGCCTATTGCGTCGGCTTGAAACAAACAAATCGTTTGCATTATTATACGAAACGCGTGCATTTGTGGGGGACGGTTTGTTGTATGCAAAAAATGCAGCAACGCGATCACTGAACCACTTTACTTCGTATTGGGGCAGTTGGTTCACGGTTGGTAAAACTGGATTGGTCGCCAAAGCGAGCTGCAACAAGTCAAGCTCCCTGCTTAGCATGTTTGCACCATTCAAAGCGAGGATAGTTCCAGTTGCGTCCAAAGACTGTATTGTGGCCATCAAGGTATTTTCTGCGCTGTTCAGGGCATTTGCATTTTTAACAACGTCATTCAATCTGGAGTTCACTGCATTCAATTTTGAAACAAGTTCAAGGTGGGTTGACTGTAAGTTATTATTCGCTAGCAAAAGAGCTGGCCTGATACCACCAACATTTATATTATCGGATATCACGTATGCTTGATTGTATTGATCGTACACATACGTGTTCATTGTGGCCAAGCGTGCAAGCGTGTGGTTGGATACGGTTTGATATGTCACGAATGTCACTGGAGTTACAACATCAGTTCCTGCACCGTCCTTAATATCAAGGATGTAGCAGTTTGCAGTTTTAGTAACAGAGGTGATGGTGAAAGTGATACTGTTAACCAAGCGGATCGTATCCGCATATTCAGTAAAATTGATGTCCGCTCCTGCGCTGTCCTTGAGCGAAATATACAATTTGGTGGCCTGTTGTTGATTCGCGTCGTTGAAATGCAGGCTTCCATCGGCCAAGGGTGCAGTGGGGGGAACAGTTAATGCGACGCCAAAACTCATTGCTGCATTGGCTGCAGTAACTTCAGTAACATTGCGCTTTACGGCATTAATGTATGCATTCTTTGCTGCTTCATTCTTTGCTGCTGCATTGCCGATAGAAACGTCGTCGTAAGTGCTGATGGATGTTCTAATGTTGTCGAATGATGCAATGTTCTCCACATTGGACAAAAATTGCGTGTAAACGGTAGATGCACCATTCATGAAGTATGCAAGAATGTTGTTTTTACCCCATTGCAATCGCGCGGCTGCGGTCAAATTCGCAACCGAATATAGTTTGGTTCCTGGGTTTGTATCGCCCCAAGAGTTCTTGCCACCCGGGACTCCAACATTAGTTTCACTGGTAAACCACAACTCGATTAATTTTGCAACATAATCAAACAGAATTTTTTGCTGTTGGCTAAGATTGTTGTACTTCCTTGGAGTTGCGTCTGGAGTTGCGTCTGTCGGGGGGGGTGACACTGCAAACAATGAGTTTAGTTTAACTGCATCAATCAAAAATGGGATGGAGGTGTATTTGTTACTGTATTGCATATTCAACATCTCAGTTAAAAATAAGTCAATTTGACTAGTAATGTAGGTTTGATCTGCTGCCACGCTCAACGCGTTCGCATTGAAACTAACATTGCGACGAAATACATTAATGCCCGACGGATGGACGAGGATGTCGGATTGAATTTTTCGCAATTCTGTAAACATCCTATCTAGATCATCCACTGCAGTTTGATATGAACTCCGTGCCGTCATGTAGTCACCATTAAACGAACTCAACGATGACATTCCAGACGTGGAGGCATGCAATGCATCATATGCCGCATTAAAATTGTTACCACTGATACTAACCTGTCCAATAATTGCATTTTGGATATTTGAGGTATCCTTGCTGAGTTGATTGCTCAATCGTCCGTGCTCATTTATAATGTGATTGAAAACACTTTGTTCAAACACTTGACTAAAATAATTGAATTGAGAATGAGCCTGTGCGAACACATTGATGTGATGATTGGTGTTTTGGAATTCAACATTCGTTGAGTAAATTGGGATTGCCTGCTGCTGCAATGGAATAATGCGCTGGTTCAAAAGAGAAACAGCACCTGAAACTCCGGCGGATTCAATGCTAATTCCACCGTTAGGAAGAACCAGCACGATGGCATTATTGAATAGCGGTTCGCTAGAGGATTGAATGTAATAGTGACCAGCAGGGGCGGCGCCCGTTTTGCGAAACAACTGAAACTGGGTATTTGCGCCAAGCTGTTGGCTGCTGATGATTCCATAACCGTTCTCAATTTGATTAAGATTTCCAACATCAACCACATTTGCACTAGAAACAGTAATAAAAGAAGTGCTCTGCAATTCAACAATGCGAATTGAACCGTCTTCACTCACTTCAATTATTTTGCCTTTGTATTTTGTGTTTCCTTCAACCAAGGATGTTCCATTGCTTGATGACACCTGTGAAACAAAATAACTGCCAGATGGAGCAACCAGGGCTTCCAAGTACAACTTGTCCAATCCGTCAACTGATTTAAAAATGGAATATCCGTTGCGGTCTGTCTTTGGTTGTAAGGAAGTGTACTGAACTACGGTTGGTTGATCCGCAGCTCCGTATCCAATCGCCTTGACATTGATTGAAATGGATATCGCGCCATCAGCGCCCACATTAATAACCTTGTGATCATATTTGGTGTTGAACGTATTATCATTAGTGGCAGCACCATTGACAAAAAAGGAACGAGCGCCGAGATTTGGCAGCAGAGTTCCAGTTCCAGCATTGGCTGCATAATGCAAACGATCAACGTTGTTTTCAGTAACCACGTAATACCAATCCCCAGTGAGGTTATCCTGAGTATTGTGCAATGGGATTGGGCCCGTGGTGTTTTGCCTGATAACCACATTTCTTGCATCAACGGCATTCAAAACCGAATTAGCACGGAAGCTCAAATCAAGCGCACTGCTCTTCACCGCATCCACTTTGGGAGAGACTAATTCAGTCAATTGACGTTGCAACAAGGGGGCTTGGTTGAGATTGGTTTGGGCCTGGGCTGAATTCTCTCCAATCAATGTGCTTGGAATGTAGACATCATTCCACAATTTTGAATCCTGGCTAAGCAGATTGCCATTATTGGTATTCTCATAAATGTTGAAGGACTGATAATTGTTGATTGTGATCTCTCGGGGTGCGGAAACAAATGTATTAAAATCAATGAATGCCATCAGAACCTTTGAATTTGTGCCCTGTTTTGAACGAAATACAGCATTGATGTTGAGAATGTTATTCACTGTTGTGAGAGTGGCTCCATCCCATCCATTTTCGGTGAAAACGTTTACATAAAACGGCGTGGGTGCACCGGCCGTCATTCCAAAAATAAGAACGGACGTCTTCAATGTGGCGGGAGGCGGTCCCAAAAACGTGGCCGAGGTCAAGATGCAGTCTTGAAATGCACCATCACCCAATGCGTTCAAATTGGCCCCGAGCACCAATGCACCTACCATATTACTGCATGCGCTGAATGCACTGTTGCCAATGTTGTTCACATTCTCCAATTTGGGCACATTGGCGATTCCAGTGCAACCTTCAAACGCGCTCGCCAAAATCTGCGTGACGTTGCTGGGCAACGTGAGCTTGGTGATACCGGTGCATTCTCTGAAACACTCAAATGCAATTGTGGTGTATGCTGGCGCGCTTGGCAAAACCAGGGAGGTAAACGCGGAACAACCTAAAAATGCGGAGTCTCCGATGGATGCGATTGCGGATTGTGTGGATTGTTGCAGGTTAAGCGCACCTGCAAAACGGGTGCAGTTTCTAAACGCGTTGGCGCCAATCTGAGTGATGTTGGCTGGAAGGATGAGGCCGTTTGGAATTTGTTTTCCGGCGTCTGTTCCATATGCGTCGGTATATACCAAACTGGTTCCATTTCCAGTGTTGGTGGAAACACCAGTCAGAAAACTGCATCCGTTAAATGCGCTTTCTGAAATGGTGGTGAAGTTGAGATTGCGCGGAAACACGATTGTGCCGTTCAGGCTCACACAGCCCTCAAACGCGGAAACTCCGAGAGACTGCAACCCAGGAGGGAAATAGAGGTGACCGGTCAGATTCGCGCATCCGAAAAATGCTCTATTTCCAATCTGTTCCACACTGGGTTGAGCGCTGTAAATCGCGGACGAAAATGCCAAATTGCCGTCGGCATTGGTGCAACCCTCAAATGCAGAGTCGCCAATGATGCGCAATGCAGTCGCGTCCTGAATGTCAATGCCCGTCACATTGGTGCAAGCATGGAATGCATTTGCGCCGATGGAAACCACATTGGACGGAATGATGATCGGTCCTTTGAATGCAGAACAGAAATAGAACGCTTGGTCGTGGATTTTGCTAATGTTTCGCAAAAATTCAAAATTGGGGGTTCTATCCAATCTGCTGCAGCCCTTGAAGGTTTGCGAACCAAGACTGAATCGGGCATTGATGTAACCTGAAACTGCTTCCCTGTACAACTTGGCAACATTATTGTTCAGGCTGAACTCCTCTCTAACCAGTCCGGTGGCCGAATTCAGACGAGTTTGAAACTGCACGAATGCATCCCTTGTGCTACTTCCCTCCGGAGTGTTATTGTTGTTTAGAGCAGCAATTACGTTAATCACGTATTGTTGCATTCCAAACAAATACGGATTGTAGTTAGAGGTGTACTTGCTTTCCAATGCATTCCAAGACGCAAGCGCCGCGTTGAAATCTGACTTGCTCAAGGCAGTCAACTCGGCCGAAATATTCGCATTCGTCAAAGTGGGCAGGGTCGGGGCATTCTGCAAGTTAGCGGGAAGACCTTGGTTCCGAATTTGAGTCAACAAATTTGTTAAGGTGTTATCATTTGCAATCAAGGTGGCGACCCGGGTTGAAAACGTGGTCCATGCCGCATTCGCAGCATTCGCAAGGTTTGTGAAATCGACCACCATGGCAGCATTCAGCCCTGCCGGGATGTATTTCTGCATGCATCCCAAAATGGCATCTGTATTTGAGGACAAGTTCGTCTGCTCGGTATTAAACCGAACCGAAAAGGAGGCATTACTGTAGGTGATGGTTGCAATTGGGTTAATGTTGGCGGTCACGCTCCGATTGTAGAGAGAAACAGAGGCACCCACCGTCCCTGGCAATAAATTCACTGCTGCAGCTGCAGCAGCCTGCTGGTTGTACCCCCAGCAATATGCATTGGCATTGGCAACCCGTGGGCCAGAAACGGTGACCGCGCCGTTAACAACCGCGACCGCGCCGTTGCATACAAGCGCTGGAAAAAAGGCTTCCGGAGTGGCGTTATCCTTTGAAAAAATTGCGACAAGAGGAACTCTGGGAACAGTGGAATCGGATGGGTCCATGTAGTTGTCCACAATGAAAAACTGGGTGCCGGCGATGCTCATGTTTGGAACTAAACCAATGACATTGTATGTTGCATTATTAGCAGGGGTAATAATTGCCGAAGGGATTGGAATGTTTTGCACGTTGTTGGCCTTTGCAGTGTCTTTGAGAGACGTAATCACGCATTGGTTGACTGCTTTTGGATCAGCTGGCACTCTGGGAGCAATGATGGCGGACTCAAACAAGTCTCCACTAAATTGATTAATGTTCGTGAGCGCACCTCCCACTTGCAGATTTTGGACTTGAAGTTGCCCCTGCAACACCTGTTGCACTTGGTTGTATGATACAACCAATGGTGCAACTACTTGTTGTGGTTGTGCACCAGGCAGAGACAAACTAGACCGAAGAGCCTGAATTGTGCTGTTTGAAATGCTGGAAGTGTTTGCAAAGTCCAAACTAATTTGGACTGGTTCTGGTGCTGCTGCTTGATTTGGTTGAAATTCAAACATTTCATTCAACTGGGATGCAGGGGGGATATGTCCACTGAAAACCAAAGTGGTGGTGGATCCGGATTCAGTTTTGGGAATGACAACCGAGTTGGTTGAAAATGTCGCGCTGGGGCTTGCAGGCATTATAATGATCAGAGGCGCCACACTATTTCTCTCCAAATTCAACGAGTTGGACACCAGCGGATTCACAAGTTGGCTTGCATCAAGCACCTGCAAGTTATTCAATCCTTGCAATGCATTGGCTTGCAGCGTAGTTTGCTCCGGCAATATCAAATTGCCAATTGGCAAATTAGATGCAAAGTTTGCACCGATGGTTGGCGCAGATGCGGGATCAAACGTGATGCTAGCACTCTGGATGATTACGTTGCTATTATTGTTTAATAACCGACTAAACGCATCCGCCTCAATCACAACGTTGCCTGCGCCAATGTTAATTTCAATGTCAACTGTAGTAACCCCCGCTGACAGAGCTTGCAGCGCTTGACTAAACAAATTTCCAAATGCACCCGATTGAATGATGGAGGTGGTTTGATTCACAACCACATTGTTTGCCATTGTGATATTGTGATATGGTGGTTATACAATCCTAAAATATTATATTTTATGAAAACAATTATAGCAATTATAGCAATTATAGCAATTATATCAATTATATCAATTATTATGGCAACTAAATCAAAATTTTCACATTTTCCTTAATTTGAAAATTCCAACAGAATGAATTCATTTTCTATGTCTAAATTTGTCTTAATTCAATAAAAACAACGCGTAACTAGTATGCATACATAATTAATTCAGGGCTGGTCATGCTGCGGATTGTGATGGGACTAAACCCTGTACCAAAAAAGGCATTGCTGCCGATGCTCGGTGCAACTTTGCCCATAATCAACAGGGTCCTGCCATTGGTGTATGCATTTAAAAAGCAGCTAGAACCAATGCTCGTCAGGTTTATGCCAGCCACCGTCAAGTTACCAGTCAATGTGGTTTGGTTTGCAAATGAGTGTGAACCCACGGATCTTAATGTTTTTGGAAGCGTCAGGGTGCCTGACAATGCCCCGACTTGCCCGCCCACATTGAAAGCGGGATGGGATTTACTGAATGCCCCGTACACGCGGTTGGACTGCCCCACGATGACTTCAATTTGATCGATGAACGGAAAATTGATGTCGTACACTTGGTAAAGAATGCCGTCGCTGTGCATGATGTACTCTGGCACGACCAAATTCTGCAAACTGATCGGTCCGTCTTGATACGCAAGGCCGGTGATGGTTGCAATGTAGGTTGGCTTGTTGTTGGCATCCAGCACGGCTGGATCCAGTCTGGCATTGTATGTGAAGTTGGGGGTTGTCAAGAACCGGCTGGTAGCCACGTTCAGTAGCGTGGAGAGCTGGGATCGGGCCGCGGTGCTGGTCCAACCGTCGTTTGCATTCACCCTCAAATTGGCGGCGAGAGGGATGACGCTGTCGGACGCGAGACCGGCACGGGTCAACGCGCTGCTTTGCTTCACCGAAAAAACCAGCGTGGTCAAATTCGGGCAATCCGTGAACGCGTTGGTCCCGATGGAAACCAACCGACTGTTGGACGCCGCCAGCCCCGGATTCAAATGCGATTCAAAACTGACGACGCGCACATTGGTTCCTCGCAGCGCTTCTTGTCCCACGGTTGTCACGTGCGCGGGTATCATGGCTTCCGTGGTCAGGCGAAATGTCCCTGCGTATGACGTGCCTAAAGCCGACGGCAGGGTCAACGTGAGTTGCGTGTTGCTTTGAATGGATCCCACGGTTCCGATGTATTTGCCCCCCTCTCTCGTGTTTGACGCCGTGTACAACATTTGTCCCACCAAAAGGGTTGTTGTGAACAGGGTGTTGCTGCCCGTGACGGCGGTGGCTCCGTTCGCCACGCTTATGGTGCCTGCCGGTGGCACAACTCCCACATTCGCGGACCGGCTGGAATTGGCGTTGGTGACGGTGTTGATCGTGGTCAGCGCCGCGCAGGATTTGAAGCAGCCGGTTGAAAAAAACTCGCACCACGCGTTGTCGCTGGACATGCGGACCGATTTCAACCGCGGGCAATTGGTGAACGCGTTGACCCCCAGCACCTTTTTGCCGGTGGTTGCGTTGGTTGTTTTGGCCGCATCCGACAGCGTAATGTGCCCGGTGTAGTCGCGGGCTGGGAGCGTGTTTGTGAGCGCGGTGCGCTGGACCATGAGTTGAGCAATGGTTTTGGGCGAAGCAATGCTGGAACTTCCTAAACTTTGCACAACGGACACGGTTTTCGTGGCCGGGATGCCCTTGCTTTCCGTGAAAAAATTGGACGGGTTGAAGTCTTTTTGCTGGCAACAGCGATGGTCCCAGCCGTTTTCTTGCAACAAGTTGATGGTGGCGTTCTTGTTCACGGAACCCAAACTGGATTCTTCCAGGACGAGGCGATCCGATGAAATGTATGCGCTCACGCTGGCAATGTAGCGGGTTAATTCCACCACGCCGCCCACGGTGATTGTATTGTTGTTGGCAAACGCCTTGCGCTGTATCGTCAGCGTTTGGTTCGGGTCCCGCTGCACAAACGCGTTGCTCCTGTATTTTGCGGAAAGGGCCATTGCCGTTTTTTGTTCAAGTGGATTGATTTATTGGATTGGTTTATTGAACGCATATATTTAATTTTTTATAATTATTTTTAACTATAAAAATATGAAAATATGAAAATAATATGAAAATTTTGGGGAAGACGTAAAAGTATTAAAATAAATTGATCACATTGTCGCCATAAAGTAGGGTGTAACCATCATTTGCCACCGACGCGAGTTGAGTCAGATTATAGTAATTTCCCGCAGAGGCATATTGGGCACCATAATAAGCCTGACTCAATACATAGTTGGTCGTTATTGTGCCATCCGCATTTTCAGCCCGAATTTCAGTGATCCACGTACCAACATTTTGTCCTTGGTTTGTGTACACATTTGTGTGTAACATGGCATAACCCGCCCCATCGGCATAGTTGTACACACCCGTGAATCTGTATGTGGACTCGTCACCGCGTTTGATTCGTATTCTGACTTTTGAAACATAGTTTGGAGAAGCAACATCCAATGCGTTTGGATGAACTGTCCAAGACACTCTCCACACACGAACATCGTTTATTTCACCCGTGGTGGCCCACGACATGCCGTAGGTTATGATTTCATTCGTCTCAACTGGGAATAATACTGTGGGATTCGGAAGTGTATAGATGACATTGCTGGTAAACCTTTGTTGCACGACGTAATCGCCTGTGCCGCTGCCACCGTCATTCAGAACAAGTAAATCATTCCTTAATGGTCTACCCCACAATGATGGTGGCACCTGCACGTTACTAATGCTACTTTGGAGAGAACCCGATATGAAATATACGCCATGCGGGTTAGGTATGTTGACGGTTACATTTGTTGTCGCATCTATAAAATAGTGAAAATAAATCCATGTTCGGTTTTGGGCTACACGTTGTTGGTCCAATGCAGCAGGTATCACCAACGTGCATGTGTTCGTATTTGCGTTGACATCGGAAACACTCATTGTATATGGTCCTCCCGTCAATGGGGTTGGAATGAATGATGTTGCAATGTTCTTTGCCACACCGGACACAACGTAGTTAATTGAAACGTTCACGGGTTTTCCTGTGAGAAAAATATTGAGCCAGTTACTTGGATCGCTAATCAATAACGAGTTGGCGCCGTTGGCAATGGTGGCCGAAGAGTAATTGTTAGTCAAACCAGAGGCCCCATTTGCGGGATGTCGGTCGGCCCATGTCATGTGAATGTTCAATCCCGACACGGAAGACGGGTTACTGCAATTGAAACCGAAGTACCAGAGATTTGACGATTTTGTAAAGGTTACGTCTGATATTCCGGTTGAAATGAATTGCGTGTCCGATGCATTGCTTTGGCGTCCATTTGCATTTGTCAGAGCCACGACCACAAAGCTGAGCGATCCACGCGAACCGGATAGTGAAATATGCAACGTTGCAGTGGTTCCCGAAAGCGTATTGGTCGTGACAGTCGCGTCTGAAGGCAGTGCACTAAGATTTGGCTGCAACACACTCACGGCACTAACTCCCTCGGCCACGTTGTACGTCATGATGGCCATGTTGTCTGAATACGTGATGCCCTGCAGCGACAGCATGGGCTTGACAAAATTGGCAAGCAATGCAAGTGGAGCCGATGCTGCACTTTGGCTGCCGTTGGCATTGCTTTGTGCAATAACCACAATGGACATGGAGGTTGTGAATGCAACCGACAATGACACGGTTCTTCCGGAAGACCCGGTATTGATTATTGTGTTGACCAGCACATCTGCCGGCAATGCAGTAAGATCCGACTTCAAAACAGTGACTGCAGTGACTCGCGGATGCACGGAGTATGTCATGCTGGCCGTATTGCCCGAATACGTGACGCTGCCCGACAGCGTGGGCGCATCGTATTGTCCAACCAAGGTTTGTGCAACGGATGGTAAACTTTCACGGCCGGTGTCATTGGTTAGAGCCACAACCACGATGCTGAATGTGTTGGTAAACGGCACCGTGATTGTCGCGGTAACTCCACTAACGGAACTGGTTGCACCTGAAATCGCGGTGTTGTCCGATGCCTTCCGCACTTGCACTTGGGACACTCCGGTGTCCACGGTGTACGTCATGCTGGCGGTGTAGGATCCCGCGCTCACCGTGGTGTGCACAGGCTCGCTGGCTTTTACGGGCGCGGCAAATTGTTTCAGCAATGTTTGCGGTGCCGATGCCGCGCTTTCCCGGCCGGCCGCATTGCCTAGCGCTACAACCACGATGCTCACGTGTTCAGTGATTGTCACTGACACCGACGCACTTGTTCCGCCCACGGAAGTGGTAGCCGCAATCACGGTATTGTCTGATGCCTTCCTTACTTGCACTTGGGTGACCCCGGATGCCACGGTGTACGTCATGCTCGCCGTGTTCCCCGAATACGTCACGATACCTGAATTTGATATCACGGGTGCAGTGAATGCCACCCCAAATGGGCTGGTTTGCGCCGTGAGCTGCGAGCCATTGCTGAATGTGCTTGGAGGTTTGGGGGTCACACTTGCGACGTTCCATGCACTGATGTTTTGGTTGAATGCACTTGCATTGTAAAACATGAAATTCATGTTGGTAACCGCGCCGGTGTTCCACGCTCCAATTGGCTGGTTGAACACAGTGGCATTATAGAACATGGCACCCATGTTGGTGACTTTTGACGTGTTCCATGCTCCAATCGGCTGGTTGAACGCAATTGCATCTAAAAACATTTGCGACATGTTCGTAACATTTGATGTGTTCCATGATCCTATCGGCTGGTTGAACGCCCTTGCGTTGCGAAACACGTCCAACATATTGGTGACTTTTGATGTGTCCCACGCTCCAATCGGCTGGTTAAATACGGTTGTGCCAAAAAATGCGGTATTCATATTAGTAACATTTGATGTGTCCCACGAAGCAATCGGCGAATTGAATGACGATTTATTCATAAATATAAGGGACATGTCGGTCATGAGGGTTGTTACGATGTTGTTGAATGGAACGGGCGACGTTGGGCCAAATACAGACGGAATAAACGGCGCGCTGGTGCCACTGGCATAATTGGAAATCGCAGTATTCATGGTGCCCTGCTTCACTACCGCAAACCATTCAGGGCCGGTGCCTCGGGGGTTGGCGTAAATGAACAGGGGCGCGGAAGTGGGAACATCCGCCGCATTGCCAGTGTATTTGACGGTCGTGCCATTGGCATCCAACGACAGAAACGGCAACAGCAGTGCCGGCGCCGTGACCGTGGGCGCGGATGGAGCCAGTTTGTATTTCGTGTCCAGCGCGACAATGCTGGCCGCGGTTTTGTTGGCCTGAAAGTAGCTGAGGTCGCCGACGTAGTCAATGCGGAAGGTGTGACGGCGGTTGGCGTCCAGCACCAGGTTGTTCACGGTGGTTGTGGGGTTGCCCACCCCGCCCGTCACCGTTGCGCTCGTTTGCGCCGCATCAAACTGCACGGTGATCGCGTGAATCACCTTGTTCACCGCGCCGTTGCCGCCGTATTCAAACAAGAGCACGTTGCTGACGAGGGACGGGTCCGCCAGGCGGTTCACCTTGTAGTTGATGGTGCCGTTCGCATTGATGATGCCCCAACTCGGATTTTCGGTCCCCATTTTGAAATAAAATTCCTGAATTCGCGCGGCCAGTGTGGGAATGTCAACCCCCGACACGGCAACCGTGGTTCCATTCACGCTGCCTCCGGTGGTTTGCAGCGTGCTAACCGTGGTGGACAGCGCATTCACGGCGTTGTTGAGCGAAATCACGCTGTTTATCGCGGTTGTCATCGCGGCGGCGTCTGCTTTGTTGCTGACAACGGTTGCCAGAGAGGTCAGTTGCGCCAGCCCCCCCTTTGACGCGATTGCGAGCGACACCGTGCTGGCGTCGGCCGCATTCCCTTTTGCGGAGAGCGCGGTGGAAATGGAACTCGCAAAATTGGGGTTGTTGCCCAACGCCGCCGCCATCTCGGCCAGCGTGTTCAACTGCGCGGGAGCCCCGTTCAGCAGCGTTGCGATTTTGCCATCCAAATACGCCGTGGTGGCTTTGGGGGCCAATGCAGCCGACAGCGCAGACACGCTGCCACTCAATGCACCGTTGGCGGTCTGCAGCGATGCAAACGAGGCGGCAATGGCTCCGGACACCGACGCAATGGATGCGACGCGCGTTGAAGTTTCGGTCGCAACGGCCGTGCTGGTTGCGGTATGAGACACGTTCAACCACGCGAAGGACTGCAATGCAGCGGTGCTGATTGAAGTGATGGCGCTCACGCGGGTCACCGTTTCGGCCAAGATGGCGGTGCTCAATGACGTGTTGGCCGCACCCAAGTCTGCGGCAACCGACGCAACTGCCGTGCTCACCGACCCAACGGCGCTGGCGCGAACCGCGGTTTCGGACGACAAAGCCCCGCTCAACACCCCGTTCACGGCGGCAAATGACACGGATGCGGCGCTCAACGCGCCGGACAGGGACGCAACCGCGCTGCCGCGAGCGCTCGTCTCCGTTGATAGGGCGTTGATTAAACCCGCGTCCACCACCGAAAGCGACGGAATGGCGGTGTTGCTGAGCGACGCAACCGCGCTGACGCGCGCGCTCGTTTCGCTGGACACCGCCGTTCTCAACGCCGACACACGGGATATCGTGCTATCATTGATGGTGATGGCCGGATTTGTGATCATTTCGGACGCAATTTTCTCCAAGGTGTTGAATCTAGTCGGCACTCCGCTTAAAATGTTCTGAACGGCGGTGGACACCGCCGTGCTTCGGGTTGCGCCTTCCACAATCAATGCGGACGAAATTCCGGAATTGGCGTTCGACAGCGACGCAACTGCGGTGGATGCCGCGGTTGAAATGGACTGGATCTGGCTGGTTCGCACGCTGGTTTCGGCGATCATCGCGTTGCTGTGCGCAAGGACGGATGCGCTGACGGATGCAACCGCATTGGTCACGGACGCCGCCGCCGATGGCACCACGCCGGCACGAACCGCCGTTTCTGCGGCAAGCGCGGTCGCCGCGGTGGAATTCGCCGAAACGAGGGCCGACACGCTCGCGCTGATGGAGGTGGCGAGTGATGACACCGACGTGCCGCGCGCGCCAACTTCGGCTGCCAGCGCAATTGAAAACTGCGTGTTGGTTTGCTGGAGCGACACGGCCGCCACGGATGCCGACGCCGAAAGCGACGAACCCGCGGCCGTTCGGACACTGGCTTCGGTGGACAGGGCGGTGGACAGCGAGGAGGTGATGCCCGAAAGGGAGGCAAACGCGGTCGTTTGCAGCAGGTTCAGGGATGCCACCGCGGACACGCGCGCGCTGGTTTCGGTGGAAAGTGCCGCGGTGGCGTTGGCGTCCACAGTGGACAGGGACGCACGCGACGCAGCAATCACCGGCACCAACGATGCCACCGCAGACCCGCGGGCGCTCACTTCGGTGGACAGCGCGCCGCTCAACCCGGCATCAATCAATTGCAACGAAGACTCCGACGTGCTGTGCGTGATTGACGCGGCCGAAATTTCATTGGATCGCGCCAAAACTTCCGTGGAAAGCGCCGTGCTAAACGCGGAGTTGTTCACCTGCAGCGAGGAGGTGGCGGTGCTTAAGGCGGTGGAAAGCCCGGCAACAGACGCGGCGCGGGCACTGACTTCGCCGGAGAGGGCGGTGCTGAGAACGGAATCCACAACGGTGAGCGACGACGCAGACGTGCTCAATGCGCCAGACAACGCTAAAACGGCGTTGCTTCGCGTGACGGTTTCAATGGACAATGTGGTGGAAATGGAGGCGTGCGAGTTTATGAGGTTGGTTGCAAAACTGCTGTCGCCGCCAATTGCGCTGGCCAGTTCTGTCAGCGTGTCCAACGCGGTGACCAGGCCCGTCCCCCCGGCAATGGTTGCAATTTGGTCATTGACGAACGACTCCGTTGCCACCGCTTCGCCGTTGATCTTGGGCTTCACCGTGAAGTTCCATGCTCCGGTCACAGAGACGTTTCCCGTGAACGACGCGTTCCCAACCACGTTCATCGCGCTTAAATGCGCGCTCGTGAGGTTGGCGACGCTGATGGCGGCAGTCGCAATGGAGGCGCTGCTCACGGTGGCGAGCCCAATGTTGGCGGTCGGAATGCTGGCGATCCCCGTGAATGCCGGATTGTCAATGGGCGCTTTCAACGCATTCAGGGAGGCATCCGCCGCAGCGCGGTCGTTGATTTCTTGCTGGATGACCGACGTCAAGTTGGCCAAGTGCGCGACGATGGTTGAATTCGTGGAGCTCCCAATCACAATGTCGGTCACCAACGTGCCGTGAAACGCTTGGAACCCCACCGAGTCCAGCGTGGCGGGAATGGTGAGCGTTCCACTTAACTTCACGTTGGCAAATGCGCGGTCGCCAATGCGCTTCAAATTTGCCGGCAAAAAGGCGGCGGTCAGAGTCGTCGCGGCAAATGCAGTGAGCGAGTCAAATGCGTTTGCGCCGATTTCGGCCACCTTGAATGCGTTGGCCGGCACGCCGGCTCCATTGTACGTGGTGTTGGATCCCGCATACACGGCCGGAATGGCTGGGAACGCGCCCCAATTTGCGTTGCTCGCTGAATACGTTGCGTTTGACGGGTTGATGCCGGTGATGGCCAGCGTTCGGCCGACCGTGGAAACCACGGAGTAAGTGAAATTCGCGTCAGTGATCGCAGACATGATTTTTGATTGTGCGCGGTCTTATAACATGGAGTTATACAAAAATATACAAAAACAAAACAGTTGTATATTTTTGAATCGGCATTTGCACGGCGCGTGTATAATCACCGCTAACGGTCACCCATTCCTCACTCTAAATTAACACGTTTTCATCAACTCCGCCTCCCCCCGCCTGCTGTGGCGGTGGTGGTGGCGCTGGGTTGGTAAAAATTGAGATGCGATGATTCGAACGTTCGCATACATACATTCTACCAGAATTGTCGACTGTCACAGCAGCTGGATTATTAAATTCCCCGTTTCCTGAACCTGAACCACCTGAACCCGATCCAACTGTTCTTATCAGCGTTCCTCCGCTGGTAAATAAATGTATTTTGTGACTGTCGTAATCTGCAACAATGACTTGTCCAATGGCACTGTTATCAACTGCAACGCTTGAATCATTCAACATGCCTGGAAATTTAGTAACAAACGTGCCAAATTGATCAAAAATTTGAACACCACCGATACCTCCCACAATCACATGTCCGACTGAATTAATTGCAACACTTCTTGGATAGTTCAATTGTCCATTCGCTGTGCCATACGTTCCCCATGTCCGAAGGTGACCTCCATTACTGTTGAATATTTGAATTCGGCTATTTGTGGTGTCAGCAACCACAATGTTGCCATCCATGTCAAATGCAACGCCAGCAGGGGAACTGAATACTCCATTGGTTGACCCACGTGGGCCGCCAAGCTTTGTAAAGAAATTATGAGCGACAGAACCTGACCCACTGTACAGTTGCCATATCATAATCCGGTTATTTTCCGAGTCTGCAATTGCAATGCGCTTATTTTTATAACAATATGCAACTTGCTGAGGCGCATTCAAATCGTTGTCTCCAGCTCCGCTTGAACCACTTGTGTTGCCAAATAAGCTGTATATAGACGGGGAAGACCCGCTCAAGTCGTACATTAGAACTCTATGATTTGAACTGTCGGAAACAAGTAGGAATGACTTAATCAAAGGATTGACCGCAGCACCATCGGTGTAGTATGCATGTGCAATGCCCCGGGGTCTATAAAATACGCTGTAATTACCCGTACCACTTCCCTGCGAACCAAATGTGGAGTCAAACGCGAACATGGGTGAGACAACTCCATTATATCCAGGAATGGTTATTTTACTACCACCGGAATTTGTATAAAATTCTGAAGTCACACTTCGTGATTTGGTGTAAGTTGATAGAGCGGTTACTCCAACTCGTCTCTCGGAAAGTGGCATTCCAATTGTTGCAAGTGTTCGCGGGGGGTCAAATGGATTACTCATGCTCACCGAAGTTGGACCATTTGACAATGGTTTCCATCCGCCGGGGTAGGCTGCATCATATTCACTCAATTTTATTCCGAATACGCCAGTGTCCATTGTGTATGTGCGCGTGGAACTGTATGTATTCGTGCCAGCCGGCACAAGATAAGTTGGACCATTGGTTAGCAACGGCTGCGATAATGGACCCGTCAACGTTTGAGGAGATGCGCCAAATACTTTATAGGAGTTATTGTTCCGGTCTGCCACATGCAATCTTCCAGTTACATCAACCGCCATGCCGGCGATATAGTTGAATTCAAAAGCACCAGTTGAGCCGGTGTACCCAAAATGTTCAATGTAATTCCAGTTCTTATCATGAATCACGATGACATTTGACGAATACGCTATAAATATTTTTTCGGTTGCATCAATTGCAATCGCCTGGGGGGTTTGTTCAAACGTTTTTTGGCTGAGGTAGGTGCCGGACTTATTAAACACTTGAACGCGCTTATTTCCACCGTCCACTACGTAAATATTATCCAAGTTGTCAATTGCGATGCTATCCTGAGAAGATGCAAAGTTGAACTGGCCATTCGCAGAGCCGGCTGAACCAAATTTGCTAATGAAGGCACCAGTATTACTGAATATTTGCACGTTATGATTCGTGCTATCGCTGACGATGATGTTGTTGTCCGAATTGACTGCGACCCCGCTTGGAAACATAAATTGTCCATTCCCGGTGCCATTAGAACCAAAACTACGAATGTGGTTTCCGGTGATGGTGAACATTTGAATGCGCTTGTTGCCAGTATCAGCTACAACAATGTTTTTAGAATTGTCAAGTGCAATGGCACCTGGTTGTGAAAACAATCCATTGGTCGAGCCACTTGAACCAATGGCAATCCCGTACTGAATATTCTGAATATTGCCATTAGGATAGTTTAAAACCTGCAATCCGCTGTCCTTTAATGATATAATGACTTGATCTGATCCATTAAACGCGATGCCGTTTGGTTGAGGTATTCCACTAAAATGCATGATAGAAGTGTACTCGCTGGGGAACCCAATCCCCAACATTTGCGATGCCGATGCCGCGCTTTCCCGGCCCGTCGCATTGGCCAGGGCAACCACCACAATGCTGACGCTATCGGTGAGTGTAATTGAGATTGTTGCACTGGTTCCGCTCACGGATGTGGTAGCCGCAATCGGGGTGTTGTCCGATGCTTTCCTCACTTGCACTGCAGTCACTCCGGTGGCCACCGTGTACGTCATGCTCGCCGTGGTTCCGGAATACGCGATGCTACCGGACAGTGTGGGCGCGGCGAATTGTTTCAGCAATGTTTGCGTGGCAGATGCCGCGCTTTCCCGGCCGACCGAATTGGCCAGCGCAACCACTTTTATGCCCAGTGGCGAGTTTAAATCCGTCAATGGCGCAGTGAATGTTGCACTTCCATTGGCGACTGATACGGTAGAAAATAGAACGACGTCCAATCCATTTAGCACTTTTACTGCAGTAACTCCTTCGGCCACCGCGTATGTTACATTATTGTATTCTTCATCGGAACCGACGCGGTAGACGCTCTGAGTCCAGGTGAAACCGTAGTCGCGGGAGAAGTAGAGGCGATAACTACCATTCATACTCGCGCTTTGATATTGCCCGGTGGATGATACAGCGATACTTAACCAGGATATACCTGTAGGTGCTCCAGATAATACCCAATTTACTCCATAATTTGATGAAATGTATATACCACCGACATTATTAACTGCAGTTTGATACTGTCCCGTCGATGATATGGATATATTCATCCAATACGTGTTGATAGGTACGCCACCTGCCGCAGAAACCACCGACCAATTCACACCGAAATTGGATGAGATATATATGCTTCCTTGGAGGTTTGTTACCGCGCTTTGATACTGTCCGGTGGATGATAAAGAAATAGAATACCAACCTGCGGTTGCAGGTACTCCATTTGCGGCAGGAACCAACGTCCAATCCGCACCCCAATCAGATGAACGGTACATACCTCCACCATCAGCCACCGCAGTTTGATATTGCCCAGACCCAGTGGAGATGGAGATACCCTGCCAATTACGAACTGATTCTTTTGGCGTCCACGTTACACCATAATCGGATGATACAAATATAGTTTGACTTTCCGCATTCGCCGATTGATACTGCCCGGTAGATGATACTGAAATACTACTTTGGTACGCGACGGGACAATTACGTCTTACAGTCCAATTTACACCATAGTTGCTTGATGTATAGATATTGCTTCCATTGGCTTCAGAACGACTAAACACAGATTGATATTGTCCGGTGGATGATATAGCGCCACTAAAAAACGATGCATTTGCAGATACTCCATTCGCGGTAGGAACCAACGTCCAGGACACGCCATAATTAGATGAAGTATATAAACCTACAGTGGAACCGGCAGTTTGATACTGCCCGGTTTGTGATAATGATATAAAATTCCAATACTTTATCTCGCTCTCGCGCCTCTCCGTCGGTTCGCTTGATCTTACGGGCGCGGCAAATTGTTTGAGCAATTCCTGTGATACAGACACCGCGCTTTCACGGCCGTCCGAATTGGCCAATGCAATCACCTTAAAGTAAAACGGTAACTTCACTTCCGCGAAAGGCACCGTGATTGTCGCGGTATTTCCACTGATAGAACTGGTTACGCCTGTAATGTCAGTAGGATTAGCTGCATAACTGATATTTACTGTATGACCACTGTAAACCCATTGACCCCATACTCCATAATTGATAATAGTTAATATAGTACCGTTACTGGACCCCCCTCCAGATATAAATGTAATATTGACTGACTCGTTCGTATTAAGCAAAGGAGCAATCTGAAAGGCAGCAAAAATAATTTGTTCACGGATACGGTTAGTCAGCCCTGTGTCTGTGTGCTGTAAATCTATGTTCCACGCTGCCAAATTTGTATTAGCAACCAATGGACTTACGGCACCGTTATTATACTCTTCTGGTGTTAATAGATAAAAATTGGGGAATACAGTTGGTCTTGCCCTCCGCACTTGCACCGCAGTCACTCCGGTGGCCACGGTATACGTCATGCTGGCGGTATAAGATTTCGCGCTCACCGTGGTGTACACGGGCTCGCTGGCTTTTACGGGCGCGGCAAATTGTTTCAGCAATGTTTGCGTGGCAGATGCCGCGCTTTCCCGACCGCTTGCATTGGCTAATGCAACTACAACAAAGTATAATGGTAAATCTGCTTCCGAGATCGGCACCGTGATTGTCGCAGTGGTTGCATTCATTGTAATGTTTACGCCCGTAATGTTAGGATTAGGTGCGGGTGTGTAACCTGGTATAGAAACATTAACGAGGGTATTATAATAATATATTGAGGCGTTATTATTTCCAAGATTGGTAATAGTCATTATAGAACCATTACTGGACCCTCCACCACTTATAACTGTAAGATCGGCTTGCTCATTCACATTAAGAATACCAGCAACCACGCGGGCAGCAAATGCCATTTGCTCATATATACGATTGGGCCCTGAACTTAAGAACTGATTATCTATGTTCCATCCCAGTAAATTTGTATTGGCAACCAATGGACTTACAGCGCCATCGTTAAACACTGCTGGGGTTAATAGATAAAAATTGGTGGGTATAGGTTGTCTAACCCTCCTCACTTGCACTGCAGTGACCCCAGATGCCACGGTGTACGTCATGCTCGCCGTGGTTCCGGAATACGTGATGCTGCCGGATATGGTGGGCGCGGCAAATTGTTTCAGCAATGTTTGCGTGGCAGATGCCGCGCTTTCGCGTCCGGCCGCATTGGCCAGGGCAACCACCGTAATGTCCAGCGGTGACGCTGCATCCGTGAACGGCACCGTGATTGTCGCGGTCAATGAACTAATGGAACTGGTTGCACCAGAAACCGGGGTGTTGTCCGATGCCTTCCTCACTTGCACTGCAGTCACTCCGGTGGCCACGGTGTACGTCATGCTCGCCGTGGTTCCGGAATACGTCACGATACCTGAATTTGATATTATGGGCGCGGCAAATGCCACCCCAAATGGGCTGTTTTGCGCTGTGAGTCCCGAGCCACTGCTGAATTCGGTTGGAGGTTTGGGGGTCACGCTTGCGACGTTCCATGCACTGATGTTTTGGTTGAATACACCTACATTTGAAAACATGTTGTTCATATTGGTGACTTTTGATGTGTCCCATGCTCCGATGGGCTGGTTGAATACAATGGCATTATTAAACATCGACCTCATAGTGGTGACGTTTGATGTGTTCCATGCTCCAATCGGCCGGTTGAATGAAGTGGCATTAAAAAACATAAAGGACATATTCGTAACAGCCCCCGTGTACCATTTGTCAATCGGTTGATTGAATGAATTGGCGACCATGAACACGGACTCCATGGTGATGATATTTGATGTGTCCCACGAAGCAATTGGTGAATTGAATGACGTTTTATAAGCAAATATATCGGCTATGTTGGTCATAAGGGTTGTTACGATGTTGTTGAATGGAACGGGTGACGTCTGACCAAATACAGATGGAATAAACGGCGCGCTGGTGCCGCCAGCATAATTGGTAATCGCAGTCTTCATGCCCTGTTTCACCACCGCGAACCATTCGGGGCCGGTGCCTCGGGGGTTGGCGTAAATGAACCAGGGCACGGAAGTGGGAACATCCGCCGCATTGCCGACGTATTTGACGGTCGTGCCGTTAGCATCCAATACTACATCCGTTGACAATGACGCCAAGGTCTGCGGATCCGATGCAATGCTTTCCCGGCCGTTGGCACCGGATGCGGACACAACTATGTTGACTGGTGGAATTCCAGATGCAAGTGTAATTGCTAGGGTTGCGACATTTCCAGACACTGTATTGGTTGTTACAGTTGCACCCGCCGGCAAGAAGGCTGAACGAATGAATGATACCAATGTGGATGCCGACGTGGCGGTTGGAAAATCACCACCATTTCCGCTGTTTACTCCGGTTGCGGAATTTATAAAAACCGCAGGCACCTGTCCAGTCGGTAGTGAACCATTTGCGCCTAGTGACACCGGCAGAACATCTGGCATGTAAACGAACTTGTTGAGTGAGGTTACGGGGTCAACGTATTCTGCATAATTGATGTATGCAAGACCAATGCGCCCATTTTGGAACGTATTAGAAGTTCCTGAAAACAGCGCTCCACCAAACCCGCAAAAATCAATGCCCGTATTGTAACTCACACTTTGGCCAGTGGTCACACTTCCCGAGAGAGTCTGTTTAACACCGTTCACGTAAATGTGATACTTTCCAGTGCTGAGATCCCACGATGTAAACAAATGATAATTTCCATTACCCGAAATGGGGTTACTTGTTGTCACGAAATTACCAACAACGGTTGAACTGTTTCTTAAAGTAATCGCAATGTTTTGTCCGGATTTATAAAATGCACAAGCTTCTCCGTATGATGAATTTGCACGAGAAGACCACATAAATCCAGAAGTTGCATCGGTGAACTCCCACCAAATGCTAATGGTCCCGCGTGGGCCGTTTGCCAAGTTCAATAACTGTGCCCGCCTTAATGGATTGTTCTGCAGCAAAAACCGACTATATGAAACACTTTCGGTTGCATTCACAGTCAATGCAGTTACCCCAGATGCAACGGTGTACGTCATACTGGCCGTGTTCCCCGAATACGCGACTGAATTTGATAACACGGGCTTGGCATATTGGATAATCAAGAGTTGTGCGTCGGATGCCGCGCTTTCACGACCATTTGCATTTTCAAGCGCGACAACAACGATGCTGGTGTTTTCGGTGAGTGTAATTAAGACTGTTGCACTGGTTCCGGTCACGGATGTGGTGACCCCCGTGGTTAGAACGCTGCCATCTGACGCTTTTCGCACCTGCACTGCAGTAACCCCAGATGCCACGGTGTATGTCATGATCGCCGTGTTTCCGGAATACACGAGACTATCTGACACTAATACGGGTTTCGTGAATTTTACTAACATAGTTTGAATGGTGGACAATGATGCACTTTCCCGGCCGTTGGCACCGGATGCGGACACAACTATGTTGACTGGTGGAATTCCAGATGCAAGTGTAATTGCTAGGGTTGCGACATTTCCAGACACTGTATTGGTTGTTACAGTTGCACCCGCCGGCAAGAAGGCTGAACGAATGAATGATACCAATGTGGATGCCGACGTGGCGGTTGGAAAATCACCACCATTTCCGCTGTTTACTCCGGTTGCGGAATTTATAAAAACCGCAGGCACCTGTCCAGTCGGTAGTGAACCATTTGCGCCTAGTGACACCGGCAGAACATCTGGCATGTAAACGAACTTGTTGAGTGAGGTTACGGGGTCAACGTATTCTGCATAATTGATGTATGCAAGACCAATGCGCCCATTTTGGAACGTATTAGAAGTTCCTGAAAACAGCGCTCCACCAAACCCGCAAAAATCAATGCCCGTATTGTAACTCACACTTTGGCCAGTGGTCACACTTCCCGAGAGAGTCTGTTTAACACCGTTCACGTAAATGTGATACTTTCCAGTGCTGAGATCCCACGATGTAAACAAATGATAATTTCCATTACCCGAAATGGGGTTACTTGTTGTCACGAAATTACCAACAACGGTTGAACTGTTTCTTAACGTAATCCCAATGTTTTGTCCGGATTTGAAAAATAGACAAGCTTCTCCGTATGATGAATTTGCACGAGAAGACCACATAATTCCAGAAGTTGCATCGGTGAACTCCCACCAAATGCTAATGGTCCCGCGTGGGCCGTTTGCCAAGTTCAATAACTGTGCCCGCCTTAATGGATTGTTCTGCAGCAAAAACCTATTCATATTTTCCATTCCATATACATTCAACGAATCTACTCCAGAGGCCACCGCGTACGTCATGCTGGCGGTGTTCTCCGTGGTGTACACGGGCCCGCTGGTTTTTACGGGCGCGGCAAATTGTTTCAACAATGTTTGCGTGGCAGATGCTGCGCTTTCGCGGCCGACTGCATTGGCCAGGGCAACCACCACAACGTCTGTGGTGATGTTGGAAAAGTCGTATGAAATTGCCACGCTGGTTCCGATCGGCGTGTAATTGCTGAGTGCGCTATTATCCGATGCCTTCCGCAGTTGCACCGCTGTCACTCCGGTGGCCACGGTGTACGTCATGCTGGCCGTAGTTCCGGAATACGTGATGCTGCCGGACAGTGTGGGCGCGGCAAATTGTTTCAACAATGTGTGTGATGCCGATGCCGCGCTTTCGCGTCCGCTTGCATTGCCTAGCGCAACCACCACAAAATTCAACGGTGATTCCGCGTCCGTGAACGGCACCGTGATTGTCGCGATCAATGAATTAATGGAACTGGTTGCACCTGAAACCGGGGTGTTGTCCGATGCCTTCCTCACTTGCACTTGGATGATCTCGGAGTCCACCAGGGTGTACGTCATGCTGGCGGTGTAAGATCCCGCGCTCACCGTGGTGTACACGGGCCCGCTGGGATTTGCGGGCGCGGCAAATTGCCTGATTAATGTTTGCGTGACAGATGCCGCGCTTTGCTTGCCGTAAGAATTGGCTTCGGCAACCACCATAATGTGCAGCGGTGAAACCGAACCCGGAAACGTGACCGTAACTGAAAATAATCGGGTGGCTCCAGTGGTGCTAACAATGGATTGCTGCACGCTGGTTCCTGCTGGCAGTTGCATTTGGCCCACAGTCAGCATAGTCAACTGATCCACGCGATAACCTGCGATATAATTCATTTGGGCGGTGTTATTGGCGCCGCTGGTTTCATACGTTATGTCGCCCGATATCGTCGGCACAGCATAGGTCGGAATGTCTTCGCCCACAATGGAAGTCGTTCTGGCACTTTCGCGTTTGTCGGCGGTTTCCTTGGAAGACAGTAAACCAGCGGTTTGACCAATACGATTTGCACTATAATTCACAATCACGGTGAATGGCGATGTGCCGGTGCATATTGCAAGTAGTGACACGCCATCGCTATCATAATTATTAATGCCCGCAGGGGATGCACTGGTGTATTGTGCCGTGTAATTGTACGACGTCCCATTAAACGTAACCTCCGCTGATCCCGGAACATACACCGGCGGGTCATATTGCCCGAGCGGCACAAACGCATCCGATGCCACGCTTTGCAGCCCGCCCGAATTGGCCAGCGTAATCACCGCAATCTTAATGCTTTGCTCGTCCGTGAACGGCACCGTGAAGGACACGCTTCCGCCGCTCGCGGCTTGAGACGCAATGTAGGTTCCGCCCGTGTCCGGGTTGATGACCCTGACGGCGGTGGCCAGCGGGTGCACGGTGTACGTAAATGTCGCGCGATACGATCCCGGGCTCAGCGTGGTGTATACGGGGTTGACGGGATTCGGTGTCAGCGTCGGTTTGGTGAACGTGATGGCTTCGGCAGTGGCGACAACAAACGCGCTGTAACGCTTGCCGTCCCCCGTTTTCGCCCGCAATTGGAAGAGGGGCTGGCCGATTTGTCCAACCAAGTAAGACCGGGACACGCTCACTTGCCCGCCGACCACGGCTACATCAGATGACTCGTATGTGCTTGTCGCCGTATTGTATGTCTGCAATTCAACCATGCTGGCCGCAGTGGCGTACGTTGCGGCATACGTGTACGTGGACTCAGACACCGTCACGGATTTGGAGCCGACAACTTCGGCCGGCGCCGCGTGCTGCAGGTAGTCGTTGTAAACGTTGGTCAGCGACAACAGCGCGCTTTCAAACTTGGTGGCGGAGGACAGGGCCTTGATGTCCAACTGGCCGAGCGGATTGGCTCCCGGCAAGTATTCCAGCGTGTGCACGTATTGCGTGGTGCCGGCCACGGCATAGCTCGTTCCGCCAACCGATATGTGCTGAACCCCGGACTCAAAATTGATGGTGATGACCTGCGAAATTTTACCCGTGGCGTCGCTCCATGTGGTCGCCGCATACGGCGTTACCACCGTCGGCGTGGCGTACGTGAAGCTGGAAAGCGCCAACTTGGGCACGGTGAACGGCGAATTGGCGGGTGCCGAGCGCACTGTGGTGGGATCCGCAGTAATCACAATGTCGGTCGCATTGGTCGCATAATCGGACGTGCTGCTGGATTCCACGTTGAACGTGTACGTGTTTGTGCCGCTCGTCAGCGAAATCGGGGCCAACGGGTATTCCACGCCCCGGCTGCTGTACTTCACGCTCGTCTGCATGGGATCAAACTGCACGACAACCACTTGCGTCACTTTAGTCACGGCAAACGTGGCGGCATCAAACGTGAATGCCAGGGTTGACGACTGCAGCGCCATGTTGGAGAGCTTGTTCACGGCATAAATGATGACTCCATTTGCGTTCACACTCCCGGCGTATTCGTACAGCGCGTCCATTTGCCGAATGGTGTCGCTCAGCATTCCGATGGTTTGACTGTTGGCGGTCATGTTGGTTTGCAATATTTGAACTTGGCCGGAAACGCTGGTCGCAACCACCGTCATGGAAGACACGGCGCTTTGCATCTGGGACACCGACGCGCTGCCGGCCTTGGTTTCAACCGTGTCCACCAGTTGCGTGAGATCCGCTTGGCTCGCTTTCAGCAGCACCCCGCTGTTCAAGGCTGCCACGTCGCTTTGGTTGGCCTTGCCGTTGATCAAACCGGTTAGGGTGGTTCCGAATGTGGCGTCGTTATTGATCGCCAAGGCAATTTCGTTCAGCGTGTCCAGTGCGGTCACCGCACCCCCGCCGACCACTGCCACGATCGCAGAATCCACTTCGGTCTGATTCGCCAACGCGCTCACGTTGATGCCCGCGATCAGCACCGATTGTGCGGTGGACAGCGACGCAATTGCTTGGTGTTGTCCGCTCACCGTGCTGGACAGCAGGGTAGATACGGATGCCGCGTCGCTTTGCCGAACGGATGCCGCGGTTGAAATGCCGGCGGAAAGCCCAGCGTCCACGGTTTGAAACCCCAAAACGGTTCCCGACAGCAACACGGATGCAGACGCCATGCCGCTCTGCCGAACGGAGGTCGCGGCCACGATTGAATTGCTGGCCGACAAATCGGACAGCTGCGCGGCCGATGCCAGGGTGGAAAGCGACGTGGAAATGGACGTGACGCCGCTCGCACGAAGCGACGCGGTGGCCGAAATGCCGCCCGACGCCGACACCTGCGTGCTTTGGTTAACTGAAATGAATGCGGATACACCGCTGGACACGGATGCGGCTTGGCTGGTTCGGACCGACACCGCCGACGAGATGCCGGCAGACAGCGACGTGTCGGCCAGTTGCAGCGTGGAAACCGCCGCGGACAGGGACGCCGACACGGCAGCCACTTCGTTAATTCTCGTATTGTTGGAGACATTCACCGTATTGCCCATGTTGGGTTTATCTTGGGAAACATACGTCAACGTGTTGGGTGCATCGTTCGGCACGTCAAATACGATCGTTGCAGTGCTCATTACCGGGGTTGCCGCAAAAAAGCTTGTGCCGGAATTTCCACCTCCACTAAATTTGATGGTGGTGGTGCCAGGCGTTATGGCCTGGGTGGGAATGTTAACGTTAACGTCAAACCAACCATTTGCAGGAAGGTCGCTGTTCCTACCCTGCAAAATCGCGGTAACTCCGACTGCCGGAATGTTTGTTAATGCAAACGATATATCCGGGTTTACTAAAGTTCCCATATTGCTACGATCTCCTGGAGTGATTATAAGGTCGGAAATCACACCGTTGGAAAATCTCAATCGGTAGTCAGCATATCGGACGACGGCGCCCGATACCTGCGATAAAAAATTTGAATACCCATTTCCGTAGCTGCCGACTCCGGTTCCAACTGCTACATATTGCGTTGCAATGCCCACCACTTTGGGGCCGGTTGGTGAATAAACAAGTGATGGATTGTAAGAAAGCCCGGACGTTTGGAAATAAAATGGATGACCCCCAGCACCGATAGTAAAAGTGTATCGGCTGCCGCGGATAAGGGTCAACACTGGTTTACTGACCCCGTTAATGACATACTCATTCTCTCCAGCTGTCACCGTGAGAGCAGTGGCCGTTCCTGATGCCAACGCGGTTTCCGTGGCGGAAATGGTGGAATACAGCACCGGTCCCGCGTCCAGCGTGGCCGCAATTTCAAACAGCGTGTCCAGCGAGGCAGGGGCCGCGCCCACCAATGACGTCACCGCGGTCAGCACCTGCGTCGAGCGGTTCACAATTTGCGCGCTCAACGCCGACGAAAGGGATGCGACAGACAATGAAAGCGCGGACACGCCGGCATCAATTGCGCCAGTGAGCGATACAACGCTGGCATTTCGCTCGGACACGGCAACGGTTGCAGCGGACCCGTGCGCCGAAGTCACCGCCTGCAGCGAAAGCACGGACTGCGCGGTTGCCGACAGGATGGACGAAACGGATGCGCTGCGTTCGCCCGTCTGCAACGCAATGTCGGACCGGTTGGCGCTGATGACGGTGGACAGCGATCCCACTTGGCCCAGCGCGCCCGTGGACAGCGATCCTATCGCCGAAATGCGCGTGCTTTGCAGTGCGCCGTTGGATTCAATGTGCACAACGCCGCTGCTGTAGTCAACGGCGTACCCCTTCATGGTGGTGAAGGCGCCGAAGTCGGTGTAATTCACGAGGATTTGCGTGCTTGCTCCCGCCACATGAGAGAATTTCTGTTTGAGATTGGTGGCGCCCTTCAACACGAAGGCCGAGGCCGAGGTGAATGCGTGGGTCCGCACGTCTTGTGACGCAGTAAACAACTGGCTGGGTGCCGTTGCGATCACCGCGTCGGATGCGTCCAGCAAACTCACGGTGTACTGGTTGGTGTGGGTGGATGAAAACAAGGCACCCGTCATGGACGTTATCACGTAGTTGCTGCCCGCCGCAACAAATGCGGGGGTGGTGAGTGGAACCACGTGGCTGCCGGACGAGCTTGCAGTGGACACCCCGAACGCTCCCGTGGTGGTGTAAACAGTGGTTTCCGTCGCCGCCGTGGCTTTTTGATTCACCGTGATCGTGATGTCGGACCCGGACACCGCGGTCACCGTGCCCTTCAAATAATCGGTGGGAGAATACGTCACCACAATGCGGTTGCCCGTTGCAAAGGCACCGCCGCCGCCCGATTTCCGAAACGTCACGGAATCGTTCACGTTTATGCCCAGCAGGTTGAACACCGTGCTGGTTATGGCGTCGGGCGCAACCGACGCGGCCGCCGTGATTTGCGGCAGAAGTCCGGCATTCAAGCCCTGCGTCGTTGAAACTTGGGCACTGATTGCGTCCGACAGCGCTGCAACGGAGGCAACGCGATTCACCGTGTGATCGGAAAGCGCCGCATGGAACGTCGCGTTTCCCGATGCAAGCACCGGCACGGTGGTGGAAACGAGGGACGACAAGGACGTGATCGCGCTGCTTCGCGCGGGAGCAATGCCCTCGATTGCAGTGGAAAGCGAAGCGTCCGCCGTTTGCAACGTGGAGACGTGCAACGACCACGTGGACGAATTCGCGGAAATGTTCAAACTGCGCGTCAATGTTGCCGTGGACAGGCTCGTGGAAAGCGCGGTGTCGGCATTTTGCAGCAACGACGCCGCAGTGGAAATCGCCGCGTTCAGCGACACCGTTTGCGATGCTCGCAAGGACGTGGCCTCGCTCAACACAGTGCTAGCGGACACGTCGGTGGATTGCATCTGCGACACGGCGGTTTGCAGCACGGTGGAAACGGATTCCAGCTGGCTTACGCGAACGGGGACTGTCCCGGAAATGCCGCTGGACAGCGACGCGTCGGCGGATTGCAGCGCGGACACTTGCACCGAAAGGGCAGACGACAGCGAGGACACGTCCGTGCTGCGCCGGGTGGACAGCGACGCAATGGATTGAATGATCACGGCTTGGGACATTTGCGCATTCACGGCAAACTGCGGATCGGACCCGATGGCGGTTGCAACGTCGGCCAACGTTTGCACGGTGGTGAGCACGGCCGCGCCGTTGATCAGCTTGATCTTGGATTGCGTGAACGATTCCGTCGCCATCACTTGCGCATTGAACTTGGGGGCGTTCGCGTTGAAATTCCAGTTGCCAGTCACCGTGCCGCTCCCCGCCAAGGTTGCGCCACCGTTCACGGTCAGCGAAGCAATGGTCGCGGTGTTGGTCACGCTGACGGTGGCGACATTCGCAGTCTGCACGGTGGCGTTGGTCGCCGTCATGGCCGAAATCGCGGCGGTTGGGATCACGGTGGTGCCGGTGAACACGGGATTGGCTTTGGGCACTTTCAGCGCGTTCAACGTGGCGTCGGTGGCAACCCGCGCATCTATTTCTTTGCTGGTCACGCGGGTGGCATCCACCACGCCCGACAGCAGGTCCGTCATCGTCTCGTTTTCAACCACGAGCTCGTCAATGAGCGTGCCGGCAAACGCGTTGGCCCCGATGTGCGTCACGCTGGCCGGAATGGTCAAGCGCCCGCTCAACTTTACACCGTTGAATGCGTTGTCTCCGATGCGAACAAGCCCGTTGGACAAAACCAGCGGGCCTTCGGCAAACTCGGTTCGGCCGTTGAATGCGCCGGTTGCAATTTCAACCACCGCAAATGCGTTTTCTGAGGCGCCGTATCCGGTGTATGCCAGCGTTCCGCCCGCATAAAGTGCTGGGATCGCGGGAATGCTCCCCCAATTCACGTTCCCAGCGTGGTACTTGGCCGGGTTCACCCCGGTGATCATCAGGGTGCGCTCGCTGCTGGAAACCAAGGCGTAGGCAAAATTGTCGTCAAATACGGACATATTATTATGGTTTGCCTTATACCATAAAAATATATAAAAATGCGTAAATATATTTAATTCCCCCAATCATCCCGATTGCCAATTCTCTCTCTCTCTCTCTCTCTTTATCAATTGTACAGCACCTGCAGTTCCAGCGCAATGGAGTAGTCGTTCCCGTTCAAATGAAGCACGTTGCCGAATTTGTCCAGCAGCCGAATGGTCAACTTCTCCAACCGCACCGGCCCCAAGTACTCGCGCATCTTAAATATCATGTCGCCCGCGTTGTCGTTGATGATCGTCAGCTGCCCGCTGCTCACCGTGATCCGCCCTAAAATGTTGAACCCTAAATACGAATCCCCCGTTTGCGCAATGATGCTGTTCGTGATGAAGTTCTTGTTGTAGTCGTCCACGTCCACGTACAGGTAATTCCATATGGAGCTGCCGTACGACGACTCGCTCTCCAAAAACGCGTGATACGTGGTGATCGGCACCTGGCTGATCAAATCCATGCGCTCGTTTTGCCACGTGCGGCGGTATGCCAACTGCTTAAACCCCATCATCCATCCCGCGCTGCGGCTGATGGTCTTGATGTTCGCGTTGTAATACTCCTTTTCGTGCTCGTCCTTGATGCGCTGAATGTCGCAATCGCTGTAAATGCACCCGTTCGTCAAATACTTGTTGTACTTGTTGGGGTCGTCAAACATGACCACGTACTCAAAATCGGGGCTGGTCGCGCACGTCAAGGTCGTGCTGTTCACAAACATCATCGTCTTGCTGGTGTGCGAGCTGATTGCAAACTGAAAAAACTCCATGCCGTTGGCCGTGTTTTTAAACAAGTTGTTCATGCACTCCATGAATTCGTCGCTCAAATAATTGCCCTCCGGAATCACAATATCGCTCGTGTACACTTCGTCCGGCTCGTACGGCGCAACGTTCAGTCCCGTAATCATCACCGTAAATCGGTTGCTTTTAACGGCGTCGGAAAAGGCGTACCACATGTTGGGGATTTGCACCGACGCAATTTTCATGGACACCACGTTTTCCACGGGGTACGGCAGCACCCACGACGCGTTGGTGGACAGCGTGCCGTTGTAATTCGTGCGAAACAGCGTGTCCATGGACAGCAGACGCTTAATCACGCGCCGCTCAATCGGGTTCAATACACCGGTCGGGAACTTGTAATCGTACGTGTTGGTCACTGCCGCAATGTTGCGCTTGGCATACGTGCTGGACCCCCCGTCGTGCACCGCCGACTCTCGGTGGAAGGCGTCGTAATTCGTGGGATTTGTGGAGTAATTCAGATGAATGGTGTTGGTATTGTTGCCGTTGCCGTTGTTGCCGTTGTTGCCGTTTTCACGGGTCTGGTACTCGTGATTTTGAGAGATAATGTCCGGAGCATACGGTTTTACCCGGTTCCGAATAAAATGATCCAATTTCTCTCTGCAATGATGAATGAAAAGGGCGGCATCCGAATGCTCCGCCAACGTGCCGGACAACTGCTGCGCGCGGTCGCCCACTTCCCGTGCCGTGCAAGTGGAGGAGTTCAATTTGAACATGTCGAAAATCTCAAGCACGGTGTAGTTATCAACATCAAAATCAATCGCGGACGACATGCGGTTGGCACGGATATACATGCGTGACATTTATAATTCATTCCAATACACGAACGAGTTCGCAAGGTTTTCATGGGTTGCCGCAAGGCACGCAACCGCCTCCACTCGCCACGTTTGTGCCGCTTGTTCCAGTCGCTACGCTTCCAGTCGCTGCGCTTCCAGTCGCTACGCTTCCAGTCGCTACGCTTCCAGTCGCTACGCTTGGAACCGCGCATGACGTGGGTTGCATTCGCATCTTCAACTCGTTAATGATTTCGGCCAACAATTGCGCGTCAAAGGCACCGTGTTGGGGAAACCCGTACCGCTGAATGTAGAGATCATACTCCGGGCGCAACTTGATCCTGGTGGTGGTCACCTTTTGTTCCTTGAAAATGGTGAACGTCCTTTTGGTCAGCGTCTCTAAATACTCCCGCAATAGCGTCACGTTGTGCAAAATGGAATTTTCGGCCTTTAGTTTTTGAATTTCCTGCCGCAACACCCCCAACTCCTTGCCGACGTTCACCTCCACCACCAGCAGCGTGGTCAAACAGAAATTCAAGTAATTCAACAAGCGCACGTACAGCGGATGCGTGTTGGTTTTCAAGGCGTACAACTTCACGGCCAAGCGATTGAACACGTCCAAGTCAAAATTGTCAATCAAGTGCTGGAAGTCTCCCAGACCGAGCTGGTTCATGAACACGTTCAGCTCACGAAACGGCTGGCTGCGCACCAATCTCGCCAGACCGTCCATCTGCCCGGAAAACACGCTCACCGCGCCGGTCGTGCTGCCCGCATTGCTTGAAAAGGCGGTTTTCGTCACCATGGTTATAATAGGGCGACTTTAAAATATAAAATATACGCAAAATATGCATTTAAAAATTTACGTTCATGTTAATGCACGGTTGCTTGTTCCATGATTCCTAAACGGCTGTTTCAGACCCACGAATACGGCGTCCCGCCGCAGGTTGAAGCCGTGGTCCGGCACCGCGCGCCGGGCTGGGACTACCAGTTCCACACCCACGAAGACATCGTGTCGTATTTTGCCGCGCTGCGCGAAGACGACCCCGATTGCAAACCGCTGCACGACGCCATTTGCGAAGCGCACGACATTATAAACGTGAAATCCGAGACCGAAACTAAAGCGTGTACCAATGGAACCATCAAGCTCGCCGATTTACTCCAGCTGCATGACGTGTTCGTGTATTATTCTCTGTATAAACACGGCGGCGCGTACATGGACACCGGCGTAATCGTGCATGAAAATCAGACCTTGTCCGCAATCGTGGAACAGTCGGAATCGGCGCTGGTTGCAATTGAGTCGTGCCTCACGCCCGTCCTGTTCACGGGGTTCATGGCATGCACTCCAGGCCACCCCGTGCTCCGAAAAGCCATACAACACATCAACGGCTACATTGCCGATTTTCGCCAGTGCTGCCGCGACGGCACCAAGTTTGATGTTGCGCAAATGAAGGTTGGCTCCGTCATGCATGCCGCGTGCAAGGAAGCCCTTGAAAACACAAACGCAAACGCATCCGCAAACGCAACCGTAACCGGATCCGTGCGCCTGCTCAGTGAAACCATTGCCCCCAACGAATCCTGGGCCGCCATTTACGACAGCAACCACAAAGACACCGTGCTGCTTCAGCACTTTTTCATTGACAAAATTGTGCCTGTGCCTGCTGCTGCGCCTGTGCCTGCTGCTGCGCCTGAGCCTGCTGCGCCTAAGAAAGACCTGCGAATCGGCATCAGCGCCGCGGTTCCGTCCCACATGTTCAACAACGGCATCCACCAAAACACGCTGTATTTCTACGACGTGCTAAAAAACATCGGGTACACGCCCTACCTCGTCGTCACCAACACCGACTACGCAAAATTCAAAAAGAGTCCGCCCGACGGCTGGAACAGCGCCCGGTATGAAAACGTGGTCAGCTTTTCCCAGCTGCACCGCACCGGCTTTCACGCGGTGGTCACGTTCGGCGTGCAACTCTCCCACATCGCGCTGCAGCAGCTGCGCCACGCGGGCGTGAAACTCGTCTCCTACGTCTGCGGCAACGAGTACCTCATCAATTCGGAAGCGATTCTTTATAATCACGGCGAATCGGGCTCGTTTGAGCAGGACAAAACCAACCCGCGCACGTCCCTGTTTGACGAAGTGTGGCTCATTCCGCAAATGATGGAGCTGAACGCAACGTACAAACGCACGCTGTCCCGCTGCGCCAAAGTCATTGAAGCGCCGTTCATCTGGTCGCCCGACGGCATGGAAACCATCGCCAAAAAGGACGGCAGCGGCGCCACGCTCAACGACTTCCTGTACATCAACACAAAAATCGCAAAGGAAAAAACCAAACCCATGGCCAAACCCATGGCCAAATCCATGGCCAAATCCATGGCCATCTTTGACCCCAACATCAGCATCATGAAGTGGTTCCTGCCGTCGTTCGTGCTGTGCGAGCGCGCGTACCAGCTGGCGCCGCACCTCATGGACCGCGTCTACATCACAAACGCGTTCCGAGAGAAAATCGGCGACACCATGAACGCCAAAAAAATAGAAAACACCGTGCGCTACACCGACCTCTTCCTGGACAAGCGCGTGTTTTTTGAAAAGCGCTTCATCACGTTTGAATTCATGAAGACGCACGCCGACGTGGCCGTGTTCCACCAATGGGGCAACCCGCTCAACTACATTTACCTGGAAATGGCGTGGCTCGGGTACCCCTTCGTGCACAACGCGCACCTGTGCGCCGACCTCGGCTACTACTACGAGGGCTACAACCTGGAACAGGGCGCCGAAGTGCTCCTCGGCGCCATGATGAAACACGACGCGGTCGCCCGCGAATACCTGCGCATCAATCGCGAGCGGGTGGACCGCTACCTCCCCACCAACGCGGCCCTACAACAAAAATACGAGAAAATGTTTGACGACCTGTTTTTCGCGCCTTAATGACTCAACGCTTTTGGGTGCCTCTCTTGCCTCTCTTGCCTCTCTTGCCTCTCTTGCCACTCTTGCCTCCTTTGGAGCTGAACCTTGGAGTGGCGCCCTTGGGACTGGCGCCCTTGGGACTGGCGCCCTTGGGACTGGCTCTTGATGTCTGACTGCCAACGCGTCGCAACAAGCAAAACCGTGAAACGGAAGAAACTGTTATTAATCCCGGTTCAACATACCTCATTTTATTCGTGCGTTTAAACAACGTGCTTATCCGGCTTGGCCGTTTCTTAACGCATTCAATCGCAAGCAAATTGGTTTCCGGATTGTAAGACCTAACTATCCCGCTTTTAAAATCCCTGGTTATTTTCACGTCAGCGCTTGCATTGTCCGTGTCGCGGTATGCGCTAAATGAAACAAAACAATCTTTATTATTCAACAAATCAGAAAGATAAACGTCCTTGTGCTTCTTGGCACGCGTTTCTTTTCCGTCCAACGCAGTTCCACTGGATGTCTTGTAATAATGTTCCGGATCCATTGCGGCGTAATAATTTTGAGTGCGCAAAATGGTGTCGTTCATTTTTTTATAAATTATCATAATATTTAAATCAATGTATCAATGCAATGTATCAATGCAATGTATCAATGTATCAAAAATTGATTTAAATTGGGAAGCATTTATAGTTGGAACCAAAGCACCATGTACTCCGAGATTTTCAACAGCACTTACACCATCCAAGTCGGCGCAAACCAGGCCGAGAATGACGCGCTCGTTAAAAAGGCACCCCAGCACGCCATGTGGTTCCATTTGAAAGACTTCCCCAGCGCGCACGCCGTCGTTGTAAACACGGCAAAAGCAGGCACCTACGACACCGACGTGATTCGTCGCGCAGCTACGTTAGTGAAGGACCGCGCGGCACCCGGCGTTCGTGGGTTGCAAAACGTGGGCGTCAATTACTTATTGATGAAATGGGTGCGGCGCACTGAAACCCCGGGCAAAGTCATCATGCTCAAAGCCGCTAAATGCATTCAGGTATAGGTATAACGGAAAAAAAACGAAACGAGGCTCCCCTGCCTCTTTTTTTTCCGTTTGTTCCGTTCATTCCTGTGTTCTGATCCATTGTGCCATTTCTTCATGTCTTTGCCGCGCGATTACGCATGCGGTGGGTGTTCTGATGAATTCGGTTGCGAGCCGGAGGAGTTTCTCATGCGCGTGTTTGCAGACATCTGCGACGACTTGTTCTTCGGTGTATATTGGGTTGGCATATCTGGTGTATTCGAGTGCGCGTTTGATTCCGATTTGGCCGATTGCTTCCAGTTTGTCTGCGTCGCTGACAATGTGGCGGACGAGGGCGTAGTATGGCGTCAGGAGGGCGTCGTAGTCGCGTGGTGCACCTTCAAGGATTGCTTTGTTTTCAGAGCTGTAAGACGCGTGTTTGATGACTTCCTTGAGTTGGTCGTAGTTGCTGATGTGTTTGTAGCCGAAGTCGTCAAGTGTTTGTTGAAGTTTGCCGTCGTGGTCGTACTTGTGGTCTGCGATGTCGTGGAGCCATGCGGCGGTGGTGGCGTCCAGAATCAGGTGGCGGTATTGTCGGCGGTTAGTGAAGTCACGATTGATAAGTGCTCTACTCATTGTCGCGACTGCCTTCATGTGGTCGTATCCATGGGATTCGTCTCTGCCGGCGCAGGTTTTCTTAACGAATTCGGATAGTAGGTTCCAGCGTTGTGTGTGTTCGTCTACGTCTTCGGTTGTCATGTTTGTTGCTTGTTGCTTGTTGCTTGTCACTGATGCCGATTCTGAAAGAATCAAAAACAATTCAATTTTTTATTGCATACCCAATAAATAATAAATAATCCATTTTCTCTCGTTTTACAAAATTGAATTTGTCAAACATGGTAACGGATGGCACCCAAAGTCACATGTTGTGTCCTTCTAAAACAGGTTTTGGGGTTTCTTGGATTTCAAATTAGAGAGAAATTCAAAACAAATAAAATATATATTCATAATAAGAAACTAAGCAACCAAGCAACCAACCCCCAAATAAAATGAACAATGGGTTGATCACAATCAGCAGCGCATTTTTACTATTGTTTATATTTATTTCAGGCGGTGTAAATAAAATTAGAAATTTCCAAGGAACCGTTGATTTCTTAAAGACAAAAATAAACGCAATTCAACTCAATCCACTATTTATTGTAGCCGTATCTGTCGCAATTATTTATTTTTATGTCAACCTGATCACTGCAACCCAGGTAATGAATGCGCCTTTGTTTATTCTCATTAGCATTGCATTGATCGGCATTCCAGTCTTGGCGCATTTCAAGCGGGCATTAAACACCAGTAAATTGCTGATTTCACTCATATACGATTCCGCAATTGTTGGAGTCATTGGATTACTCACATTGGGAAGTTTACTGATCCTGTATTCTCTCTACACGAACAAGTATGAAGAATATGCGTACATTGCGACGATTGGGTTGGCAGCGTTTACCGCGATGACGATTTTAATTTTTCATTTTCCAACAGATCCATCCGAAATGATTTCATTCACAAAGAATCTCTCCATTTTCGGAGGACTCATGTTATTATCGCAACGATTCATTCGCGCATGATGCTGCCGGCCTTTCTTGGAGTGTGATGCACCAACACACATATTTCGGGTTTCTTGAATTTCAAAGTAGAGAGAAATTCAAGAAATAATACAACCAACGCAACCAACAATCAATTAAATCCAGCGGGATTAGTATTTCAATTCTACTCACATTAAAATTAAATATCCGAATCCATGATCCAATGACCAGGGAACAGAGGAGGGGTTCGGGGCCAAAGGCCACTGCGCTGAACTACGTTCCCTGAGAGTAGTAATAATCGGCAACGACCGTCTTGGCCTTGACGTATCGGCTCATTTTTGCGGCGCACACGCCTTCCGCCAACGCCGCGCTGGCAATCGTGGGCCATGTTCCCAGCAGCTGGTGCGTGGTCGCCTCCCTCTTTTCCACCTTCTTGCCGGTCGTTGACGTGCATATTGGGTTGTTGGTGACTGCATTCGTCATCGCATAATAATCCTCGCGCAATGACACGCCATAGTAGCCCTCGTTGCTTCCCTGTTCGGACCACACGGTCGCTTTCAGTGCATGCGGCGATGCATTCAAATACGCCTTCAAATCCTTCATGTCTGTCTCGGTTGTTGTTAGCCCAACCGACTGCTTCCATTTCTGGTACTCTTTCAGTAATACGGAATTTAGAACCTTGCCGCAGTCCGAAAATTGGCACCGTTCAAACAAAAATGTCTCCACATTCGGGCTCATAGATATATCCGATGCTGGCATTTTTTTGTATTCCACCGTTTTCAGTTTCACGCCAAGGTAGCCGTGCACCCCGCGAATGCGCTTGGCCTTGAACCGCACGTCCAGATAATTCTTCAGCGCGTGGAATGTTTCCTTCGTCGGCTTGGTTTGACACCACAGCCGGAACCGACCCTCCATGCTCACCGACGACTCCTCCACGTCGGGGCGCACAATGCACGCCACTTTGATGAATTCGTTGAACTTCTGCGTCAGCTCGTCCTCCGGCAGCAGCACGTTCTGATAGACGGATTGGTGTCCCGCCGCAACCACCTCCAGCTCCTGCTTCTGTTTGGCCGTGAGTTCCCGCAAATCGGTCAATTCCAGGGACTGGTTTGCCACCGTTTTTTGCAGTTCACGGTTCTCGGCTTCCAGCACCTCGTTGCGCTGCATCAGTCGGTTGAAATTGTCAATGCTATATGTGCGCGAATGAATGATGTCGGCGATGTGTTTCTTCAGGCGCTCAATGGTGAAATTCGTGCTCTCGTATGCAATGATTTCGGTCTTGTTCTTACCGCCCACCTCAATGCTGCGGATATGGCGCTTGATCTTCGGATACGTCTTGATTAGATTCTCTATCTCCACCTTGTTTTGAACCCGGAAGGCGGCGACCAGCACGAAATTTTGGTATTTTTTGCGATGGTCCATTACGCGCGTGGAGAGGTCGTTCGTGTGGCCGAATTTGATCAGTTTCTCGTTGTCGGCATTCGTGTTGTCAATGGTGCCAAAGTAGATGCACTCTGTGTTCAATGGGAACTGGCCAATGATGGCCTGCTCCACGGCGCGCTGCTTTTCCTTCTTTGTTGATTGGATCATGTAGTCCTTTTCTTGGAGCATGGAGTCCTTTTCTTGGAGCATGGATTCATTTTCTTGAATGACGGCGTTTTTTTGTTCCAATTGCTGTTTGAGTTCATCCGTCTCTTCTTCGACGATCTGATGCAAAACCTCTTCCATCTTCATGTAATACTCGTGGATTTCTGATGCCTTTTTTGTTTGTGCCTTCAGACACAGCGACTTGAAACAACGAACGGTGAGCATGATGGTTTGCTTGTTGTGACCGCCATGACTTTTGGGAGCTTCTTGACTTGAATCTATATTTTTGTAATCAACGTCAATTTTGAAATGTTTTTCCAATGTTCTTAAAGACACAAATTTTGATGCAAATCCTAACCAATTCCATACGTTGTCCAAATCAACGACGAAATCCATATTTTTGTCATAATTCAAGTAGCAATAAAAGCTACTCACAAACAACTGTTGCTCAAATCCAGTGAATGATTCCTGAATTTTCGTCAATAGTCTGCCATTGTATTCGTGCGACAGTCGGGTGATGGGGTTTTTCTCAATGAGCTCAACGATGTTCAGCTCCTGCTGTTGTTGTTGTTGTGTTGCGTGTTCCATGGTGGTATGGGTTTATACTATGCATAGGCGGACTCTGTTTAAGTTGTTTTAGGCAAACATGTTTTAATATTTGTGAAGCGAACATATGTGAAGCAAAAATGCAAGATATATTCAATTTCATACAACCAGAGTTAAATTGCAAACAACACTGCATTTATTTCTCTCAACACGTTGGACAAGTCAAACCCGGTTGCATTTGGATTAAATCGTATCAGCTTATTTCCGGCCTCTTTCAGGCAATTCTCTCTGATTTGCTCTTGAAGTGGGTCTCTGTCTTCGTGCCCGTTCTCGTCGCACTCCACAACCAGTTTGTGGTCAACGAAATACAAATCAACGCGATATTTGCCAATAATATGCTGCCGCTTGACATTCAACACATTGCTGTATGCATTTGCAATGAAACCAATGGTTTGATTTTCAATGCACATTGCAAATTTGACAATTTTTACTTCTTTGCTCACGTCAACAATGTATCGGTTTCGCATGTTGAATGAATTTTTGAATATCTCAAATGCTTCTTCTGTAAGCATAACTGTGATTTTGTTTTGACCACCATTTTGTTTGGATGGATTCGCTGTCTTTGTCCGAATGTAATGCACGTTTTCTCTGTAATTTTTCTTTAAATGATGAACCAGATTATGTTTCTGTCTTGCCAATGATAACAACTCGTCCAGATTTCGGGTGAAGTGTGATGGGTTCATTTTTTTGTTATATGTCGTGATGTGCCCTGTGGTGTAATTTGTGATGTGTTTATGATATTTAAACATTTATCGGTTGATTTCAATTTTTTTATTTTTAGGAGAAATATATTTTGTTCAAATTGAAAATCTTGCTTCACCCAAATGTGAAGCAACATTGAAAAGCGCTTTTTTTCAACATGCTACGCCGATTGGAGGAGCAAGATCATAATAACTTGTTCAAAGTGAAAATCTTGCTTTCGCGTATAAGAAAGCAAGATTGCAAATACTTTTTCAACAAAGCGTTTTTGCAAAGTATGAAGCGTTCCACCCAAATGTGAAGCGCTTTTCACCATTTGCTCTTTTTTACGTTGATTTTTGGCCCTTTTTTACCCGAGTTTTTGGGGTCATAGTTCTCCTCTTCATCATCCGAGTGCAGATCTTTGGAGATTTCCCAGAATTCCTTAGAGCCCAGCTTGAACGGGCCGTGCTGTTGCGCCTTGTACCAGAAGATTTGCTCCTGCAGTTTGTTGGATTTCGCATTGTTATTGATCACCAAGCACTCAAAATTCTCGGTGCACTGGTCCATCACCTGGCAAAAGCTCTCAAACGTGGGGAACATGCCCGCGTAGTTCTCGTAGATGCGTTTGCGGTTGGCAATGTAGGGCTCGCGCAGGATAAACACGTAATCAATGTTCGTGCGCAAATTGGGCGGAATGCCGAGCGGATATTGCATTGTGATGACTAACATGATCTTCCAATGACGCCCGTTCATAAAAAGAAGCCGCATCATGATGTCCTTGGTCCATTTGTTGTCGTAGAGGCAGTCGTCCAGGACGACGAAGGTGCGGGGGTCAATGTTGGAGCGTTTGTAGGTTTCAATTTCTTTTTTCACTTGTTTGAGGACGGCTTTTTGGCGTTTGAGGATGTTTTCGATGATGGCGGTGTTGTAGGCGTCGTGGATGAAGAGTTTTGGGACGTGGGCTGCGAAGAAGCCGTTGCCGGCTTCGGTGCCGGAGATGACGGTGCCGATGGGGATGTCCTGGTGGTGGAACATGAGGTCTTGGACGAGGAAACTTTTGCCGGTGTCACGGCGGCCGATGAGGACGATGACGGGGCCCTTGTTTTCGTCGGGCCTAAAGCTGATGGAGCGCATGTCAAATTTGGAGAGTTCCAGGTTCATGGGAGGAAGGAATGAATGAATGAATGCACGCACGAAGAGAACGAATGTGTTTGCCTCCTATTACAATACAATTAAATAATATTACAATTATTTAAACGCGACCACCAACTGCGGCGATGAAGGAGTGGATAGAGAGATTTTACTACGTGTTGTTGTATGCGTGGTACGGGCTGTATGCGGTGGCGCTGCTGGGGATTGCGACAGTTGCGCCGGCGTATTTAGACACCATAAACATGGGGTTGAAGTATTTCATCATCGGGTTTTTGCTGGTGCGGTTCAATCCGTGGACCAAGCACGCGGAATTCACCGTGTTTGACCGGACGATTGTGTTTAGCGCGGCGTTCTTTTTGCTGGCGTCCACTGCGGTTGCGTCGCTGATAACAAATGCGTTGAATTTGCCGAATATGCACTGACATGTCACGAGTTATTGAATTGTTTTCATTGTTTTCATTGTTTTCATTGTTTTCATTGTTTTCCTTTTTCCGCCAGCAGGGGCGCTTCTATGCCGGAGATTACGACTAGAACGGGGATGGGACCGGAAAGGAGACGCGCTTCTAAGAGAGGAACTGCGTCGTGTGCGTCGTGGTAGTGGTTTGCAGTTCATTCTTGGAATGGTTTCATGAAACACTCTTGTCGCATTTGCAGTATTATCCTCGTTCAAGTGCACGTGGGTTTCCAATCTAGCATTCGTTGTGAAATAGCTTGCGAGTGTATCGTAGAGTTGATCCGATGGCAGTATGGCCACCCGGTCAGAAACCGCATTAAACCATTTTATCATTATAAATGCAGAAATTACATTTTCTGCGTTGGATGTTACTATTTGGGTGGATTCCATGATGAGCTGTGATACAATTATTGCAACCGCTCTCAACAATATGTTGAATTTTCGTCCTTCGTATGACACATCTGTTCTAGAACTAATGCTCATTTCATCATCACTTATGCGAGTGAATGTAATTGATGAAACGCATGTTTGTTTTTTTGTGCGAGTGAATAAACAAAGTATTATTTTAGGACAAATGAACGCGTTTACATAAATGTCATAATACAGAGACGCGTCACTGTTTTCGGGGAATGCCGTGATGTAGTCAATGTTTAAATAAAATGCGGGACATACCCGTTTGAGGACCGCATTCAATTCGTCAATTTTGGTTTTTGCGTTCGTCAAGTCCATCATTTCAGTGCATCTGAACCCTTCGTTTATTACTGCAAACTTGTGTGGATTGTTGGCATTTATGGCCTTGTGTAAATCAAACACTTCATGAACCGACGTTCTTTCGTTGAAAAACGGTTCCAATTGGGACGATTTGATTGCGTCAATGTACTGTGTGAACTCGTCTGGAAAGACGCCATCCCGTTTCAAGTTAAAAATGTGAATGTTGCCGGCATGTTTCACCGCGATGAACACGGTGGAGTGTGGCGTGAACACGTGGTGCACTGAGTAATAACCGGTTATTTCATAACAATCGTTGCCGTTTACCGTGGTTGTCTTGCGTATGTTAAGTAAATCCGTGGAACTATAAACGATGTCCATTTTTGTTGTACGTACGTACATTGGTATGATAAAATTAATTATTTTTACATACTATAGAGATACTATAGCAAGGACCGATTAAGAACGCTGCAAAATGCCGGAACTGGATGAACTAGAACAAGCGCTGGTGAAGAAGGCGGTTGAAAACATAGAGGCGCGCGTTGGCGCTAAAAAAACGAACGACCCCAAAATGAAGGACATCATCGCCACTGTGGAGCGCTTCATAAAGAAGCACAATCTGGTGTGTTACGGCGGCACGGCGATCAACAACATTCTGCCGGAGGATGCGCAGTTTTACAATAAAAAAACGGAGATTCCGGATTACGATTTTTACTCGCCGAATGCGCTGGAGCACGCGAAGGACCTGGCCGACGAGTTTTATGAGAACGGGTTTTCGGAAGTGGAGGCCAAGTCGGGCATGCACCACGGCACGTATAAGGTGTTTGTGAACTTTGTGGGGATTGCGGACATCACGCAGCTGGATCCGACGCTGTTCAAGAACATCCGGGCGGATGCGATCAAGGTGGACGGCATCATGTACGCGCCACCGAACTTGTTGCGCATGGGCATGTATTTGGAGCTGTCGCGCCCGGAGGGCGACGTGTCGCGCTGGGAAAAGGTGAGCAAGCGGCTGGCGCTATTGAACAAGCACCACCCGCTCAAGGCGGAGGGCTGCGCGCCGGACAAATTGGCGGTGCCGTTTCAAACGCCGAAGCAGCACGCAACAAAGCATAGGGGCAGCCCCAGTCCCACCGCGGATGAAATTGACGGCGGGACTACCACTGAAAAAGACGAGGAGCCCGAGGAGGTGCGCTTGTTTCGCACGGTGCGCAACGCGTTCATCGACGAAGACTTGGTGTTTTTCGGGGGGTACGCGATTTCGCACTACGCGCGGCACTTGCCGAAGTCGGAGAAAGCGCTGTTTGCGCAAATCCCGCACTTTGACGTGCTGTCGGTGGACCCTGAGGCCAGCGCGGCCAAGGTGAAGGAGCGGTTGGAAGACAACGACTTCGCGGGCGTAATTGTGACCAAGCACTCGGGCATTGGCGAGATTGTGCCGGAGCACTACGAAATCACGGTGGGAAAACGCAACGATGGCAACCCGGTTGCGTTCATTTACAGACCGGTGGCGTGTCACAGCTACAACGTGACACAAACGGGCAAACGGCGGGTGCGCATTGCCAGCACGGACACCATGCTGAGCCTGTATTTGGCCATGATTTACACGGACAAGCCGTACTACGACGTGGCGCGCATTTTGTGCATGTGCAAGTACCTGTACGACATTCAGCAGCGGAACCGGCTGAAGCAGACGGGGTTGCTGCGGCGGTTTGGACTCGCGTGCTACGGCAAGCAGGAAACGCTGGACGACATGAAGGCCGTGAAAGCGGAGAAATACCAGCAACTGAAGCACGACGACCCGGAATACGAGGAATGGTTTCTGAAGTATTCGCCCATGGAGTATTTTGAGCACACGTATAATCCCAAAAAACACAAACTCACTGTGAAACGGTCGCCGAATGCAAAAAAGAGTCCGGGGAAAAGCCCGTCGCTTAGCCAGTCGCGTTCGCTTAGCCCGGGCAAAACCCAGTCGCTTAGCCAGCGTTCGCTTAGCCCAAAAAAGCTTTCACCCAAGGCAACCAAGGCAACCAAGGCAACCAAGACAAAAAAGGCAACCAAGGCACCCAAGACAAAGAAGGCAAAGAAGGCAAAGAAAACGATTCTCAATAACTTGTTCAAAATAATAACTTAAATTCATGTGTCCAATGCACAACATGCACAATAAACCAATAAAAATAAAAAATGAATCCATTGGTCATAACGTATTGCAACCACTTCAGGAAGACGAACCATGAAAACACGCGGCGGTTTGTGGAAACGCTGCAAAACAATGACTGGGACTACGCGGTGCTGGGCGACGGTGAAACGTGGGAGAATTACATGACTAAAATGACCGCATACCGCCGACATTTGGAGACGCTGCCGCCCGAACAGGTGGTGATCATTAGCGACGCGCACGACGTGTATTGTTTGCGCAACGTGCACTACTTTATGGACGAATTCAAGGCGCTGAACAAGCAGTTGGTCGTGAGCGCGGAGTTTTTTGCGGAGGGCCGTATCAACCACGATCCGGCGCACGAGTACCAGCAGGTGGAGTGGCTGGGACCCTACTTTGAGCACCACGGCGTGCGCGTGTCGGCCACCGACCACGTTAAAAAATACGCAAACAGCGGGTTGATGTGCGGGTACGCCCGGAATTTGCTGCATTTGATCACGTGGACGTTTGAAAAGGGGTACACGGACGATCAAAAGGCGATGGCCGCATACGCCAACGCGCACCCGAGCGACGTGCACTTGGACATGGACGCGCGGTTGCTGCACACGTGCACGTCCGGCGTGAATTTCGGGTTGCACGCGCAAGTGCAGTGCGCCGACAGTCCGTCGTTCGGCGAACTGTTCGGGCATTCGGCGTATTTTCTGCACATTCCTGGCTTGCGTTGCGGCGGAGGGCAGCTCGTGCTGTATGACGTGGTCTACGACGTCCTGCAAAAATACAACAGCCGGCTGGCGGTTCAATTGCCGAACCACAAGTACAACTACGTTGCGTTCAAACACTACTACGAAAGCGAAAAAAAAGTAAACGCGTGATAAAATAAATATATCGCATTAATGCATATATATTTATTATTTACACGATGTGGCCCAGCATTCCGAATCATTGGATGAAATGGGGCGTGTTCGTCATGCTGATTTACATCATTGCGCGACACAACTACAAACAACGGGGGTCATCGCACGCGGAGGGATATGAAAACTGGTCGGCGTGCGTGGAGCAAGGCTACCCGAAGGATTGGTGCATGTTTACGCCGGACCCGATGCAGCCCGCGCCGGGGTACTGCAATTGCGGCGGCGGTCATTACGGCAGCTATCGTGCGGCGGACGGCAAGTGCAACTGCTACTTATACAACCCGCAACTCTCGCCCATGTACGTGGACAAGCTGTTTCACGATTTTTTGGAATAAACGTGACGATGAAATGAGTCCGACGAATCGTCGTACAACATGTCCATGTCATGATCCGCGTCATAGCAGCAGCAGCAGCAGCAGCAGCAGCACGCAAACCCGCATTCTTTATAGCACCAGTCCACGTCGCATTCCATCGTGTCTTGCACGATGTCGGTGCATTCAACCCGGGTGCAGCACTTGACGTCGGAAGCCAGTATACATATGCTGCTCATTAGCACAGTGGCCAACGGAAAAAATGGCAGCAACAACATGACGGGCATTGTAAAATATAAAATAATTAAATTCAGGTTTACATTACATGAATTTAATAATTCCAATGCAGGAAGATAATAATACCGGCAACCTGTGTCGATCAGGTACCTCATGAGAGCGACTCTTGCGCACTGCCGCTATGCTATACCGGTTATAAAGTGTCATGGTTACGCATGACTCATGTTTTGTGTTTTGCGTTTCAATTCAAGAGTCCAAAATTGGCCGGCAGCTCTGGGATGGTGGTGCCGTAGTACGACTCAATCTCCTTCAGTTTGCGATAATCGCGGCGCGTGACAAAATTGACGCCGCTGCCCTTGCGCCCCCAGCGCCCCGAACGCCCGATGCGGTGCAAATACTTGTGCACGTCGCGCGGCATGTCAAAATTGATGACCGTGCTCACTTGCTGGATGTCGATGCCGCGCGCGGTCACGTCCGACGAAATGAGGACGCGGTGCTGCCCGCCCCGAAACTCCTTGTACGCCCGGTTTCGCACCTCCTTCTCCATGCCGCTGTGAATGCAGCACACGGGAAACCCGTCGTTCACCATCGCCTCCGCCAAATCGCTGACGCGCCGAATGCTGTTGCAATAAATGATGCACTGCGACACGGAAATGCGCGTGAACAAATCCTTCAGCGTGGCGTACTTGTCGCCATCCGTCTCCAACGCCACGTGGAACTGGCTGATGCCCTCCAGCGTCAGCATCTCGCTTTTCACCAAGATGCGCACGGGGTTGCGCATGAACTTGTCCGACAGCGAGTGCAGCTCGGGCGGCATGGTGGCGCTGAACAAGCACACCTGCACGTTGGTGTTCAGCTGTTGAAAAATGTTGTAAATCTGCTCGTTGAATCCGGCTGACAGCATTTCATCCGCTTCGTCCAGGATGAGCATCTGCATTCCACGCCCAACGGCGGGCTGGCGCCGCAAAATGTCGTGCACGCGACCCGGACAACCAATCAAAATTTGTGGCCCGTTTGCTTTCAGGTCCGCCACGTCGTCGTCCGTGGAAGTTCCGCCGATCAGCAGTTGTGCGCTGAGCCCAACCATTTGCGCGCCCAAATCTTTCACCACGTCGTGGATTTGCGACGCCAACTCGCGAGTGGGCGCGATGATGAGGGCTTGCGGCTGTTTTACGTCCAAGCGCACGCGGTTCAGTGCTCCGGTTGCGAATGCCCCGGTTTTGCCGCTGCCGGATTGCGCCTGGGCAATCACGTCTCGCCCATCAACGATGGACAGAATGGATTTTTGTTGAATGGGGCTGGGCTTCTCAAAGCCGTAGCCGTACAACCCGCGCATGAGAAACGGGTTCAATTCAGGAACGTCTTCCCATGCCTCAAACTCCCGGACGGGGGTTGACTCGGGCATGGAGGGGGAGGAGGGGTTGGGTGCGGTCATGTTGATGTATGTGCGCTGGTTTACAATGACGGGGTGTATTTAAGCCGTTTTCAACATATTTTATGCATTTTATGCATTTTATGCATTTTATGCATTTTATGACCAAATTGACCAAACCGAATGAAATATGAATGCAAATGAATATAAATAAATCGCATGTAATATACATAGTTTCATTGCATCCCCCAGTACCCCATGGCGACAGCGATGACGACAGCGATGGCGCAGCCATCAATCACCCCCGTGTACCAGCTTGCCGATTTTGACGCTATCAAATGGGACGGTTTTGAAATGGAGTTACCGGAGCACGTGATACGGTTGGTTTCAAGCATTGCGGACCAGGTGGGCGCGCCTTCGTATGTGAAGACGCCCATTTTCCCGAAACGGGACCGCGACCGCGAAAGGGCTGCCGACGAAAAAAAATCGCGCAGCAGCACCGTGAGTGAAATCACGGAGGACGATTGGGAAAGCATTCGCCGGTTCCAGGCAACCGAGTTGAAAAAGCGGGAAGGCATTGATGCGCATTTGGACAGCATCCGTTCCGATTTGAACAAAATCACCGATAAAACGTTTGACGAGGTGTTTGCCGCGCTGTGTGCGCGCATTGACGAGCTGAAGGACGAACCCGATGCGAGCCACTTGCACACGGTGGGTGCTGCCATTTTCAACACGGCCAGTTCCAACCACTTTTTTTCGTCGGTGTATGCGCGCCTCTTTCACCGGTTGTTGCAGAAGTATGACGAAGTGTTCAAGGGCGTGTTTGAGACGAATTTTGAGCAATTCATGGCGCTCTTCCGCACCATAGAGCGCGCGGATTCCAAGAAGGATTATGCCCGGTTTTGCGAAGTGAACAAGACGAACGACAAGCGGCGCGCCATGAGTTTGTTCATCATCAATTTGATGAAGGTGGGGGTCGTCACCACGGCACAAGTGCTGGACATTGTGGAGCAACTGCAGTCGCTCATTCAGGAGCACATGCGCCAACCGGATCACGCAAACGAAGTGGAAGAGTTGACCGAAAACTTGTTCATCATTTTGAAGGACGCGCACGCGCACTTGAAACCGGCGCACGAAGAGGAGTGGGCCGGGGTCGTGTTTGAGGTGGATTACAACAGCAAGTTGAAGCCGAAGAATGCAAAGTATCCCAGCGTCACCAATAAAACCATTTTCAAGCACATGGACATTTTGGACGAACTGAAAAAATGAAAAAAAAACGAATGCATGAGTGAACCAACATAAAAACAATGCAATCATTGTGTTTATGATTGCGCGCGCGTGGGTGTGTGTCATGATGAGCTTGCTTGACGCAAAGAAAAATCCGGTGGAGTTGTGCATAGACACTGCCTCCAAATCGTTGGACTCGTTGGAATCGTCCACGTCGTCATACGACAGCATGTTGCAGTCGCTGCACGATGAATTGAATGTTGGTGCGGGCGCAGAAGATTTAGGAGAGTTTGAAGATGTTGATTTTGGCGCGACTGCCGCCATCATGTTAGATTACGACATGAATTGCACGCTCAAACAGTTGAAGCACATTGCGGCGTACTACGGGTTGAAATGCAAGAACCGCAAGGCGGATTTAATACAGGACATTGTGTTGTTTGAGTGCGACGTTGCAAACAGTTACACGGTTGCACGGCGCAAACGGTTGTTTCATTACATGGACGTCCTGAAATCGGACGATTATCTGAAGGCGTATGTGATTATGTGATTATGTGATTGTGTCATGTGATGTGTTAAAACCTGCATAAAATTAAGTTCGGGTAATGTAGTTGTAGTTCCCATGCCGGCCAAAGAAGAACGCGCCATGCATTTGGAAATGCACCGCATGAACCGCGCGAGCGCTGAAATGATGACCAAAATCCGTGCGCTGGAGGCGGAATGCGCGCAATTGCGCAGCGTTGTAAACCGTGAAACTGAAAAACATGCGGCGACGGTTGATGCGGCGTCCAAGCAGTGCCGCACGCACCAAGATGCGATGGACCGCATGAAACAAGAGTGCGCCGTCGCGATGGCACGAATGGAAGAGGCGCACCAACGCGCGCAACAGGAAGCCGAAGCGCAACTCAAGCAAGACATGCTGCATCAACGACAGTCCATCTTTGATGAAACGGTTGTAGTGAAACGCCAATTGAAGGAGCAATACGCAGGGTTCATTGCGAACAAAAACAAGGAACTGGATGCAGTGAAACACGCGCTGGAAGAAGAAACCGCGGCCGAAAAAAAGGCGCGCAAACAACGCGAAGAAGAACACCTCGCGCAGTTTTTTAGTCGCATGGAAGAGCTGAACAAGTTGAAGGCGGAAACCGCGCAGAAGTTGGAGGACGCCAAGCGGCGCATGGAAGAGGATCACGCGCAGCAGCTCGCCGCACGTGACCAGCGCGAAGAAGAACTCAAGCGCCAGCACCGGCTTCTCATGGACGAAGCCAACCGGCTCAACTCGGAAACCGTGCAGAAGTTGGAGGACGCCGGGCGGCGCGCGGAAGAGGACCACGCGCAGCAGCTCGCCGCACGCGAAGAAGAAATCAAGCGCCAGTGCTGGCTTCGCATAGACGAACTCAAACGGCTCAACGCGGAAACCGTGCAGAAGTTGGAGGACGCCAGGCGGCGCGCGGAAGAGGACCACAAGCAGCAGCTCACCGCACGTGACCAGCGCGAAGAAGAACTCAAGCGCCAGCACCGGCTTCGCATGGACGAAGCCAATCGGCTCAACGCGGAAACCGTGCAAAAGTTGGAGGACGCCAGGCGGCGCGCGGAAGAGGACCACCGGCAGCAGCTCGTCGCACGCGACCAGCGCGAAGAAGAATTCAAGCGCCAGTGCCGGCTTCGCATGGACGAAGCCAGTCGGATCAACGCGGAAACCGTGCAGAAGTTGGAGGACGCCAAGCGGCGCGCGGAAGAGGACCACCGGCAGCAGCTCGCCGCACGCGAAGAAGAAATCAAGCGCCAGTGCCGGCTTCGCATGGACGAAGCCAGTCGGAACAACGCGGAAACCGTGCAGAAGTTGGAGGACGCCAGGCGGCGCACGGAAGAGGACCACGCGCAGCAGCTCGCCGCAAACAAAGCCAAACTGGATGCGCAACTGCAGAAATGCGCGGCGCTCAAAGACGCGCTCGTGCGATGCAACCAAGAGCGAACCGAGTTGACAACGCTTGCGGAAACCAAATTTGAAGACTACGTGAAAACGCACACGGCACAAGTGATAAAAACGGTGTCGGCCTTGCAGATATGCCAAGCGGTTGCCGCCAATTATGCACACATGCGCATGGTTTGCGCCGACTTGGATTTCAACGGAAAACGGGTATTGATTTATTCGCATTATTCCAAACAAGAAACGGTGGATAAATACAATTATTTGACGTTGGAAAAAATGCAACACTGGTTTGATTACGTGATTGTGTTGACGAATTGCCCGAACCAGTGGCAGTTTGACAGCCCGAACTACCTAAAATGTCACGTGATGTGGTACAATTTGAAGAGCGATTTCAGAAATTACGGCGTGTTCATTGCGCAGGCGGGCCAACGGCTGATGGGTGCGTCGCAGTTGTGCTTTGCAAACGACTCGTTTGTGATTGTGGATGTGCCGGCGTTTGATCGGTGCATGGCGCGCATGTTTGACTCTGCCGCCGACTCCCTTTCCAGCCACGATTTCATGGGAATCACCAGCAGTTACGAGAACAGCTATCATTTGCAGTCGTATTTCATGTGCTTTAATGCGAGGACGCTGGATGCGGTGATTGGGTATTTTAAGACGCACGGGTTGCCCATGAATCATCACGACGCAATTTCCGTGTACGAGCTCGGAATTACAAAACACCTCATGGCCCGGGGGTTCAAGCCGTTTGCAATGGTTTCCAACCAAGAAATGCCGGTTCCATTGAATACCACGTGCTTTAAATGGTCCGCCGTGTTGCAGAACACGGGCATTATAAAACGGCAGCACTTTTTGAAGCAGTACCCCCCGCGATTTGCGATGACGGATCTCAACATTGAACTCGTCGCCACCAAATTTTCGGAAAACAAGCCCTTTGTGCAATTCTTGCACGAGCACGGCATAACCCCGGAATCCAAGCCCGGCATAAAACCGGAATACAAAAATAAGTTGTATTACATGAATTAATTTGTCGTGCTATAACATACCATAGCACATAGCATACCATGACCATTCGCCGGTTCCACGACATAACCAACGTGGTCTACATCAACCTGGATTCGCGCATAGACCGACGCACCCATTTTGAATCGCAGTTCCGAAAAATAGGGCTGCAACCGCAGCGCTTTGCGGCCATTCGGAATGCGGACGGCGCCATCGGATGCAGCATGAGCCACGTCGCGTGCATGGAGCTGGCGATCAAAAACGGCTGGGACCACGTGCTCGTGTGCGAAGACGACGCCACCATCACCAACCCGGGCCAGCTGGTGCACCAGTTCAACCAATTTTTAAACCGGTTCGGGGACGCGTGGGACGTGGTGCTGCTGTCCGGCAACAACTACCAGCCCTTTCGCCAAATGTCGCCGGAATGCGTGCGCGTGGGCAACTGCCAAACTGCCACTGCGTATTTGGTGCGGCGCCCCTATTTTGAACGGCTCCTGGCCAATTTTAAGGAGGGACTCCGCAATTTAAAAGCGGCACCGTCCGAGCAGCCCAGCTACGCGATTGATCAGTACTGGAAACTGCTGCAGCGCACGGACCGCTGGTTCCTGATTGTTCCCATCACCGTGATTCAGCGCCCCGATTACAGTGACATCTCCCGGCAGCACGTGGATTACAGCGGTGCGATGATGCAAGTTGATAAAAAATGGTACGGGAACGGGAACCTAAGGTTCCCGTAAACCCTCCTTACCGGGGAACGTAGTTCCCCGAACCCCTCCTCCTCAGAAAACCTCCTCAGAAAACCTCCTCAGAAAACCTACTGAGGAGGGGTGCGGGGCCAAAGGCTACTGCGCTGAACTACGTTCCCCGGTCCCCTTGCTCCCCCACATTCGACAGCGCATCCGCGCGCTGGTTTTTGTCCCGATACACGTGATCGTAGTCAATGGTCGCGAATTTGGCTGCCAGGGTGACGGCGCATTTGTGCAGCGGCGCCAGTTTGGGCGAGTTCACCTTGTATTTGCCCTGCATTTGCCGGATGACGAGCTGGCTGTCGCCGCGCACATGCAGTTCCGTAATTCCCTGTTTCAGCGCCGAATTTAATCCCAGTATGAGCCCCGTGTATTCCGCCTCGTTGTTGGTTGTGCTGTGCCCGGCAAACACCGATTCCGCAAACACTTCGTTGCCGGACGCGTCGTACAGCACCGCGCCTGCGCCCGCGCGTCCGGGGTTGCCCTTGCTGCAGCCGTCAAAGAAGAGGATGTGCATGCTGTTGTGGTTGTTGTGGTTGTTGTTGTGGTTGTTGTTGTTGTTGTTGTTGTTGTTGTTGCTTGGTTGATCCTGGGTTGCATTAGAGAGAATATGCCAAATTCAATTTTTATTAATAGTTCAATTATTCAAATTATTATAATTTAAATAATACGATGCACTGTCTATTACTGTCATGGCCAACATAACCATAACCATAAAGCACGCGCTCTACATCAATCTGGAGTCACGCGCGGACCGGCGCGCGCACGTGGAAGCGCAGCTGGCGTCTCTCAAACATAGTGGCTTGTCTAATTTGGTGGCCGAGAGGTTCAACGCCATGAAACACGCCACGAGCGGCGCGATCGGCTGCAGCATGAGCCACTTGCGCTGCATTCAGCTCGCCAAAGCGAGCGGCTGGGACCACGTGATGGTCTGCGAGGACGACGTGCTGTTCACAAACGTGCCGCTGTTTTTAACACAATTATCTAAATTCATGGCCACTGTGCCGCACTGGGACGTGGTGCTGCTGGCCGGCAACAACGTCCCGCCGTATCGGGTCGTGAATGACGCGTGCGTTCAAGTCGGCAGCTGCCAAACCACGACGGCCTACATTGTGCGGGCGCACTACTACGACGCGCTCATTGCGAATTACCGGGCGGGCATAAATTTATTGATGCGCAGCCCTGAACAAAAAATCCATTATGCGATTGACCGCTACTGGTTTGAATTGCAGCGCCGGGACCGCTGGTTCTTGATCACGCCGCTGAGCGTGGTGCAGCGCGAGGATTACAGCGACATTGAGCAGCGCGTCACGAATTACGGGCACTTGATGCTGGATTTGGACAAGGAGCAGCTCATGCGGCGGCAGCTGGAACGCATGCAGTTGAATAAATAATAACTAATGAATCACGGCGGGGTACCCGTTTCAAAATCGCACAGCAGTCGCGGGGTGGTTACACCATACACATAATGCGTGGCGTGGCCGAATTCATACTTGCTTTTTATGGGGCCCTGCATGGGGTCCTGCATTGCATCATCCACTTTTTTCATTTTGATCCTAGGACTGCAGCAGTAATTGCACAAGGACAATGACTCCATGGAACCATTGTTGTTGGCATTGGTTGCATTGGTTGCATTGGTTGCATTGGTTGCATTGGTTGCATTGGTTGCATTGGTTGCATTGTTTGCATTGACGCCATTCGTCATGGGTGCCAGGTTCGGGGATGCAGGACCCAGCACGGGACTGGATTCCGGACTTATTATTTTTTTGTAAACCGCAAACATTTCAGTTCAATATGAATTTAAATGTTGTATTTATGGTTGTAGTATGCGTAGATAAAACATTGTCTTAGAGTTAATGTCTGCGAACATCGCGATCACGTTTTCCACGTGCTGGTACTCGTTCAAGGCCAAGTTTGATTTCGCCGTGTATGCGCAATGGATCCGCAACATGCTGTCCAACGTGCGCACGTACAACCTCGTGATTTACACGGATGACGCGGGTCGCGCCGCGTTTGATTTTGACTCTTATGCCGCCGTCAATCCGCGCATTCGCGTGGTCATACGGCCGTTTGAATCCTTCCGCAATTACGCGCTAAAGGACATGTGGATCGCCAACCACGAAAAAAATGCGCTGCTGAATAAGTGGGTGGACTGGCGCGTGAACGCGCTGTGGTCCGAAAAGGTGCACTTTGTGAATGAAACGGTGAACCAACGGTATTTTGACACGGAGTACTACGGCTGGTGCGACATCGGGTACTTCCGGGGGCGCACCACGGGCCCGTTGCGAGACTTGTCCATGTCGCAGCTGCGCGGATGGCCGAATCCCGATAAAATTGCGGTGCTCAATCCCGACAAAATTTACTACGGCTGCGTGAACAACGACTGGACGCACATTGAGCACTGCATCAAAACCATAAATCAACCCAAACAATCCAATCAGCTGGACCCGCGCCTGAATTTCATCGCCGGCGGGTTTTTCATGCTGCACAAAAAAAAGGCGGAATGGTGGGCCGTCACGTATGATGCCAAACTGCACCGCCACTTGTCCCAAGGACGCACCGTAAAAGACGACCAACAAATCATTGTGGATTGTGTGTTTTCAAAAGACACGCAATCCCATTTCCACATTTGTCGGGAAGAGGGCGGCAAATACGACGTGTGGTTCCTGTTTCAGCGCGCGCTGCTATGAGACGATGTCGGACTTTGCGAACGTCGGCTTTTATTCAAAGGACTTTTTTTCGGACTTTGCGGCCGTCGGCTTTTATTCAAAGGACTTTTTTTCGGACTTTGCGGCCGTCGGCTTTTATTCAAAGGACTTTTTTTCGGACTTTGCGGCCGTCGGCTTAAATCGCTCAAATCAATCTTGACTGGAGGATTCATGTCATTCATAATCATATCAATAAACTTATCCAAACTTATTTTTTTGGTTGCATTCAATGATGCGCGGCTTCCTCCTCCCACTATGCGTGGCGCAACATTGCGTAATCTGGCAATTATCTCACGCCGAGTACTTTCTATGAACTCGTCCACCGTTTCAATATGAGGCACAATTTGTCGACGGGCTTGATCCAATAGTGCACGGTTGTACGCCTGCATAGCCTGCATTAATACGACCGCACGATCCCGAAACCCAGCATCAATGTGGCACGGATAGTGTGGCATAACGGTTGCAACATTCCATGTGGGCTGAATCATGCGAACAGCTCCAAAATCTATAAAAAACACATTTCCTAACGGATAAGGTTCGGGCAAATATCGCACAGTTGTGTTTACCATGACATTGTGCAAATGACAGTCCGCATGTATTATTCCCATTGCACCCAACCGTAACAGTTGTATGTGTGCCAAATCACGCATAAATTCTCGTTGTGGCACGGTTATGCCGGGATCTTCCAAGTAAACATGCATGGTCGTGCAATCGCTCATAAGTTCCATGGTCACGATACCCAACCCCCCGGTTGGCATCAATCCTTGGGCAACCGTGAAAAAATCAGTCAGAATTTGGCGGTCGTTCCGCCGTGCGCTTATGGCAGGGTCTTCGCCGGGACGCGGCACCGGAACTCGTTCTTGAAGCTTGTTCATAATCATCCCCCCAAACCATCCAAGGCCCGGCATATCGATATTGTCTGCATAATTTATTATGGCCGGACAAACCGGAGAGAAATAGCATTGAGCCAGTTCCACACCTTCTATCGGAAATAAAGATTGGTTGTATATTCTGTATTGCAAATTCACCTCGGCGGCGATTGAGTTTGCTGTTTCCAATAAAAAATCGTTCCTATCTGACGCGTGATTTGACATAACGAACGGCCTTGGAATGATTTGTTGCTGTGTGGGGTGAAGTAGCAACAGTTTGACAAGACACTGGGTAACACGGCGCTCGGGCGATGTTGGGAGAAATCCATGCGACACTCGTGTGTGACGGTATGGCGATAGATTCGGAGGACAACCCCAAAAATGCAAAGTTAATGACGACCTTGATGTGTCCGTCAATATTCGCACATGGGTGCAATGCGTTATGAAATTTGTAAATGCGATTCGTTCCGTCATGGCGGGATCTACTAATACAACTCCTCCCTTCATGCTGCTGCGTTTCCTTGATGCGGGTTTCTTCATTTCATATAATATATGCATTGAAAAATAAATATATTTTTTTGATCCTTTAATCGTTTCTCTCTAAAGTGGTAATGGTAATGTAATGGCTGACTGAATCATTTCGCTCACCACTTCTTCTTTTGACGGCGCGTGCAGCCCTGCCGCGCGCGGGTTATAAACGTGCTCCATTGCAAACGCGCTGGCTTCTTCGCTGCGGGGGGTCCAATAGACTTCTTCGTTCGCCTTGAGCCAGTACGCGAAATAAACGTCTTCGGGAATGGGCAATTCGCGGTTGCATGGGTACGGATGTCTGCGCGCGATGGCCAGCATGACGCGCACATTGCGCAGCGACAGTCCGCCGTTTCCAACCGTGAATTGCCGGCTGCGATTGTCAATGGTTGCCCGCATGCCCGGGTCCGGCCACGGCGCACCCACGTAGTCGTACTTCAAGAACGCGTCAATCGCGTCACCGCCTTTGAGCAGCAGCGTGTCGCACTGGAAAATCAGCGCGTGCTCGCATTTGAAGCCGTCCAGCAAGCACTGCCAGAATAAGGGGGCGCCCAGCATGGCGCTGTATTCGCCCGTGGTTAAATTGCGCGGGATCATGCGCACGTAATACACACATTCGTCGGAAATGGCGTCCCGCAGGCCGTCCTTGACAAACCTCTCGTTGTCGGGGCCGTGGAACACGATCAGACCCCACCCCGTGTGCTGCAGCAAGAACATGAAGTTCTTGATTACGGGAATCAAGTTCGGGTGCTCGCGCGGCTCCACAATCACGCAGAACTTGCGCACGGCGTGCTTGGACTGCATGTGCGAGAATGCGTCCGAACCCAAGCCCGCGAACCGCTGCAAATATTGCGACCAAGCCGGCGTGTTCATGTATTGTTTGTTTTGTATGCAGAACAGAAAACCTACGGTTTTCCGAACCTTTATCAGAAAACCTACGGTTTTCCGAACCTTTCCCTTATCAGAAAACCGTAGGTTTTCCTTGTGAAATACGTTCCCAGTTTTGAAGAGGAGGGTTTACGGGAACCTTAGGTTCCCGTGTAGGTTCCCCGGTCAGAAGTCCGGCCCGCCCGTAAATGCCGCCACTTCTTTGGCCGCGGAAGACCCAACTGCAGCGTGCTCTTCAAACTGCGTGACCAGGAAGAATCCGAGCAGCGACGACACGTAGACCAGCAGGGTATCGCGCAACAGCACCTTCAGCGGCTTGGGCTGCGCTTCCTCCTCTTCGTCGGGTTTATTACTGAATCGCATCTCCAGAAATTTGGCTACCAAAAACACGAAGGCAATGATGCCGCTGACAACGTAGACGCTGTTGTTCATTTAATTTGAGGGGTTGGGTTGCTAAAGTGGGTATGCTAAAGTATATACTATTCAAAACGAAACATTTGGCCCTTTTTACGAATTCGTAATTGGATGTAAATGATACACAAATACAACCAAAATAAAAAAAAATTGATTATGTCATGATCCAATCCAATCCAATCCAATTACAGTTGTAAGTAACATGCCGCCTAAGCCTAAGAATAAGAAATCCAACCAAGGTCCGAAAAAACCAATCCCAAACCCAAATGATCACAAGATGTGTCCCATCATGTGGGACCGAAATGAATTCGGCATCTCCATCCTGACAATGGAGAATGCGTCCAGCCATTATCAATGTTACCCCATGGTTTATGTGCCGCTGCGCGAATTCATGCAATGCGGGGAGTTGTGGTCGGTTCTCAAATTGTGCACCGTGTTCTGGGAACCACCCCTATACGGAATCCCGCGAGATCATGCGAAAAATGAAAGAATCAAGGGCGCGTATTTGATTGAGTTTGCATCGGATTTGGCGCCAATCTGCAAGAAATGGGCAAGGGAGTGCATTGAACAATGCGGTCAATGCAGCCATGAAGCATCAAGCAAAGTGTTTGTTCAAATCGTGATATTCAACGAGGCCCGCCAGGCTCGCATAATGGATGCAATTTCACGCCACAACTTGAAGGTTTCCATTTGTGAAGCTACCAATACGTGCACGGTTTAAGCCAAGATTTCAATGTCGTCCAGATCGGGCGCGTCAAAATTCAACCTGCGCGACGGTTCCTCCATGGAGTGCACGTCAAACACGTCCAACTGCACGTCTTCGCCGATCTTGATTCGGTCCAGCCCGCCCTCTTCGTCGTCTTCCTCCTCCTGCATTTTACGCTGCATGTATCTCTCGTTGCTGATTTGTTCCAACCGGTCCTCCGTTTTGGGGGCGTGAATGGCGTGTTCATTATTATTTGTGTCAATCGCGCTGTCCATGTCGTTGAACTTGATGGATGCGTTTGTTGCGTTTGATGCGTTTGTTGCAGTTGATGCGTTTGATGCGTTTAATGAGGGAAACGCGTCCGAACTCGGCTCAATCCCGGCCGCAATGACGGCGGCATCATTTGATTGCGACAGTTCTTGCGATTGTGCAGATTGTGCGGATTGTTGCGCGTCTTGCGCGTCTTGCGCGTGCACCGGCTCTTGCGACACAATTTCCTCCTTAATTTTGATTTCCGTGTGGTCTTCAATGGTTTCATCCATGTAGGTCTTGAGAATCATTTCCAACGGAATGCTGTCCCGAATGCTGTCCAAAATGCACTCCTTGACGATGATCTCCAACTCCCGCCCATTTTTCTGCACCGTCAGGGGCGGAATGCCGCGCTCAAACAGGTACACGTTGGTGTAAAGCTTGCGCGCGCAATGCACGTACACCTTGTGAATGAAGTCGTTCAGTTGCGGCACGTCAATGTCCACCTTCTTCTGTTTGCTCCCCACTCGCATGCAGGTCAAGCTCTTGAGTTGAATGATGTGCACGCACGTCACCAAATCCGCCAAGTAGCCGCACCCGCTGCGATCCACGATGCGCTGTGTCTCTTGCTCAATAATGGTGGCGTTCCATTTCGGCACGCGCGAAAGAAAGTTCTGAAACGTCATCAAGTACTTCCCGGTTTCGTTGTTGGCTTCACACAGTTTCCACGCCTCGTCAAAAATGGACCGAAACCCTTCGGACATCATGGGCGCTAAAATGTTCACCAAGCGGGCGCACCACTCGTTTCGCGATTCGTGCAGGTTGGGAAGAGAGAAATCGTCCATTTAAAGGTTTATATGAATGATATATTTTCTAAACTGTCATTGGAACGAAAAAGCATGAAATGCAACATGAACATCATGAGCAGCCGTTCGTTCCTAAATTCATGGCGCACTTTCTGGAAGGCAATGAGCTTCTCGTATTTTTGTTCCGACGGCAGGTCGGACTCGGGACGGGACTCCAGCCACTGCAACAAATCCGTGCTGCTGTAAGCCCGCTCGTACAAGTCCTGCGCCAACCGAATGATGGTGTTCGCATCATGCTGTGCATGAAACGTCACCGCCTTCTCCAGCCACTCGGCGCGCTGCTGTTTGAATCGCGCCATCGCCGCCCCCGCAAACGTCTTCCCCAGCAAATGCGCGTGCAAATTCACCTGCCTTCCGCCGATCACGGGTTCCGGCACGTGGATTTCGCAGAACCGCGACAAAATGGGGCGCAGCAGCTTGCATTTGTCCTCCACCACGATGAAGAACCGCGTGGAGTGGTTGAAGAGTTCAATGCACCGGCGCAGCGCCGACTGCGCGTCCGTTGTCAATTTGTCTGCATTCAGCAGCACCACGCTTTTGAATATCTCTCCGTCCTTCAAGTCCACGTTTGTTTTCGCAAAAAACTTCAAGTCCTCGCGAATGAACCGGATGCCCTTGCCGTGCGCGCAGTTCACGTGCATGATGTAATCCTTCTGCGCGCCCTTGTCGTTTCCGTAAATGCTGCGAATGAAGTTCCACGCCAGCGTGTTTTTCCCGCACCCGGATACCCCGTGGAACAAGATGTTGGGAATCTTTTTTTGCGCAATGAAGTACTGCAACTTGTGCCGAATGTCGCCGTGGATGTCCAGACGCTCGGCGGACTTCACGACGCGCACGCGTCTTTTTACCTTTACAACGTCACTCATCCGATCCAATAAACAAACACACGGCACATGCCTTTAATATTTATTGCATTGCATTGCATTCATTCAAATGCAGTTCAATAAATCAATAAAATTGATTTAAAAAGTGGAGTCTCTACTATTACCAACGAACGCAGCACGCAATACGCAATACGCAATGTCATGGGCCAGTGTTGTAAAACGTGCCCCCTCCGGCACATCCCAACAGCAACAACAGCAACAACAACAGCAGCAACAACAACAGCAACAACAGCAGCAGGAACCATTTGACTTTGGTTTCGTTGACCAATCGGGTGATATAAAACAGCGGGCATTGGCCACGCTTGCGCGCGAGGAACAAGCCCAATGCAGACCAACCAACATTTACATGATACGTCCAGACGCGCCAAGCGTGTGGCCCATATTCAAAACAACGGAAGAGCAATATCACTGGATGCGCAATCAAGAAAAAAAAAACAGCGACTATTCGGACGAGGTGTTCAACAGCCGCATGCTGGAATGGCGCACGAAGAACAATTGGCTGCTTCCGCCAATGAAAACCGCGGTGACGCAAGAAGAACAGCGCCGCGGGTTTTACGTCAGTTTGGAAGTGGACAAAACCGGCAACCCGATGGTCAAATACGCGACACCGTACAGCAGTGCCCGGGATTTGCAGAATGCGGAACTGGTGAACATGATGTGGTGTCTCATTCATTCCCGCGCCGACAACTTGGTTGCGTGCAAGACGGTGGGCGAATTCAATGCGTTGTTTGATCAGACCATCCGGCTTGAATATCCGGCGTATGAGCGTCGGATGAACCGCATAGTCAACCCGCGCAAACTCTTGTGGCTGTTTTCGCAAAAGGCCAACGTGTTCCCAGGCAAGGCGCGGTTCGGAACCGCTCGCTGGACGGTTGACCCAAATTACCAGTGTCCGGCGCCCGTGTTTGACCCGAAGGTGTACACTAAAAGCATGGTGTTCTTCAACCCGAGCGATGATTATCGCCGCTGCGCTAACGCAGCTAAACCCGTGTACCTTGTTGGCGCAGCGGGCGGACGCGACGAGACGGGCATCTGCGTGGTTGAACGGTTGACACAGTTCGGAGACGAAGCCAAGATTCGCTGGTTGCTTTCAGCCGCACAGCTGCGCAAAATGGAGCGCGTCGTGTTTTCGCCTGATTGCTGCCCGTTTCGCACCTCACATGACTATGACAGCGATGGTTATTATACCGATGATTGGTTATGATGGATGAATATGATTACGCAAATTTATTAAAAAAATTGAATGCATGAAACCTGTATTTTTCATGCAATCAAGCAAATCAAGCAAATCAAGCAAATCACAATCCATGCAATCTCTATTTTACGGAGGGATGTTTAATCCCGCATTGGATGACACCCACGCACAAACGCACGCACAAACGCACGCACAAACGCACGCACAAACGCACACAACAGCCGACAAAATCAACGCAATCGCAATTGCCTCGGAACAGCTGCTTTCCGTTGACAATTGGAAGAACACCAAGGCATTCACCAACAACAATATCCGAAGGGAAACCCAGACGCAGTATTATGTCAAAATGAGTGCTGCGCCGGAAGTGGTGGAACTGGTGAGCCTGGACTCCAAGCCGTTTGGCTCCGTCAGCGAACTAATCATGACCGAATTGTTCCAAATGGCGCCAAGAACGTCCAGCCAGCATGACGGCATATTTGAGGGCCACAAATGCGAAATCAAGTGCGCCCGGTTCTGGGCCGGGAAAGACGAGTGCCGATGGCAGCACATGGAGCCCGACCACGACTACGATTTTGCAATGCTTGCCCTCCTTGATTTCCACGAGTGGAAGGTGTGGTGCGTGGCCAAGACGCATCTCATGGGCGAACTGCGCGAAAAAAAGATCGTCACATTTCAAGGCAAGCAGGGCTGGTGGACGCTGAAATCGGCCATCATGCCGCATCTCACGCCGATCCACGGTCTGGAGTGCTTGCGCAAATTCGTCAGCACCATTCCAAAATAAATAAATATATAAAAACAATGAATGGTGTTATATAATATGTGAGCGATGGTCGTCCTGGAATTATTTCTTTTTTACACTGCATTGATAATCCTGTATTATGTCGCGCGCACAAACACGTAGGTGCACTCCTCCGTTTTTTTCGGAACAAGCGCCGCTGCTGTTGTAGGCTGTGCCTTTTGTGATGTAGGCTGCGCCTTTTGCCCCGGACGCCGGCTGTTGGCCATCGTGAACACCGCATCGTCCAAAAGGCGCCACCCGTGCTCGTCGTGGATCCGGATTACGTCGTCCAGCAAGTCGTACTTCTTGTCGGTCTTGAAGTTCTTCACGCTCCAGCAGCTGTATTTCACACCGAGCCGAATCACGCCCTGAATGACCGGTTTTAAAAACGTGTCCAACCACCGCTTGTACCCCGCCACAATTGTGGCCGTTTGGACGCTCTGCGTCGGCTCGTCCGAATAAAGTTCCAGGTTGTAGTACGGCGGGCTGGTGAGCGCAATGTCATAGGTGCCGAGCTCTTGTTCTTGTTCTTGTTGAAGCGCCACTTCGGCCGGTTTGTTAATCAGTGTGACGTTGGTGAGGCCGAGCTCGTCGCGAATGGCGCGCAGCGCTTCATACGTCTTCGCGCAAGGGTCAATGCCCGTGTAATGCACGTTCAGAGCAGAATGCAGTGCCCCTCCTTCTGCGCTTTTTGCACCGATCATTCGGCCACCCCATCCCGCGCACACGTCCAATACACGCACCTCCTTTAGTTTATCTTTTTCCGCCAAGTAGGCCACCACCTTTTTCGCCATGAGCGGGCGATACATGGTGACCTTGCCCAGCCCGTTGGCGAATGACAGCGAGCGAATGATTTCGGACGCGTAGGGCGTGGAGTGCTGCGCGCGGTTGAATCGCAACGCCTTTTCCAGGCACGGCTGCGTCCACAACGACTCCACGGAATGCCCCTTGTAATTTCGCACGGCGTGGAAGTGCCGCATGTGCTTTCGCAGCACCTTCATGCCCGCCACCTCCGTGGCGGATATGTTAAACACGCTCACAGTTGTGTCCTTTTTTTGGAGCAAGGTCCAGTCCTTCTGTATGTCGGCATCGGTATAAGATTCACGCAGCACACCGTGCGCCGCCAGCTCGGCGGCTAGCTGCGGCAGCATCGCCTCAAACTCCGCGTCCGTTAAACGGGTGAGCGCGTGCTTCTTGTTCAAAATGTCGTTCATCCGGGGTTACGTATCATTACAGTCTATTTACGCGCCCGGTTTAATTCAATTTTAAGAACAATTCTGAAAAAATAATAATATTGTGATAATACATAACAATTGAATGTCAGCCGTTGATCAAAAACAAGCTAAGTTTTTAAAGTATGCACTGGAGAACCATTTAATCGAGAAAGATACACATGGTCGTGTTGAAGAAAGATACAAGGGTGTAATGGGACCTTTTAATTTTCGGTTTTCTGACAGGGATGAGGTGAGTAGTGGGGCGATATTTGATAGACCCTTTCCGAAATGTTATATTGTGGTAAAGGGGACCCCAATCGCAGAAGTAACCATAATAGCAGTCATTCTAAGATGTGTATTTGTTCACGTAGACGAAACTTTTTTTACTCAGGATGAACTTAAAGAATACCCCTTAAAATTTCTTCAGACCGTAACATTACCATTTCTTGATAATATCTGTACTCTAGACTCATCAAACTTAATAGAGAGTATGGAATGGGACGGAAAAGGGTCACTCGGCAGCCCTGACGCTCGGGGAAATAATTACAGGACCTCTATACCCACATCAGGAATATTTCGTTATGGCTACGTCAATAAACCAGATAATAAATTAGCAATGTTAAACTGGGCAAGCGGCCATATTAAAATGGTTGCTAGTGATATTAGGCATGAAAAAGCTGCTGCTTCTGCTGCTTCGTCTGGGGCGCTTTCAACTGGGGCGCTTTCAAGGCGGAAACGCGCGCGTGATTCTGGAGGATCGTCTCGTAAACGAATTTACAAAAAATCCAAAAAATCCAAAAAATCCAAAAAATCCAAAAAGCATAGCTGATGAAACGAGGTGCGCGGGCGCCATTCGGGTCAATGAAAATCCGGGCATATATATCATTCAAACAAGTGCACAATTTAATCAATTTTTTCAATATTCAAAATTAATAATATTGTGATAATATACATTTCCAAAATGCAATCACTTGCGTCTTTTTTTTTTCAAAAGACTAAACCTAACCCATGTGATGATGAAACAATATTGAAGTGTGCTAGCGTGATTGTCGTGAAAATCCTGGAACGTTTAGGAGAATGCAAAACAGAAGCTGAGTTGGACGCTCTTTTGTCATTGTTGGGCAAATCTTTTATTAAAGAATATAATGAATTTACTGATGAGTTTACTGATGAGTTTGGAGGAAAAAAAAAATCGTTAGGAAATATCATTCTTAAATTGAAATCCAAACCCTTTAAGACATACATGCAAGCCAAATTAACAAACCCTATATGCAATGCATTTGAAGAGCAGTTTAATTTAAAAGAATCCACGTTCGATGATATTTTAAAAAAATGGAATGATGACATGTTTAAAGACATGGTGGGCAAGACGTTTGGTTGTATATCAATTTATTTTGTCATTCGCGCAGGTTTGAATGATCCACATGCAGATCGTAGAACAGATCTACATGAACAAATTACATATCAACTTGCTGACATCGCTTGGTTTATAAGATACAATATAAGAGACAAAGACGACGTCGACGAATTGCGTACGTTGTGTTTGTCAAATCCATGGTACAGAACTGAATTCTCCAAATTCTTCGATCCGACGTGCATTTACCAGCAGGGTCATCTTGACGCTTTGGGGGCGCCATACTATATACCGTCGCCTTTGGTTCATACAGAACAATTTCGTAAAAAGTTTGACACTGTTGATGGGGATGAACGGCGCATTCAACGACTAATTGCCTTAAACAAATTGTTCGAAAAAATACCAATTGCCTTATTTGTTGAAGAATTTAATTTTGTTGATATTTTGATTCGTTTTCTCACAATCAAAAAAGGGTTGACTCAGACAACATATGAGTTTCTGTCGTCAGAAGCAATAGACCGTCTACAACTTATACATAAAACGCTTAAACGTTACATGCCAAATTTCGTGAAAGGGAGCGACGTAACGTCAAAAAAAGGTGGTCGGCGGCGCAAAACCAGGACACTCAAATCGCATCATCGCCCCAACAAAACCAACAAAGCCAAACCCCGAAGGGGTTAGGTTAAATGACCACATGCAGTGTCTTCGTATCTTGTTGCACCATGTCTGCAATAAGTTGCTTGAACGAGGTGCGCGGGCGCCATCCCAAAACACGCGCCGCCTTGGACGCGTCCCCCCACAGCACGTCCACCTCGGTCGGCCGGTAGTACTTCGGGTCAATGAAAATCAGGTCTTTGCCGGTGACCTCGTCGTATCCCACCTCGTCGGCGCCCGTGCCGCGCCACTTCAACGTTATGCCCGCCATACCGAACGCCAGCTCAATCATTTCGCGCACGCTGTGCGTTTCGCCCGTGGCCAGCACGTAGTCGTCCGGCGCGTCCTGCTGCAGCATGAGCCACATGCCCTCCACGTAATCCTCCGCGCTGCCCAAGTCGCGCTGCGAATCAATGTTGCCCATGATCAACCGGTCCGTCTCGCCGCGCAGAATCTTGCCGAGCCCCAGCGTGATTTTGCGCTCCACGAAATTGTGGCCGCGGCGCACGCCGCCGTGGTTGAACAGGATGCCGTTGGACGCGTGCATGCCGTACGCCTCGCGGTAGTTTTTGACGATCCAGTACGCGTACAGTTTGCCCACCGCATACGGCGAGCGCGGATAAAACGGCGTGGTCTCGCGCTGCGGCATCTCCTGCACCTTGCCGTACAGCTCGCTGGTGGACGCTTGATACAGCCGGGCGACGGAGTCCAGTCGGTTGTTGCGCACCGCTTCCAGCAGCTTCAGCGTGCCGAACGCGTCCGTGTCGGCCGTGTATTCCGGCATCTCAAACGAGATTTTGACGTGCGACTGCGCGGCCAGGTTGTAAACCTCCAGGCGCTCCATGCACGGGTGCGACGTCTTGATGTCGCTGAGAATCTTGTAGAGGCACGCGCCGTCCGTCATGTCGCCGTAGTGCAACTTCAGCGCGGGGTTGTGAAACAGGTGCTCAATGCGCGCCGTGTTTATCGTGGACGAGCGCCGGATCAAGCCGTGCACAAAATACCGCTTGGTCAGCAGCAGTTCGGTCAAATACGACCCGTCCTGTCCGGTGATCCCGGTGATGAATGCAACGCGCTGCTGCTGGGTTGTGTCCTGGGTTGTGTGCTGGGTTGTCATGAATAATACAATGCACAATGCAGAATAATACAATACACAATACAAACATTAATTGTTTATATGGTTTAAACATAAAAACATCAATGCATGCACATGCACATATGCCGTTGTTGTCGGAGCGTGTATTGGTGACAGGCGGTTCCGGGCTGGTGGGGTCCGCGCTGCGCCACGTGTGTGGGCCGGAGTTGAAATACCAGTTCGTGTTTGCGTCTTCGCGCGACTGCGACTTGACCGATTACGACGCCACGCTGCGGTACTTTCGCACGGTTGCGCCCCGCGCGGTCATTCATTTGGCGGCGGCGGTGGGCGGGCTGTTCAAAAACATGCGGTGCAAGGTGGACATGTTTGAAACGAACCTGCGCATCAACATGAACGTGCTGCGGGTGTGCCACGAGTTGGGGGTGTCCAAAGTGGTGAGCTGCCTTTCCACGTGCATTTTTCCGGATGAAAAAACGAAAGCGGGCCCGATTGACGAAACGATGCTGCACGATGGGCCGCCGCACGCATCCAACGCCGCGTATGCGCACGCCAAGCGCATGCTGGAAGTGCAGTCGCGGTGTTACAGGGAACAACACGGCCGCAATTTCGTGTGCGTCATCCCCACCAACATTTACGGTCCGCACGACAACTTTGATTTGGACGACGCGCACGTCATTCCCGCGCTGATTCACAAGTGCTGCTTGGCCAAGCGGGATGGGGTGCCGCTGGTGGTGGCTGGGAGCGGCGCGCCGTTGCGGCAATTCATCTACTCGCGCGACTTGGCGCTGCTCATCGTGTGGGTGCTGGAGCATTACGACGCGCCCGGCTCGCTCATTTTGTCGGTGGATCCCGCCGACGAAGTGAGCATTGCGCAAGTGGTGCAACACATCACCGATGCCGTCGGTCTAGACAACGACGTCGTGTATGACGCCACGCAAGCCGACGGCCAGTTCCGAAAAACGGCGGACAATTCCAAATTCAAGCGCCTTTACGGCTCGGGTTTTGCGTTCACCCCCATTCGCCAAGGCATTCAGGAAACGGTGCAGTGGTTTGTTCAAAATTACCACACCGCAAGGAAATAATGCAAAAAATTGAATTGACAAGGCAACCCACAAGACAAACAAGACAAACAAGACAAACAAGACAAACAAGACAAACAAGACAAACAAGACAAACAAGACAAACCCCAGGCAAACAAGGAAAGCAAATGTTTATAGGAGAGATTATTACGTTGTTCATTGCCATGTCGTTGGCATTGACCTTGATATTTATCATGCTGTGTTGTGCACCCAAAGAAAAACAAAGATACCCCCGCATGAAAGCATCCACATGCAGTTGTCGCAGTTGCCGAAAAAACAAGTGCCGATGAGATGATTGAACTATAATGTGCATTTATTTTTCCATATTTATTTTTCATATTTTAGTTTTCAACAATTGTTGACAATTAAAAAAAAAATTGAAAGCTGTTTCCAAGTCCTTGAATGAAAAACAGTTTACCAACAACAACAACAACAACAACAACGCAACTCAAATGGCCACCAACAACAACAACAACAACAACAACAACAACAACCACGACTCTGAATTCTCTCTTCCCGTCATCGTTGAAGACGTTGACTTCCAAGACCAGGTCCCGAGCCAAGTCCAGGTCCCGAGCCAAGTCCAAGTCCCGAGCCAAGAAGACCCTGACGTGCCTGTCCTCGCAGACAAGGACACTGTCCTCGCAGACAAGGACACTGTCCTCGCAGTCAAGGACATGCACGTCACCATTGTGCAAGACGACAGCGGTTCAATGCAGGACCAGCGCCGTTCGGTCCTAACCGGCATCAATGAAATCATCGGCGAAATGAAGAACCGTTACCAGGCGCCATGTCCTTACACAGCAACCTTCCGCTTCATCCGGTTCTCGTCCCACGATTGCATCCACATTGGACCCGCAGTTCCGGTGCATGATGTCAAACTCCTGACGCCTGCGGATTTGAAGTGCGACGGCATGACTGCGTTGTGGGATACCGCTGCCAAAGCGGTCAACATCATGAACGCTGAACACGCAGGGGTTTCTGCAACCACCTACATCTTCACCGACGGCGACAACAATGATTCCAAGGAATGCACCCAAACCAGCGTCAATGAAATGATTGCGGACAACAAGAAAAGGAATCCGATGCATTCGGTCTTGTTCATTGGGTCAGACGCATCGGCAAGACGAAATGCCAGTGCCATTGGACTTGACCGGGTGCACTCCATTCAGCACGACGCAGACAACACACCGAACGTGTACCACGCATGCCGACGCGCGCTGGGACGTTGCATCAGCGGGGACACGCAGAGCACCGAATTCAACGATGACGACATCATCTTGTCCGAAACGCCCTCCGAAGCGCCACAACCACAACACCCACAACACCCACAACAACAACAACAACAACAACAACAACAACAACAACAACAACAACCACAACAACCACAACAACCATTCTCCGACTCGCAACCAATCTACGACCAGGAACCAGTCACCGACCAGGACCCATCCGACATCCCATTTTACGACGATCATGTTCCGACAGTGATAAGATGCACGAGTTCCGGTTCCAGATAACCAAGACAAACAAAAAACAGAAAAAAATTGTAAAAAATATATAAAGGTATCAACATTTTTTTTCATGGTTGTTCGTTCATGTTCATTTATTTATAAAGACATAGATACACATAGATACACCATGAACCCCATTGAAGTAGAACCAGCAGCACCAGAAGCACCAGAGGCCGATGCCAAGGAATTCTTCGTGTATTTACTGGAGTCTTCGTGCAAACGCGCCACCTATGTGGGCGCCACCGTGAACCTGGAACGCCGCCTCAGACAACACAACAAGGAAATCAGCGGCGGAGCGCATGCAACCGGGGCGAAAGTGGCCCGCGGCCAAACATGGCGCCGCGCATGTCACGTGACCGGCTTCCCCACTTGGCAAGCCGCCCTGCAGTTTGAATGGCGGTTCAAGCAGCTCACGCGCCGGGAGCCGTCCATCGCTACGCAGACGCCGCTGGAACGCCGCAAATCCGCGCTGCAAAAACTGCTGAATTTAACACAGTCCACCAGTAAGGCGATCCCGTACGCCGCGTGGCCCTCCGGCGGCCCCGTCGTCATCTGGGAATGAACCCCACCTAGCTTAAAAAAAGGCACCAGCGTTGGATGACGTCACGGGTGCAACCGCGTTGGTTTGTGGCGTGAATTCGGTCATCCTACACCACATTTGAGAGATATTCGTCCAATATTTCTCTCTAGACGAAATTGTTAAAAACCACAAACTCCAAATCACCACTGCATTTATGGTCCGGTGCGCATGCGTCCCAAAAAGTTCCGCAAAACACCTAGTGCGCGTCGAATTTTCCCAAAAGTGTTTCGTCGATCTCATTTTTGGACATACCTTTCATGTCCATTTCTCAAAACTTTTTCGACTCTTGTGCAAATTCGAATCGAAAAAATAACAAAAAAGTTATCAGATCTAGACGTGTATTTATGAGAGCATAATGCAGCGCTTAAAAAAAGGCACCACGGCGGACGATTTTTCGGCCCAAAAAAAACTTAAAAAAAAGCACCAAAACGCGTGCATTTGGGGGGACAAGAGCCTATAAAACAGCCTACGAAATAGGCAAAAATAGGCTCTTTTTCACTGAAAAATAGGCTAAAATAGGCTAAAATAGTCAGCACCCCCTAGCGAAAAAGCCTAAATAGGCTGGCGATAGGCTGATACCATTTACACGCAGACAATCTTCAAATAAACGTGAAAAAACGCTTAAAGCATAAATTTTAATATTGTCATTATTATATACAACTCTCTCTCTCTCTCAAAGTGTTTTGCAATGGACCCCAAACCACCGAAGTATGTTTGCGAAGCATGCGAATATCACTGCAACAAAAAGAGCCACTATATACAGCATTGTGAAACTGAAAAACATAAGCAAATATCTAATAAAGCAAAGTTTGTTTGCGACGCATGCAACTATTACTGCAACAAAAAGAGCCACTATGTGCAGCATTGTGAAACTGAAAAACATAAGCAAACATCAAAAAAAGATTGTGAACCGACAGTCGAAATGAACACGTTTATGGAATCCATGATAAAAATGCACAAGGATATGCTGACCACGTTTGTGGAAACAATGAAAGAAAAACCCGCACAAGTGGCGCATGTGACGCACACAAATAATACGATTAACCACAACAATCAGTTCAACGTGCAGGTGTTTTTGAACACGGAGTGCAAGGATGCGGTCAAGCTGAGCGATTTTGTGAAAACGCTGAAAATCACGCTGCAGGATCTGGAATTCACGAAGACGAATGGCATCGTGGAGGGCGTGGGCTCCATTATCGTGAATAATTTGAAAGGCATGGACGTGCACAAGCGGCCGATCCACTGCACGGACGCCAAGCGCGAGACCATGTACATCAAAAGCGACGAATGGATGAAGGACGACATGCACGAGCAGGTGAAGAAGTTCATTTACATGACGTCGTGCTATCAAACACGCGTCATACAGGATTGGATGGAGGCTCACCCGGGTTGGGAGAACAAGGAGAAAATGCACATAGAGTATCAGAGCATTTGCAAGGAGCTGTACAAGAACATTGAGAAGGACGACGCCGCGCACCGCAAAATCCTGAAAATCATTGCGAAGGAGACGCACATCAACAAGGCGGAACTGATGGAACTCATGCACTAAGGCACGATACCACAAGTTACAAAAATCCAAGAACACCGGCACCTGCTTCTGGTTCCATGTATCCCCGGTTCTTATTGGTATTGTTGCCATTGTTGCCATTGTTGCCATTGTTGCCATTGTTGCCATTTTTGCCATTGGTTTCCTTGCTGCCATTGTTGCCATTTTTGCCGCTGCGGGATCCATGGTACATGTGGTGGTGAAACACGTTCACTGCCCCAGCGTGTTTGTGGTTGTGGCTGTGTGATTGAGTCGTCGTGCCGTCAATGGGTGCGTCCTTTCCAGGGACAAACAGTTGTTCGGATTTCTGCTTGTCGTTGGAGCACAACGTGTCCATTTTAACAAATTTGGAGTAATCAATGATGTATTTTGGAGGCTTGGTCTTCTTCTTGTTTATGTTGGTAATGTAACATGGATCTATGTTGGTGACGCCGTCAACATACGGTTGCCCCTTCGTTATGGGCGGGCAGTAGTATCCCGCTGGGCTGTTTTCAAGCCCCCGCAGTGTTTTGTTTTTTGGGTTGTAATCAAAGCACCCCTCCGCAAAATTGTAGATGTCATCATCGGGAAACGGTTGGTTTCCGTCATCCGCTGAATAGCACCCTGGAATCACACACTTGTTATTACCGATTTGGATCGTTTTTAACTTGCACGTGCTGCAGCTGGGTCCAGAGGGACTGGAGCCTTGGCCTTGTCCTTGGTCGCCAGCTTGTTGTGCCAACATCTGGCACACGGTGTCATCCGTCTCGCATGTCAAGTATTTTTCACTGGTACCGGTTGGCTGTTGAAATTTGTAGCTACCATACGCGAGGCATTTCGTAGGGTTGTTTGGAATGTCATATTTTACGCAATCGGCTGTGTATGTGTAGTAACCGCATGTCAAACACGATTGGGCATCAATTGTGTAATCCTTGGGTCGGAATGCAGCGCAGTATTTTGTGCTGTAATCCGGTTCGCCATTTGGCAGCGTGGGATTAACACAGTTGCCGTCAATTGCTGCCATGGGGTCAAACACGGATTGCGTTTTTCCAATTTTCACGCACTTGTCCTTGTTGCAACCCGCAACAGGTATCCTCACACGGTCTCCTTTGTATCGGCCGCTGGTGGATGCGATGCCCTTCTTTTGTGTAGTGGTTGACGAAACTGCGGTGGTTGTGTTATTGCGGTTTTCAAACGCCTCGGCCAGTTTGTCGTGTTTCAGGAGCAGGGTGTCCAGCAAATGGTCATGGTCTGAGCTGCCATCGGCGCTGCCAGCGTGGCTAGAGGCGTTGCGCTGCCCTGCGGCGGATGGGTCTGAATTCGGGGGATTTTTGCGGCGCATTTCATGCGTGGCGAACCCTTCTTCTGCATTGGATAAAGGGACCAATAAGATCACCACGCACGCAGCAATCACCAGCACGCTAAACAACACAAAGTAATTCATGTTTCGGAGACAATCCTATTATATAATTATATATTTGCGAATATAATTATTTTTAATGAATTGGGCCGCTCATAATAAGGAGGGGTTTGGATTAATGCATTGGGTTTGGATTAATGCATTGGTTAAGGAGGGGTTTGGGGGCGCTACGCTTAGTACCTTGGTTCCCCCTTAGCGGCAGCAGTAGCTGTGCAGGCTCTGCGTGTACGGGTTGCTGCGGAAGGCGTCCAAAATGTCGGGATTAATTCTCTCGCACTCAATGGCGTTGCGCGGGTAGTGCTGCGGCATGCGCGCCTTGCCGTACGTTTCCACGGACGGCGGCATGTTGACCGTGTTCGGGCCCGGTGCAGCGGCGCCCATGTAGTTGTTCGTGTTGACGTTCTGTTTGCGCACGCTCACATTGGCGTCGTGACTCATGAGGTTCATGTTGCCCTGGTTCGTCCACGACGTCTGCACCTTGTTGCAGTTGTTGCGCTGGTTGTAGGCGGCGTTGTACACTTGGTTGCCCATGTGCGCCCCCGCGCCGCCGGCCGAGCCCATGTACTCCACGTCGGTGGTCGTGTCGCGCTGGTTCTCCACGGGCTGCTGGTCCGCCACCTGGTAGCCCGCGTTCGTCTGGCGCTCAAAGTTCAGATGGTTGAAATCCAGCAACGTGGTCGTGGTTTCCTTAATCGTGGTGGGCAGGCGGTCGGCGGGGTTGAACACCGTGCCCGCCGGCACCGTCGTCCCCGCATTCGCGTAGGCGCGCAGGTTGCCGATGACGTTCTCCTTGCGCGACGGGCGCACCACTTCCAGGAGCGGCGCAACCACGGCGCGAATGGCGCCAAAGACGCCGCCCATCGGCACCGCGTTTGCGGTGGTGCTGCGGTTGTTGTGCAGCACCTTGTATCCCAGCCGCCCGTGGTCGGCAACCGACGCGGGCCGCTGGTCCGACGCCGCCATGTTGATGGCGTGGTGCTTGCTGGGGTCCACCTGCTGCCGCTTGGACGGCTCCACCGCGGGTGCGGCGTAGGTGGCCGCGCCGTTTTGCTCGGACCCCGCGCCGAAGTACTCCGCCGTGGTGGAGGGGCGGTTCACGAAGCGGTCGGCCTCAATCGGCCGCGCGGTTTGCGCCTTCTCCAACCCCGTGGTGGTCAGCCAGCGGTCGGGCGTGTTCAAGAAATACGTGTCGGGCAGGTGCTTCTCCACCTTGCCCTGCGTGGCGGCGCTGGGCGCGTTCTGAATGTAGTAGTACGCCGGCCCCTCGTGCGTCTCCAGCCCGAACGTGAGCTTGGGGTTCGTCTTCACGCGCAGCTCGTCCACGTTGCGGTCCACCCACTTGTCGCGCGCGTCCATGCCGGAGTTGAAGCCGCCGCTGCCCACGTCGGTGAACCCCTTGTCTAAACCCGGCGCCACGTGCACCTCGTCCCACGGCTTCACGTTGGACATCTTGCTGGACGGCATCTGGCGGGACTGCATGAAGTCGCTGGTGTTCGGCGTGCCGTACACGTAGTTGTAGTTCTCCTGCGGCTTGAACAGCGGGGCGGTCTCGGACTTGCTCACCCACTGCGACCCCGCGCCGTTCATGGTGTCCAGCACGGACTCCTGCACGTTGGCGTCGGCGGTGCGACCGCGGATTTTGGCGCCGAAGAAGGGCGCCATGTTGTTGTGCTTAAACTCGGCGGCGTCCATGGGCTTGCCCGTCAGCGACATGACCTGGCGGCGCTGTTGATACGTGTCACCGAACTGCGTTTTGCCGCCGAAGTCGGCCCCGCCGTTTGCCACATTCTCAAACACGGATTGCTCGTAGTACTTGTCCGTGGCGGCGTTGGGGTTCGGGAAGTTGGAGTACTCGTTGGCGTCGTAGCCCGTCTTGGGCTTGAACACGGGGTAGTTGTCGGGCGGGACCGCCACGTTGGGCATGGAATTGACGGGCTTGCCCATGTTTTCGTAGCCCTCTTTAGAGGCTAAAGGCATTGGGCCGCTATTGCCACCGCCATTGCCACCGCCATTCTTCTTTTGGTTGGACAACAGATACGCGCTGGCCAGACCAATGAGAGGGATTGCGAGTTCAGCCATTAAATGTGTTAATGTGTAAATAGATTATGTATATTATGCAATGATAATATGTTATGCATGCATTACGAAAATAAAATAAAAAATTGAATTACTTTCATAAATCATGACAGGATCATCCAGAATCCCAATCCAATCCAATCCAATCCAATGTCATCCCGTGCCGCCTTGTTCCGGAATTCTTCAGTTCGCAATTATGAATTTGAGAGATATTTGACGTCGTCAGAACCCAAACCAAGCGGGCCCATCATCACGGTGGACAGCACGCGCTCATATGTTATGACGCTGCCCCTCTCCTACTTTGTGTCAACCCGCGGAATAAGATCCAAGGGCAAAGCGGACGCCATGCCCTACGAAAGTTTCCGCATTATCAACGTGCAGCATCGCGGCGGCAATGCGCACTCCTTGGTGCTGATCAAGAGCCGCGCCATTACGACCAACCCTCACAACATTGCCATCTTTGAATCCAACGGGCGCAACGGCTTCTGCGGCATCCGCATCGTGGATGACCATGTTAAAAAAAACGTAACCCGGGCTTACACCTCCATCTCCCCCGAATACAACATCAACTACGGCACAAACACTCACAATCCCGGTTATTGCGGCATTTACGGCATCATCTGCATTGTCGCCCTTCGCCATTACCGCAGCAAGACCGGCGCCCTTTGGCTCGCAAAATGGAACAAATTGCTAACGTATATGAGCCGCTGCATTGACCGCAACGCCGGCTGCTTGGGCGTGGACCTCGCCGCTCAAGTTCAGGAAATCATTGCCACCACACCGGCTCATTCGTCAGCTGAAAAAGAAATTGTTGGAGCCATTCGGTCCTGCCTTGCCGTCAATCCCACAACATCATATTCGTTGGTTCTTTGAAGTTTCGCAAAGGAGAGAAATTTACTGTTGTCATTTTTTTTATTCATTGGGTTCTTTTATTTTTTATAGTAAACCAACGTGTCATTGTAAAATACAGCGTATATCAAACCAAGTGATACAAAATTGGATAGCCAGCACCATAAACTGCCCCACGTGTTGGTTTCATGATATAATGCGTATGTGATTGCGGCACTAATGCACATTAATGCGTATAAAACCCACTCCTTGTTTGCAACAAATTTGACGGACAAGAATAGAAACCATATCAACATGATGGGGGGTGGATATTTCAACCAGTTCCAAGCTAAATGTCCATTTGAAGAAGAGGGGGTTGAACTGAAATCAATCTTACTCCAGGGTTTTAATACCAGTGTAATCATGCCAAAACAGATGTATCCTGCAAGAGACGCGTATTTCACATTATTCAGGGTGTTTGAAATAGACAAAATCCCCAAAACGGGCTGCAATGCAATCAGCATGAATGCAATTTGGGATAACAGCCGATTGGAAAAGGTTTTACTCCAAACAAAATATTCAATCAGTTGCATAGACATCCATGTCTGTATGAATAAAAAGTTGGCAAGGCCCAGCTTGTTATTAAAATAAGCAAACACACAAGCGAACAAACCCAACGTATATGTGTTTAATGAAACATTCGCATTCCAACACATTTCACAATGAAATATGAAAAATATGAAAAAAATATATACATTTACATATTTTTATATTTTCATTGTCATGATTGCGTAATATTTTCATTTATCATTTATCATTTTTTGACCTTGACGATTTTCTTCGCACCAGTTCCGGTTGAAGCCGAACCTGTAGTTGATGCAGCCGATACGCGTTTCTCCTCCTGTTTCACGTATTCCGCGCGCAACTCCGCCAAATCGGCCAGCCACAGCTGCTCAATGCCGGTGCCTTGTAGCGCGGCATGCTGTGCTTCCTTCTGCCCCTTCTCCTTCAGCAGCTTTTGCACGTTTTCCTCGCTCACGCTGTCCATCGGCAGCTTCAACAAGTACTTGTACTGCTCGTCGCCTTCCATGTGGTCATAGCCTTTGGACTGTAACATGGCCGTCAGTTCATCGCCGCGCTTGCGCCTCAAGTCAATGCTGCCGTCCAGCAGTTCCTGGATGTAGCGCGCCTTATTAGATAAAAGGAGGAGCTCCGCCGCCATGGCCGCCAGCTGGTGCGTCTTGCGCTCATTATAAAGTTTTAATCGCGTGGCGTAGTAGTCGCGCACAATGTCGCGCACGTTGCCGTACTTCTTCAGCTGGTCCTGGCTGTCAAACAGGTGCATGTTGCTCGTGGATTCCGTCGTATAAAGCTTCAGCAGCTTTTCAATCGCGGTGCAGCAGCCGTGGTCCACGATTGCCATAAATGCGGGACCTGCGAGGTCAGCCGTGGCCGGAAACGTGACCGTGAAATCCACCACCGTGTCCGTGCTCATGTCCACGTAGTCTTTAATCGCGCCGGTTTCAATGAGCGACTCCAAGTGCTTCTTGAAATCTTCCGTCCAATAACCAACCGGGAGCTCCGTGACGCGCACCTGCTTCTTCGCGGCATCCACGGTATGAATACCGCGAATCAGGAACTTACCAGGAGCGGCGAGTGGCGTGATGGTGCCTTTGAACCCGCGGTAATACGGCTCAATTGGGCCCCACTCTGCCTCCGGCTTTTGCAGCAGCATGTTCCCGATGTAGTCAATGATTTGCAGCGGATTGTGGCACATGATGTCCGTGCTGAACCCCGTGCCGATGCCTTTCGTGCCGTTGACCAGAACCATCGGCACAATCGGCGCATAAAAGGTGGGCTCCACCATCTGGCCGTCGTCGTCCAGATACTCTAATATGGCGTCGTCTTCCGCGCGATAAATCAACCGTGTGATTGCATTCAGCTGCGTGAAGATGTATCTTTCACTAGCAGAATCTCGGCCGCCGCACAACCTCGTCCCATACTGCCCGTTGGGCTCAAACAAGTTGATGTTGTTGCTGCCGACGAAGTTCTGCGCCATGCCGATAATGGCCCCGTTCAGGCTGGCCTCGCCGTGGTGATACCCGGAGTGCTCCGACACGTAGCCGCTGAATTGCGCCACTTTGATTTCCGTCTTGAGCCCGCCCTTCTTGAACGCCGCAAACATGATTTTGCGCAGCGAGATTTTCAGGCCGTCCATGCCGTTTGCAATGGAGCGCTGGTTGTCGTAGATGGAGAAGTGCTTCATCTCGCGCGTCATGAAGTCCTCGTACGTCACCTGCTTGTGGCTGGTGTCCAGATGGTCGGCGCGATTATACGTGGACAGCCACTCCTTGCGGTCGTCGGCGCGCTTCTTGTTGAATACAAGGTCAATGGCGTCGTCACTCGGTTCGCCCGTATAAGCGAAATCCACGATCTTCTTGTGCTCAAAGTACTCGCGGAATTCGCGCCCCGTGCTGGTGCCCAGACCCTTGTAGTACTTGACGTGCCACGACGACACGTCAATTGATAAGCCACCAGCTGCACCAGCGGTTTTCCACGCCTCAAACTCGCCCTCGTTATAAAACACACGCTCCTGTGCGCCTTTGCGCGCCTTCAGAATCGGCGTGTTCATGAACCCGATGAACCCGGGGATGTGCGTGAGGGTGGGCCACTCGCTCTGAAACAGGTTGATACCGAGTCCCTTGATGTGCGACCCGTCCAAATCCTGGTCCGTCATGAACAGCACCTTGCCGTATCGCAGCCGTTTGGCCACGTCTTCCGCCGTGTAGTCGCGCCCGTTCTCCAGTCCCAGGATGCGCTTGATTTCCGCGATTTCCGTGTTTTCCGCAATGCGCTTCACCGCCTCGCCGCGCACGTTCATGAACTTGCCCTTGACGGGATACACGCCGATGGTGTTGCGGTCCTCCTTGCTCAAGCCCGAGACGATGCCCGCCTTGGCCGAATCTCCCTCGCAAAAGATGATGGTGCACTGCCCCGACTTCTCCGTGCCCGCGAAATTGGCGTCAATGAGTTTCGGGATGCCGCGAATGGTGCGCGTCTTGGCGCCGTCCGTCTTCTTCGCCGCTTTTGCCTCCTTGACTTCCGTCAGGGCGCAGGCCGCCTCCATGACGCCCATCTTCGCGACTTTTTCCACGAACTCGTCGCTCACGGTGCAGGCCGACCCGAAGTTCGCGCTCGTCGTCGTCAACTCGTCCTTCGTCTGGCTGGAAAACGCGGGGTTCTCCACGTCGCAGCGCAAGAAGAGGGTCAGCTGCTCCTTGATCGTCGCCGGCTTCACGTCCACCTTCTTCTTGAGCTTGATAAACGCCGCCAACTTGCGCAACAGCTGGCCCATGATGTATTCCACGTGCTTGCCGCCCTTGGACGTGCAAATGCCGTTCACGAACGACACGTGCGCGAACTCGTCTGTATTCGTGAGGCACACGGCGTATTCCCAGCGTTCTGAGGGCGCCTCGTATACGCGCTTCACCTCGGGGCGAATGTAGAGGCCGATGTACTGCTTGAAATCCTTGACCGGCACAACGGCGCCGTTATACTTGACACGGATGCTGCGGTCCGTCACGGCGGCGATGTCATACACGCGCTTCGTGAATAACGCGGTCATGTCGGGCGTGAGTCCTGCAATGCCGAGGCGCGCGTAGTCGGGACGGAACGAGATGCGCGTATAAGGTTTTTTGCTGGCGGCAGCAGTGCATTTGGTGATTTTTGGCGCGCAAATCTCGGTCAGATTCGCCTTGAATTCCTGGGTATACTTGAGACCGCGCACGTGGTCCACGGTTTCCACGGAGCCCCACGTGGACCACACGAGCACGAGCTTGAATCCGAAACCGTTCTTCCCGCCGACGATTTTCTCCTTCTTGTCTTCGGCGTAATTGGTGGAGGTGCGCAGGTGCCCGAAAATCATCTCGGGGATCCACATCTTGTGCTCGGGATGCTGCGCGATGTCAATGCCGTTGCCGTCATTCGTCATGGTGATTGTGCCCGTTGCGGCGTCCACCTCCACTTCAATGGACGTGACGGGGAGCGCATTGGGCTTGCCGTCCTTGATTGCCTGCGCTTGGCGGATGACATGGTCGCGCATGTTCACCAAGCCCTCGTCCACCAGCTTGTAGAGCGCGGGGATGTGCGTGAAGGTCGCCAGGCCGATAGTCGTCTCTGCCGCACTTAAGCCAGTCGCTGCGCTTAAGCCAGTCGCTGCGCTTAGGCCAGTCGCTGCGCTTAGGCCAGTCGCTGCGCTTAGTGCCGTGTATTCGGTGCACTCGGTGAGCTGAATGGACCCAATGTAGGTGTCGGGCTTCTTGAGAATGTGCTCCAAGTCCGTCATTTTCTGATACTTGCTTGACAAAGATGATGATTCGGTTGCTGTTGTTGCCATTGTGTCTGATTGTCTTTATGAAATAAAGGGATGCATTACATCCGTTTATTCGCTTTAAGTAAATTCAATTTTTTGTTTTATTCTCACTATCCGACACAAACTTGCCCGAACCCGAAACTTGTTTGAATATTTCCAGCGCATTTTTAATGGCAGCGTGCATGTCAATGTATTTGTACTGGGCAAGTCTACCCACAAATATGACGCTGTTGCGCTGCTCTTCTTCAACGGCAAGCTGTCTATATTTTTCATACAGCGCCAAATTTCTCTCATTGGGCACAGGGTAATACGGCTCCCCTTCATCCGTGGTGTATTCACGCACGATGGTTGTGCTTGCGTTGCGGATTTTATCCCGATTTTGAGGCAGGTGCAAATACTCCACGGACCGCGTGTACGCAACATCGGGAGAAGGCTCGTTGACCACAATGTTGCTTTGAAACAGGCCTACCCCTTGCAACCCGATTTCTTCAAACCGTATGCTTCGGTACTCCAGCTTGGGACATTCTGGGTCATCAAAATACCGGTCAATGGGCCCCGTGTATATCAACAATTTGCGCCCCTTGATACAGTCTTCGCCCTGTACCGTAAAGTAGTCGGTGTTCAGTCGCACGGTGATCAAAGGGTGGTTCAGCAGGTTGGCAACAAATTCGGTGTATCCATGCAGCGGATACAGCTGATACTTGTCGCTGAAATATCGGCAGTCGTGATTGTTGCGTATGGGAATCCTTGCCAGCACGCTGGGGTCCAGCTCGCTCGGTTGCTTGTTCCACTGTTTTATTGTGTAATGTTTGAACAGTCTCTCATACAACACCTCTCCCACGCGGGACTTTGCCATTTCTTCGCTGTTGCGTATTCCGTTCGGATATTCCACCTGGTTCTCTTTCAACCAGGCGTCCATGTCGTCCGTGGTTTGCAAATGCGTGTGCAGCAATTTATTCACCGTTTCAATGTTCACGGGCACGGGCACGTGCTCTTCAACCCCTTCGTCAGTTTTCACCCGTGCAACCACCTTGTGCACGTACGGAATCCACGTGCCAAACTGGGTTATGTATTCATACGTTTCGTCATCGTTGGTGTGAAAGATGTGCAGACCGTACTTGTTCATCAAGATGCCGTCCTTGTTCATGTAATCGTGGCAATTTCCGGCGATGTGATCGCGTTTATCAATGACGAGCACGTTTAGATTGAGCACCCGCGCAAATCGGTCTGCAAGAACTGCGCCGCTGAGACCTGCGCCCACAATCACAATGTCGTAGTCGTGCGACATGCCTTTACTATGTTTTTATTATTAAACCATGCATCATGCTTTAATATCTAATTGTGATTGTCTTTATGAACCGGGGGGGTGCACGATTGAGACTTCCATGCTTGGAGACAGGCTTTGTAGTAGAATGAGACACCGTTCCCTTCATAATACCTTTAAACTTATTTTCTGCAGCTTGTGATTTGCTTATTCCAGTATGCTTAGATGGTTTAATTGATTGTCCTTGTGCTTGTGCTTGTGCTTGTGCTTGTGCTTGTGCTTGTGCCCCCAACTCTTTAACTCTAGCCAATATTGCTTGGAAATCGGCATTCGTAGCAGGGGATGCAGCAGGGGCATTCGTAGTGGCATTCGTAGATGCAGATGCAGATGCAGATGTAGTGGTTTTTTTGGGACCGCTTCCTCTGCGAGTGCGATTGGCGCGACGGTGTCGGCGATACGTTTTGGCCATTTTTTTATGCATTGTGTAAATATTTTATTTTGTTCATCGTCGTTTGACTGTTTTGTTTCGTTTGAATGCCCTTTTTTTGGTTTTGGTTTGGCGTTTCCCGCCCTTTTGTGATTGTGATTGTGTCTGTGGTGGACGCCGCCTCGTGATCATTGCACGCAATCTACCGCGAAGTTGATTGCGCGACCCGGAAACAAATGCACGCAACGCGCGGCGAGCCTCTGGAGTCCTGCAACGCAATCTTTCAAATAATCTTTCAAATGCACGTGAATGGGACCGTGACGCATCATTAATTACCCGTTGGGGAATTTCCAAAATGTGGTCAAGTTGTTGCAGTACTCGTCTCAACTCGTGTGCATCATGTGATCGGTTTGCACGATCAATTGATGCAAACAAACGAAGTAAACGGGGCCGATCACAATTTTGCAAAATTATTCTTAATTGTCGTAGTTGTTGTTGGTCTCGTCGTCGTTGTCGCATTTGATTTAGTTCCCCGACGTTGTACGCGCGCGGTAGCGGTTGAATCGTATTCAATACTACATTAGCATTGGGTCCAGCATGGGCTGCAATCTGGGATCTCATGAGTCTATTCACCACATTCGCCACATCATCATCATCATCATCATCATTACCATTAAGTAATCCTCCAAAATCAAAATCATCATCATCATATCGTTCTTGTGCTTCTGGTTCTGGTGGGAACATCCGAAACCGATCCGCCTGATGAAAATTCACAGAGCCTGCTCCGGATCTCGCCGGCATGACTAGATCGGGCCCAGTTGGTGGCTGAATAGGTCCCAAATTAGGATTTAGTCCAGCAATTTCATCTCTAGCATTTGCATCAACGACCATTTGATTTTGATTTTGACTAGTAGTACCTTCATCCGCACCATAATCTTCATCCACATAATCTTCATTCACACTATCATCCATTTTTATGTTAAAAATATATTTATGTATACATGTAATAAATATATAAATATAATTATAATTAATGCAATGTCGGGCTACAATTATTATTCGTTAAAGAAGTGTCGGTGTTATCAGCCGATCAACAAGAAGTTGGTAGAAACGGGGAGCGGCGGCGAAGTTATTCCCATCGTGGTCAACTTCAAAGTGTTTAGCATCAACATTCGCACCGCCACGGCGCAACGCAACGATTCGTTCACGCAGGCCAACCGACCGCTGAATGTTTACAAAAGTTGGACGGGTGCGCCGGCGGGATACGGCCAGTCCATCCGGAATCAATTCAACTGAGGTTTGGCTAAACCACCCCAAAAAAAATCAATTGCACCTTCTTTTTTTTTTCTTTCGTTAAAATATAATACACCAATCAAATTCAATGGGAAGAAACTACACGCGTTCGGAGGACGGCCTCTACCACATTCACGGCAAGAAGTACGAATACATTCGCGGCTCTCGCGCTCAAGTGTTCCACGGCACCGCGTATAAGACCGACGGTACTCCCGGTCTCACCCGCGACAAGCTGCTCATGAACAAGAACGGCCGCATCGTGAGCGCCAAGAAGCACGCCACCGCGAAACGGGAGAAGCGCTTGGAAAAGCACGGCTGGACCGCCAAGAAGGGCAAGTTCGGCGCCGTTCGCATCTCCGATCTTAAGAAGACGCGGAGCCGCAAGCGAAGGCATTGAATCAGTGAATCAGTTAGAAAATGAATTGGTCAAATGATGTCAATTCATTTTTTTTATTTTTTTTCAGTGTCGCACTGTGCGCACGTGCTTGCGTTTGCCCTTGTTTGGCGTCGCGCGTCGGGTCTTATGCAAGGTCTCGCGACAATACCTGGATCTAATGGTTGCATGATGCAACCATCGGCAATGCCGGCGTCGTTTCCGGGTGTGCATATGACTTCTTCCTCCTCCTTGTCCTCCTTGTCCTCCTCCTTTCATTTTCAGCCTGGCGAGCGCGTAATACTCCAGCAGGATGCGCCCAATCTCTTCTTTTACCGCAACGTCATACCGGGCGTAGTCGTTTTGTTCGTCCAATTCGGGTGCATTCGGCAGCAGCATGTATTTCACCAGGGTTGGAAACACGCGACGCTTCGTCTCGTCGTCGTATATTTCATCCTGCACACCCACAAAGTGTGCCGTCGGAACCACCCCGCCCGTCCGCTCAATGTGCAGCTGAATCGGGGGCAGCAACACGTCGGACAAGTGCGCGCCACCGGATCGTTTGAGGAACACGTCGCCGGGTTGCGGGTGCACGCCCTTCAGCGCGTCGTGCAAACGAAGCATGGTGTGCGACCGAACCGGCATGTGCGCGAATCCAATGGTTTGATTCCTGTCCGGATCAGCGTCCAATATTTGCGTCATTTTGGACCGGAAAAATTCTTCCGTGTCCATCGTGAAGTGTATCCGTTCAAACACTTTGTTCAACCATTTGTGGCATTTGTGGGATTTGTCGGGTTGTTCTTGGCGCAACCCAACCAACGCCAACCCCCGCATGTGCGCGGTGAGGTTGAACCGGCATTTCATGCTCCTGCCTTTATTGAAAAACTTGATGAGCTCGTTGCCCGTGGCCGATTGAAATTGCACGGGTGCCCGATCCCCCAGCGGGTCTGGAAACGCCACGATTTGCCGCCCAATGCTGCGAAGCTGCTTCAAAAAATCGGCGCGGTCTGCCCCGATTTGCGCCGCGGTGTCAACGCTGATTGCCGCAATGTTGCCCTGCTCCAAATAATACTTTGCGTTCAAGGCGTCCATGGTTTTGCGCAACGTCCCGACCGCAGCAATGAAGCCGGCCCGATCAAACCCTTCGGGGTTGTTCCGCAGCAGCTGCAGCAAATACACGTCCAAGAACGCGCGCAGACGGACAAAGTCCTTCGGGTTTTTGCGCGCCATGAAGATGCGGATAAACAACGACTTGCCTTCATCGCAGAAAATGCAAACGAGGTCCAGCATCGTGGTTTTCATGGACACCATGTTGTCGGAGGTGTACTGGCGCGCAATCATGTCGTCCAAATCGGCCGGAGGGTCAATCGCGTCGGGTTGGTAGAGAGAGGTTCGGTACAACTCCGCAAATTCTTGGAGCTCCTTCTTCACCAAATCAATGGGCTGCATGTGATAGCTGTCCTCCTTGCACAGACCCGCCCCGCATGCGGGGTGCATGATCTGCGAAAAGCATTTGGTTTCTTGCGTGACCAGCTGCACTTTGGGGTTCTTCTGCAGCCGTTTGCTGATGAGCTGGGTGTTGGCGTCCTTCTTGCGGTTGCCGTACATGAACAGCTCAATGTGCTCGTCCGGAAACGACGGGGACAGCAGGAACTGGAACTTTTTAACCTGCAACGCAAGCGCGTCCGGGCGGTTGTAGCGCATGGGGCGCTCAAAGAAGTTGTCGTATAGAATCATCATGTAGAGAGAAAACAGGAGTAAAAATGGTCGCGACACGTCGCCGAACACGAAACAGTCAATGTCGTTCATCTGAATCTTGTCGCATCTCTCTTTCACTTGCGCCATGTTGGCGCCCGACTCCGCGATCACTTCCTCCGCGAACAGCTGCGCGTCGGCGTCCTGCCGAAACCCTTGAATGTAATGCGACACCGCCGCCCCACCGCTGGCCACAATGTGGCCGCCGCTGTGTCCGCCGCTGTGATCGTTTAGTGCTTTGTTCACCGCCGTCAGCGCCGCGACAATCACGTCGGTTCGTTTCACCGGAAACCGGGTTTTATCGGACATGATTGCTTCCAGTGCGCCGGTTGCGTCCGCGCTGTCACACCGGTGCGCAACCTGATTGAAATACGCGCCGTATTGACCGCTTGGAAAAATGTCCGAAAATCGCAGCTGGTCCGCCGTTTGCACGGCCGGATTCTGCATAATCGCCGTGAGCGCATGTTTCTTGATCGCATTTTGAATACTTTCTACGACCAGCAATTCTGCAAAGCCGTCGCACACGCGTTGAATAATTGTGTTTGGACTTTCGATTGGATTGCTTGGATTGCTTGGATTGCTTGGATTGCTTGGATTGCTTGGATTGCTTGTGCTTTGTTCGCCGGGGCTTTGTTCGCCTGGGGCTTGTGCATGTGAAATGGGTTTCATGCACAATTCATTGATGCCTCGCGCAACAAGCGTGTTGACTTGCGCGTACGTCTCTGCGTCCGAATGCAGCATTAGTTCCATGATCAAATCCAGCCGGTTGTATGGGCCAACTGGCTTGGCGTTATAAATGAACGGTTCGGTTTCCACCTGCTGCATGGCGCTCGGCAATTTGGACAATGCAATCACGCGATCCAGGAAATGCACCGTAATGACCGGAACATTGAACACCTTTCCAATATGTAAACGGAGAGAAATGCGGGGACCCGCAGTCATGGATAACTTCAACTCATACCCGTCCCGCCCCCCCGTTTTTTGCATTATGGCAGCGTGCACTGCGTCCATCATTGCAACCAAGTCGGGCTGCGCAACTTCCGTGAAAATGAATACGTTGGTGTGGGGAACAAAATCCGACAATCCACCGAGCGACAGGTTGCAGTAAGACACCGTGACGGGCCCTTTGATTTCATCCAGCGACGATGCGGGTGTTAATTTTATGAACGGAATGTCTCTTGAAATCGCAGATTCAATGTCGTGAATGTGCGCTTCCAGTGGAGTGGACTTCAGCGACTGGTTGAATTGTTGTATGCCTTTTTCAATCATCTCTCGTTCATTCATTTCAAATTCAAGTTCACCGGCTAGAATGTCCTTCTCTATTTCCAGGGTGGCTGGTGCCACTTCTGCTTGTGCGTCTGCGGGTGCCACTTCGGTGGGTGCCACTTCTGCTGATGCCGCCCCAGTCACGGCGCCTGTTGCAGCTGCAACAGCCGCAACCGCTGCATCTTTTGTCACGCTTACTACGTCAGACAACGCGCCAGTAACGGTAGACATGACATTGTCCAAATCACCTTTTACTCCTTCTCCTTCTTTTGATTCTTCTTCTTCTTCTTCTTCTTCTTCTTCTTCTTCATTTTCCGTTCCTTCGATTGGCGTTCCACTTGTTGCATTCGCTTCGCTTCCACTTATTGCTTCGCTTCCACTTATTGGTGCTTCGCTAACACTTATTGCATTCGTTCCACTTGTAGTCGTTCCACTTGTATCGGTCGTTCCACTTGTATCGGTCGTTCCACTTGCTTCGCTTGTAGTCGTTCCACTTGTAGTCGTTCCACTTGTAGTCGTTCCACTTGTAGTCGTTCCACTTGTAGTCGTTCCACTTGTAGTCGTTCCACTTGTAGTCGTTCCACTTGTAGTCGTTCCACTTGTATCGGTCGTTCCACTTGCAGTCGTTCCACTTGTATCGGTCGTTCCACTTACTGCTTCACTAGCATTCGTTCCACTTACTGCTTCACTAGCATTCGTTCCACTTACTGCTTCACTATCAGGTGTCGTTCCACTTACTGCTTCACTAGCATTCGTTCCACTTATTGCTTCACTAGGTGTCGTTCCACTTATTGCTTCGGCATCGTCCACGAGAGGAACAATGGGGCTGCTGCTGCTGCTGGTGTTCGCTAAAGACATTGAATTACATTATTCAAATATTTTAAAACCCATTGTCGTTGCATATTTTCTCAAAATACTTTTTGCTCACGATCAAATGATGCACGTTTGCGGCGTGATTTTTGGCCCGTTGTTGGTGGCAATAAAATTCATACGCCTTATAAACAGACGCCGCGGCCAATGGCTGCATTTCTTCCACATATTCGTTCATGGCAGAAAGAACTTCCCCCCGCTTGTCCCACATGGTGCACCGCACGTGCATCAAATGCTTGTCGTTTTCAATCACCACGTCGGGACAAAAATGCCGGATCAAGCCCAAGAATGTGGCATCCGTGTGATTGTGGCTCTGCGGCTGCGGCAGGTGGTGACGCTTGAACAGCGCCGTAAATTCGTCAATTTCCAGCTCGTCTTCGTCGTTCGCGTTCACCACCATGTGGTGCGTCCAAAACTCGTTGAACCGCGTGACCAGCGGCAGGTGCTTGCTCGTGATCTGCAAAAATGAATCGGACGTTTCAGAATAGGTGGACAAATGGTCAATGAGCCGCGCCTTCAGCGCTTGCGCGAAAAACACGTTCGGAATTCTCTCCTCGTCAATGAAGACCTTCCACAGGTAGAGCATGTTTTTCCATGAAATGCTGACGCTGTTTTGCGGGGTTTGCGGGGACGCTTCCAGGCACGTTGACGCAAATTTGGCAATCAGCTGGTCCTCCGGGTGGTGCTTCAAATACAGCACGCGTTGATACGTGGCCGTGTCCTTGCACTGCGTGTGCAAAAAATTCTCCGCATTTTCATAGCGCTGCGAATAATGCGCCGCAACGCAGAAAATGTCGATCATCCGATGCTTGAACGGCTCCGAATACGCGTCCAGCGCCACGTCGTTCATGTCCAGCAAGCGGCACTCGCTGAAATCGTACTCGTAAAATTTGAATTTGAACGCCGCCGTGAGCGTCGTGGTGAACAACGTGGCGCACTCCTGGCTCAGCCCCTTCATGAAGTGCCGCGCTTTTGGCGCCGCAATGTAAACGGGTTCCTTTGCTCCTCCCGTGGCCGTCTTTTTCAGCAACGCGTCGCCAATGACCGTCAAGAAATACTTTGCGCAGTCGCGCGTCCGAAACAGGGTGGGGCACAGCATGTTCAGAGTGCGTTGAATGGTCTGCGACTCCGGAATGGACGTCAGCAAACATCGGTCCTTGATGCGGCGCAGCACTTGGTTCTTAATTTTGTACTTCCACGGCATGAGTTCCCGGTTGCGGCTGATTTGGGTTAAAATGGGGTGCAGAATGTCGTCCTCGTTAATCACGCTGTAATTTCTCTCGGCGTCTGCATTGTAAATAAAAAACAGTTCCACGTTGGCGTTGTAGTAGTAGTGCGGCGACTCGTTCAGAAACTGCTCAATGAAGTCATCCGATGCGGTGATCAGCGTTTGCTTGCGCTGCTCCTTGTCGTTTCGCACGAGTTGGGCGGCGTCCAGCAGTGCTGGCAGGTGCGCCACGTGCGCCACCAGTTTTCCCAGCATGTACTCGTCCCCCGCGTATTTGACGTGCAGCTGCCGGAGGATGCTGCACAAGTCGTCCTCAACCGATGTCATATTAAATACTTGAATACTTGAACTTATGTCCAAGTGTTTAAATTGTTTTATGCATGTGTACGCACACATTGGTGCAGCATTGCCCAGATTCACTCGTATTTTTTTTGTATTTTTATTATATGCGTGTATATAAATGTCTGCACATGCATATTTAGTTCATGCTTATAGTTATGATTTTTCAAATCTCAATGTTCTAGAATGTGGTTCTCATTCATGTGGTTCAGAGACAGAATCGTTTAGAAAAAACAACAATTGTTTTTACATTGAAGCGAATCCAACCGATTATAACAATATGTTGAAACAACCTGATGTAATACAAACAAATGTTCACAATGTTGCGTTGTACAATCACAACGGTAGAATACAGTTTACGGTGACAAGTCATCCAGGAAATTCAAGTGTGCTCCATTGTGAATCCCATAAAAAGGAGTTGCAAGGATACCAATCCACATTCATTGACATAGATGTTGAATGTATCACTTATCCACATTTTATTAGAAATGTAATCCAACGACCAATCGATGTGTTGGTGTTAGACATTGAGGGGGTTGAATGTGAGGTATTGAAAACAATGAAAGAGTTAACTACATCAGAGTTACCCAAGTTTATTGTGATAGAGGCTGGATACGATTGGCCTTCGCGCAAAACACTGTTAACTGAACTTGGTTACACAATTGATTTTTATCAATTTAATAATGTCTACCTCACACATTCATCCCTCAATGTGATTAAAAATACACCCTTTATTTGTAAAACAAATAATGAAAATAGACAATTTATATGGGAAAATAAAGTGATTTTTGTAAATGATTTGTGTTCAGAATAACCAACAAATATTCAATTCAATCGCGCATGTTATTTGCGTGGTGCCAGGCGCCGCGTTCTCCCCACCCGGAGCGATGATGCCCGTCGCGTTTTCGTGTGCTGGCGCGAAGAATGCCGGTGCGCTTCGTTCAGCCCGAACAGCGTCCATGGCTGCGGCGGGCGGTCGTGCAGATACGGGCGGTACGTGTCCCAAATCATGTTGCGGTCGCAAAACGCGTCCTTGTAGAACCCCATGCCGCACGAGCTGCCCCAGCGCCCCCACAGCTGCATGCGCTTGGCCGTGGCAGTGTCTATTGCCGTGCCGTCCACCGCCCCGCGCGGCTGGAACGGTTTCGGGCGGTCGGCCTGCGACATGAACTCGCGCGCGTCCAGGTCGTAGTGCGAGCACGTCGTGCGCGAGCACGGGTTGACCTTGTTCAAATACACGTCGTAGTGGTCGCCGATGAGCCGCATGGCGGTTTCCACGTCCAGGCGGCCCTTGTGCTCCTCCATCATTTGTTGCAGGCGCACCCGGCGCGCGCCCTGGTGGCGGCGCAAGTCGTCCCATCCCGTGTTGGACGACTCCAGGTTCCGGATGCGCGGGTCGTACGCCACGTTGAAGCCGATGAAGTAGCCGTTCTTGGTGCGCTGCACGTCCACGTACTTCAGCCCCAGCTCCAGTCGCATGATTTCGTTCGTGCGCGTGTCGCCAAACAGCCACGCGTTGGCGTAGTCGCCCGAATTGCGCTCGGTCAGCATGGCCACGTAGTCGTCCATTGAATTGCCGTACTGCATGGCGCGCCGAATGCGGCAGCACACGGGGTCCTTGTTTTCATACGCGTGAAACCCGCCCATGGTGGTCTCCGTTCCAAACAGTCCGCAGCTCGTGACAAACACGTCCGTGCCCGAATGGATGCCGCCCGGGAACGACTGCATGAGGATGCGGTGCCCGCTGCTGGGGCGCAGGTCCATGATGACGCGCGAGTACTGCCCGTTGATGTAGTTGTCGAACGAGTTGTGCGCGCACACGATTTTGCCGTCGGCGGTGTAGTCGCCCACCGCAATGAACGCGCTGCACCGGTCCTGGGCGCCGCCGCCTTCTAATCCGCCGCTCGCCTTTCTAGATTTAGAACCGTTTTCTTCTACAAAATCGGCATACATGGCCTTGGACCGCAGGTGCGCGTTGTGCGGCTCGTTCAGCACGTCCGACAGGTGGGAAAACATGTAGTCAAAACTGACAAAGCAGTTCCAAAACACGATCTTGTGCAGCGGCTGCTTGGCGCCGTCGGCAATGCCGCGCATCTCTTCATAATACTCGGGGAAATTCGCTTCAATCTGGGGGCGGAAAAAATCGTCCGTCATTTCGCAGAAGAACGCAAACGTGCGGCCGTACTCCTCGTACAAGAAAAACTCCAACATTTCCATGATTTGCGCGAGTTCGTGCGCCACCAAGTGGCCGTGCGCAAAGCCGCGCCGGCGCGGGTCACCGTGCAGCGACAGATAAATCCAGCCGTTGATGTCCTTGCGAGCGCCGTTCATCGGGTGCGATTGGTGCGATTGTTGCGATTGGAATATGCATTACCCAAATATTCTTTTTTTAGTAAATGAGTTAAAATAATGCCAATATTAACTTGCACATAAGTTAAATGAGCAGCATCCTCTATTACAGCAATTTCTGCGAAAAGTCCAAATCGCTGTTGCAGCGCCTTGCCAAAGGCAAGGTTAAGGAAGGAATTCACTACATGTGCATTGACAAGCGCGTGAAGGGGGAGAACGGCGCGTGGTACATCGTTCTGGAAGACGGCCAACAAATCATTCTGCCGCCGCACGTGAACCGCGTACCGGCGCTGCTCTTGCTAAACCAGAACCACGCGGTGCTGTACGGCGACCAAATCACGAACCACTTGAAACCGCTGGACGCGCAGCACAACAACGTGGCCACCGGCTTCAACGGGGAGCCGTCCCCCTTTTCCACCGGGAGCGAGTTCATGGGCGGGTTTGGCGTGATGTCGGACAACTTCAGCTTCCTGGACCAAAGCAGCGAGGACTTGTCCGCAAAAGGCAGCGGCGGCCTGCGCCAGCTCTACAACTACGCCACCATTGACTTCAATGAATCCATCAACTGCCCGGCGATTGAGGAGAAGCAGGCGCGCATCGGGCCCGACGTCACGTTGGAAAAGTTGGAAAAGGAGAGAAACGAGCAAATCACGTATGCGCAACAACAAGGGCCCCCGCAACAACAACAGCAACAACAGCAACAACAGCAGCGTCGCTAACATCGCATCATTCGCACCATTAGCACCATTTTTCGGGTTTGAAATGGACGTACATGTTGCAATACGAATCACCTTCAAACGGCTCCGGGCGGCCGTGCAAACAAGTGGTGGATTCATACAGCACAATGTCACCGTACTCCATGGTTACATTGTGTGGCCGAAAATGATGGTCCTCAATGCAAAGGTTCCACGGCTTGTCCGACGCGTCGTCCAAATGAATGATGGCGCTGATGACGTGCGTGTTTTTTTTGTCGTAGTGGTTGGCCAAATGGCTTCCGCGCAAGTACTTGCGAATGCCGTAAGTTGCGGTGTGCGTCAGCGGCGCCTTGTATTCAATCCATTTTGTAAGAATCTCGCGAAAAGTGTCGCGCAACTCATGTAGTAGTTTAATTGGCGCGGCATCCATATTCAAATGCTTGGTTATCATGCCCGATTCCGCCCCGTCGCGGCTGATCGCTTCGTCGGTCCATTGACTTTCGTCCGCGCCGTGCAACCACTCCTTGACGGCATCCACGCACTCCAACCGCATGCGCACTTTCTCAAACCCTACCGGGTGAAACACCGGCAAAAAATGATGCTCGCAAATCTCGTTCGGAACGCTCGCGTTGATTTCGGTTTCCTTGAACCACTTGGTCAAAATGTATTTTTCGCCCCGAATGATGGGCATGCCGCAGTGCGACGAGAACGGGTTCTCCTTTCCGAAATCATTGGCATTCACCGTTGATGCCTGCGAATACAAGTTGTTCCAAACGATGGCGGTTCCCGTTTTTGGCGCGCAGGAACAAAACGCGTACGGAAACGACGTGTACCCGCCCTCTTCCACGTCGTTCAAATAAATCATGAACGTCCAGGTGCGCTGGCCGTTGATGGACGCATCCTTCTTCAACAATTCGGGATCAAAGTAGTCGGTGTGGAACCGGAATTCCTGCCCCACTTCATACTTCTGCCCCTGGATTTGTTCCGCGCATCGGTTGTTTATGCCCAGCGTTTTGCAAATGCGGCTCTCCACGTCCGAAATCATCGGGCTGCTGCCTCCAAAGTAACACGTCTTGCTGGTTCTGTCCGCGTTCACGATGCGCTCCGTGGGTTTCGTGACGTTGTAAGTGGACGAAGTGGTTAGTTCGGACGCGTTGATCACCGCAATAATGTCGGCGCATTCTTGTTCCGACAAAAACCCGTCCACGCGAAAAATCTCAAGGTTTTTCGCTTGCAGTCGTTGCGCGGTTCTCAGCGCAACCAATCCAACGCGCGATGCGGTTGCCGATGCCGATGACGCTGACGCCGACGCCGGAATCACATAATCAATCCCGATTTTGCGCCGCAATAACGCGTGGCTGTATCCCGCATCCAGCGACTTCTGGAACATGATTTGCTTGCAGTTGCCCAACCGCAAATTCAGGTCAATCCATTCCTCCCAATCCGGCGCGAAGGTTTCCATGTGTATTGGTATTGTATTGTATTGTATTGTATTGTATTGTATTCCGGCATGGAATCTTTAAATGTATTTTAATGCAAAATGCATTTAAAATTATGACACAATGACTTACCATTACGCGACACACCACAACATACCACAACACAACACATCACAACACACAACATCATGTCTGACCGATCCATTGTGATGAAAGCGTTTTTGAACCAGTTCACGGATTTCGTGGAGGACGTTCAAAGCGTGTTTCCCGACAACGTGGACATTGACTCGGCCAAAACGGCGCTGATGCTCATGAAAAAAACGAACCCGCGCATGTTAATGAACGCGTGGGTCACGTGCATTGTGGGACCGTACACCGATAAAATAGAGAAGGGCGACATCGGGTTCTTCCTGGACAAGGACTACACGCAGGACTTGGAGTACATGGGGAACGCCGTCATGCAGAAGGTGGACGCGCTGCGCGGCCCGGTGCGCGAAATGGGCGCCGAAAATCAAGCCAAGTCCATGAAGTACATTCAGAATTTGACGAAGCTGGCGAAGCTGCACGGCGAAGTACAATGATTAAACACCAACTGCCATTATTTCCCAATTTTTGAATTCGGAATGATAACTAACAACATCTAAAGTTGTGTAAATGCACTTTCTTTTCACATTCTTCAAATCAAGAAATGGCATTAAACACGAAAATGAGCTATCGCTCACGTGAATTTCAGTTGAATTTTCAATCAATGTGCAATAGTCCAATAAGTTATCTGACATGAATTCTGAACTCCACAGATCATGATGAGGGTTGGTTTCATTTTCTAATTCCGAATAATAATTGATGTTTGGATGAAACACTGGCAAGTCACTTTTGACGCGCACATTTGGTCGTATGTCATAATGTGTGTATGCAATATTGCGATGATCGTGTAAAAAAATGTAGTTTTTCCCGAACATACCGACGATGGAGTTGTACAAGCTCAGTTCTCTTTCATTGTTTCTATTTATGTCTTCGTATTGATATCTAATTCTGTACGGAAGACACAATTGAGTGTAAAATCGTTCCCAAAAACCGGTGCTTGCATCAAATGTGGAGTCATAGTAACCAGAAGCGACCACAACACAATTTTTGATTTGAGATTTGCATTGGGTTATCAAATTGGATGGAGCAAGAAAATTATTGTAAGTTTCATCGCTTATGATAATGTGCACATTTGCATAAGTTTCATACAACTGAATAACAGTGCGTCTATTGCGATACAAACAAAAGATGTACACATTCTTGTATAATTTTTGAAAATGTCTCACTGCAGCATACATTGTAAAATTGTCTCCCGTGCTTAAATGAAATAAGAATATGCAATTTTCGTCGTTCATAACACAAAATGTATGAAAATAATTGAATCAATCAATAAAATACATGCACATTTTATTTTTTATTATATCGTGGTCGCGCAATGATTTGTCCATCCACGATGTTTCATTATTTTATTTTATTTTATCTAGATGTAATTTCACAATGTAATCAAAACAGTTTTCGGCTGCATTGAAATGATGCACATTATTATTATTCAATGTTTCTATGTTAAAACAAATTAGTTCATCTCTACAGTAAACGATTGTTGATTTCCCAAAACAAATAGAATTGCAGAATGCACCTCCCACACCAAATGAAATGTTATGAGTCGCGTGTTTTATTATTTCAATATCTTTTTTGTATGTTTCATAATTCAGATTGGAATAAATGCAATCAATGCTCATGTCAATTACCTCATTATTTTTTGTTAAATGCGTTAATTCATTGTAAATTTGAGTGATTCCGTGTGCGTCAACCTCTTCTGTGCGTGGAAAATTTCTCTCTCCCAATATTACTATTTTATAACTTGATTTATAATTTATGCAAAATGTAGTGATTTTGTGTTTCAATAATTCATAATGTTCATTGGAGTTGTGTCTGCATTTGGTGTGAAACACAATGTATTCCCCGTCAATGACCTTCGTTGATTTTGACACATTTATGTCAAGTTTTAATTGTTTCATATTTTCATAATTTTTGTTTGAAAATGAAGTATAATGTGGATTTTTACTGTAGATGAATCTGACCATATCGGGTGGAATATTATTGCATTCACATAATTCACGAATTAATTCAAGTCTGAATTCCAATTGATTGATTGGATTCATCCTGTAATATGGACGCGTGAACCATTCCAAATTGAAATTGAACCGCGTGCAATCTGTTGTTTTAAATTTGATGGAGGCAAACTTCAATAATATATCTCCAATTCCGGTTGCACTGCCAATCAGATTATTATCATAAGTCGGTTGAATGTTATTTTTACGACATATTTCAATCATCTGATCATGAAACAACTTGGACTTGGATGTTTCAATCGGTTTATAACCCGTGTTTTTAATAATAGGTCTTGTTACGGGAATCACAATATTGTTTTTTAGTGGAACCAGTTGATTGACCCTCCTATGTGCATTTGTATTTGCATTGGATGTGGCAAAAAAAAAATTTGAAAAATTCATCATTTTAATTTATGAATACAATATAAAATTATTATCAGTAATAAACACATAACATAACACCACACTAAAATGGCATGCGTTCATCTACCCACCAGCATCGGAGAAGCGATTGACAAATTGACAATTCTGGACATAAAATTGGAGAGAATTACCGATGCAAACAGGAAAGCCGACGTGCAGCGCGAACATGATGCATTGCTAAAACATTCGGAATTGAATAATTTTGTTCAAACTCATGCCGACTTGTATAACACCATGAAAAAGGCGAATGCAATCATATGGGACATGATGGATGTTTTGCGCACCAACATTTCAACGGAAGAGTATTTGAAAACGTGCAAGGACTGCATTGAATTCAACGACATTCGTTTCCGGATCAAGGCCCGCATCAATCAGGCGTCCAATTCGGAGCTGAGGGAACAAAAAAGTTACAAGGCCACTGTGTTTAAGTTGGCAATAATAGGACTGCACGAGTCTCATGCAGACATTTCTACTGTGCAGCGTATCCTGCAACGACCACTGCAGTATTATGGAATATTGTATGACGAAGTTCAAATGAATGCCGATGACAATGGCGCCAATGTCATTGTGAATTTGAATGATTTCTCTCACATCATGACGGATGAAATCCGGTTAAAGCAACGCATTTACGATGCATTGAACGTGTCCGATGCGATCATGGACAAATTGTTGTAAATATTAATATGTTACATATGTTAAATGCAAGTAAGCATTTAAACACACATGGACATATAAAATAGCATTAAAATGCATAAATTTTCTGATATAAATGAAGCAGTACGAAAACAATATTTTTTTTCGGAAAGCGATGACTATGACCTTCTTAGAAGTCACATGCGACAATTTGCAGAAAAAATTGTGAAGTACGTTCAGAGTTCATCCAACAAATTGAACGTATTGGAAGTGGGGCCATCATCAAATGTGTATCCAGAATCGGAGTGTTTTTTAACAACCAGCATCATAAGTGAAGAATGCAAACGCCTTGGACATACATACAAAACATTGGACATTTGTGGAACTGCAGACTATATTTGTTCAATTGAAGAAGCATCCAAGCATGTGAACGATGTCAAGTTTGACATAGTGATTTTGCTAGGAGTAATAGAACACGTTGGCAATATACATTTGTTGTCAAATGAGTTTTATAATATCACAAAGGACAATGCCATTATTTATGTAAACACCCCTTATATGTTTAAAATTCATGGACCTGTGCCGGATTATTGGAGAATTAGCCAATATGGATATGAACATTTGTTCGGCAAACAATTCCATCTTGAAATTGACACATTTCCACCAAATGAATCGGGAAAAAATAGTTTTCCATTATCGTATAATGTTTTGATGATTAAAAAATAAATCAATTTAAAATGAAAAATTAAATAATAATACAACAATGATAAATGTATTATTATTTCCATCAGGTTCCCAGGTGGCCAATGAAGCATACAATGCATTGAAATATGAAAAAAACATTACTTGTTTTGGGGCGGACTTCGGATTTCAAAACTGGTCCGCATATGAAATGGAAAACTATGATTCCACCATGCCTTTGTACAATGAAAACACGAAACAATCATTTGTAGACGCTCTAAAGAAACACATACAAAGCAATAACATTCATTGCGTCATTCCATGTTTTGACAAATTCATTTATATATTAAAAGAATTAGAAAAAGAGTTAGAGTGCACGATCATTGCACCAGATGCATCAATCGCATTGTGCTGTGAATCCAAACGAGAAACATACAATGTTTTTAAACAAGTCATAACTGTTCCAAAATTATTTAAAATAGAAGACATGGAAACAAAACACACACTAGAAGAACCCATATTTATAAAGCCCGCAAACGGATATGGTTCCAGAGATTCTCATTTGGTGAAAACAATGGATGAGTTTAATTATTATAAAACCAAATACAATTTGCATGATTTTGTCATATGCGAGTATTTGCCTGGAGAAGAATTCACAGTTGATTGTTTGAGCACCGAAAATGAATTACTAATATGCAATCCTAGAAAACGTTTGAAAACAATGCAAGGCATAAGTGTTAACACAGAAGTTGCATTGGATCAAAACATCATAGATGCTTGTTGGTTTTTTGGAAATAGCATTGTAAATAAAATAAAAATTAAAGGTGCGTGGTTTTTTCAAGTTAAATTTAACAAAGACCATCAATTGTGTTTATTGGAAATAGCACCAAGAATAGCTGGCGCCATGTGTTTGACCCGAAATTTAGGCATAAACCTACCACTAATGTCTATACACATCCATCTTGGAAATGATGTCATGTTGAACAAAGATGATAGTTGTTTTGTTCGCACACCAAAATCTGTGTATAAAACATTTAAAAATTTGTTTTTACCCAAATTGCACTTCTCAGCCCTGTTTATTGACCTGGACGACACCATTGTCATCAAACACAAGGTTAACACAGAATGCATATCATTCATTTACAATTGCAAAAATGACAATAAACACATCGTGTGTTTAACCAGAAATAGAGACCCTTGTGCAAAGTTGTTGCAGCACAACATAAGTTCATCATTGTTTGATTGCATTTACAGCGTTGGCAAGAATGAAAAAAAAAGTAGTTTCATTAATGCTTATGCAGCAAAAATGGAACACATGAACACTATCAATTGCATATTCGTGGATGATTCATACGCGGAACGAAAAGATGTACAAACCCATTGCAAAAATGCAATTGTTTTTGCAGTGGACCAAATTGAATCTTTGATTTGATGTTTGGGGTGATGACAGTAACATTCACGGTTTGTTTGGAGCATGTGTTATTTCATGCGAATGCATTAACGGTGTCAATCACCCGCCGTTGTTCGTCCAGCGTCATGTCGGGGGACGACGGCACCATCACGATTTCTTGGTTCAGCAGGACGGACACGGGATCATTGTCGCCATTGTCGCCAGTTAATTCTGACAAGTGCGCGTGTGCATGAATGGGATAGAAAAACGGGCGGACGTCAATGCCGGCCGCGTCAAAAAAGGCAGCGGTTTCGTCCACTGTCTTCGGATTGCCCACAATGCGCACCGCAAATATCCAGTGCGTGGACTGCGTGCCGGCTTCTGTTTCGTACAATCGCACGCGCCCCGAACGAAGCAGGTCGTGCTCGTTCAACAGTGTGACATACGTTTCAAACACCCTTGTTTTTTGCGCAATAATGGCGTCCAGGTCGCACAGCTGGTCATACAAAAACGCCGCCTGCACGTTTGTCATGCGGTAATTGTAGGCATGCACCTCGTGCACATACCGCTTGGCCGACATGCCTTGCGAATACACCCTTGAAATGTGCTCGTAGACGGCATCGTCATTGGTTAGAAAGGCGCCCCCTTCCCCCGTGGTTATTATTTTGTTCCCGTAAAACGACACCGACGAACACAGAGAGGCGGGGCTTGTTCCCGAATACTGGCCGGCATATTTGCCCAAAAATCCCTCGCAGTTGTCTTCTACAAACACGAGGTCCGGGCGCAGGCGCTTGAGGCGCGGCACATTCACAACGTTGCCCACATTGTGTACGATCAACACGGCCGCGTTCGGGTCCAGGGTTGCAATGTAGTCCTCGTCCGTGCAAATGTTCCACGTGCGGGCATCCATTCGCATGACCGACAGCTGGCATTCGGAATACTCCATGAGGGCCGCATTCCACGCGGCAACGTATGCATTGTTGGGCACATAAATTTTGGTGATGGCGGGGTGCGCGTGCTTCAGCGCAATGAACAAGCAATGGGTGGCGCACGTGCCGTTTGCCATCAAAATCACGTGTTTGCACTTCATGATTTCCTTCAGCTTTTCGGTTGCCAACCCAATGTATTTGCCGTGGTTTGAAATCCATCCCGATTCAATGGCATCCATTGCGGATTTGGTGTACGCGGCAATGTTCGGATTGTATATATTGATGCGGTTCATTGACATTGACCGGACAGGGTTTATATGGTGACAATAAAAAAAATGCGAATAATATACACAAAACACCAATAAGGTATTAAATAAAGCGCATTTACATTTTTTTGATTAATTGTGTGAAATTGTGCTTGGGATCAAATAAATAACCATAATCATGAATGCTGATGTAATATACATGCGAGGTATTCACTTTAAGATTCAACAGTAAACACATGAAACAACTATTTGACACTGTGATTGTTGATGCATTTTTGATAGTTTTGGTATAAAAAGCGATTGGTTTCATCACAAAATGATTTGCTAAATCGTAAAATTTATGATTTTCAGTGTAAACATTTTTGACAGGATTAATCACCAATATGTCATCAATATTTATGTTTTGCCTTGAAACAATGTCGTTGATGGTGAATGTGTCTCCATGAGAAGTATTGCAAGACACAAAGCAGTAATTCATGTCCTTGATCATGTCAAATAATTGTGTGGATTCTTCAATGTCAGACAAAAACATAAAATTGTAAAAAACATTCACGTCAATGTTAACTTGCCTATAAAAACTATGAGGAATTGTGTTAGGATCAAAGTTATTTGTGATACCATATATATTTTTGTTTGTCAAATTTTTGATGAATGGATTGGTTTGATGAAATCCAAGAATGTATATGTTTTGAATCTTGACAAATATTTCATCTGCAAAAAAATTATCATTGTAATCCATTACTAAATTATAAACAGTCACTTTGGGGTTGTTGTAAAACAATTTGACATTTTGGTGCAATTTTGGATTACACATGTGATAAACATTGTCATAAATGGTTGACAAATAATTACACATGCTAATTGTGTTAATGTGATCCCCTAGTCCATTGTGTGGAACAACTATGCAATCATTGGTTGTCATTTGTTGAAGTTGTTGAAGTTGTTGAAGTTGTTGAAGTTGTTGAAGTTGTTGAAGTTGTTGAAGTTGTCTTTGTGTTTTGATTTTATCAATATTTGGTTTTGGTTTGTTTAATTTGAAAAACATTATTATTTTATTATTTTATTATTTTATTACATGCAAATGCCCAAAACACCCTCATTTTATGCCCATGTGCTGAATGCAATCCTTGTATTGGTGGCAGTTATGCTCTTAGTTAAACACTATCGCACACTTCGCCCCTATGAAGTCATTGTCGTTGCACTGCTGTTTTCCATCGGTGTCGGTGTGCACGGCCTCTCGCACTTGGGGTTAGAAACCGCGTACGGGTTCAACCCCATAAATGCCGTAAAATGAAATGCCACAATTCCGATAAAACAATTGTGCCGGATATTGATTTAAACAAAAGTATTTAAATCAATGTAAATTCACACCCTGCCCTCATATGAATCCCGAGTTCAAGAAGATCATCTCCGATTTCGTGGCCGATATTGCCACCGTGTTTCCCGAGCACGGCGAAGCATGCGCCGCGGTCCATAGCATGGACACGGCGTCCGTATTTGACCACTGCAAGCGCGCATACGCGCCCCAGTTCTTCAACATTCTGTATCGCAACGACACCGTGCTGTTTGCCGAGCCCATTGAGCTGCTGCCCGGCCTGAATTTCAAGGCACTGTGGGAAACAGCCGATGTGAGCGACACCACCAAGGAAGCCATCTGGAAGTACCTGCAGCTGGTCATGTTTTCGGTGGTGTCGGACTTGTCGGACACGTCCACGTTCGGCGACGCCGCCAAGCTGTTTGAAGCCATTGACGAGAACGTGCTGAAATCCAAGCTGGAAGAGGTCATGGAGCAGATGCAGGACATGTTCAAGGGCTCGGCAGCTGATGCCGATGGCGCTGCTACTGGTGCTGCTGCTGGTGCTGCTGCTGGTGCCGATGGTGCTACTGCGGATGCGGATGGTGCTACTGCTGGTGCCGATGGTGCTACTGCTGCTGATGGCGGCGCGTTTGACCCGAATTCCATGCACGAGCACTTGAGCGGGCTGCTCGGCGGTAAAATCGGCAACCTGGCAAAAGAAATCGCGGAAGAAACCGCCGCCGAACTGAATCTGGATCCGGGGGATGAAGCGTCGGTGCAGTCCGTGTTTCAGAACCTGTTCAAGAACCCGGGCAAGCTGATGGGCATTGTGAAAACCGTGGGACAAAAGTTGGACGCCAAGCTGAAATCTGGAGAGATAAAAGAAAGCGAAATCATGCAGGAAGCCAGCGACCTCATGAAAAAAATGAAGAAAATGCCGGGCGTGAACAACATGGCCGATTTGCTGAAAAAGATGGGCGGCATGGGCGGCATGGGCGACATGGGCGACATGGGCGACTTTGCAAAGATGGCTGCCAGCATGGGCATGGGAGGAAAAGGCGGCAAATTCAACATGGGCGCCATGCAGAGCCACTTGAATCAGAACATAAAAACCGCGCAGACCAAGGAGCGCCTGCAGCAGAAACTGGAACAGCGACGGGCTGCAATGGTCGTGCAAGCGCAAAAAGCTGTGGCGCAATCGGCCGCACAACAAGCGCAACAAGCGCAACAATCGCAACAACCTCTCGTTTTTAGCACAGGAGAAAAGGTGGAACGCACGCCAAGGGTTGCATCTGCGACTGTTGCGACTGCTGCGACTGCTGCGACTGATCCTGTCCCCGCGACCGAATCGGTGACTGTACCTGCACCTAATGCACCTAAGAAACCCAAAAAGAACAAAAAATGAACCAACCCAAATGAACTGAACCAAGGAACAAAATGAATGTTTAATGTGTCGTTATATATAAATAATAGTTTCGGATTTATATATATATAGTTCATACATCCCGATTTACGATGACTGCATTCTGGTTACAGGATCCGACGGTGTTGTTCAACAATGCAGGCATCACGCAAATCATTCCCACGTCGGACATGGACCGCGAAGCCCGATTGAATGCCATGAGCCGGCTCATCATTGTGCTAACCCTTTTGGGGTATTTGATCACGATGTCGTACAGCGTCCTCTTGCTCGGAGTGATTTCTTTAGCGGGCATCGCGATTTTAAGCACCGCGACCAGTGTGGCGTCCAAGGAAGCCAAAGAAGCCAAAGAAGCCAAAGAAGCCAAAGAAGGCAAGGAAGGGTTTTCCAACTACGCCAACTACAACACGGGACGCCGACGCAAGAACAGCAACAACGGCAACAGTGCCATGGCCGCGCCATTGCCGTCGTCATCCGGCCTCACGTTTCAAGCCCCCACCCCGCAAGACCCTCTGATGAACGTGCTGCTCACCGACATCCAAGACCGCCCGAACCGCCCCGCAGCCGAGCCCGCCTTCAACCCCCAAGTGGAGCGCGACATCAACCAATCCACCCAAACGTTCGTAGTGAATGACATGGACGGAAACAACGCCGATTTAGAAGACCGCCTGTTTCGCGATTTAGGCGACAACTACGAATTTAGCAACTCCATGCGCAACTACTTTGCCACCCCCAACACCCGGATTCCCAATGACCAGCACGCCTTTGCCGAATTCTGCTACGGCTCCATGATTTCGTGCAAGGAGGGCAACATGATGGCTTGCGCCCGGGCCAACCCGGTGCTCGGGTCCATCACGGGTGCGCAGTAAGGGGGGGGGCGCCTACAAAATGTGTAAAAAAATGTAAAAAATGCAAATTTATTAGATTAATAATTTCGCATTAATTATATATTGCACATAGTATATACATAGTTACTTACGCATACCGCAAAATGTCCGCATATGTGAGTGACTACACTTTCAACAACCTCTCCCGCATCGGCGAAGACGGCTGCAGTTTAGGGCAACGCGGCATTCAAAACGTGGAGGCGTCCAACTACATGCTGCAAAACTTCTTCTCGGACGACTGCACCATGAAGCGGCCCATTGAATTCGCCACCAGCCAGCCCAGCATCAACTTCACCGGCGGGCACCAAGTCGGCGCCGGCGGCTGCAACATTGACACCAACTCGCAGCTGCTCATCGGCGGCAGCGCGCTGACCCATCCCAAGTGCCGCATCAGCTTGTTCCAGCGCCCCTTTGCCACCGTGCCGTTCCTGGGACGCGGGCAGTCCAACCCGTACTTGGAATCGCAGCTGCAGCAGGGCGACTACTTGACCAACAAGCGCAGCGTCAACCTGCTGTCCGAGCAAACCATGTCGTCCAACTACCCGCTCATTCCCTCCATCGCGTCCACCGTGACAAACCCCGCCAATTTGGTGGAAGGCGTGGCGGCAGACGGCTGGGTGCGCGGCGGTGCCCCCACGCGCGACATGTTCTACGGCAACGGCCAGTGCAACAATTGATGATGCAACCAACCATTAATGATGCAATGAAAACGATTTAAAACAAACAATGTATGAATTTGTATTAAATTAATCGTCGGAGTTCATGTACAACACCGATTTCGTGTGCACGTACAAGGCGTTTGAAGAGTTGGAGGACGACGAAGTCAATTCGGACATGCTGTACCAAGCGCAATTCCTCCAAGTGTTCGGAATAACGGAATACAGCGACGATGCAGTGAGCGCCGGGTTGGAACAAGTTAAGACGAAATCGGACGAAGTGCCGGAACTGAAGGCGCTCATTCTGCAGCATCCGTACAACGTGCCCAACGCAACCAATTTGGACATGCTGGTGCCCCTCATGTTTGCGTATCCGTTGTTTGACGTGTTCCATTTGTGCTTGGTTGACGCATTTCAAACGGGCTCCATTTCCGCAGAGAACCAAGACAAGGTGCTGCGCGCATACAAGTTGTTGGAGTTGTTGTAAAAAAAATATAAGCATATGACAAATGGCGTCCACTAGAAATAAAAACACGTGCTCAAATTACTGTCTGGAACAGCGCATCCAAACGCAGTCGCTGCATTATTTGGAATATCGGAACGGCGCATCGGGCGCAGCTTACAGCCCCGCCATTCCGTGCGTGGGCATCATCCCGGGCCAAATGCCGCGCGAAGCGTTCTCCCGCAACTCGGTGGACATTGAGTCCGCCCTTTTCGGCATCAACTCCACGAATTTAGTGGAAACGCAAAAACCCGTGGTGCCTCAACTAACCAAATTGCCGGAGGTGTCGTTTTTCGGACGCATGCAGCTCGTGATGCCGGACCCGCTCGTTGTGGAAAAATCACAGCGCCCGTTTCCGGTGCCGAACTGAAAAGGAAATAGAGAATTGACGATGTCGACGATGCTGTCGCGATGTGAATGATTATAAAATTATATTCATTCATTTTATAAACAGGTTCACATGTCTGCCTTTTTCAATCAATTGAATGGCCCGTACGTGAGCGACGCAAGCGGGAACACGACGCTGGGAACATTTAGTTCAAGCGGTTTGCTCGGACAACGCGGGTTGAATAACACCGCGGTGGGATATGGAGCGCTGAAAGTAAACCCGTCGGGAGAACACAACACCGCCATCGGATTGAACGCGCTTTCAAAGAATGCAGGCAATAACAATTTAGCAATCGGAGAAGACGCGTTGTATGATTGGAACTCACTCCCTTCTCAAGCTCAGGCCGGTAACCAAAATGTTGCCATCGGTAACAATGCTATGCGTCACAATGCGACAGGGTCAAACAATGCGGCCATTGGTTACAATGTGTTGCAAGCCAACACAACTGGCGACAACAACATTGCGCTAGGAAATCAAGCGCTATTTAATAACACCGGCGGGTCCAGCAATGCGGTCATCGGCCACAATGCGATGCAGACCAATACAACCGGCGTCAACAATATTGCCTTGGGGAATCAAGCGCTGCAGGCCAATGCAACCGGCACGCAAAATGTGGCCATCGGAGTCAATGCGCTGAAAGGTAATACCGCGTCAGACAATAATGCGGCCATCGGCTACAATGCGCTGCAAGCCAATACATCCGGCACAAACAATGTGGCGATAGGAACTGCCGCGCTGCAGGCCAATGTAACCGGATCAGCCAATGTGGCCATTGGTGCCAATGCGTTGAAAGTCAATACCGTGACAAACAATGCGGCCATCGGTTACAATGCGCTGCAAGCCAATAGTACCGGCGTGGCCAATGTGGCCATTGGAACTGCCGCGCTTAATGCCAATACTATCGGGTCGGACAATGCGGCCATTGGGGTCAATGCGCTCTTTAATAATACAACCGGCACGCAAAACGTGGCGATAGGAACTTCCACGCTCTTTAATAACACGATTGGATCAGACAATGCGGCCATTGGCTTCAATGCGCTCTTTAATAATACAACCGGCACGCAAAACGTGGCGATAGGAACTTCCACGCTCTTTAATAACACGATTGGATCAGACAATGCGGCCATTGGCTTCAATGCGCTCTTTACTAATACATCCGGCACAAACAATGTGGCCATTGGTACCAATGCGTTGAAAGTCAATACCACAGACAATAATGCGGCCATCGGCTTCAATGCTTTGCAAGCCAATACAACTGGCACAAACAATGTGGCGCTGGGAACTCAAGCACTTAATGCTAATATCACCGGCAATCTGAATGTAGCCATCGGCGTCAATGCGTTGAAAGGTAATACCGCGTCGGACAATAATGCGGCCATCGGCTTCAATGCTTTGCAAGCCAATACATCAGGCACGCAAAACGTGGCGATAGGAACTGCAGCGCTCTTTAATAACATCGGCGGATCAAACAATGCAGCCATCGGCTTCAATGCGCTTAATGCTAATATCGCCGGCACGCAAAACGTGGCCATTGGTACCAATGCGCTGCAAGGTAATACCGCGTCAAACAATGCGGCCATCGGCTACAATGCGCTGCAAGCCAATACCTCCGGCACGCAAAATGTGGCGCTGGGAACTCAAGCGCTGCAAGCCAACGTAACCGGCAATCAAAATATAGCCATCGGCGTCAATGCGTTGAAAGGTAATACCGCGTCGGACAATAATGCAGCGATTGGTGTCAATGCTTTGCAAGCCAATACATCCGGCACGCAAAATGTGGCGATAGGAACTGCAGCGCTCTTTAATAACCTCGACGGTTCAAACAACGCGGCCATCGGCTTCAATGCGCTTAATGCTAATATCGCCGGCACGCAAAATGTGGCCATTGGTACCAATGCGCTGCAAGGTAATACCGCGTCAAACAATGCGGCCATCGGCTTCAATGCTTTGCAAGCCAATACATCCGGCACAAACAATGTGGCGATAGGAACTGCCACGCTGCAAGCCAATGTAACCGGTGCGCAAAATGTGGCCATTGGTGCCAATGCGTTGAAAGGTAATACCGCGTCAAACAATGCGGCCATCGGCTACAATGCGCTGCAAGCCAATACATCCGGCACAAACAATGTGGCGATAGGAACTGCCACGCTGCAAGCCAATGTAACCGGTGCGCAAAATGTGGCCATTGGTGCCAATGCGTTGAAAGGTAATACCGCGTCGGACAATAATGCGGCCATCGGCTACAATGCGCTGCAAGCCAATACATCAGGCACGCAAAACGTGGCGATAGGAACTGCAGCGCTCTTTAATAACATCGGCGGATCAAACAATGCGGCCATCGGCTTCAATGCGCTTAATGCTAATATCGCCGGCACGCAAAACGTGGCCATTGGTACCAATGCGCTGCAAGGTAATACCGCGTCAAACAATGCGGCCATCGGCTTCAATGCTTTGCAAGCCAATACATCAGGCACGCAAAACGTGGCGATAGGAACTGCAGCGCTCTTTAATAACATCGGCGGATCAAACAATGCGGCCATCGGCTTCAATGCGCTTAATGCTAATATCGCCGGTACGCAAAATGTGGCCATTGGTACCAATGCGCTGCAAGGTAATACCGCGTCAGACAATGCGGCCATCGGCTACAATGCGCTGCAAGCCAACACATCCGGCACGCAAAATGTTGCGCTGGGAACTGCCGCGCTGCAAGCCAACGTAACCGGCAATCAAAATGTGGCCATTGGTGCCAATGCGTTGAAAGGTAATACCGCGTCGGACAATGCGGCCATTGGCTACAATGCGCTGCAAGCCAATACATCCGGCACGCAAAACGTGGCGTTAGGAACTGCCGCGCTCTTTAATAACGTCGGCGGATCAAACAATGTGGCGCTGGGATATCAAGCGCTGCAAGCCAATATATCCGGCACGCAAAATGTGGCCATTGGTACCAATGCGTTGAAAGGTAATACCGCGTCGGACAATGCGGCCATCGGCTACAATGCGCTGCAAGCCAATACATCCGGCACAAACAATGTGGCGATAGGAACTGCCGCGCTGCAACTCAATGTAACCGGCAATCAAAATGTGGCCATTGGTGCCAATGCGCTGAAAGGTAATACCGCGTCAGACAATGCGGCCATCGGCTACAATGCGTTGCAAGCCAATACATCCGGCGCGCAAAATGTGGCGATAGGAACTGCAGCGCTCTTTAATAACCTCGGCGGTTCAAACAATGTGGCCATTGGTGTCAATGCACTGAAAGGTAATACCGCTGGATCACGAAATGTGGCGCTGGGAACTGATGCGCTGCTAGCCAATACATCCGGCAATCAAAACATGGCCATGGGATATGAAGCGCTCCTTAATAACACGACTGGGTCATACAATGTGGCCATCGGCGACAATGCATTGCAAGCCAATACCTCCGGCGCAAACAATGTGGCGATGGGAACTAATGCGCTCTATGAAAACACCACCGGGACACACAATATGGCCATCGGATACAATGCCTTGCAAAACAATGTAAGCGGCACGCAAAATGTGGCGCTGGGAACGAATGCGCTCTTTGGTAACACCGCGTCAGACAATGCGGCCATTGGCTACAATGCACTGCAAGCCAATACATCCGGCGCGCAAAACGTGGCGCTGGGAACTGCCGCGCTTAATGCCAATACTATCGGGTCGGACAATACCGCCATTGGCGTCAATGCGCTGCAAATCAATACAACCGGTAATCAAAATGTGGCGCTGGGGAATGAAGCGCTCGGTCATAATACAACCGGCATACAAAATGTGGCCATCGGCTACAATGCCTTGGTTCATAACCAGAGCGGCACCGACAACGTGGGCATTGGAAACTATGTTTCGTCAAACAATAAATCTTCATGCATTCTACTTGGAAACAATGCACAAACATTGAATGATTACGAATTGGGAATGTCTGGAATCAATTTGGTTGCACCAATTACTCCAGCTCCTGCAATCGTGGGATACTTGCCAATCCGATTCGCCAATTACAGCATTGGAAGCACTGCTGGCCCGGAACATGCACAGTATTACATCCCAATTTATCAGGGCCCCCCTCCTCCATTGCCCGTTCCGGAAGTCATCATTGCCAATCACTCTTCTTTAGGACCATCCGGATCTGGTGGCGTGGCTGTATTGATCGGGTTTCCATCGGGTTATTCAGCAGTCAGCTCAGTCACCATTGCAAACGGCGCAAACACATACATCATCACGGGAGCACCATCCCAAACTGGATATTACGTGTTTTATGAAGATTTTACTTCCGGGTTTTGGCCCGGAATTTCATCATCTTATGCGAATTTGGTAACAACTCCTGTATATAATCCAGGGATATGCGGCGGCTTAGTCTTTGGAAACCCTCTCACATTCACATACACGATTAGTGGAACACCAACAACGGTCACATACAGTCCCACTGCCATTTTAACCATTGGCGACGGATACCAGTATCAGCAATACAATGGAGACGCTCCGCCCGGGGTTACAACAGATTTTCAATGGGGGGGCACTGGAACTGGCAACTCAGGCACTGAGTCGTGGGGCGAACAAGTGGGCACGGGAACACAAACTTATGCCCAATGGCAAAGTGTATCCGGCGGCAACTATCAGTATAACAGCATTTACAAATATTTATATCCTTTCACAAGCGCAACTGCGCTGTTGGGGTCGCTCGCGTTTGGGCTTGGGACGCGTGATATCACTTATCCGTATTATGACTCTACCAGTAGTTCATGGTTGGTCAATTCAAGCGCTGTTACAATAACGCCGTCTTTTCCATCCGAATTTACTGCAACCATTGGAACTTCGCCCGGTGGAACTTCGCCCGGTGGAAACGATGTGTCTTCCAATGCTGCAAACGGAGCACCAATCCAAATTACTGTTCGGCAGTCTGATAAAAGTACTCGTTACTACCTGACCGTGAAAAATGGGATTACAATAGTTGGAGGAAATTCTGCTGCAGTTTGGTTTCCGCTAACACCAACGCCAACACCAACGCCAACACCGTTGTCCACGACGACGTTTAATAATAATATTGATATGGAGATTGTTTGGGCAACGAGCACAACTTTTCAATTATACACTAATAAACAGTATCAGGATGTATACGGGAAAAATTTAGAATTTTATAATTTTGTGACACCTGGATCAATATTGTCCATTCCTAATTTAAACACCACGCTCACAGTTGTTTCCAAAAACACCACTGTCGGAACCTCTTACTTCGGGATGCAATATACCATATTAAATGTGTATGGAACAATAAATGATACAACTAAGTTTCAAATGGGGCCTGTTAACAGTATTACAATTACATCATCTGTGCCAACCCCAACACCTGCGCCAACACCTGCGCCAACACCAACACCAACGCCCACTACGACGACTTATAATGGTGAATCATTATTCAGTATTAATCCTGCGTTTCCCACTGAATTTACGATCATGCTCGGCCCAACAACTGATTCAGCTGCTCAAACATTTTATTACAGCATAGTGCTTGGGTCAACATTAACATCAACCGAAACTGAATTAGGATATGGATCATTTGGAACCGCAGTTGTTACCATTACAAACAAAAACATTAACCCTGATGAGGATGATGAGCCCCCTTATATCTCAACGTATGTAATAAATGGAACATACACTGGCGGCAATGTGATTGCAGGAATGATGCGCAATCTAACACAGCATACAACACCTGCGCCAACGCCTACACCTGCGCCAACGCCCACACCTACACCCACGCCAACGCCCACACCTGCGGCTACGCCTGTGCCAACACCTGTGCCAACACCTGCGGCTACGCCTGTGCCAACACCTGCGGCTACGCCTGTGCCAACACCTGTGCCAACACCTGTGCCAACGCCTGCACCCACGCCATTATTGCCATATTTTACCAGCATTAATCCAATTACTTGGGGATCATCACAAGTGGGAACTATCACTGCCACATTGAATGGACAAAGTTCAACACTCCGAATGGCACTTGAACGCGAGAGTCAATTAGGCAGTTCCATGAAATTCAGATTTGAAAATGACGAAAATGTAGATGCTATGCCATGGACCCTGCCAAATCCAATAATTTTCACAAATGTTTCCATAAATGATAAAATTTATATTGGTTCTGGCGCTGGTGCCAATTTCATTCCACCTCCCTTTTACACTAAATCCACATTCCCAGTATATTCACTTTCAGCCTTTTCAACCAATGTCACTATCACACAAGGCGTTACGACAAATACAATAAATGATTGGACATTGGTTCAAGAGCACGACGTTTTAGATTATGTTTTGAATTCACCCCCGTCCGACTTGCTAGTTGGAAATTTCATCAAAATCACTTATTCGTCAACCGATAGCATCACCGGAACCATTTTAAATATAGCGGGTAGCACATTGACACTTAGGGTGAAAAATGTTCAATCTGCCGGTTATAGTAGAACAAACGAGCTTTATTCTAATGCGTCGGTTAGTAAAGATTCCAATCCAACCAAAAACAGTAACGGCCAAACAATTCCTGCCAATTCATTCGTGTGGGACATAACTCTTAATTATAGCCAAAGTATTCAGGTAAATGGCAATGGATCAACTGTGTCTGCAACGTTAGAGGCGACTCCCAGTTTAACTGCTACAACAACTACCTGGGTGTTCTCAGCTGGATTCTATGATTTCAACGGTCAACTTGGGTTTACAACCGGAAAATCAATTTTGTTTCCAGTTGAAACTCAGTTTCAGGTTAGTTATAATAAATTCGGAACTAGTCCGGTGATATACGCAAATGGTAGTGGTATTGGTTCAAATATATATGCTGGAAAAGTTCGTGGTTATACTTTATCGTATAATGTGGGCACAATCAGTGTGATCCAAACATTATGAATAAATAAATAAATATAATGATATGTATAATTATATCATTATTGCATCATCATGTCATTCACCCGCATTCACGACGACCCGTGTCGCATTGCCAAGGAAGTGCAGGAATCCACCGGCGCTGGCCGATACACGCTGAACGTGCCCGGCAACGGCGACAAGCCTTGTTATATGGAAGACCCCTGCATTCGGCTCCAAGCCTGGGGCGGCAACTTAAGGACCAACTCGGTGGAACTGGAAAACGACCTGCGCGGGCTCAGCCGGCCGCTGTCGCGTGACTGCATCAACTACAAGACCAGCGCCGCAAAGGTGGGCGACGCCCCCATTCAATATCCCACGTGCACGCCGTTCGTGGAGCAGCCGCGCGCCACCAACCCGGCGTGGACCGCGCGCGATTTAGAGCAGCCGCATTTTTCGTACTTGCCGCTGAACCCGCAAGAGCACACGTGCATCCCGTTTCAGAACAACTTGAGCACGCGCATTCTGGAAAAGGACTACTGGGTCCCATGCCCCTCGGGTACACGCGAGACACAAACTCCTTCCATCCCCAAAAACGTGTTCACTGCACCGGCTTAGTAAAACAAATTTTCACAATGTATTATATCTATTATATCAATTGTCACAATAATTGATTTTATACCATGAATGCGCTTTCAAATCCGTTTCTAACGACGCGCGCGTCAATGCACCCCCGGACCCGCAAGCGCGCCCAAGGGCTGCCCTTCTTGAAAAACACGCACGTTTGCGGAAAGACGCATGAAAAAACGCTCGGCAATGAGCTGTCCGTGTCCATGGACACCGTGTTTGAATTGAACGCCTTGACGCTTCCGTTTTTCATTTCAAAATTCAGTTACGACACCGGCACGTGGTTCAAATTCATCGTAGTGAATTACGATGGTCGCCATCGCGTGTTTGTCTGCAATGGGTCGCTTGTGACCCGGCACTCCGTGATTTACATTGAAGCCATGATGGAGTTGATCAAGAGGCGCAATGGGTCCACGAGAGAAAACGAATCAAAATACGACCGGTTGGCGGAACTGTATGATTACATCACCGCGTGCAAAACGTCAAAAAAGGGGCTGGCCGGTTGTCCCGACATCAAGCGCGCGCAGACCCGGTTCAGCGCGGAGTTCAAGAAGCACTTCAACTGCATGGAGGTGCTGTCGGCGGGATCGGGCACCGTGTTTTACGACTCCGACGCGGCCAAAGTCACCATCTGTTTGAACACCAAATCCGGGCACTATCGGCCCACCCTGAAACACGCGGATTTAGCGAAAGAGGTGGTGGAAACCATGATTGATAATGCCCGGTTTTCAGGGCGGTTGGCCAAGTACGACATTGGCGTGATGTCGCAATACAAGCCCCGGAAAAGCACGTTGAAGCGCGTGTTTGGCGCAACCAATGCGCACAAGCTGGGCATGTGCATCCCGACCGAATAAATCTACACTATATCTATAATCTATAATCTATAATCTATAATGGCGTGCAAAAACATCACCGTGCGCAAGCGTGCAGGGAAGCAATACCTGATTCATTTTGCGGGCGGGGCGGCCTTCGTGGTGCGCGTGTTTGGCAAAGTGCTGACCGTTTACACCAGCAAATACGCCCCGGATATCACTGCGGGGAAGCAAGTGCACCGCGCGACCATTAAGAAACTGTTTGTGCCGTCCAGCTTGAAGCCGGGCGTCCGGTTGCCCGCTCGCACATTGAGTGGAAAACCGTTGAAGGACGTGTGCGACATTGGTTTAGCCGGAAACTCGCTGCTCGCCCAACTGGATGGCGACAACAAATACATTTACATCGGCCACGACGTCGTGGAAGTCACTCTGGACGAGCCCGTAGAACGGTACTATTCGGAACTGGTGTCTGGATTGGGCGGCAACCCGCATTTGAAGGTGGCCGCCGATGCGCCGCTGGCTTATGCAATCACCAAGCACTACGTGTACTTCTTTCACACCATGCAGCGATTTGATCGCGCCGCATTTCCGAGCATGCGAGACGTGGTTCCCCCCCTCAATCCCGTGGCCGATTATTCGCCCGCCGTGAAGACCGCCATGCGAAAGACGGCGAAGCGAATCAGTAAGAAGCTCCTGGTTCCGTTCACAAGTTATTAACCATGCCCAAATAAAAAATAAATTTATAATTTATAATTTATAATTTGTTATAATTTATAAAACAATAAAACAATCAAACAATGAAAGCGCATCATAGGTTGATGATGGGCGCATTGAAAAACGCGCTCATCGTGGTTGCAGGGTTTGCCCTGTATGAAATGATTGAAGAATTGAAGGTGGTTTGGAAAGCCCGTTTTCCTGAAAGCGCGGACATGCACGTCCATTACGGGCGATTGATGCATTTGTTCAGCGTATTTGTGGCCGACCTTGCAATCGGGATGCTGATGTATTACGCGTTTAATTTTGTGCACTAATCAGGGAACGTAGTTCCCCGGTCCGTAGGTTTTCTGAGGAGGAGGGGTGCGGGGAACTACGTTCCCCGGTTAGAACCACGGCTTAAGTTCCAGCGTTTTGTCGTTTTCGGCGGAATAAATGGGGCGGTCAATGGGTTTGTACATGGTGCTGGCATCGCGCTTGTATTGAATGTAGGAGCGCGCTTCGCTGTACAGCTTCGGCACAAACATGTCCACGACAATTTTATTGAGCGCGGCGATTTGGCCCGGAATGTCGTGCGCCAGGTTCATGGCGCTTTGCAGAAACACGCTGCGCATGATCATTTTCAGGTTGTCGCAGTCTTGCGGGCCGATCAAGTACGCGCCGTTGGACATGGCGTGCACGCCGTTGCGCAGCGCGTTTTGCACGATCTCCATGTTGCCCGTGCTAAAAAAAGCGTCGCTGAGCGCGGTGTTCTCCCAGTTGCCGATCATGGCGTCGTGAAACGACGAGCACTTGCTAGAATTCGGGATTTTGTCATACATGGCAAACTGCTGCTCCACAGTGGGTCCTAAAATGTCAATGCGGCCGTTGGATTTAATGGGTTTTCTTGCATTGGCATTGTTTCCATTGTTTCCATTGTTTCCATAAGCGGAGCCGTGTGTTTGTTGCATTGATTGCGTTGATTGCGTTGATTGTGTGTATAAGTTATTGAATTATACACATATAATTATTTTTATGCATGTTTTGTCATTTATGCATTTGTGATTAAGAGGACGGACATTTGGGCATGCCTTGCGTTCCAGCCGGAATGCCGTTGTATTCACATTTGGAAATGTTGTTGGTGTTTTTGCAGTTTCCGCTTACATCCACCGTCCAAAAATCGGGACATTTGGGGATTTCGGGTGGCCATGCGCCCGATGCGCTGGATTGGTTGTACAGCGCGTACCCGATGAATATCATGGCGCCAATGAGCATGAGGATTGCAATGATGATGACAATGCGCTGGAAATTCAATGAAGAGAGTACCGAACCGGAACCGGAGCCGTCCTGATCCATTGTTTAAATATACAATACAATGTGTTTTTTATTTTTGCTGTTAATTTTGTATTAAACACAATGATCGCTCATAATGCAACCTCACCCTCTCTTAATCTAACCATCTAATCTTGTTTTGATTGCAACATGCCCCCGCGGATCAAATCCAAAAAAAACGAAGTGATTGTTGTTGCGCCCCCGGAGCCCTTGAATTACAATGCAGTCATGGGACGGGAAGGCATTGCGGCGGCCATGACGGCCGCGTTGCACGAGTTTCAGGCGAAAAAAACGGATCTCACCATCCGCCGGGGCATCTACGTGTACGGAAACCCCGGAGTTGGAAAAACCGAATTTGTCGTGCGGTTGCTTAAATCGCTGGATTACGACATTGTGAAATACGACACGGGCGACATCCGCAACAAGTCCATCATAGACTTGATCACCAAGCACAACATGAGCGAACACAGCGTGCTCTCCATGTTTCAGCGCAAGCCGAGGCGCATTGCCATCGTCATGGACGAAATTGACGGCATGAACAGCGGCGACAAGGGCGGCATCAACACGCTCATCAAACTCATGCGCCCGAAAAAAACAAAGAAGCAGCGCCTGGAGGACGTCACCATGAACCCCATCATATGCATTGGCAACCATCACATGGACAAGAAAATACGGGAGCTCATGAAGGTGTGCGTCACGTTTGACCTGCCGATGCCGACCCTTGACCAAGTGAGCGTGGTTCTGAAGTCGGCGCTGCATTCCTCGGACGCCGCTCTGCACAAGCACGTGGCCCGGTTCATTCAGGGCGACCTTCGCAAAATTTCCATCATATGCCGAATTTTCAACAACAACCACGCCACGGGGGCCCACAACAACGCGCTCATTCAAACCATTTTCCAGCCGAAGGCCAACAACGAAGACAGCAAAACCATTGTCAAGAAACTGATAAACGCGCCGTGCAATCTGAGCGACCATTCCGCGATGATGAACGAGACGGACCGCACCATCGTGGGGCTGCTGTGGCACGAAAACGTGGTGGACGCGCTGGCCAAACTGCCGCACCAGCGCGACGCGTTTTCCTTTTACAAGGAGGCGCTGGACAACATTTGTTTTGCGGACTACATTGACCGCATCACGTTTCAAAAACAAATTTGGCAGTTCAATGAAATGAGTTCGCTCGTTAAAACCTTTTACAACAACAAGCTGTATCACGACCGCTTTGACCCGTGCCCGAAGTTCAACCCGTCCGAAGTGCGGTTCACGAAAGTGCTCACCAAATACAGCACCGAATACAACAACGCGCTGTTCATTCAAATGATGTGCCAAAAATTCGGGATGGACAAGAAGGACTTGTTTGCGTTTTTCTCGCGGGTGTTTGCCAGCGACAGCTGCGCCAAACAAACGGAGGCCATCATTGACGACTTTGAAATCACGAAGCTGGACGTGCAGCGCATGCAGCGCTATCTGAACAAGTGTACGTATCCCAGCGACATGGCGCTGGACGACGACTTAGAGGCATAGGTGCACTGCACTTATCCCGCATCAAGCAGCGCGCCTTGGCGCTCAATGGTGGCCAAATGCGCGGCGATAACCTCGTCGCGGTCCTGAATGGTGGCAAGCAGCTCCGAGTTCTCGCGGAGTTTTTTGTTGCACATTTCTCGCATCTTTTCCAGCTTTTCGGCTTGCGATTGCACGGTCTGTATCAATTCCTCCACGGTCATGCTGCGGCTGATCGCGTTCGGCGCCTTGAATGTGATGACGGCCTTTAAAATTGCGTCCTGCGGTTGAGGTTGGTTCCGGTTCTCTTGATTTTTCTGTAATTTCTCTCGGATTTGTTGTAGAACATCGGGTTTCATGGACGGATGGCCGGGGTCATACGCGCACAAGGCGGCATCCACGTCGTGCATGTAGAACCGCAGCAGGTCGGGCTCCTTTATAAAATCGGTGACCGCCTTCGCGCTGACGCGCATGCCCGAATTGGGATGCCCCATGTTTTTCAGCAGCATGCGCTTGTCGAACGTGTTGTGCTCGTGCGAAAACACGAGAATGACCTTCATGGGGTCCAGCTGCGCCATGGGCACGGTGTAGCCGCGCAAAAACGCGCGCTCTTCGGCCAGGCACGCCGTCTCGTCGTATGCCAGATTCAGGTCGGTGAGCAGCTCCTTCCAGAACGCAAACGTGGCGGCGGTGGCGTGATTGGGGCCGTAGGGGCCAAACTGCACCATTTGGCACCGGGGAACTACGTGCCAAGCATTGCGCCCCGCACCCCTCCTCCGTAGGTTTTCTGAGTCCAAAGGGAAAGGTTCGGAGGAGGGGTGCGGGGAACTACGTTCCCCGGATTTGAAATAAATGCACATTTCGCTGCTGCCCGCTAGTTTGATGCCCGTTTTCCGTTTTCGGTGGTCCAGCAGCGTGGCGACCGCATGCGACACGCGCTCGGGCGGGTAGTAGTCGTCGTCGTCCATGTAGACAATGATGTCGCCGCGCGCCTTTTCGTGCATCAAGTTGCGTTTTTTGCCGAGAGAAATCTTTTCTTCAAGCCGGAAGTACTTGATGCAGGGGTGCTGCGACACGAGGTCTTCAATCGGGTCGGTGCCGTCGTCAATGATGACCCACTCCATGCGGTCCCTGGGATAGGTTTGATGAGCGAAGCACTGCAGCATGGCGGGAACGAACGGGCGGCGGTTGAACGTGGGCGTGCACACGCTGACCAAAGGCATTTGCGTCATTGAAAGTATTTAATAATGATCCGTAGAGGGTATTGTGTTTTTGTATTTATTATGATATCCGTATGATATCACAATAACGAATGGCGGATTATTCATTCCGTCTTTGGTTGGCTCATGTAAACGTGTATTCCGATTGCAATTGCCGATACACCCCCCACCGTGACTTTCGTGGGAATCGGCAATTCGGTGGAAGCAAACGCGATGATTAATGCCGTGACAACGTAAATGTAAACGAGACTTTGCATTCGTTTCAAAAATTCGGTTCCGAACTGCCCAGCATTGTCGCGCAATTGTTTCACAAACATGAGGTAAATCAAATAGAAAAACTGCCAAATGACAGGGAAAATGGTGACCCAGCCAAGGACGCACATCAACGCAAATGTCACAATTAATATGAACACTGATTTTACAAAATACAAAAAGGCCGAACTCGTAAAGTACGTCCGAGGTAAAAATGCAGTCAAACCGCCCAACCAGCCCGGAATCCACATGCAAAACACCAATCCTAAAAATATTGTAAACATGCAGACCGAGAGAATATCAAACAATATGCGAAGTATGGATGTAAATATGCGTGCGGCCATTGTGCTGCTGCTGCTGCTGTCACTCTCGTCAATCTTGTTCGTGAATCCCTTCAATGAATCAAATACTTTGTGCAAAAATAAGCCACCCAGTTGATAAGATGACTGTTGGGTGCGTTCAAACCACCACCAGAAACCTACTTTTTCATTTATATCAGATTCTTTGCTCATATCGATTGGCTTCGGAGCGAACCTGGTGGCGTACGGATTGTTACTAACTGTATCCACGTATTGTTTCGACATGTATTCAGCCGGGGTTGTTGCTCCAAGATCTTCAAATTGTGATAATCCCTTTTGCTGCAGCATACTTTCTTTGGATCGCGGAACGCGCTCCCCAGCTACACGTACTTGCTTTTTACCAAAGATCGGATACGTGGCATCAATGTCAATGTCTTTCGCATTCAAATAGTTGGACGTTGCAATCCAACAAAACACAAGGAATCCCGCCAATATTTCCAGAATCAAAATGAAGTAGTCGCCCAAATTAGACGACGAGTAATCAAACCCATCTCCTGTGGCTGTGGTTGCGGATGTGGATGTGGATCCGCTTCCGCTTGTGGATCCGGACTGACGGGCCCTGGTTTTGATGTTTTTCAGTGTGATCGTCATTGGGAAGGGGTCACCTAATTATTATAATACTAATTTATTATAATATTATTTCGCGGATTATTGCTATATTGCTAAATGGCTAAATGCATTTATCTCGCATACATGAGCGCGCAGTTGCCGCCGATGAACGTGAGCACGTTGTATCTCTCCTCCAACACGGTGAGGTCGTAGTTGTATTGATAAATGCGCCACTGCGGTTTATTCACGCCGATGGGCACGCCGGGGTCTGAATTGGGGTCGCAAATCGTGTAAAAGTTGGCGCTCGGGTCCAGCGGCGGCGGGTACGTGTTGAATTCCAGCTCAATGGTGGAGAACTTGCTCATGTTGATGGCGCCGCTGGGCTGGTACGTGATGTTGCTCGCATCCATTCCGAAGTTGTAAACGTAGAGCCCGAACGGCGCGGAGCCCGCGGTGCGGATGTATTTCTCCACGTAGTTATAAACGCCCGACTCCAGCATGTTCTCGCGGTACGAGCCGTTCAGCAGAATGCCGAGCTGCTGCAGAATCTCGCGCTGGTTCTCCACGTTGTAGTCCTGCGTAACAAAGATCCCGGACGGCGTGCCATCCGGCTCCACGCCGGGGCCGATCATGGGCAATTCAGCATTGACGGTCACTACGCCCGAAGAATACGGCACGGCGTATCCGGTTAACGTGCCCAGATAACGAACGCTTGGGTCAGATAACCCATTGGCCGAATACCAATTGACCCTTTGTGATGCAGTGAATTGCAATGTGAACACATCGCCGTTTTCAATAAAACAATCGACATAGGTGTATGTTAACGTGGTTGGAGGAGTGGGGGGGGCTGGTGCCAATGTGTAAGAGCTTATCGGATTGTAAGTTGTTCCAGCGGTGTTATCAATCAATTGAAATGAAATAATAGAAGGCGATGGCGTTGCAGCCTGAAATTTGCAGGTTGCCGTTTGCACAATGTAATTTTGTCCAGCATAATTGAACGGAGGCGTATTCACTGAGAAATAATTACTATACAATGCACCTGTGAAATATGAAGGGTCTGACGAATTATCATAAATTGTTCCTGGAACCGCGTTTGTCACGACGCCAGTTACTAAGAATGAAATGCTGGTTCCAGTTATATTGGATATGGTTCCGGTGATGGTGTTACTCGCGTCATACGTCACCGTGATGGTTTGACCTATGGCGAACTGGCTTATAGACGTTGCGGGAACAACGACGGTTGCATTATGGGGCGTGGTTGCATAATCCTTGTAATAATCCAGGTCAAGCACCGTTTGCGTGATGATGTCGCATGGATTGATAAATGTCCCGGTGGCGGGCGCCGGCGTCACGTCGTCCGGGATCGCGTTGGTATAAGCCCAGTTCGTGTAGTTGCTCCACTGGTTGCGCAAGTTGATGTCGCTGCGCTGAAACATGAACATCCACGTCGCCACCATGCCCATCGTGTTCTGCAGCTCCACGCGGTGGCTGCCCGTGATGTTCTTGAAATCCCACTCGTACGCGGACTTAAGCAAGTACTTCTGCTCCTGCGACGCAAACACGCGCGACTCCTCGGACGACAGGAAGCAGTACGTGGCCAGCAGGTGCACGTCGGCGTTCCAGTCGGTGCGCTTGTCGGCGTACACTTCCGGGATCGCAATGTCGGCCGCGGGTGGCGGCTGCAGGAAGCGGTAAAACTGGTACTCCGGCTCGTTGAAGTTGGGCTGAATGAAGGGCGCCTGGGCGACTTGAGCAGGGGTCAGCGATCCGGTGGTCTGCGGCTCGTAGTTGATGTCGCGCGTGACAAAGAGCTCGCGCACGGGGCGCATGACCACGTCAATCTGCAGCTCGTTGTACTGCAGCGCCACCAGCGGGAACGCGGTGCGGCTGTTGTTGCAGAACCACGCGTTCAGCGGAATGTAGAGCTTGCGACCGCGGATGGAGGGCTCCGGCCCCTGCTGGCTCGTGTTGTAATACACGTTGGGGTACGTCCCTCGGCGCCCCGAAAAGTTGGCGGGGTCGTTCAGCTCCGCGGTGCTGCCGGTCATGGTGTCGTACAGGAAGCGCTTGGTGCCGGTGAGGTCGCGCTGCACCTGCGCCAGCAAGTACTTGCCCGTCATGCGCTGCAGGAGTTGGCCACCCACGGAAAATGTTATTTCCTTGATCATTTGCGTGCCCAGATTTTCAATCCAGCGGAATTCGTAGGGGCGCCAGGCGTCGCCGCACGACAGGGGCGGATAAATCGGGCTCCAAATGGTGGGCAGCGTCACCACGAGGTAGGTGTCCATGATGAGCTCGGCATAGCGGGGGACGGTGAACGTGAACCGGGATTCCTCGGTCATGCGCAGGTTGCGCTGCCCGGTAAAATCAATTCGGAACTTCTGCATGCCGAAATTGGTGTACTTGGCGTACGTGGTCTTAAAAAACGACTTTTTGGGATTGGAATTTAGAATCACGTTCTGATTGCCATACGACACAATGTTTAGTAGACCGCCCGTCATTTTATATTAATGTTGTATTATTTTTTGTGAGGATAATATAATATCCATTATTTGTGTTTATATTTGTATTCATATTTGTATTCATAGTTGTATTTGCAAACAATGGCTGCGAGTAGTGGTGTTCCGTATGTGCAACAAGTAAATAATGACGATAAATCGAAGACGCCGACAACATTCCTTGAAAGGTTGGGTTTTGTACCACTAAAATATATACTATCTGGTGCCAATTTATCCAAAAATTTATCAGAATTAAGTGAAACAGTGTCATCAACGGTGTCATTATGGGGTCTGGTCATACTGCTACTCGTGCTTGTGGTCGTGGTGTACACCTTCATCCGAGATTTCACGTTGCAGTACACCGAGCAAGGTTCAATCAACACGCTTCAAACCGCGAATCAGTTGCAAAAAATCAAACCATCGCTGCAAACTCAGCCGTTGCGCAACTTTTACGTGAAAACGGCGCTGAACTGCTGCTGTTTAGGTGATTGGAAAAACAATTACGTGGATTTGATTGCGCTGCAGTATGCCATTTTGCAGGGCTACCGTTGCTTGGATTTTGAAATTTACAGCGTCAATGACCAACCCGTTGTGGCGGCTTCCACCAACAAAAAGAATTTTTACCACATGGAAACGTTCAACCATTTGCCGTTTGCGGACGTGTGTGCGAAAATAAATGAAATCGCATTTTCATTTGCGCCCAACAAGGAGGACCCGTTGTTGATCAGCTTGCGCATTAAAAGCAGCAACACCGCTCCCAGTTTCATAAAGGGGATCATTGACGGCATCAAAACGTTTCCCACCCTTGGTCCCGAATACAACTACGAATTCGGCGGCCACAATTTGAGCAAAGAACCCGTTGGAAATTTCATGGGCAAAGTCATCATCATGGTGGACGTTTCAAATCCAATTGTAAACCAAAATTGCACAACCAACCCAAAAACCAAAGTTCAAACCGGCGAGTGTTTGAACCAATACATCAACATCGGCATCAACTCCCCGTTTTTGCATAAGCTTGACTATGAAATGGGCGTCAAAAACACGGGCAACATGACGGATTTGATTGAGCACAACAAGAAAAACATGAGCCTCGTGTTTCCAGACGCGCCGTTCACCACCAATGTGAATTTCAATGTGGCAAAAAGCATGGGGTGTGCGCTCATTGGCATGATGCCGCAATCGAACGACGCGAACTTGGATGCATACAACGCCGCGTTCAACGCAGCCGGCTGCGCGTTCATACTGAAGCCCCCCGAGCTGTGCTACCAGCCAATCATGATTGAAACGCCACCTCCCCAAGACCCGGCGCTGTCGTTTGCTGGACGCAATTACAGCACGGACTACGCGAGCTGGAGCGTGTAAATCATCGCACAAAATGATGAAAAACGTTTTTGAGCTTTTCATTATTTTTTATATTTTTATTGTAGATATTGTGGCTATTGTGGCTATTGTGGCTTTAATTAATGAGAAGCGGCAGACCTGGCCTTGGAAGCAGCAGCGGAAGCTTGGGCGGCGGCGGCCTGGGCCTTGGAGGCGGCAGCAGCAACAGCCTTGGCAGCAGACCTGCTGGCAGCCTTGGAAGCGGACCGGGAAGCGGCCTTGGAAGCGGCCTTAGAAGCAGACTTGGCAGCTTGGGCAGCCCTGGAGGCGGCCTTGGAAGCAGACCTAGCGGCGCTAGCGGCAAAGCGACGGACAGAGTGGCTGGCGGTGCGTTTGGCGGCGCGGTGTTTACGAGTGTGAGCCATTTTGTGTTGAGTTGGTTGGTTATAAACTAAATCAAGAAAAAAAAAATAATAAATCAAAAATGATTACTAAAATGATCACCATTACCAAATTGTATCGGTGGAATGCCAATACATTTTGTCGCCTTTTTTGATGTTGTAAATGCTCCTAAACAATTCCAAACGAGACAACGGACAGTTCACCCGGTATTTGTCCATGGGGTGAGGGTTCACTTTCAACTGCGCCTGAATGGCCTTGTCCAGAATTTTTTGGCGTCCTTGAATCGCAATGTAAACGAAAAAGGCTTCAAACGACAAGGACTTGATTGGCACAATGTCGTCGTTCTTTTGCTGGAAGTCCCTTAAGTATTCCATGCAAATCGCCAGCCCCGAAATGTCGGCTAAATTCTCTCCGGTGCTTAATGTTCCATCCATTTTGATGCCGTCATACATTGCAAACGTTTCATACTGTTTTACCACGTCCTTCACCTTTGCTTCAAACTTGCGCCGGTCCTCCTTTGTCCACCAGTTGTGCAAATTGCCTTGGTAGTCGTACTTACTGCCGTTGTCGTCCAAGCAGTGCGACATTTCGTGCCCCAGCGTGTAACCAATGTGGGCCAGGTTGTACTCTATGCCGCGTTCGTCCAAGTCAATGAACGGCTTCTGCAAGTACCCCAGCGGAATGTAAATCGTGTTTTCAACGGGCGTGTAGTACGCGTTCACAATGTACGCTTGCGACCCCACCAGTTTGAACTTCTCCCAGTCAATGATGGGAATGTCGCCCTTGAATGCGGTGCCGTCAATGGAAATCATTTTCTTGGTCCGCCAGCTGGCGATCAGTTTCATGTTTTTGTAAGCGTCGTCGCTGCTGTAGTTCAAAATCGGGTCTTCGCGCATCATGGCGGGGTTGCCGACCACCAGCTTGATGCGTTCCAGCTTGAGCAGCGCGTACTTTTTGGTTTCGGGCGACAGCCACGTGTTGCGCTTAATGATGCGCTTGAACACGGTGAGCAAATCGGTGGCCATGTTCGTCACATACGCCACGTGCTCCGGTTTTTTGTTGCGCTGCACGTACTCGTTGGTAATAAACGTGTTGAAGCACATGGAAAGCCCGAACACGGGGTAAACTTCGTCCGGGAACGGCACGGGTTGGCCGCTCACGAACTGGCCGTGGAATTCCCAGTAAATCATGCGCCATTTTTTGTGGAACCGCATGATTTGGCGGAACACCGTGTACATGAAGTACGTCCGCCACTTTGGCGTTTTCCATGCGCCGTCCTTGGTCAAGATTTTCATGATGCACTTCAAGTAACTCAGGTTGCTGCAGATGAACGTGTTTGGAACCGTTTTGTAGCCAATTTCGGTTGCCAGACGGGCCCAGTCAAACCCGTACTTTTCCAGCGCGTCGGCCTTGGTGACCACGTTGTAGTACTCGTCGCTCTCGTGTTTCACCGATTCGCACCCCATTGCAATGAGCATTTCGTATTCCACGTCCCACACGTCGCCCGCTTTCAACCCGTGCCCGGGTCCCAGGCACGCGTCAAACATGTCCCGAATGTATTTCAAATACCGGGATTTGAACGCGCGCTTATAAGAGGCCGCATCGGCGGTTTCGTCCTCCACGTAAATGAGGTAGTCGTATATGGTGAGCTGCGGCGGGGAAATGGTGCTCTTGTACATGGACGAGTGTTTTTGGTCCTTGCTGACCGACCACGCAATGGGGCAGCCCCATGAAATGGTTTCGTTTTGATTGATCTGGGCTAAAAGCCAGTACAGGTCGTCGTTGGCAATGCCCTTGTCTATGGCGTTCACCGTGTACTTCACCTCCTCGCGGGCCTTTTCGCAGTTCAAATGCAGCATGGAATTGTAGAGGTTTTTAATCGCGGTGGCCTTGGCGCCGTGGGTGGTTCGGATGTACTCCTTGACGATGTCAATCAACTCGTAATACACCTTTTCTTGGGTGATCCTAAAACTGTCGGCTTGAACGTAGTACTTGTTCTTTTCTTGCAGCTCTTTGCTTTTATTGGCGATCCACTGGTAGTTGATGTAGTCGTAATAATCATTTTTCGGGGTCACCTTGGACGGCGCAAACGGCGTTTTGAACAACTTGACCAACGACCTTTCCACATTTGCATTTTCTTTTTTGGTGGTGGTTTTAAACGTTTTTTCAAAACCTTTTTCAAAACTGGCTAGAACCCGCGGCACCTTGCATTGGTTTGACACTGATTTTGATTTTGATTTTGAATGTTTCCTGGTTTTGGTTTTGGTTTTGGGTTTGGTCATGTGTTTCACGTGATTCTCCATATCATACCTATTTATTTTTTTAAGGGACCCGCTTAAGGAATTAAGGATCCATTGCCATTGCTTGCTGTTGTTGTTGCGCTTGTTGCGCTTGTTGCGCTTGTTGCGCTTGTTGTGCTTTTACTTGTGCCTGTTGCATTCTGTATTGCCGTGCTCCAAAATCCATGAATTTGCGAATCTCTCCGTATTTCATTTGATTTTTGGATGGCTGTTGGGACTGCTGTGACTGCTGGGACCTCGGCTTCACCCCCAAATACTCGGCAACCACTTTGACCGGATCCTTCAATTCGTGCAGCCGTTCAACCGCCGTCGGTTCATCGTAATCGGTTTGTCGGACAATGAAGGCAACGGCCTGTGCAAAATATTCTTGCTGAACGGCGGTTTTCAGTTCTTCGCCCTGCAAGTGTTGCAAGTGTTGCAAATGCGGTGGCAGAGTCATTTTGGTTGGCGCGTATAAATTATATAATTAACATTGTTTTTAATTGCTTTTTTTGTTGTGTGTAAACACCGCCCCCGCATTTAATTGTATTGCAAACCATATTAAACAAATGGCACAGAATTAATGCAGTATTGCAGTCATGACGACAAACCCGGCATCTTCTGCACTTGTCAACCTCGTGTTGGATGAACTGCGCCAATCCTTGGAGTCAAAGGTGTCGCACATGATGGCGGATTATCAGTTGTTCAAAGAAACCCACGAAGCCGTGCTTCAAATCCCGTTTGTGAAAATGTTGTTGGATCAACGCAGCATGTGCAAATGCAAAGAAAACAATGAAAACAATGAAAACAAGGAAAACAAAGAAAACGAAGTCAAGGAAAACGAAGACGAACAAATCCAATTGGAAATCATTGACGTTTTGCCGGTTGATGCGCCGAATTTGGATTTTATTGCCGATTACATAAACGGGGTTGATCCATCAAATGATTCAAATGATTCAAATGAAGAAGAGGAACAAGAAGCAGAAGAAGAAGAAGAAGAAGAAGAAGAAGAAGAAGAAGAAGAAGAAGAAGAAGAAGAAGAAGCAGAAGCAGAAGCAGAAGCAGAAGCAGAAGCAGAAGCAGAAGCAGAAGCAGAAGCAGAATCAGAAGCAGAAGCAGAAGCAGAAGAAGAAGAAGCAGAAGCAGAAGCAGAAGCAGAAGCAGAAGCAGAAGAAGAAGAAGAAGAAGAAGAAGAAGAAGAAGAAGCAGAAGCAGAAGCAGCAGAAGCAGAAGCAGAAGCAGAAGCAGAAGAAGAACAGGAACAAGAAGAGGAACAAGAGCAAGAAGAACAAGAAGCGCAAGAGCAACAGCAAGAGCAAGAGCAAGAGCAAGAGCAAGAGCAAGAGCAAGAGCAAGAGCAAGAGCAAGAGCAAGAGCAAGAGCAAGAGCAAGAGCAAGAAGAGGAACAAGAGCAAGAGGAAGAGGAAGAGCTTGAACTGTTTGAGGTGGAGATTAAAGGAAAAACATACGTGACCAATGATGAAACCAACGGCGACATTTACCAGTATGAAAACGAGGAAGTTGGTGAAATTGTCGGCACATTCAGCAACGGAGTTGCAAAAATGACAAAAAAACCAAAATCGGGTTCAAAAAAATAGGGCGCCATGACTATGACTATGACCATGCCCATGCCAATGAAGTATGCATTTTTTCAAAATAATATGTGCACACATATTATATTGCGTATACAAAATGATCATAGATTCATTGTGCCCTCCGGCGGTGCTTTATCTGGGATTTTCCGTGATCCAGATCATTATTGATTTATTTAGGGGGCAGCAAAACACCGCGTTTTTGAAAGTAATTGTGATGACCATTTTTACCATTCTGTTGAATCAGCTGTGCATCGGCGGCCTCACCATTCTCTCGTGGTTCATCGTGTTCATCCCCTTCATCATGATGACGTATGTGACCACCATCTTGCTCTACGTGTTTGGGTTGAACCCGTCCAAGGGGAAAAACCAGTCACCGCCCGACCCGCGTCGCCGCCACAAACCGAAACCAACCCCTTACAACCCCCAAGAAGAAGTGGGCGGGTGTGCCGGAACCGAATTCGGGTGCTGTGATGACGGCGTAACGGCCAGCAATCAATATGGGTCCAACTGCTACGGCCCTCAGCCAGGCCCAGGCCCTCAGCCAGCCCCACCCCATCATCATCATCATCATCATCACCACGGACACCATTATCCACCGAGCCCTGGGCCTACACCTCCTGGGCCTGTGCCTCCTGGGCCTGTGCCTCCGGGGCCTGTGCCTCCTACACCTAGTCCTGCAAAAAAAATGATTGGAGGTTGCGCTGGCACCCAATTCGGGTGCTGCGACGACGGAATCACCCCAAAGGTGGATGGATATGGAACCAACTGCCATTCCGTCATGCACATTAAACCCAAAAAGCTTGGAGGTTGCGCTGGCACCCGATTCGGGTGCTGCGACGACGGAATCACCCCAAAGGTGGATGGATATGGAACCAACTGCCATTCCGTCATGCACATTGCTCAACAAAATTGAAGTGAAATCAAATTATATTTTATATTGAAACGATATAAACGTGTTTTTTCAATAGTGACTATCTCCGACATCTCAAAATGAACTGCGCGACAAGCACCTACGATGCGTCCGGTAAACTGGTTGGATGCACGCAGCAAGAGCTAACTTCATTAATTTCCGTTCAGATGTACACCCTGTTTGCGCTGGGCACGGGGCTTTACTTGTACAAGACATTCACTGCCGAGAACTGGGCCGACATCGCCGTCACCATTGGGTGGGGCTGTGTTACCGTATTCACGCGCACCAAGCGCGGTGTTATCAAATACGTGTTGCCGAGTCTGCGCACGGCGTTTCAAACGTTGATGGTGTCCGACACAACGAGAACAGCAACCGCAACCGAAGACGTCGTGACCGAAGATTTGATCCGGATCGTGAGGGATGGCGTTGAAACGTCGGCCTATTCGTCCGTGTTTGAGTTCGTGCACGACTTGGATGCACGCTTTAAGTCGGATGTCGTGGACGAAGATGTAATCAACGTGCATCTTTGCGACACAGAAACAGAACCCGAAACAAAACCGGAACCCAATGACGCCATTAAAGACGAGTCGCACGAAGAAGAAGACAAGTCACAGGAAGACAAGTCAGAGGAAGACAAGTCACATGAAGAAGACGAAGACGAGTCAGACTCAGACTCCTCAGAAGAAGAAGAAGAAGAAGAAGAAGAAGACATTTCTGAATTGTTGTCCCGAATTGAGAATCACACCATGCAGTTTGATTTCATGTTGAGCCGGGTTCCAACTGCTGCGCATTTAGGGAACGATTCAAAAAAGGAAGGCGGACACGTCATGAAGTACGACGGATTTCCGCGGGATTCTCTCGGCGTTCATTTCTGTGATCGTAAATTTGTGCCGGTGGATCACCGCATGATGGAAGTTGTGCTGCAGGTTGAGGGCAAGGACTACGATTTGAACTTGGCGAGCCCGGACAATTTTTACGTCGCGGGAAACAAGTTACTGGACCCCGCATTCGTGAAATGGTTCATGTTGAAAAATCACGGCGTCAAAATCGGCACCGGCCACCAGGACAAGTGCAGTTACGTGATAAAATGCGTGGACCACACGGCGGCGTTGCACACGCTGCGCCCGCACAACTACTTGCACGTGCACGTGTCGGGGTTTGAAGTGCAGGATTCCGGGCTGGTTTAAGCATTGTTGCAATTGTTGCAATTGTTGCAGCATTCCCATTATATGTTTTTTATTTTTCCATATAAAAACATATATTCAAAAACTATAAGAACAAAGAACGCCAGGTGGAGAGGGGACATGGATGTCGCACAGCGCATGTATGCCGCGCTTTTGAAAACCGAATACAAAGAGTTGTTGAGGATTCACATGACCGAGCTCATGGTGTTGAACTATGCGCATCACGTGCGCAACAATGACACCTACATATTGCGGCGAGACACACACAACCTGGAAGTGAACGGTAAAATAAAAGTGGCGTCGATGTTTTACATTTCAAAAACGAACCTCTATTCGCGACCTGCAATGAATCAAATGCGGTTTGCAAACATGGCCGCCTACAAACTGGAAGAATGTCCGTGCGTTTTAGACGGATTTGAACAAGACGATGACTATATCATCCGATTATTATATTAATTCAATTGCTAATTATACAGCAGGTATGGCAATGCGTACACCAATGCGATCATGACAATGATGTTTGCGTTCAGACTTTGGCCCGCAAGATAGGATGCAACCAGCGATGCCAGAATCATCATTCCACCGTCGGCAAGAACTGCCTTAAACGACACCTCGGCGGCATAGTCTTTGAACGTGTCCAACATGCGATTCATTCCGCGGGGGGTGCTTTTAAAAAATGCATAAAACAACATGTCATGCGTAAACTGCACGGCCACAGCGAGAAGTATGAATTTCCATATTGAAAAATCGGAAAAAACATGGTAGTACACGGCTCTAACAATGATGAGCCCAATCAAAATGATCAACACGTCTGCAATGACCGCCGACAAATTATAGTCGGTGTACCACTTTCTCAAAACCCGCGAGTTGATTGCCCCTGCATTCAATAACGCAATCACAACCAGGTCGGTGAACATCACGCCGTTGAAAAGCGGTAAATAGTCTCCAGTGTTTCCAAATCTCGCGATATTTTTGAACATGGTATACAATGATCGCAATATTATATTCAAATTTGTCTTTGAAAAAAATAAAATATAGGCGGAATGCATACACGCAACACACAACACGCAAGCAATCCACATCATGAAACGAGCCTTGCTGGTTGGAATCAATTATGTCGGCACCAGTGCCGCGTTGCGCGGGTGCATCAACGACATTGATAACGTGGCGGCGTATTTGCAGTCCGCCCGGGGCTATTCTTCCGCATCGTGCATCGTGTTAAGCGACGTGGCAGCCCGCAAACCCACCCGGGCCAACATTTTGGCGGCGTTCAAGGAACTGCTGCAAGGCGTGCGCGCCGGCGACGAGCTGTGGTTTCACTACTCAGGACACGGTGCGCTGCGGCGCGACGATAACGGGGACGAAGAGAGCGGCGCCGATTCCTGCATTTGTCCGCTGGATTACACCCAAGCCGGGTTCATTAGCGACGACGTGGTGCGTGCATCACTGGCCGCGCTGGTGCCTGCCGGTGCGCGGCTGTACGTCGTGCTGGACATGTGCCACAGCGGCACCGGGTGCGACCTGCGATACAAGTTTGACGACACCAGCCACTTGCTGAATGCGGCGGCGGGAATGCCGTCCGCGTATGATCCAAACGCATGGGCGCTGCGTCAAACCAGTTACGAGTTCAAGCGATACGCGAAGACCGCGGGGGAAGTGTTTTGCATCAGCGGGTGCCAAGACACGCAAACTAGCGCCGACGCGTATTTGGGCGGTCAAGCCGCTGGGGCGCTCACGCATTCGCTGCTTGCATCCCTCAAGGCCAACCCCGCGTCGTCTTACAAGTGGAAGCATCTGCTGAAGGACGTGTGCTGCCGGGAACGGGTGGGGCGATTCACGCAAATCACGAGCTTGACCAGCGGACACCCCCTCAACCTTGAGGACGGGGTTTTTCTTGCACCTGTGCCTGTGCCTGTGCCTGCACCTGCACCTGCACCTGTGCCCGTCAAACCATTCGTGTTGCCACAATGGCTTCAAACTTATTTGCTGCAACTGCAGCGGTTGCGCTTGAGCGTGCCCCAGTGGTTGGTCACGTACATTCAACAATTGCAGTCGTATCATTTAAGAATGCAACAAAGGCAACAAATGCAACAAATGCAACAAAGGCAACAACAATCACAACAGCAACAGCAACCAAACCAACTAAAGTATCGCGGCCGAATGGTGTTTCATCATTAATGCGCACGCACCAATCGCAGGAACAAACATTACAAACCAAATCAATTTAAAAAGTATATTTGGTTAATTTATATTGAGAGACACACCATGAAGGAATCTTCATCCCCATCTCCCCCCTCCCAAGAACCACAACAACAAGAGCAACAAGAGCAACAAGAGCACCATGCGCTTTCCACTGGCTGGACACTGTGGTGCCATTTGCCGCATGACACCGATTGGACATTGAAGAGCTACATTAAGTTGTACGATTTTAACACGGTGGAGCAGGCAGTCAGCGTGACTGAAATGCTGCCGCCCAAATTGGTCATGAACTGCATGCTGTTTTTAATGAGGGATGGCATCACGCCGATATGGGAGGATGTTAGAAACCGGAATGGCGGATGTTTCTCGTATAAAGTCAGCAACAAGGACGTGTCGGACTGCTGGCGCCAGCTCACGTATGTGTTGGTGGGCAACAGCATTTCCGCCAACAAGACGGTGCTGCCGGTGGTGAACGGCATCACCATTTCCCCCAAAAAGAATTTCTGCATTGTCAAGATTTGGTTGGCAAACTGCAAGTTTCAGAACGCGGCGATCATCAACGAAGTGGCTGGCATAACTCCGCACGGGTGCCTCTTCAAAAAGCACACGCCGGAATACTGAATAAGGGGGACATGCGTCCCCCCTCAAACCCCCTTGTTGAATAAGGGGGAAATAATGCGACCGCAAAGGCACGACTGCAAAGGCACGACTGCAAAGGCACGACCGCAAAGGCACGACCGCAAAGGCACGACCGCAAAGGCCCTTTTACCTCATGTTGGGTTAAAAACAGTTTCTTGAATTCCAAATCAGAGAGAAATTCAAGAAAATAATGACTATACCATGATCCCCAAAACGGCATCATTTGATTCCGGGTCTGATTCCGCGTTGGAATTGCATGCGCTGGATCCCGCCGATTCGGATGCTGTTGCCTTGGTGTCAACTTGTGGTGACATGCTGCTGCGCCCGGCGTTGGGCAACCGCATGACCTTGTTTTCAATGTCCACGTAGGATTCAACCCGGTTGGCCAGTCTCAAAACATGCGGCCTTCCAATTGCGCCAGCATCATCATCATTCGCTTCAGAGTGTGACGCGGTTCTAAACCAATGCAGCACATCACTTCGGTTTGCGGTTTCAATCTTGGAGAGATATTCATGAATAATAGAATTGTCCACAATCTCGGAAACTTCCAGTAAATTCTTCATTTTTATGCGTATCAAATCCAGCAATCCACTGCCGCGGTTGCGCATGGTCGGTTCAAGCGCCAGCTCCACGCGAATCTCGTTCGCGATTTGCCCGTATTGGATGTAGGCAATTCTATGGTTTTCGCTCTTCTGGCTGATTTTTAAATACGAGAAATAGCTTTTGAGCAGGCTGGCATACAGGCTCATCCCTCCGAGAATCAGGTGAATGTGTTCGTATTCTAAATTAAGTCCGGACACGAACCCAATGAATGCGGTGATTGTGATGATGGGCAGATTAAACATGGTTTCTCTCGTTTTGAACTTCTTATGACACATCAAATGGAGATTGGCCCACGCTTCGCATTCTTCCCCCTTCCGTTGCAGAAAATATTCCAAGTTGGGCGTGTAAAACACATTGTCCACTTCCGGCATGGTATATAGTATGCCGATAAATTTGTGCAATAAATGACACGCGCATAAACTATATCACGAACGCATTTAAAGCCATGATGTGACTATGTGACAGACACCAAACAACGTTAGTATGACAACCCCCGATGAGAAGACCCTTCACGCACACGAGATTCCGAAGTATTATCAGAGTCGCGTGCTGGCGTATTTGTTCCGACACGCGGACGACTTGAAGACGCGATCAAACCCGGAAGTGCCAGTGCGCATGGAAGTGCACGAGTACTTCAACATGCGCACATACAATGCCGTGAAAAGTGCGGTTGCAGCGAATGAGAAAGCGAACGAGAAATTGGTGGGATCCATGTTGCACGACCCGCTCAATTCTCTTTTTATGAGCATTGGGCTCGGCGAATACGACTACGGTTTCACGGGTGCGGACGGAGTCAAGCACGCGTTTGAGATTGATTTCCACGAGGAATGCAAGACGCGAACCACGAGCTGCGATGGGATCACCTACTTTCGCCGGCTCGTGGTCCGAACCCCGACCCCCGCGTCCTTCGTGGAGTTCTACAAGCTGGCCAGCGAGATTGACAACACCAGCGACGAGAAGCTGCGCATCTCCGTCACCAACAAATACAGCGAGTGGAACACGTATAGCCGCATCCCCGTGCGCCGTCTGAACACGGTGTACATGGACGAGCGCGTGAAGGAGCGCATCATGGCCGACATTCGCGAATTTTTGAAGAGCGAGGATGAGTACGACGCGTTTGGCATCCCGTATAAAAAGACGTACTTGCTGACGGGGGTGCCCGGCAGCGGCAAGACGAGCTTGATCAAGGCGCTGTGCAACGAGATCCACTACAATCTGGGCATCATGAGCATGAGCCGCGACATGGACAACGCCACGATTCAGAGCTCGTTCCGCAACATAGACCCCAAGACCGTGCTGCTTCTGGAGGACATTGACTGCTTGTTTGAGAAGCGCACGTCGGTGGAGACGCCGAGCTTCACGTTCAGCAACCTGCTCAACATTCTGGACGGCGTGCTGTTCAAGCACGGGCTCATCGTGTTCATCACGACGAACCACCCCGAGAAGCTGGACCCCGCGCTGCTGCGTCAAGGGCGCACGGACTTGATCGTGGAGCTGAACTACCCCAGCCGGACGGAGATAGAGAAGCTGTTCCGCGACATGCTGGGGGGCAAGCACTATGCCACGGCGGAAGCCACGACGGACGCGTTCAAAGCGTTTTACGCGGCGATTAAGGACAAGCAGCTGCCCATGTCGGCCATTGTGAATTTCTTGTTCCGGCACCGGGACAAACACATGGACAATTTGAAGGAGCTGCTGGACGGCGACTCGTTCATTAAGCGGGTAACAGGGGAAGAGACGTCCACGAAGCTGTATGCATAAAATGTTAAATGGAAAAATAATATTTATTAATGATATAACCAATATCACAACACAACCAACAACATCATCAATGTCATATGACCCGAATGAGCGCCTTGCCCATTTTGAAAAGACCGGCACTGCACCGACCCCTGCCGACTTCTATCGCATGATGCGGTACCATCAAACAATTGCAGACAAAAACAAGAGATAAAGACGAAACTTGTATGACATGTATGAGAACGAAGACAAAATGCAATCCGAAAAACGAAACCAAAGAGAAGGTTTAATGGCCACTTCAAAATTTAATGTGGCGTCAATTATGCCACAAGTTAAAAGTTTAGTTGCAGATAAACAATTTTTAGCATCTGGAAATGCTAGCCAATCTGTGATTGGTGATAGCACAGTTTTCACCAAAGGAGGAAGGCGAACCAGGAGGCATAAGAAGCGAAGCGGTCATAAGCGAAGTGGTAAACGTAGTGGCCATAATAAACGTAGTGGCCGTATGTCCCGAAGGCGCTAATCGCAGTTTGATTTATGTCATGGTTAAACCATAACATGAATATCAGTTTAATTCAGTTCTGCGTTTTCAGAGTCATTTCAGTTCAGTTCTGCGTTCAGTTCTGCGTTAGGGCCGAGTAGTCGTTGGTGGGTTGCACGCCCCAAATCTTTTTGAGCAGCTTGGCCTTCTTGCGGTCGCCCTTTTGCGCGATGAGGGGACCGGGAGCCTTGGAAGGCCCTCCAGTTACAGCAGGCGTCACGGTGGGAACCGGGCGACCCAGCACTTTAGACAGCATGTTGTTGAAGCTGACGGCGAAGCCGAACAGGATCATGAAGAACGCAATGATGTCGCTCCTAAACAACGGCTGGTGCAAATAAAAGTGGTTGATGATGAGAATGGCGGTGAATTGCAGCGTGATGAGGGTGAAGGTGTCTTGAGTGGGAGTCACGAGCTTGTACTTGTCGCCAATGTTGACAGCCACGGACATGAACAGCCAATCCAGCCACGCAAAGGGGATGGCCATTTTGTAGGCGGCAAACATGCCCATATTGGGGAATTTCAAGGTGACGAACTGACCCCACATGGACGACGCTTGGGCGCAAATGAACGCTAGCAACCAAAGTAAATAATTCAGGGGGGTTTTGCCGGCATCCGGACTGGAAGAGGCACTTGGTGAAGGTCCAACCGAAGGACCGGAAGAGGCACTTGGTGAAGGTCCGACCGAAGGACCGGAAGAGGCACTTGGCGAAGGACCGGAAGAAGGCCCCGCGGAAGGCCCGGAAGGATAAGGACTAGACATAACTGGAATATATGATATGCAATGGGATATAATATATATACATATATAATATATATCGCGCCACATCAACATTTTTCAAAATGAAGCATCAATTTTCCATCGGTCTGTTGTTGTTTTGGATTTTTCTAAATCTGGCCATCATGGTGACAATGGATTTAGCGCTGTTCATGCAAACCACGCCGGGCATGAAGGACGCCGGCACAATTAAGAAGATTCTGACCGCCGAGTTTTGGGCCACCATTGAGTGGATGTTCGTCATTCCGTCCAACCGCATCGGCAACTGGTTCCTTTCGGCCGCTCAAGTGTCTCTCTCCTCCTACGTGTTTGATTTCTTGGGACAGGTGCTGTCCAACGCGTTCTGGCTGAAGCTGCCCACCACGCTGGACGACTACGCCGCCATGGTTCTGATTCTGGGCGCCATGGTCCTTTCCAAATACCATTTGATGGGGTAAGGTGTAAAACCGGGATAAGGTGTAAAACCGGGATAAGGTGTAAAACCGGGATAAGGTGTAAAACCGGGATAAGGTGTGGAATGCGTTCAAATAATAAATCCGTCGCATAAGCATTTAAAGAATATTGTTGAATATTGTTTAAATCAATCAACCCGCGTGAAAATGAACGCACCCACCAATGCCACCAATGCCACCAATGCCACCAATGCATATGCCGACAATGTGTTGACCATCAAGACCGTGCAAATTGCGCCCTTTCGCACGCTGATGACGGCGCTAAAGGACATCCTACTGGAAACCAACATCACGTTCAAAAAGGACGGCATTCGCATCGTGAACATGGACAAGTCGCACACCATGTTGGCGCACCTGTTTCTGGGTGCGGAGAATTTTGAGCACTACGAGTGCCACATGGACAAGATCATCATCGGCGTCAACATGTTCCACTTGTTCAAGCTCATCAATTCCATAGACAACGACGACACGCTGACGCTCTACATTGAGAAGAAGGACTACAACGACGGCATCGTGTCGTTCCTGGGCCTGAAGTTTGAGAACGGCGACATTAAGCAGTGCAAGACGCAGAAGCTGCGACTGATTGAGCCCGATCCCGAGGAGTTCATTGAGCCGAACGTGGTGTTTTCGTCGGTCATCAACCTGCCGTCCTCCGATTTCCAGAAGATCATTCGCGACATGTCGTGCATTTCGGAGAAGCTGGAGATCAAGTCGGTGGGCAACGAGCTCATCTTCCGGTGCTCGGGGCAGTTTGCCACGTCGGAGATTCGTCGCGTGGAGACCGACGGCAGCATGGAGTTCATCCAAAAGCAGGACTCCAACAAAATCATTCAGGGCGAATTCTCTCTGAAAAATCTGGGCTATTTCATCAAGTGCACCAACCTGTGCAGCCAGATTGAAATGTATTTGGAGAACGACCTGCCGCTGGTGGTCAAGTACTACGTGGCCAGCCTGGGAGAGATCAAGCTGTGCTTGGCGCCGCTGCCGTCGTCCAACTAGGGGAACCTACGGTTCCCCTTACCCCTCCCTTAAACCCCTTTGAAATACATTAATTTTTATTGCATTAATGTAATAGTAATATCGTAATATCTCTCTAATCCAAATGTTTCAACTCAATGCAACTGTTTTGAACAGCCCATGGACCAACCTGTTGTTGCTGTGCCTGGTGGAAGTGTACGGCGACTTCAAATTCAAGGCATACGCGCGTTCCTCCGACGATGCGATTGGGATCCCCTTGTTCATTCAAGGCTGCGCGGGATACATGGGCGTCGTTTATTTCTTGATCCGCATGTTGCGGCTGAAGGACGTCATTTGGGTGAACGCCATGTGGGACGGCGGATCGGCGCTCATTGAGACGCTGTTTGCGTATTTCATGTACGGGGAACGGCTGAAGCAGCCGGTGAATTACGCGGGGCTGGCGCTCATCCTGCTGGGGCTGTTCATGCTGCGAAACGGATGAACGATGTAAATGCAAATACAAATGCAAATGCAAAAACAAATATATAAATACAAATATATAAATACAAATACTACAAATACTACAAATACTACAAATACAAATATAATTGCAATAAATGAGCACAGAAATAAGTGTATCAAATTCCACGCAAAAAAATTGCAAGGAGATTTTAGAATTTATGAAAAAATATGGTCAAGACTGTAGAGTCATTGAGACAGTGTCTGTGGTTGAAAATAAAATTGAAAATGGTTGTAGCATAACAATGGACACGTTCAAGGATAACGCGCAGTTAATAAATCTTTGGAAGCTTATGAAAAAACATGGAAATTATAATTGCGCATATATAAAAATAGATGGTGGATTTTCCGGATGTATAAATGATTACATTAATTCATAATTGTTTCAAACATGAATTCAACAAAAATTGATTTATAAATAATGCGCCATTAATGTATTACAGAAACCCAATACATCAATTACATACACCGAAGATGCCGAATCCCGTCATTGAATCGTTCGTGGACCACGACGGCACCCTCAACTTCACCGTGAGTCAAATCAACGTGAGTTTGGCCAATGCCGTTAGGCGCACCATGCTGGCCGACATACCCACGTTCTGTTTCCGCACGCTGCCGCACGCCGAGAACCGCGTGCAAATCACGGACAACACCACCCGTCTGAACAATGAAATCATTAAGCAGCGCATGGGCTGCATTCCCATCCACCTCAAGGCGAACGACCCCGATTTTGAGCACTTCAACGTGGAAGACTACCGCGTGACACTAGACGTGCAAAACACGGGCACCGCAACCACATACGTCACCACCAAGGACTTTCGCATGGTGAACGTGAAAACCGGCAAGGAGTTGAGCGAGTCCGTTGTGCGGCGCATCTTTCCGCCCGATAGCATTAGTGGCGGCTACATTCTGATCGCGCGACTGATGCCGAAACTCACGCAAATTGTGGAAGGCGAGCGACTGGCGTTAACCGCCGAAATCGGGGTGGGCACGGCGCGCATGGACGGCATGTACAATGTGGTGAGCACGTGCTCTTACCGCGCGACCCCGAATGTGGAAGCTGCCGAAAAGGTGTGGGCCGAATGCGCAAAGACATTGGAGCGCGACGGCAACGACGCCGCGACCATTGCATTTGAAAGGAAGAACTGGTTCTCCATGGAAGCGCAGCGATACACGCACCCGAACAGTTTTGATTTCATCATTGAATCCGTGGGGGTGTATTCCAACACCGAGATTGTGACCAAGGCGTGCCTGCTCCTCGTTGAAAAATGCAAGAAAATGATCGCGGACATTGAGAACGCCAGCGGTGACGTGGATGTGGCGCCGTCCGACACCACGCTGAGCAACGGGTACGACGTGACGCTGCAAAACGAGGACTACACGCTGGGCAAGTGCATTGAATACTTCCTGCACACCAATCATTACGAGGGCAGCAAGACGGTTTCGTTTTGCGGGTTCCGCAAAAACCACCCGCACGACACGCACAGCATGATCCGCGTGGCATTCCGTGCGCCGACCGACGTGGACATTGTGCACACGTATTTGATTCAGGCCGCGCGCGACTCGGCGGCCGTGTTTGAATCCCTGATTTCGCAGATCCACCGTTAACGGGAACCCAGGTTCCCGTAAGCCCTCCTGCGTCCCGTAAGCCCTCCTGCGTCCCGTAAGCCCTCCTGCGTCCCGTAAGCCCTCCTCCGAACCTTTCCATTAGCATGTAAGTATGCAGTATAAATTAGTATTTTAATATTTGATGCAATAAACCAAACATTAAAAATTAGTTTTTTCATGGAGCATTATTTTTTGGTATTGCGGCGTGTATTGCGGCGTGTATTATGTTTTGGGTTTCGTCTGGTTCTTCGGCGGCGATTTTTGCCTTTTCCTCCAAGATAGTCGTCCGCGTCTGCGTCTTGGTAAGATTTTTTAGATGATGGTTGTTCCGCATCAGCTTCATCCTCGGTTTCAGGTGAAGTTTCATGCCCCGAATCAGTAAATGTAAGTTTTCGGACGATTCCAATATTGCGAATGTTGGCACTTCGCGCCAATGTTAATTCTGCATTCATTGAACTATATTTCAAGCCTGTTCCATATTTAGATGCGACAATGCATTGTCCCAAATAATATCCGACCGGTGTGTTTTGTGGAAATAAATGAAATAATAACAAATTTACACATGTTGCAAAAATTAAATCAGTACCAGGGGTTGATTCTCTATACACGGTACCATAATTTTCCATCATTTGGGCATAAACATTTTCAAAATTGCGTAACCCTACACCACCAAACCATACACCAAATAATTTGTTAATATTTGATGTTGTTCCATTCAAAAACCACCTTCGCATAAACCCCAATATCTGCGTTGTTAAAGCATAATTCATTATTCCACAATTTGATTTATTCACCGTGTGTTCAGACAACGTATCATACGATTGTTTGCAATCACGAATGTATTTCCATTTTACATTTGGATTTATCCGGTTGATTTCGGTTTTTTCCATTTCAGTAATTTTAGGATTCATGCAGTATTTTTTCAAAACTTTCAATAATGGTTTTCCATTACCATATTGAGGTAGTGTTTCTAACTGTACCCCTTGCATGACAACTTTAACATAATACAATGTCCAAAACCGCATTCCCAACGGCGTTAGTATTTCAAAATACGCCACGCATGTGATCAAACCACGCATCTCTTCAGTCAAATGCATCATGCCGTTGCGTTGTAATATTTTTAAGATGATTTTATGCCAGTTTGATGATCTTAAAATGGTGTCGGTTAATGCTCCTGTGCTGTCAATAATAAGGTTTTTCGTGGCATTGAATTGTTCAAACGTCATTACTAATTCCAATTTCTTGCATTTTTTAATAAACATATTCATAAATGTTGAATCAATTGGAATCAGACGATCCGCTTCGGGATTCGTGACCTGCGTCATAAAACCATGCAGCGATTCGTAATCTTGAATGGCGTTCAACGCATCAATCACATCTTGCGGAGTCGTCATGAGCGCATCCCAATCAAATTTTCGTTTCAAGTCAATCATTGTCGTGGACAATTTTAAAAAACGGAAATGTTTCATATCATCAATTGATAAACGTTTGTAATGAGTGCTTCTACCTTCAGCATACACAAATGACGCATTTTTTGATGAAGCATACCAATACGGATACAAGTACGGCAAATAACACGACAGTTGGTCTTGCTGTTTTCGGCACGGTTCAATTTCAAGAACGTTTCCAATGTATTCAATGGTTTGAGATTTGCCCTTTAAATTTTCTTTATTCATGGATATTCCGAGATAATCATATTCGGGAATGCGAAATGCTGCTCCATCGGGCAATTCATTTTCACTTAACGTGATGAGATGTTGTTCAATGGATGGCCTAATTTTATCTAACGCGCTTATGTATTCAGGGGTTTTCACATTGGACAATCCCAATGTTCTCAAAAATGCTTCAATGTGGTGTCGTGTTCCAAATGATGGGTCGTCGTGAGCCCATTTTCTTTTTTTTTTATTTTCGGTGGTAGATTGAAACCCAATCGGCAGTGAAAATGACATTTGTCTATATACTGTGCCGACATTTTTTTGAAATATTTGACAAAGCATTTGGTTGTCAAATATTTAACATTTAAAATTGTTGATCCAGTGCGATTTTTTGCAACCATGTTCAATCATGCTTTTCTTTTCCGCATGCTTTTCTCGTTAGCGCGTGCATTTGTTGCGACGGGTTAAGCCCGTTCACGTAGGCAATCGTTTTCTCCAGCGTGATGCGCTCCTTAGTGTCTTTATACAGCTGATGCAGATGGAACATGTGCGTTTTGAATTCGGCGGGGAAAGGCCGGTCCTTTTTCACGTAGCACCCGATGTAGGTCTCAAACAGCTGGGTCGCGTAAGCGTGCAGCTGAGCCTGGACCTTCTCAAACGCTTCGCTGTGTTCGGGATACCGATGCAAATGCTCATTCACTTTGCCCTGCTGCCGCAACGACAGGCCCTGGAACAGCTGCTTGGCCTCGCTGCCGCGCAGGTTCTTGGCGAGTTCGTAGTTCGGGTTGCGAAACTTGAAACGCGCACCCGTGCTGCGCTCGCGGCACACCAGCCCGGGAAAATCGTATGGCGCATTCGCGGACGTGTATATGTCCTGCAACACGCGCAGCTCAACGTCGCTGAATTGGAGCGGCAGCCGCACCAAGGTTTTTTCATTGCTGTTGCTGTTGTTGATGTTGTTGTCGTTGATTCGGGCCAAGTGCTCGTCGCGGCACTGCTCCTCCACCACCAGGTTCTCGTTGTCGGCCTTGTACACGGCAATTAGGTACAGCGTTGGCTCGGTTATGTGGCGCACAATGTGGTTGTTCGGGTGCTGCATCACAAAGCTGTAGCAGCAGTCCTTCTGCAGCGCGTCAAACTCCAACCCGGCCGCATTCATGCACTCCAAAAACATGCGCCGGAATGTCTTCTTTTGTGCCTGTATTGCTTCATTTGCTTCATTTGCTTCATTTGCTTCATTTGCTTCAATTGAGTGGAACACGATGTTTCCACCCACGCAGCTCTTTGTGGCCAGGTCCCATCCCGCGCCGTCTTCTTGCCCGTTTGGCTTGTGATAAAACAGGTTGATCATGGTGCCCTCCACGAATTCCTCCACGATGAGGTTGTCGCCGGTTAAAGGGGCCACGCATTTGGGCGGCGAATACGCCAGAATTTTACCGTGCTGATCCAAAACAACCGACCGCAGAAGCCCCAGCGTTTGCAGCTGGTCGCGGTTCAACGACCGGGTGGTGTATTTCAGGATGGAATGCACGTTGCCGCCGCTCTTCCATTTCTTGTTCGTCAACTTCATTCCTTGCAACAGGGTTTGCAGTTCGTCGCCTTCGGGGTCGTGAAACATCAGGCTGAACGCGCGCAAAATGTCGGGTCCGGCGCGCTTCAAATCGTGGGTCCAGGGCATTGTATGGTCTAACTTGGTCTAACCTACGCGCGTGTCTTTAACTTCATTTCATAAATTCATAAATGCGGCCACCTTTTTTTGACGACATCCTTGCCGACCTGGACGATGACGCCCTTGTGTTTTTTTTGGTTCTGGGTTTGGTTTTGGTTTTGGTTTGCGCCTTTGTTTGCGCCTTGTCTCGTTCCTTGGTTCGTGCCTTATCCAGCATTTCAATCATCGCGTCGTTTGAAAGCGCGGGGTCGCACGCTTGAATGTAGCCGTCAATGTTTCGTTGCAGCGTGTTCAGCTTGCGCTGGCACGGAGTCAGCTTCGCGTTCTCTCGTTTCTTTTGTGCGGCATCTTCTTTTTGCTGCACCTCCTTTTGTTTGAACTCTTTTGCGGTTTGCTCAAAGTACTCTTTCAGCGGCACCACTTTTTTTCCAATGGCGCGATTCTTTGCAAACACGTCTTCATTGATTTGAGGAGCTTCCCCCGAAATGCCGTAACGCATTGCAATCAAGTCGGCTGCATTTTCCAGCGGGTTCTTCTTTTTGGAGGCGGCTTCAAACGCATTAGCGACAGCACCGTTAGCGACAGCATTGGCATCTGCAGCATTAGTAGCGACAGTATCAGCATTAGTAGCGACAGTAGCAGGCACTTGCCCGAGTAAAGTGGGCACAATGCGTTTTTTAGGTTTTGCAGACATTGTATGTATGTTATACATGCATACAAATATTTGACGCAGTTGCTTTGAGTGTTGCTTAATGCTTAATGTCTGCGATAAGTTCCACGACTGCGACGAGATTTGCTGCGACGACGACAGTGCCGAGATTTGCTGCGACAAGTTCCACTACGACAACGACAGTGACGACGACGTGATTTTCCGCCAAACACGTCACCCGGCTGTTGTCCTTGCACATTTGCACCTTTTGCAAACCGCATTCTATTTGTGTTTGTGATTGGGGGGTTGGATTCACCTTGAATATCTGCAAATGCATTGGTCTGCATTTCAGTAAGTTGTTCTTGTCGTGTTCTTTCAAATTCTAATCTTAATCTTTTATTTCTGGCAACACTGTCATGTGCACCTGCAAGTGTTAGCAACAGGTCATTAAATCTCTCCATGCCTAAAATCAATCATCAATCTATATAATTGTTGTAATATAAAAAATATATAATAGGATTGTATGTTAAGGTAGTAGTAATAGTAATACATTCTCCATGTCTCATCCTCAAGCCCAAAAAGAACATGTGCATTTTTTAAAGCTGGGGGACATTATTCAAATTGAGGCCAAAAACCAGGACTTGAACAACCACGTGTATGTGATTGATTATTTGGACGAAACCAAGATTCGGCTCATTAATGCCGAGACAACGCTGCCGTGCACGCTGACCATTAACCCGGAAACGGGCTCCTTCTCCGACGAGTCCATTTTCAACATCAACATATTGGACCACGCGCCCGAGCCGGGATACGCGCGACAGAACGGCTTAATTCCGAACACGTGGGTGGACATTTACTTTGGCGGCGAGCACCCCACCGTCATCACCGGGCGCATCTCCAATTTAGAAGACGGCGAAGACATGATTGAACTCACCACCGCGCCCGACAACGAAGTCATCTACATTGATTTCGGGTTCAAGGGGCTGCCGGAACACCTGCCGATTGAACGCATCAACATACGGCCGCCGCCTTCTCAAGCAGCAGCAGCAGCAGCGGAGGAAGCGAACGTGGAAGCGAACGTGGAAGCGAACGTGGAAGCATTTGACGACGGGCTGGCTCCCCCCGTCCAAACCGTGTCGGTGGCGGTTCCACAAGTGCGCAACGCCATTGCGGAGATGCTGCACGACGCCGACGAAATCATGGCCTCGCAAGCCGTGCAAGAGTTTTCCTTCATGGTGGACGTGCCCACCGAGCGCAAGCGCTACACGCTGGAATCCCAGACCAACGACTTGTTGAACGCGCTCCTGTCCGGCGTGCCCGCCACCCAGCGCACCGACTCCGTGTTGAACGGCATCCACACGCTGATCACCCGGTTCAAGCAGCTGCGCGAGCAGTTTTCCACGTTTGACCGCAGCGGGAACGCGCACGTGCCGCTCACACACGGCCCCGATCACCGTCCGCTCATTGACACGCTGCGTAAAATGAACCAGCGCCTGTACTGGATTCTGCCGGTGGCGGCGTGCCGCAAGAAGACCTACGTGAACGAAGAAGCCGGCGTGGTGGAGGAGGAGGGGGGAGGGATGGCGGTTAGCGAGGACGTCGTGCAAATCCGCATGGCCGCCGCACTGACGGACCAGGCCGAGTTGCACGCGGCGTACAAGAGCGGCGCCGATACATACGCCGCGTACATGAACAAGCTGAGCACGCGGCAGTTCACGCCGTTTGTGCCACCGGAATACGAGGACGAGTGCATGGTGACCCAAGCCGTGCGCGACAACTTGGAAGCCGTCGTTGACAATTTGGGCGAACTCAAGTCGTCCGTTGTGGCGGGCGAGGAGTTGAAGACCCGGCGGTTCGTCGTGCAGCGCTACAACCTGGGGCTCACGCGCTTGAATGCCACTTCCATGAGCGCGAATCGCATGACGGCCAGCGTGGTGCCCATGACGCCCGCCGACTCGCTCACGCTGAAGTCGTTCATCATGCTGCCCGAACCGGCCGTGTCGTTTTCGCGCATCAACCTGCACACCATCAACGTGCTGGACAAGTCGTTGTTGAACCAGCACAACTTGAACTATTGGCAGCTGCTGCGCAAGACCACGCGCGTCAGCACGCGCACCATTGACGACTTGGACGAGCACATTGCGTTCAACTCGCGCGACTTTTTGAAGGACATCAAGGAGTACGTGCTCAGCAGCGAGATCACGGACGCCGACCGGTTTGCGGAGTACTTGCGCATTGTGGTGCCCCGCACCCGCGTCCTGTTTGACCTCGTCAAGAAGCACCTCGTTGGCAGCCTGACCCTGTCCGAAATCGTGAATTATTTGGAGCCCTTCATGGTGTATCACCGCGACTTGACGTACCGCCAGTACACCGACATGGTGGCGTTCTTGCGCGAGCGCATTCGCGACCACAAGCGCAACTACGCGTTGCTCAAGGCCCAGTCCGACAAGGTGCGCACCCACAACTACGGCGTCATGCACCTCGGCATTTCGCTGCTCTACAATTTGCTCATCAGCGGCAAAGCGCACCACGAGGCAGGGGATAGCGGCGGCAGCGGCGGCGGCAGCGGCGGCAGCGACATCGTGTTTGAAACCTACGGCTTTTCCAAGGAGCAGTACAACATTTCCGGCGACACCGCGTTTCAGCGCGCGGACGCGGCCGACGCGGAACTCCGGTTGCGCCGGTCCTTGACCCCGTCCGAGTTGTTGCACCGCATGCTGGTGGCCGACAACGCGCGACTCTACACGTGCGCCATTGCCCGGCTGAACTTGGATTTGATCACGAACTTTGATTTCGCGGCGCTGCTGAACCAGCAGACCGCAAAGTTCAAGCAGCGCAAGGCGCAGGAAGAGGGCGCCAACAAGTGCGCCAACATCGTGATTGCAAAGCAGTACTTGGCCGACTCGGACGAGCTGGAGGACGACAACGGCGCGGACATCGCGTTTGACCGCAAGTTTGACCGCACCAAGTACGACTTCATCGCAAAGTACGCGTCGCAGCAGCAGGAGATGCCGCGCGAAGAGTTCATCCTGTTTCTCAAGGAGGAAATCAAGCGCGAACTCCAGGTGCCGGACGACCGGCAGGCGGGCGTGGAGGCGGAGGCCATGATGCTGGGGGAGCGCCCCGTGCAAGACGGGCAATACGCGGTCATTGAGATGGATAACGCGGACGGCACCAACCGCAGCCTGTACTACGTGCGCAAGAACAAGCGGTGGATTCGCGACACCAATATCCCGACGGGCGTGAGCATGCACGACCCGGCCTTTTTCTGCAACGTGCAGGAGAAGTGCTTCACCGTGGAGCAGACGTGCATGGATTACAACCTGGCGGCCGATGCCGTGAAGGAGGGGCTGTTGGACGAAATGAACGCGGAATTCAAGGCCAGCGTGAACGAGAGCCGCGAGCGCACCGTGCAGCGCATCACGGGCAAGCTGAATTACTACGACACCGTGCTGCCGCGCTTGCGCCACATGAAGTACGCGCGCATGACGAAATACAACGACGCGCAGCTGCGGCACCAAGTGAGCGCCGACGACTTCCAAGACATTCTGCAGTCGCCGTACGAGCGCCTGAAAACCATCATTTTGGGGCAGTCCGACATCGTCAAACGCAGCGCGGACGTCCTGAATTTCGCGGAGCGCTACACGCGCGGCTCCAACGAGCGCTTGGGCGAGGACCCGCACTGGCTGTACTGCGTGAAAACCGACGTGAAGCTGCTGCCCAGCTTCTTGCGCCGACTGGCGGCGGCGTTCATGGCTGACGCGCCGTCCTACCATTCCGTTCTGCGCACCGTGTGCCGGGAGCAGGGCGAAATCAGCGACGAAGGCAACGCCGTGGTGGACAAGCACAGCGGCTACGTCATCATGCACCTGGAATCGGCCACGGAGGAGGGCAGCGATTTCCGGGGCGTATTGGACGAGACCGAGGACGTGGCCGAGGGCGCATTAACCGCAACCGCCGCAAAATCCACGGTTCCCAAGAAATACGACAACCCGCGCGCCGTCATGATTTCCAACGTGGTGACGTCCATGGGCAACTACTTGCACGTGGACCTGAGTTCCCTGCGCGAGTTCATCGTGGAGAAGACCATGGCCACGCTGAACGCCACCCTGAAGTCGGAGGAGCAATACAACCGCGCGGCCCAAGCGTACTTTGAGAAGGAGAAAAAACGCTTGCCCACGTTCAAGGAGTCGCTGCACCAGTCGCTGCTGCTGTACGCGCTCACTTTTTTGACGGTGGCCGTTCAAACCGCCGTTCCGTCGCTGAAGACCAACAAAACGCAGCCCGGGTGCGTGCGGTCCTTCATCGGCTACCCGCTGCTCGGCGAGGAGGACATGAGCGGCATTCGCTACGTGGCCTGCATTGCCCACCAGCTGAAGAGCAAGTCCGTGGAGCCGTGGAGCGCGATCAAGGACATGAAGGAAGCCGGCATTGCCGACAAAATCAAGCTCTTCATGAACAAGTACGTGGTGACCAACGGCGAAATCGGCGACTTGCTGGCGGTCAAGCGCGAGTACCTGAAGGAGCACGCGGACGAGCTCGTGCCCGTGGAGCTGGACATTCGGCGCATGACCACGTTTCTGCCGCCGCTGGGCGGCGTCGTGAATCCCACCACCAACCCGGTGTCGCCGCAGTTCATGGAACAGCTGAACGAGAACCTGCGGCGCGGGAAGTCGGAACAAACCGCCGAACAGCTCGGGGTGCTGCGCGCCAAGGTCATGTACTTCTCGCTCGGCATTCAGCAGCTGGTGCAGGAAGTGGTGAGCAAGTACCGAACGCAGCTGCTGCTGCGGCCGCAGACCGAGGGCGGCGTGCCGTTCCTGCAGAACGCGTGCTGCTTAGAGGGCGGGGACAGCACCACGCTGGATTTTTTCGTGCGCCAGCGCCCGGGCATCCGGGAATGTGATGCCGACGCCGCGAAGACGCAGGCCGTCATTGACAGCATCGTGCAGCTGGGTCAGGCGGCCACGTTGTACGACCCCGCATCAAGCAAGGCGGCGTTTCCGGCGCTGCCGCCGCAGTTTGACGAGCGCACCATTTACATGGCGTTCATTGCGTTCTGCAACTACACCAACTTGCGCCCCATTCCGCCCCCGCTGCAGCTCTTTTGCTTGAACAAGCCCGCGCCCGACGAGTTCAGCGCGTCCGACCCGGTCACCACGCAAATTGAGAAGTTGAAGCGCCGCGGCGTCAATTTCACGCGCGACGCGTTCATGCAAATGATGCAGGCCGTGTGTTCCCACAACGTGCTGCCCGTGCAGCTGGATAAACCGGTGTGGTCGTCCGACCAGCAACTGCGCGACATGATCGCCGAGCTGCAAGCAAAGCAACCAACACAAGCAAATCAAGCAAAGGCAACGATCATTCCGGACGCGCTGCAGAAGCACGTGCTGAGCATCATGGACACGTACGACCTGGCGCTGTCGGAGGAAACCCCCGAAATGCGCGAATTCAAGTCGTATTTGAGCAACTTGTGCGACGACCGCTGGGCCCAAATCGGATCATTCTTGGACGCCCATAAAGCCAACGTGCCGCAGTTCACAAAGCAGCGCACCAAGCTGAAGGCCGTGTTCGGCACGCTCATGGACTTTGCCCCCCAAAAACGCGGCAGCGTCATTGAATCCGAAGACGCCACCCTGAACCGCGCGGTCCAGTTCACGAAAAACTGCATGCACAGCCTGGCACACGTGTTTCCGGGCATGATATGCCATCAAGTGCAGCGCGATGCGAGCAGCATCCGGGTGCCGGCGCACTGGGAACTCAGCGCCGTGCACCGCGAAGACGTGCGCAACATCATTGCCCACACGTGCGCCGGCTTGCGCAAATTTTACGGCGACCGGCAGCTCGTGCCCCTTCTTGCCGAACTGCAGCGCCGGGTGCGCGACCTCATGTGCTTCATGAGCGTGGTCCCGTTCTTTGCGGAAATCGCCCCGCAGCAAAAAGCAACCCAGGCAACCCAGGCAACCACGTTCTCCGTGTTTGACAACCGCACCGTGCACCTGCTTTACAAATACTTTTTCTTGGAGCTCCTCGCGGAACACACGCGCATGGTGGATTACGAGGGCGTCATCATTGAGGAAACGGTGCCGGTGGAAGAGGACGCGCTGGTTGCCGCCACGCTGCGCGCGGAAGAAGCCGCGGCCGAGGGTCTTGTGGAAGAAGTGCAGTTCCTGCAAATGGATCGCACCGTGGTCGCCAAGACCATCGTGGAGCTGCTGTTCGCGTACGCCGACATCGTGGACGACGAGCGCGCGGCGACAGACATGAACGCCGACGCCATCAAGGAGCGCGTGCGCCGCACAAAGGACAAGGAAAAGGAGCTCATCGTGGAGGGCTTTGACACCATGACAAAGGACCAGCGCGAATCCGAAAAGTTTTTAAAGGACCACCGCATGGGCGACTGGAATGTGGGCATGCAGAAGGGGTTGCGCCAGTACGTGGGCGACACGTACGACCGCGAGCGCGAAGAAATGGAGCAGCAGCTGCGCAAGGAACGGCAGCTCAACCGCCGGGACTTTGTGTCGGCAATGCAGCGCGAAATCTTCTTGGACGGGGATGCCGAGCGCGAAGCGGACCAAATGGAAGCGGAGGAATACAGCTTGCGCTCATTACCGGCAGACGACGACTACGGCGATGCGGACGACGGAGGCGCGCTAGATTACGAAGACGTCAACGAATTGGGCTAAAAGCACATGTGCAATAAAGTATTTGCATATTTGCTTACATATTGACGCTTTCTACAGTTGCGCGTGCGCGTTTTACAGTTGCGCGTTTTACAGTTGCGCGTTTTACAGTTGCGCGTTGACGCGTCCTGGCAACCCGTGCCCAAACACAATCATGTAAATGAGCACGCACGACGCAATCAGGATGCTGCGGTTCTCGGCCACAACGGACGACTGCTTCAAAAGCAGCGTCATGATTGCATACAAGGCCACGCCGATCACAACGGAATGCACCACCATGGTTAGCCCTCGTTCCGACATGAATGCTTTGCGTGGGATTGGATTGGGTATTGATTATGTATCATTGAGAGAAAATAAAATAAAAACAACCCAATACAACCAATACACCCCATGCAACCCAATGCAAATGCACTTTCACGCTCCATTGCGATAATGGATGTCCGTGAAAAAATTGAAAAAAAACAGGACAACATCAGCAACAGCAACAACCACAGCCTCAAGGGAACCGGAACCAACAACCTCAACAACAGCCTCAAGGGAACCGGAACCAACAACAGCAACCCCCATGAAATACGAGACCCGCACGGCATCCTCGGTTTGCTCCGAACCGACGGCTCAATGAGAAGCCGCCTTTAGTTTTAGAATTTTTTGCACGGTTTTTTCAATGCGCGCGCATGTTTCAGTCCCCGGTCTCGCGCACATGGTTTTGATTTTCAAGAGTTTCATTCGCAAATGGTCCAAGTGCGGGGTCCATTTGTACAGCACGCGAAAACACGCGGCTTGCAGGCAGAGGCACTCGCACGTCATCGCAATTTGCACCGCACCGGGAACAATTTCGTAATTGTCCATTTTGCATTCCAACCGCGCACACGAGCGAATGAATTCGTCGCGTTTGAGTGCGCGTTCATCCGGATCGGAGGAAGCATGATGAATGCACTGCAGCTCATTCATCATGTGTGAAAACTGGGACACGTGCGCGTTGCATTGGTCCACGATTTGAGATTCTTGGTTCAGCAACGTGCGCAGAACGTGTCGCTGATGGGATGACAGCGTTGCGGAACAAGCGGTCATGTGTGCCATAATTCATGCATCCTTCATCGTGGCAGGCACAGAATGTTCAATTTTTTTATATTATGTTTATGTCTGCGTGTGCCGCCTAGACTTGTTGAAGTGCTTATTCAACCTTTTTGAATTGGACTTCTGCATAGTGCGTCGTTTTTTTCCACCTTTTGGTTTTATTAACAACTCATATGCCGCCTGCAATTGTTGTTGTTTAGCGGTGCATTCAAGGCGTGTTCGTTCATCATTTGAAGAGCATTTATCCGGATGAACCAAACGGGAATTGGAAATATAACTATGTCTTATGTCTGATGGTGTTGCACGTCGGTCCAATTTTAAAACTCTAAATGCATCTGGGCGTGTTTCTGGTATTGGATACATTTTACCAAATGCTTCGCGACTATTTGGTTCTACTTTGGGACTTGGAGGTCTTGGAGGACTTGGAGGTATTGGAGGACTTGGATGACTTGGATGACTTGGATGACTTGGATGACTTGGATGACTTGGATGACTTGGATGACTTGGATGACTAGATTTGTCGTCTTTGAGCTTCCTTGATTTTGCAAGATGCGCACGAATAAATTCGTTGTGTTCACGGCGTCCTGCAGGAGTGGCGAGGTATGCGAGAGCTGCTACTCGTGAACCGAATCTATTTACATCCAATGGGAAGGATGGAATTGGCATATTTATTTTTATATTATATAAATATTTTATTTTGGGGTATGTTATTTTTCAGCCGAACGCGGTCACGCTGGCACCGCCGCTCGTTTTCTTCTTCAGCTTGTAATTGTTTGTGGGTATGATCTTGTTGTTCAGCATGAAGTCGTTGTTTTCTTCGTAGATTTCGGGCAAAATGTGCGTGAGGGGCTTGTTTACCACATACACAATTTGCTCGCTCTTGAACAGCTTGCGATACTCTTGAATGGTGAGGTTGCCGTAAAATTTACTCAACGTGTATTGCGGATTGGGAGCCGGTTTAATGCTCGCATTTGTTTTTCCGTGCATGGCATTCAACATTTGACAGCGCTCAAACTTGACCGACGTGTCAAGCCGATCGTTCATGAGGTAAGCCAGCGCGCATTCGGGGCTGCAGAAACAGGCGTACACCACGTACACGCCATTGTTGGAAATGCATTTGGGCAAATAAACGGGCGGCGTGTCAAATTCGCACGTGTCCCAAAAACAGCACGACCGGCGCGGAGCCGCACCAATCGCCTGAAACAAGTCGCTCATGTGGAACGACGTTTTCAGGTGGTTCAGTTTCTTCATGATTTTCTTTGTTGAACTGTCTCCCGCGTCGTCGCAATCGTCGTCCGAACCAACGTCGTTCAAATAATTGTAATTGCACATATTGGTGGTGGTTGCAGCAGCAGCAGCAGCCGGGGGGGGATTGGACGTCAGCATTTGCATTTCCGAATGGTACGAATCGTGCAAATCCGATCCCTTGGGATCCATCGCGTTGAACGACACCACGTCGCCTGGTTTAAAATTGTCATTCATGGCGGACAACGGGCCGGGGTCTATGTCGGCTGCACCGCACTTCAAATGCAATATGATGTTGGGAACCACCTGCACCGTTGCGTTGGCTTGTGACAGGTTTTGAATCAACTTGCCGCCTTTCGGTTTTCTCCCGCGTTTTTTGATCGGTGCTGCAGGTTCGGTGGTCACTGTTTTTTTGGATTTGGATGCCTTTTTTGTGGCGGCAACAGGCTCAACGACAGGCTCAACGACATGAAGCTCAACGACAGGCTCAACGACAGGCTCAACAACCGCAAGAGGCTCGGTAACAACGGCAACTGGTGCCTTGGGTTTACGCGTTCGTTTTTTTGCATTTGCAACAGTCAATGTTATATTGGGCTCTACAGCATCAACAGCAGCAACAGCATCAACAGCAGCAACAGCGGGCTCAACGGCAACAGCAGCAACAGCAATAGCAACATCAACAGAGGCAATAGCAACATCAACAGAGGCAATAGCAACAGCAGCAGAGGCAATAGCAGCAGAGGCAATAGCAACAGCGGGCTTTTTAACTCGGGGAGGCATTACAAAAAAAAAACACAGGGATGCGTGAATGTATTATGCATGTCCTATGTAAAACATTTTAAGTTGTTTTGTTATATTTTTTCTCGGTCTCGGTCTGGTAGCACGCCCGACACAGCGGAATGTAGTTGTCGCTGCCAATCACAATTTGGTCGGTTTCGGCGGTGGTTCGGAAGCTGAAAATGGCTTCCTTCCCGTTGCGGCAAAGGCTGCACAGCGACGTCAATTTGCGCACCTTGTCGCAATGCGGGATCAAATCCAACAACGCGCCGATGCGTTTCTTTTCAAAGTCGCCGTCCAGTCCGCATATGTAAACGCGCTTGCCTGCCTCCACAAACTGTAAGATGCGCTGAATGTCGGGAAAGAACTGGCCTTCATTGATGAGCAGCACATCCGCGGCAGCCACTTCGTCGGCGTGCTGCGTTTCCAGCGCTTCAATGGTGGCGCACATGACGCACGGGATCATGGTGCGGTCGTGGGTGGAAAGCAGCGCATCTTCGGCCGCCGTGTAGCGCGTGTCGCCCGCAAAATTGACAACCACCACGCGCATGTTGCAAAACGTGCACTGCTTGTGCAAATTGGTCAGCCACGTGGTCTTCCCTGAAAACATGGGCCCAATTGCGATTTCCAAATATCCGGGCATTGTTGTTGTTGTTGTTGTTGTTGTTGTTGTTGTGTTCCTAAAATGTTGTCAATATTTTATTCATCAATTTTTATTTAAATGATTAGAATAAAACTTTGAAATTATTTTTAGGGTTGCGCTTGTCATGCGAAAATGTAATAATTATATTGAATATAATTATAATATTATAAATAATCATTGTTTCGCCATTCATGGAACTTACTCCCCATTTAGGAATCGGCGATTTGTTGTTGATTAAAATGAAAGAAATTTCAAATGATTTAAAAATAGGCCAAATGAACATTAATTTGGGACTTATAAAAACCCATAGTGGCAATGCCAACGTCAGGTTCAATTTTACTTTAAGTTTGATTCAAGTTTTATTTCCTAATTGTCACATTAATATAATTGAAGAACCTCACTCATCGTGCGATTTTTACAATTTTATGAATAGTTATAGTTTAAATCAAATTTATATATACAATAATATTGGCATGAACAATGTTAATATTGATGAAAAACACAATGATTGCATAATATTTCATACCAAATGTAGACATGATGGATTAATTGACCAATTTATCCATCAAAGTTTGCCAAGTTTAAATGATTTTTTGGCCAATTTCAAAACCACCAAAACAATTTTGATTTTGGGGGAAAGGGTCATTGGAAAAAATTATGAAACATTGACCCATAAAACATTTTCATTGTATGACAATTTGTTGACATTGAAAGGCAATAATAATGTGATAGATCTAACACATGATTGTGAATTGATTGATGGAAATGAAAATTTTAATAATTTTTTGTATGACATTGAACTCATCAACAAGGCCGCATGCAATGTCACTTTTGGAATTGGAGGGCCATATTGCATGTCCCTTGCATTATCAGAAAGAAATGTTTCATTTGTGCCATTTTATAAGTCATCTTGTTACATAAAAGAAATAAATGATATTATGAAAATAACCAATAGTTTAACTGAAACCGTAGACGAATTAAATGCAAGAATTGAAGGATTGTGTTCCAATTCAAATATCAATATAAAAACACATTCAAATGTGTAAATACTAAGCACTTAGCGAAAGGAAACATTTGGATGTCCGCATCCAGCTCCACCCCTTGGGTTGAAAAATATCGTCCAACCGTTTTTGACGACATTGTGCTGGATCCGCTGAACAAGCACATGATGCACAACATCATTGAAACCGGGCATTTCCCCAACCTGCTGTTTTACGGCCCACCCGGCACGGGCAAAACCACCACCATCATGAATTTGGTCAACGAGTACCAGCGCGCCACCATGCAGCACACCAACGGCGGCTTCATGATCCACCTGAACGCCTCCGACGAGCGCGGCATTGACATCATTCGCAATCAAATCAACGGCTTTGTCACCACGCAGTCCCTCTTTGGGGCCGGCGTCAAATTCGTCATTCTGGATGAGGTGGATTATATGACCAAGAACGCGCAAACCGCGCTGCGCCACTTGCTCAACAGCTACAACCACTCCCAGTACAACGTGCGGTTTTGCCTCATCTGCAACTACATCAGCCGCATTGACGAAGCGCTGCAAACCGAATTCGTGCGCCTCCGGTTCAACCAGTTGCCGGTGCAGGACATCCTCCATTTCATGCACAAGGTGAGCGCGCGCGAGGGGCTCAACCTGTCGGACGACACCGTCGTTGCCATTCAAAAACAGTTCAAATCCGACATCCGCAGCATGATCAACTACATGCAAACCAACCAGGACGTGCACCACGGAAATCTCGCCATCGCTACCGACGCCAACTGGGACGAAATCACCGCCGACTTGAAAAAAGGCACCAGCGTCGCGCACGTGTGCGACCGGCTCAAGCGCATGAGCCATCGGTGCAACCTGGACCGCAAACACATGATAAAAACGTACGCGAATCACGTCATTCGGCGGCATCCCGATCTCGTCACGCACGACCTTCTCAACAAACTGGAAAACGTCATGCACGCGAACGAATGCAACATTGATCACCTCACGCAGTACGTGGTGTTCAATTTCGCGAAATGCTTTAACAGCAACAACAGCAACAGCAGCAACAACAGCAACGCGGACGCATAAAAACAATCCAATCCAATCCAAACATCAAACCAGATGCACATGCACGCAAATTGGCGCCTTGTTCTTCACTTCGTAAATGTCGGATGAACAAATGAGAGAAATTCCGAACTTATTGTTTGCCAGATGCAGCGTTTGTCGCGCAACAAGGCGCAAATCTCTCACCGGAAGTTCCAAGCATTCCGAATCATACAGCGGGATGCGCAGCGCTTCGCCGCTGATGTGCAACAGGTCCTTGATGTCTGCGCGCACGTCCACGTGCAGTTCGTTGTTGGCATCAATCGTCATGTGTGCCGGCAGATCGGGCATGCACTTCACGATGAGCTGCCTGCTGCTGTCCAGAGGACTGTCCGGATTGTCCGGATTGTCCGTTTCAATGCGGTAGTGCAACTCGCTGTGCCAAAGCGGCACGTAAAACGTGTGCCCCTCGTATTTCAACACCGAAATGTTATTTTGAATCAGGTCTTTGAGAGACGGTTTTAAAATGACGATATTATTCTGCTGCATTTTCTCTCGCAGAATGCGCATGACATCCTCAAAAATGCGGGCGTCCATGCTCACCGCCGCGTTGTACCGCTCCAGCGTTTCGTAGATCTGAAACAGAACCGACGGATCCAGCGAATCCAGCGCCGCATTTACAGAAACCGACGTGTAGTCGTGCACAATGCGGTGCAGCAACTCCAACAACAGGGGCGTGACCCCCGCCGCGGATGCGTCCTTTTTCCGAAAGAGGGATTTGATAAAATTGATGAAAATGTCCGAGTACGTTTCGGTTTCCTCCTTCTCCTCTTCCTTCTCTTCATTGGTGGCAGACAGCGCGCGATACGCGGCGTTCAGCTCTTGAAATGCGGCGGTCGCTTCCGGCGTGTTGCCATTTTTGTCCGGATGGAGCCGCAACGCCATAATGCGATACCGCTTCTTCAATTCAGGCGACGAACAGTCACGCGACACTCCTAGAATTTCGCGTGCTTCTTTCGGGTTCATGCGGGTTTTGCGATTGCGTGATTGCGTTCATGTGGCGGGTTGTGTTTATGTGGGTATTGCGTCGTTGTGTTATTTATTGTGCGGATTGCGCGGGTTGCGCGGGTGTGGCACACATGGTTTTGATCAACATGAAAACAAAATTTTCCAGGTGGTAGATGGGGCGGTAGTTGTTGTTGTAGTATTGCAAGAATTTGTGCGTTTGAATCAACACTGCCGACACGTGCTCATCCCGCAAAAGGTTTCGTTTTTTCAACTCCGTGATGAGGTGCCACGCGCAGGCATGGATGTCAAAATCGTAAATCAGAATGTCGTACAGCAACTCTCTCAATTGTCCGAATTGGATTTGATCCACGTTGCAAATGTAGTTCACAACGTTGTCAAACAACTCTTGCGTTTCCGGCACGGGGGCGTTGTTCCCGTTCCCGTCCCCGTTGCCGTTGCCGTTCCCGTCGGCCCATTTCAGGGTTTGCATGTTGGTGACGGCGGCGGGATTGGGCACGGATGCCTTCGTGACCCGCTTGTACATGGTGGATGTTGGCCGTGCGACGGGAATGACTTCGCAGCTGTTCAAAATGTTGCTCGGAATGAAGCCAATGTGCTCCGTGATCAAGATGTACTTCAGCCGGATGCTGGCGTGGTGCGACATGTGCATGTAGCTGTAAAACGTTTCCAGCAACTCGCTGTGCACGTTGTGAAAGTATTTGCACACGATGATGCCCACGGGGTCGGCCCGCGCGCTCACCACGTCCACTATCTGGCTGTGCATCTCGGTCCACAGCAGTTTGGACGTGCAGCCCAGCAGCGACATGTCAATTTCAAAATGCACGTCGCTCATTTTTATGGTCTGGGTTTCCTTGTTGCACACAATTGACAAGCGCTTCTCGTATTTGAGATGGGTTGGACTGTATTTGCTGATGCACGCGAGCACCTGGCTGTACTTGCCCGTGCCACTCGGGCCGTAAAAAATCAAGTTGCACAGGTTGTTCATGCTGGACGGAAACGCCGTTGCGTAAATGGATTTCAACTTCGGGTGCAGCGGCGTTGTTCGCGCCGCTTCAACGTAGTTTTCAAAATGCGTGTCCTTGACGGGTTTCATGTATGCGGCACGTGCAATACACATAACAACGGTATTTATTTAAACACATTGCAATTCAATTATTAAGAGAGGAGGAAAACAGAAAAACAGAGGACATGAGTTTTTTCATTTACGCGGACAGGTTTGACCCCCGACACGTGCACTTTGGCCCGAGTCAGTGCGAACATCCGGCACCCAATGCACCCACGAATGCCCCCACGAATGCCCCCACGAATGCACCCACGAATGCACCCATTCATACCAATTTCTCTCGCATCACATATTCCACAAATCACATTTCATTGAACAACGTGGGGTTTGTGATGTCCGACGCGTCGGTCGCGTCCTTGGTCCGCGTGGAATGCGCCATTCTGGACAAGTACGTGCTGCAACGGGGTGAGCCGCGCCGTCCGGTTCATTCCATCGCGCAGGCGGCAGACACGTCGTCCATTACCATTTACGGCGTGTGGGAAACGCACGACGAATGCGGGCTCGTCTACAAGGGTTCCAAGTGAGCAATGAAACCGAAATGTGCGGCAAATTATAAAATGACATGTTTATAATATGCAAATTATGCAAATGAATTTCAACGTTTTAGGCTATGTTTTGATTGCGCTCATTGCCATCATTTGCGTGCGCGTGTACCAAAATTCGGACTCCTTCCAACTCAAGTGCGTGGTGTCCGACGTGGACGGCAACAAGTACTGCGTGCGCGAACGCGCCAAGCTGGTCATGGCGGCGGATTTGCTGGCGCAGTGCACCGTGAACATGAAGAAACTGGTGGCGCACATGGAAACAACGTACCCCGACCAAGCCAACGTGCGGCGCTTGGTCGCAAATTTTGACCCGCAGCAAATCTGCGAAACGCTGCCCACCAGCGAGTTCACCGCGTACAGCGAGAACAAGGGCGAGAAGCTGGCGTTCTGCCTGAACACCACGAAGGAGGGCGGCAAGCTCATTGACTCCAACACGCTCATGTTCATCGCGCTGCACGAAATGGCGCACATCATGACGGAGAGTATCGGGCACAAGGACGAGTTCTGGCGGAACTTCAAGTTCCTGCTGCAAAACGGCGCGGAAATCAAGATTTACGAGCCCGTGGATTACAAGGCGAAGCCGAAGCAGTATTGCGGCATTGAAATCAACGACAACCCTTACTTTGACGCGTGAAGGGCGTGCATGTAGTTTTTCAGGTTGTATGTGATCGTCGTGGCTCCAAAAAATGTGAGCAAGATTGAAAAAATGGAGGTCTCGGCACGGTGCCCGAAATAAATCATGAGCGGCCCAATCAAAACCACGTCCAGCATTCGTATGGTTTGCGTTTTTGTGCCCGAAGTTGAAACGTGCCCTAAATACAGGCCAATTATCACCGCGATCAACGACAACGACATAGATTTGGGAATGTCCATGAAAGTCACGAAAGTATTTGAATTTATAGTTTTGATATAAAATATTAATTTAAATGTAATATACAATACAACCGCTATTTGGCGTATGAACGATCAAACAAAACACAAATCCAAAACCAAACATAAATTAATTTTAAAGGCCGCAAAATGCAAAAGAACACGCAAAATGAAGGGAGGGTTGGGGTGGAACCCGTTCAAAAAACCCGCCGCTGCTCCCATTGCTCCAAGTCAGTCGGGTGATGGGCCGATTAAATCATCCGACGTCATTAAAGCATCCGCAACAGTTGGCGCAATCACCACATTGGGCTCAATTGCCGCAGATTATTTAGCAAACCCTGCTGCAATAACAACAATTGGAGGGCTTGTAACAGCTAGTACATTTGGAGTAGGTGGTGCAATTATGGTCACACTTTTAGTGGCTGCCGCCGCATGGAGGGTGATAAAAGAAAAACAAAAAGCATACAAGGGATTGATCCTAGTCATGGATGAATTGTATTTAGTCATTCAAAAACTAAATGGCATTGTGGAAATTTCCATGCATATTGCGTCTGCATATGGATTTCCAATAGACACGCGCGATGTGCAGCTCGCGCTAGATGCCATCCTTGCAAATTTTGACAAATTATTGGATCCCACCACCGGTTACACAGAGATCAAGAACGAATTGTCCGATATAAAAAAATTGAAATCTAATTTCAATGCAGCCGAAGGTCAAGTGAAAGAGGAATTGGCTAACGCGAGCGAAGGTGATGATGCAGGAGACAAACCCACCATTAGTTTATGGACTAAAAAGGTTTCAAATAGCAACGCTGCCAAATGGATCAAACAGATCGTGTTTAGTGCACCTAAATTTGTGCAAGAGTTGAACGAAGCTGTCACGTATCTTGCATTGTATGTCGGCATATTTTCTGCATCGTTCTCAACCACTTACACCACGGTGGCACTGCAACTTTTGGTGAATGATAGAAAAGACGAATTGAAAGTTTTGCAAACAATAGTGTTTGGTGATAACAAATTCATTTCCATGATTGAAGGTGCATTTGTGTATCCATTGTTACAGTCTAAAAAAACGTATGAGACATGCATGGTAAAAACAGATGCAAATAATTCAAAATGTGATGCATTTTTTTACACCACTGCAGAAAATGTACGAAAGGGCATGATGCAATCATTTAATACAACAGCAAATGTGGTGACCGGTGAGTTGTTTAACAAAATGACCAATTTGAAGGCGGTTGTTGCCAAATATGAAACGCCAATACCGAATGCAAATGAGGCAACAAAGTTTGCCGACGAGGTTAAGGTCGCGTTTAATGCGGACAAATCAAATACAACGCCATCAAGTGCAACATCAAGTGCAACGCAATCAAGTGCAACGCAATCAAGTGTAACACAATCAAGTGCATCAAGTGTAACAAGTGCAACGCAATCAAGTGTAACAAGTGCAACGCCATCAAGTGCATCAAGTGTAACAAGTGCACCGCAATCAAGTGCAACGCCATCAAACGATGTGCAAAGTGTTGTGCAAAGTGCAACGCCATCAAGTGCAACGCCATCAAGTGCAACGCCATCAAGTCCATCAAATACAATAAATGCAAAAAATGCAAACCTAAATAACATGCCGGTCATGCAACAACCACCAGAAGCAGTAGCAAACCTATCAGAATTAGCAGCATCAGCCGGAGGAGCTGATTCATTATAATGTTATAATGAATGCCGGACCGGCTCGTAGTGCCCGCCGCTCCATTCTAGCGTGAACGTCTTATCGGGTGCATTGGTGGCATCATTTGTAACCGGCAAGAACTCAATGGTTTGCTTTTGACAAGAGCGGATGTCGCGCACCACAATGCGCGCGTTCCAAATGGCGCACGCGGCCTGAATCTCAATGGCGCCGCCCCAAGTGGTTAATGTGCGCATGGCGCCAATGTATTGATCCGGCGACGACCCAGAATCCAGCTGCAGCACGTCGTGCGTGGCCATGCCGTCAATGATCGGCGAATTGGCCTGCAAGTAGTCGCAAATGCGTGCGCGAATGGCCTGCGGGTCGGTTTGCGGGATGAAATGCGAGAGACTGTTGAACAAACAACTCATTGGATTAATTTATAAATTTATATATTTATATTATTTTTCATGTATTGAATCATTTAATGCATGAACTATGGATCAATTGAATGAATACATAAGAATGCGATTCATTTTATCAACAAATCCGAGGTTGCACGCCACGGTGCGCGCCTGCAGCTGCACAAATAACTCCAAATTTTTAGAGTAGCTAAATGTTTTGGATGCATCATACATGCGTTGCATTTGCGTGTAGTAGCGTGTCATTTCATGCTCTTCTTCTGAATAAATCCCATTTTTCACAAGTAGTCGTTTGGTCACGTAAAAGCAATTGTGTTTGAAGTCCCATTGAAACCAATGTTCATCCTTCATGCGCCGCTTTCCGGCATCAATGAATGCACCCAGCGTGAAAACACGTTTCAAATCCCCATCGCCGAGAGAAATGGGTTTTATCACCGCGTTTTTGATGTGCGGCTCCTTCATTTTCAGCAGCGTGACGGTGGACGTCTTGTCCAGCATCAAGTGCACCCCGTCCTCCATTTCAAATATGAGTCCGCAATGAAACGGCAGCGCTTCTGCGTTCGCGCGCAAATAATCGGAGATTGGTGACATGCAATGTTCTGATTTGTTGCATTCTAACGACATTTCACTGATCAAATGGTCCATCCGACACAGAGATATTTTATTATACAAATTCAAAAGCTTTTTTGGGACCCGACGATAATACAAACGAATGGCATTGATTGTCTTGTTCTTGTAGTGGCGCATGTTTTCATTCGTTTCGTTCAAATACTCGCACGAGGGCTGCAATGCAAAATACTGGAAGCCCCTATTTGCACATGAAGACATGACTCGCTTAACCAGGTGTATCATTTTATCGGACAAAATGGTGCTTAAAATGTTGCACACAGTCAAAGTGCAAGCCATGACAATGAGATACAAAATGAGGAGCGTCATAGTGTATGCGAATGACACCATGCTAAACGCATGTTGAAACACGTTTGTCATTAATTTTGTGGCCTCGTGGTGGCTTCGGGGTTATGTTAATTGCATACAATAATTTGCATGAAATGAACACATTATTGCGGATTGTTAATGGCGGCGGTGCGTGCGTTTTTGACGACGGGATATGCGCCGGCCAGTTTGCTTATTGTTTATTTTTTTGGTCTTGCGACGGTTAACATGGCGACGTGTGCGTCTTCCGCCAGCAGCTGTGCTGACAAGTGATTCAGGCTTATCAACTATAGCTTGGTGTGTTGCAATTGCACCTACCACGTCTGGATCATCGGCTGTAAGTGGTCCTTCACTTTTTCCTTTTGTAAAATAACACTTGTAATTCACAGATGTGGTGCCGGTTGGCAAAGGATACAAATACGGTGTATCCGAATAATGAATCGGTGGGACTGTTTTTTGATCCAATATGTCGTAATTATACTTAGGGTCTCCAAAAATTGTGGTTTTGAAACCACTGACGAACTCTGATGTTGTTCCGGCATCTTCTTCCAGTTTAGACTGTACAATCGGTGCATCAGGTTTCTTTCCAAATGAGAAAAACGACTTAGTGGCAGGAGCAGCGGCAGGAGCAGCATCAAGTGCACGAAGTGGCACCAGATCAAAAAATGCACACTTTGCATTGACGACACCATTGTAAAATACAATCCGCATCATTGTGTCTCCCTTTGAAACTTTGATTCCTGCTGCAGCTGCCGTTTGAACGTCTTGTGCTTCCAATCGTTCCACATCAAGGGTCACAATGGAATCCATGTCCACTCCACCCGCAAACATGATCCCACAATACGTTAAATGATAAAAAATGGAAGACATGCTGAATGTTGATTTTCGTTGGTCAGTGCATTTGGGGGCTTTTGAAAAATCGGCAGTCATGGCAGGGCGTTTTTTGCTTGCACATCGTGTTGACCTTTTGTTTGTGACAAATCCGTTGTCTATGTCGCAGTCCATTGTCACCATTGGACGCTCGTTGCCTTTGAAATCCGAACACGGGTGAGCATACCCGTTACCTTTGGGCAATGCAGTCACAATGTCCAGTGCTGTCACCACGCGCAAGTAAGCGATTCTTCCTTTAACATTTGAATCAATTTTCACGTAATTTGAAGCAGCCGGGTCCTTGGTGCATGCTCTTTCTGATTGAGTTAAACAACAAAAAAGCGCTGCCTCTTTTTCCCCAAATATGCGTGGTGATGCAATTGACCAGCAACCAATGCTGATGTCAAACATGGCAAGTTCGGTTCCATTAAAGTAGGGAGAAATTTGTTGAACATACTCTCCGGCGAATGCAGTTGCCAATGCGCCACCAAGTGAATGCCCCGTTACTTGCAACTTAATTGAACCTGGTGCAATTGGTCCTGGATTCAATTCTTTGGCAACATCCGCTGCCATTTGAATGATCATGTGAATTTGTTCCTGCAAAATTTTAAAAATGCCTTCCAATCCACTTTCAACTGCACTGAAAAACTCAATAAAAGTTGTTGGAAGAAGAGATCCCGGCCGAGTGTATGACATTGCCGACTTTGCATTGGCAGTTCCGCGAAACACAATCCATACCAATTTAGGTGCGCGTTTGTCGCCAAACACGTAGGTTGTGCCATAGTTTGAATCCGAAATGGCGCGAAACACAAGCATCGGGTTTTGTGCAAGCGGAAGAAGTGGTGCACAATTAAAATCTGTGTCGGAAATTCGGCGCTCGCCTAAAATGATGTTCACTCGTTCAGACCAAGAATTAACGTTGGGGTCTGTCGCCGGACCAAATGCATCCAATGCGCCTTGTGCATTATAATTGGTGACGCAATCCAACGTCAGCGTGGGCGTTTGCGGGGTGGAAGTGTTAATTCCATCCACTGGAATCACATTCAGACCCCACCGTTTTTCGCCCGGATTTGAAAGTCCCAACATGGTTTTATCATCCAGCAATCCCATGAGTCCTTTGGTTGTTGCTTGTGCCTGCATTTTAGAAAGAATGCTTGTGGTTGGCAATGCACCGCCGCTCATATCATTTGCAGTAGTGCCATCATTCACAGTTCCCATCGTTGCTCCAAATATTTGAGTATATCTTGCTAAAAACTGCTGGGGGTTTAAATACGCCAACCGTGCATAAACTGTCGCCCACCATGCAATGAAATAATTAACATCATATGTTGATGCCAAAGCCTTTGCGACGGCATTTGTTGTGCGTTCAAGTGCTGCAGACGCCGAAGCCTTTGCTTGATCCAATTGTTGTTGTGCAGCCACCACTTTGGGCGCATTTGTGCCGAAAAGTGCTGCAGACGCCGAAGCCTTTGCTGCAGACGCCGAAGCATTTGCTGCATTTACTGCAGACTCCGAAGCCGGAGCTGCCTTTGCTTCAGCCAATTTTTGTTTTGCTGCATCCACCACTGCGGTGGGTGTTGATGTTGATTTGAATAACGAAGAAAGCATTTTTATATAAATATGCACTTTATTTTTATTTATTAATTAATAAAAAAGTATAACACATTTCATCCATGGTTTCATTCCGTTCACATGGCCAAAAACTGCTCGTAAATACCTTGTGCCACCAATGATCCACGAGCACATGGCCGCGCGTCGTGCTTGAATCGTGACATGCGCATTATTTGTATTTAAAATGATTATATAATATCAATAATTATATAATTACATGGAACCGATCTACATTGCAACCGTGGACGGAAGGGGCACGCTAATTGTGTTCGGCCCTCAAACGGAGGACAGCCCGCCACCCGGCGAGCACGTTACATACTCCAGCCAGCGCATCCACCCCGACGACACCATAGAAACCATTAAGCGCAAAATACTGGTGGAGTTGCCGTCCGTGTCATACGACGAGCTCTACCTCTTTGCCAGCGTGCAGCCGTTTTTGACGGCGGAGCGCGCGATTCGCATTTTGACGTGCGGGCACCAGTTCCCCATTTCCCGCCACCGGTTGGCGACCCTGTGCCAGAATTTGAAGAGCCCCCACTTGGCGGAAGAGCTGTGCGCGAGCATCCGCACAAACCCAAACCCCAGCCAACCAGACCAAGATCAAAGAACGTATACCCCCGACGAGCTCTCCGAATTTTTGATGGCCGTTCAAAACAGCCGCGAGTTGCGCATGGACGTGGCGCTGGGTCAAACGCTGCAATACGAGTACCCCATGCCCGTGGACCCCGCTCAACCGGTGCTGGACCCCTTTTTGAAAAAGGCGCACCAAGACGTGGTGAAAACCAAGAACAAAACGGTGCTGCTAGAGTACGGCGTGATTCACGAAAACGTGATCCACGTGTGCTGTGCGGGGGACGTGTTGTCGTCGGATGCGGTTACAGATGCAGACGTGGCGGCAAAGATCAAGCTGTATTATCCGTACCTGCACGAACGGGGCATTGCGTCGCTCAAAGAGCTGGCGGAGCGCCGGCAGGAGCTGCTGGACGCGTCGCGCCCTTTAGTGGACGCCGCCTTCATGCAGCAAGCCGCGGCGGTCGACATGCTGTACCAAGTGTACCACGAGCGGCAAACGCCGGCGGAGTTGCGATACGCCGAGCGCGGCATCAAGTCCGTGCAGTTCACGATGCGGCCGGTGACGCGGTTCGTGATGCCGCTGGAGAGCTTGTTCAAGACGCTGCACGCCGCGCAGCACGCGCCGCTGATAAAATACAACCCGCAGGAGCAGCGGGAGAAGGCGTACCGCATGTACGCGCCCGGCGTTGCGAAAAACGGGAACCGCATTCCCGCCTTGTCCAAGGCCAAGGTGTTGCGCGTGGACGGCGAAATCGGCAAGCGTCGTCGGGTTGCGGTGTTCGCGGAACATCGGCTGGACGGCGGCGGCGGCGGCATGTGCGAGGTGGTGTGCGAGTTTGACGCGGAAGCCAACGTGCACGTGAAGGCGAACTTTCGGCAGGCGCTGCAGTACGACCAAACCTACAACAACGCGACGGATCGCGTGCTGCGCGAGTGCTTGAACCCCGTGCTGGCCGAAGCGCGCGACTTTTTGCACAGCACGAGCGGCAACAGCATTGACCTGTTTTGCAGCATTGCGGTGCCGACCGTGGAAATTGCGGAAATCGTGTACGTGGCGTACTTGACGGAGACGCCCATGATTCGGGCCCAGAGCATCATGGGCTGCGTGTCGTCCGCGTTTACCGTGATTGACGAAAGCGCCGACGAACTGGGCATGCGGTACAAGCGCGTGTCCAACTACGACGAGCGGTTCGGGGCGGAAGCGTACATTGCGGAACGCCTGCGCAAGGACGCCACGGTGGCCAGCATCGTGGCCGGGCTCGTGAAGAACCGGCTGGTCAAGACCGAAGACGCGGCCATGCAGCGGGTGGCCGAGTATCGCGCCGAAGAACAAGTGCTGGAAACCGCGCACCGACGCGGGCGCGCGCGGGTCAAGCAGCCCGGGTTTTTGACCATCCTGCGACGCGAAAACACGGAGCTGCACATTGAAGTGAGCGACATCACGCAAGTGTGGTACCTGCGCTTGCTGGAAATTTACTTGGACGCCTTGATTCGAATTGCAATGTATCGCGACCGCAAGGGGGAGCGAACCACCCGCGTGCCGCTGGCCGACATGGAGAGGGTGTGCGCCAAACGCGCCAAGCGCGCCGCCACCGTCGTTGAGCTGAAAGAGCTGAACGAGGGCGAAGTGCTTGTGCCCGCGTTCGTGTCCGACTTGTCGTTTGAAGACCGACTCGCGCTGGAACGCGCCCAAGAACGGGAAGCCGAAGGCGTGGGTGCAATGGAAGACGAGGCCGACGAGGACGAATACGCGGGGCTGGGCGACGTGCTGGACCTCGTGGGCGAAGAAAGCGAAGAAAGCGCGTCGCAGTCGGAGGGAAGCCAATCGGGAGGAGCCCCTCGCAAAGCCGCAGCAAGCAAAGCCGACGCAAGCAAAGCAGCAAGCAAAGCAGCAAGCAAAGCAGCAAGCCAATCCGAATCCGAATCCGAATCCGAATCCGAATCCGAAGCGGAAGTGGAAGTGGAGGAACGGAGCCGGGCATACGCTCCACAATCGCTGAAAAATCCCAACCCGTTTGAGCACAAGCTGCAAAAGAGCGAGCCGATTCTGTTTCTCTCTAAAAAATCGGGAAACTATGACACGTATTCCACCAACTGTCAGTCCAACATCAAGCGACAGCCGGTGGTGCTGTCCAAGCGGGAGTACGACGAATTGAATGCCGATCCGGCCATGCGCCCCATGCTGAAAGACGCGCTGGAATACGGGTCCGACCCCGATAACAAGTACTACTACATGTGCCCGCGCTACTGGAGCTTCAAGGACCGGCGCCCCATGACCGAGCAGGAAGTGCAAGACAAGGGCCTGGAACGGCACGTGATTGGGAAAAAGGACAAGGAAGTCACGCTGGACAAGTACATTTTTGAGTTCAACGACTACGGCAAGGAGCACATGGGTGCCAAGGGCTACATTCCGCACTATCCCGGGTTTTTAAACACGAGCGTGCATCCGGACGGCTTGTGCGTGCCGTGCTGCTTCAAAAAGAAACAACAGTTTGCGGATCTAAAAACGTGCGAAGACAAGCTGCGGGTTGCCAAGGGGGGCCCCCCAACCCAGCAAGCCACAACAACAGGAGCAGCAGCACAACAATCAGTCGCAACAGGAGCCCAGCAAGCCACAACAACAGGAGCATCAGCACAACAATCAGTAGCAACAGGAGCCCAGCAAGCCATAACAACCGGAGCAGCAGCAGTCGCAGCAGTCGCAGCAGTCCCGGTTCCAAAGATGCCGCAAAAAGCGCCGGACGAGTACATTGTGGGGCCGGACAAGTTCCCCATTCCGCTGGGGCGCCGCGGGTACTTGCCGCAATCCGTGCAGCGGTTTTTGAATTACGACAACAGCACGTGCCAGGTGAGCCACATCAACAAGGCGCTGAAAAAGGGCGTGAAGTGCTTGCTGCGCAGCGGCGTGCAAGAGTGGGACAAGGACGCCACGGGACGGGACGAAAAGCCGTCGCTGTTGAGCGAGAGGCAGTCGTTCATTGCATGCATGGCGGCCCTGCGGCAGGATCCCCGCCCGAAAACCATCGCGGAAATGAAGCAAATCATTTTGGACGGCATCACACTGGATTCGTTCTTGACGTATCAAAACGGCGCGCTGATTGACGCGTTTCAATCCGCCCCCGGCCAAGAAAAGGAAGTGCACGCGGCCGTCTACGGTAAGACCCAGTACGTGCAGAAAATGCGGGCAGCGATGAAAGAAAAGGGCGCAAAAACGAGGGACCGCATGCAGGCCGCCATGAGCAACACGATCAACGCGTACGAGAACTTCCGGCAGTTCATCGCCAGCAACGACAGCGTGATTGACCACACGTACATGTGGGACATTTTCACCACGTTCAACCCCAAAATATTCACGCAAAAGGTGGGGTTCAACCTCATCATTCTGGAAGTGCCGAAGGACGACAACAGCGACGCGCTGAACATTGTTTGCCCGTCCAACCACTACTCCAACAACTTTTTCGACATGCAGAAAATGACGGTGGTGTTGATCAAGCAGTACAACTATTACGAGCCCGTGTTCCAATTCACCGACAACGACGACGCGAAGAAGACGGACGTGAAAACATCGTTCAGTTTGCTGGCTCCGACGCTCATGCCCAACCTGAAAATCATGATAAAGCTCATAAAGGACAGCATTTTCCCCGACTGCGCCCCGTTGCGCACGCCGGTGAAGGCCTACACGTTCAAGCACAACCTTTCGGCATCCGAAACAATGGCCGTTTTGAAACGCCACAACATTGTGGTGAACGAGCTGGTGCTGAACTACGACTCCAAAGTCATCGGACTGGCGGCCGAAAAACGCACGGCCCAGGGCGCGCACTCGGGCATTGTCATGACGGCGGCGTCGCCGCTGGACGCCGACACGGAACTGGACGTGGTGATGATGGACGACCCCGACATTTGGGGGTCGTACGAAGACACGCTGGCGTTCCTCGCGTTCGTCAGCAAAGAAACCAAGGGCAAAATCCCCTGCCTGCCGCGCATCCGGGTGGTGGACGACGCGCACCTCATCGGACTCATCACCGAAACCAACCAGTTCATGGAAATCCGGCCGCACATTCCGGAGCACGCGATTCCGGTCATCAAAACCAGTCCGCCGCTGGACCTCGTTGCCTACAACACGACCAACCCGAACGCCGTGGATGCGGAAGTGCAGACGCACAGCAAGGAAGACGCGAAGCGCGCGCAATACGTGCAGCGCATTCAGCTGGAAACCGAAATGTACGACATGTTTCGCAACTCCATGCGCATCATGCTGAATAAGTTGAAACACGCCGGCCAAAAGAAGCGGATTGAAGGCGTGATTGCCCAAGAGTCGGAAGCGGGGTTCAGCGACCACATCCGGGAAATCATGCGCGTTTGCCGAGAGGTGGGCGATCCCGTGATCCACTTCACCGCGATGCAGCCCGCGGCGCTGGACGCGTTCATTTCCGAGCACGCGTTCAAACGCGAATCCACGGCCTTCATGCGCTGCATTTCCGCGGAAAACCGGGTGGAGTACGGGGCCGGCAGCTGCATGCGCGTCGCGGCGAATCCCGCCGACACGGAGTGCACCATCATTTTGCCCCACCAAAACTTGGTGAACGGCATGGACAACCGCACCTTTTATTACGGCAAACTGGCCGACGAGCTGCTGCGGTACACGCGCATTCGCCGCTTCATTTTATCGGGCTCGTCCGCGCTCACATCCCTCACTCCCGTCCAATACGACCTGCACGCCGATGAAATCATGCTGTTCCAGTCGCAATTGGAGGCGTACTTTGACGGGCTGGAACCGGGCGCCGGGTCCGCGGCGCGATACACCACGTACTACACCGCAAACCCCGCCTTGAATCCGGGAGAAGTTCCGTCCAACCGGTTCACGAATGCGGGGTTTGCGGGGGGGACGTGCGCTGCCGTCGCGACCAAAGCCTTGACGGGGCGCGCCTGCGCGCACTACTTCCCCGCATCCATGCGCCTGATGACGTTTGAAAACGTGGAGGGCGAATGCACGTTTGAAGCGTTCCTCTCCCTGCTGCGGGAGCAGGGGGACGAATACGCCGACACGACCGTGCACGACCTCAAGCGCGTTCTGGCCGTCAAATATGCCGCCCTCCTGCAAGCGCACAAGGTGCAAATGATGAATTACTACAAGCACTTGACCGCCAACCGCGCGGTGCTGGCGGCCAACTCGGAAGCGTTCCTCATGAACACGTTTCACCCCATGACGCACCTGGATCTGTGGATTTTGGCGCAGCATTTTCGCGTGCCGGTCGTGCTGTTTTCGGGGCAGGTGCAGCACCCGCTGGTTGAAACCCCGGGGAACGCGGCGCTCGTCCTGTGGCATGATGGCCGCATGCCCCGCGATGCCAGCGACGTGCAGGCCTACTACGTCATGACGCTGGGACGGCTGCGCGACGTTGCGCCCGTTTACAGTATTGTTCGCACCGGCGCGAACGACATGAAATTCTCTCTGGGCCAGTGCATGAACCCGGGATTTATCGGCCAAATCATGCAGCAAGTCGTGTTCATTGCGGCCAATCCTGGTGCCGACCTCGTCACCGACTTCATTGCAAACTATGCCCCGCGGCGGGTTGCATTGAAGGCAGCCGAAACCGCCGAAATGCATGAATAGAAAAATAGAAAATTTTTACACGCGCATTGGCATGTAAAAATTGGATTGGATTGCATTTTTATCGCCGGTTTGTTTTATTTGATTTGGATTTGGATTTGGATTTGGATTTGGATTTACGGGTGCCTCCAGCCTTGGGCGACTTGGGCGACTTGGGCGAATGCCGCGGAACCACGTTGGCCAATTCAAATGCCGTGTGTTTGCACAATTCAACCGGCATCTTGCACCGAGGCGATCGGCGCGATGCGGTGCAATTGCACGTGCGCACCAATTCTCTCGCCAATGGTTTCGGTTGATTCGTCATTTCGTTCACGACCAGCCGGCTCATTACGGTTAACCCGGGCCTCATGGTTCGCATCGCCATGCGGATCGCGCCGTTCACCTTTGCTTCCAATCTTCGCGCAGTTGCACGTTCGGCGTCGGATTCAAGCGACCGCATGTGAATTGCCGGAAGTTGATACTGACAACGAAACTGGGTTGCAAAATCAATTGCTAAAGGCATCAACCCGGCTTCGCTGCACTCTCGCGGATTCAATGCACACTCAATAATGATTGCATCTATCTCTCGGGATAGCGCCTTTTTTTGTTTTTCCATGACGCGATGATATTTGTGTTTATATCATATTGCAAATATTATTTATTGTTGCATGAATATTTGTTGCATCGGCGGCGTTTGCATGTTTTGTTTCTATTGCTTCTTTTTGTGCCACCACCCACGCTGCGTTCGCTGTCGCTGCTGTTGCCCGGGCTCTTCGCTCCGAGCGGCAGGGTTTCGTCGGGAACTCTGCACGACAGAACCACCACAAAATCGGTTTCTGGGTCAATTAATTTGCGGTCAATTCCAATCTTAATAAGACGAGATAGCCGTATTTTGTCACTGCCGCGTTCATCCGAAAATTCAAAATGCGAATAACGATCCATGCCTCGTAACGTGGTCTCATAATTTTTAATAGTCTCCCTGAGCGAATGCATTATGAACCCTTTTCTTTTAAAGTTTGCCGGGTTTGCATGCAGTTCTGCGAGCTCTTGTTCGGCCTTTGTTTTTGCCTTTACAATCGCATCAATTTGTGCATGATTCCATTTCTTAAACTTTTCATATTCTTCAACGGGCTTACCGAGGCTTCGTTTATCCACCAGGCCAAACTCTTCTGTAATGTAGTCCACCTCGCCGGTTTGCACATCAAACCTCACAATTCCTTCAACAAATGCCGCCCCTTCGCAAAATAACGTTACGTCTGCAATTTTTTTTCCAACCCGATGGCAACGAAACCGGCAGTCGTGTTGTTCGCTTGCTGGAACAACCGCCGCTCGCGTCTCGCAAAGCGCCCGTTTAATTATTTGTCGGAAGGCGTTCTTTGTTTTAGGTGGATGCGGGGCTTTCAGAAGAGTCGTCAGCGCATTCACGAGCATGACTTGAGGCGGGTCCTCCGTTACCGTCAACCACATCGGTTTTCCGAACTTGGCGGACGTGAACGTGTCAACCTTGGACGTCTTTGTGATGACGCGGTTTCTCCGATAACTGCGGGAGCTCACCGCCTCTCCGGATGGGCCGAGTGGATACCCCATCACTTGATTCGCGAATACCGGGAGGGCAGGGTCATCGCCTTCGCCTTGCACCACTGGAATCATTCCGTGTGCGTGGATAATAAAAATGCGAGGCGCACGTTTCATATCGGCAGACGATGGTCTTGGCGACGACGGCACGTGTCTTGCCGCCGCCAGTTGCCACGGCGGTTGTTGCAAAGAAAAAAGCTCTTGTTCCTCAATCCTTTTCAGAATTACATTCGACAAAAATAACAGGCCATCCGTCGTTACGTTTTGGCACACCATTTCATCATTGATCTTGAATGGCGCATTGGGCGTGGCATTGTATGCACGAATCGCGAGGATTAACAAGTTCATTGATGCGGGTTGGATGGGAAAGCCGTCGCCGAATCGTCTAGCAAGTTCACAAATTCCGTCATTAATAATATCCGCCAGGTCTTCGGTTAGGTCATCATTCAAATCACCGGCATCACTCCTCAAACGGTTGAATGCTTCCACTAGATGCGGATACTCGGCGTCATATTCTCCCCTAAAAATGGCCTTGCGCTGGTTCATTATATGCCGCACAATCATTTTGAGAGACAGGCCCGCCAGTTTGCTGTTAATGCTATCCATCAAAAACAATGCAAGCAAATGGTTATATACTTAATTTGAGTATAAAAATATTTTATGCTGAAATGATTTTACAATAACGTGCAATGCAATAACGTGCAATGCAATAACGTGCAAAATACAATACCGCAATAATGCATCTTAAAACCCGACGTTGTAATTGTCCGCGCCCTGACCCAGGTCCACCTTCTGGATGCTGCCCACGTTGGACTCAATGGTCAGATTATCAAACGCGCACGCGCTCGTGTCCATGGCAGCCGAGCCCATCGCCTCCGCAATCTCCGCCTGCTCGTTCTTCGCCTGGAACGCCACGTCCTCCATCTTGGCAATCATCTGCGGCAGGTCCAGCATCACCTGGAAGCTGCTGGTGCCGTAGTACCCCTCCTGCCCGCACATGACGTTGGCCGAAATGCCGCGCATTTGGTCCAGCTCCGCATGGCGCGCGGCCTTCAAGAACATCTCCGGCGTCTCCTCAAACGACGCCTTGGCAATGGGGCCAATGTTGTCGTTGTTGATGCCGTGCCGGAAAATGGACACCATGCCAGCGCTCGCCGTCATGCGGTCGCACAGCAGGCTCAAGTGGTGGTAATTGATGTACGTGCCGTCGTTCTCAAACACGCCCGTCATCTCGGTCAGCAGCGCCTCGCGCGCGGCCTCAATGCCCAGCACGCTGCGAATCTCCTGAATGTCGTCGCTGATCGTGCGTTTCACGTCAATGTAGTCCAGCGCCAGCACGTCCATCAAGTTGGTCCCCTTCGTGTCCAACACCCACGTGTCCCGCTTCACATACGCGCCGTCCTCCTTGTGCAGCGTATCCATCAGCTTGCGCAGCGTGACCTTGCTGATGTTTTTCAAGCCGCGCAGCACAATGTTGTTCAGCAGCTGGTCCTGGAACGCCTTCAGCAAGTAAATCTTGTCCGACTGGTCCAGCGGGTTCTCCTTCGGCTTCAGCGGCTTCTTGCCGTTGATGTTGTTCATGCGCAGACGGAACACCAGCTTGTCGGCGTTGTAGTCGGCGTAAATGCAGCTCACGTCGTCGCCGTGGCTGTTCTTGATCGCAAAGTGCACGTCGTCCATGGTGATGCGCTTGTCCAACATGGCCTCGCGACTCATCACCATGCGGATGATCCACTTGGAACGCGCTGCAGGGTCATCCTCGGACTCGGCCTCGGGAATGCCCGCGCACTCGTTCAGCATGCGCTGGTACTCGTAATACTGCAACATCGTGCTGCGGTCCTCCTGAATCAGCGTGTTCAAGTCGTCGGGGTCAAAGCAAATGGACACGCTTTCCACCAGCTCGCTCAGCTGCGTGAGCTCAATCTGCGCAATCAGCTCCTTGGCGCGCTCGCAGTCGGTCTCCTCGTCCTTCTTCAGGCAAATGGTGAGCGACGAGTTCTTCGGGTTCTCGGTGATGGACAGCAACTCCTCAATGCGGGGCACACCGCGCGTCACGTTCGCCTTCATGGCAACACCGCTGCCCGCAGTGTGAAATGTGTCGAACAATGCCATGCCATTTTCAACGATGAATGTGCGCGTTTCTTCAACCGTGAAATCATACATCCATTCGGTTGGGTTTGGAATTTCTTCAATGCTGACAATCTTGTCAAAGCGAACGTCGGGAAATGGGTTGGCTCCAATGATTGCGGCCAGTTTTTTGCGATTCATGTTTGTGTGCACCTTCCCGTTGTGCACAAATGTGGGAATGACATCATTCACTTCTGAAACATTTTTCAAACTGGAATATCTGGCAGCATGTTGCACCAAGTATTCGCTAGTGGAATCGTTTTCTGGCATTTCAAACGCCCTCTGGTTGATCGGAATGTAATCTCCAACCTTGAGGTCTGAACCATTCGTTGCAGCCAATTGGTTCTTGGCATCAATGGATAAGAATGATTTTGCCTTCGTTGCAATGACCTGTCTGCCATCTTCGGTTGTGACTCGCAGCACAGTGTTCGTTCCATCCACATTCACCACCGGGTGACGCGTGACTGCTTCAACGCGTTTCCAACTCGTAATGCCCAATGCATCAACTGATGGAACAAACACATCTTCGTCCGCATTGATGTATCCAAGCTTTGTGTCATTTGGATGATCTTCCATGCGTTCTGCCTTTTCAATGTATTGGTCAATGTACGCTCCGATTTGATGGACTTTGATTTGCCCGTCAATTCGCAACATCACGCGTGTGTCATATGACACGCTGTTGAGCGTCAACTGCGTTGTGGGCTCACCAATGCTCTGGGCGCTGATCATGCCCACCATTTCACCCGGCGCAATGAGCGAGTTCTTGTATTTCAGCACGATCATTTCCAGGAGCACGGTCAGCGCCTTCTTGTTGAAGCGCTTCACCATGAGCAAGTCCTTCGGCGACAAGTAGTAGAAGAACATGACCTTGAACAGCTGGGTGGGCGCACAGTAGTGCATGGTTTCCAGGCGCTTGTAGGCCGCCTCAATCATGGCAAACGCTTCCAAGGGGGTGATGTCCACGATGGAGTTGTTGCTGATTTGCTGCAGGCCCTTCACGTTGTTGATCGTGTGGGCGAACGCCACTGGCAGGAACACACGGTCGGTGTTCTTATTACGAAACACGCGCTGAATTACTTTTTCGCGCTGCTCAATCATGAAGTCAATCCACTGCTTGCACTTGGCGTCATTCTCGGCCTTCTGCTTCTTCATGCGCGAAATGACGCCCTTGGTGAATGCCGCCGTGAACACCACGTCCTTCGGGTCGCTGCTGGGCATGTGGTAGTGCGCGTAAATCTCGTCCAGCCCCAGGTTCACCAGCGGCACGATCTGGCTCTCCACTTTCACGGGGTCAATGCCGTCCTCGCCGTAGCTGAACTGAACGACGCGGCCCTTGTTGTTGCGCACCGTCATGTCGTACTCAATCTTCAAATCCTCCATGCCCTTGATGAGTCGGCGCTGGATATATCCTGTGGAAGAAGTGTCGCGCACTTGGAGTCCATTCGCCAATCCAAAGTTGAGCGTGGTGGGAATGGTCAAATCATACATCTTGGGGTGATTCACGGGGTCAACGTATTCAATGCTGACAATTGCATCCAGAACCACGTCGTTGAGAACACTTTGACCATCACGACCATCATCCGTGCATGTTGTGATGGATTTCAAAAGCTGGTCCTTCTCTGCATCGTCAAATGTAATTTGCTGTGCAAATTGGCTTGCGTTTTGCCCACGAATCGTGAGTTGTGAATACCAGCCAGCGCAACCTTGATCATCCACTATGGAAACCTCTGCGTGAATGCCTAAACGAGAACAGAGAAACGCAAAGTCTTCCACAAGGCGATGTTCGCCAAACGTGAATTCAATTGTGGATGATGCAGATGAAACAAACGCATTTTTTGAAAAGTACGACCCAATGAGACCCTGAATGTATTTGGTTCCTGCGATATATGATTCCGCTGGAATATGATTTTCAATGGAATTGGCAGCGTGTCTGCCGCGTTCAAATTCAGCCTCTGAATCTTCATCTGCACGGTAATTGCAAACATGCTTCGCCACTGGCACGAAATCGCCAACCTTGATTTCGTCCGTGTATTTCTCGCGAAACTCACCCAGTTCCGCATTCCAAACCAGCAGTGATTTGTTTGCAGTCACGGTGACATAGCGCCCAGCATGAGTCGTGATCTTGTACAATTTTTCTCCAGGGTCGTGTCTCGTGACTGCGCTCACGGTTTCCCAAGACACGTGGCCGTCGTAGTCCATTGTGACGATCTTGACGGGATGATCCAGCTCCAAATATTCCATGTTTTGCTCCGTCATGCGCTGCACTGATGAGGACGACGAAATGTGCGCATCAATCCATTCGCCAATTTTGACGTATTTGGGCTCATCGTTTTCAACGACGACCACGGGGGTTTCCCATGTCACGGATTTGACCGCGGTGTCAATGAGACCCACGCGACCACCCATGGCGTGAAAGAAGAGCTCCTCCGGCGTGAGCCCCGAGATGAAGGAGTTTTCCACGAAGCCGCGCGCGCCCGGGGAGTCGTCGTATTTCGTAAAGTGCGGCAGCGTGCGGTTCTCAAACCCGTAGGGGATGCGCTTGCCGTCAATGAGCTGCTGCCCGAGGCACGCAATCATCTGCGAAATGTTCAAGTCGCTGCCCTTGGAACCCGCCTTCACCATGGTGACGAAGCGGTTGTCCTTGCTCAAGCTCTTCAACCCGATTTTACCGGAGTCGTTCGTGGCCTTGTTCAAAATGTTGGTGACCTGGAACTCAAACTCGTCCTCGTTGGTGTTGCCCGTCGCGTTCTCAAAGATGCCGAGATACGTCTGGTCAATCAAGTTCTTGACTTCCTTCTTTTTTGAGGTGATGGACTGCGTGATTTGCTCGTTCGTGGCGTGGTCGGCAATGAGGTCGCTGATGCCGACGCTATAAGCGCTGCCCTTCATGTACTCCGTGACGATGTTTTGCAGGTCGTCAATGAATGCCGCGGCGGCCATGTTGCCGAAGTCGTTGCATGTGCGCGTGATGAGGCCGTTGCTGCCCCCGCCGAGCACGTCCTTGTCCAGCTGGCCGCGCAAATACTTGCCGTCCACGATCTCCAGCACGCCGGGCGACGTCGCAAAGTCGTCGTTTTCGCCGAAGCCCTTGGTCTTGTACTTCATGGTGAATGCGGGCATGATCTGCGACAGGATTTGGAAACTGGTGATGCGCTCCGCGTGAGAAGCGAATAGTCCTTCGTTGACGCCGCCGTACGCCATGAGCAGATTCATGGCCTCGCGCGGCGCAAACGACACGTTCGGGCGGGTCAGTCGGTACGACCCCAGCAGCGAGTCCTGGAAAATGCCGATGATAGACTGATTTTTCGCGGGGCTGATGATTTGGTACGGCACGGCTGCCAGGTTCTTCAGCTCCGCTTCGGCTTCCTCGTCCTGCGGCATGTGCATGTTCATTTCATCGCCGTCAAAATCGGCATTGTACGGCTTGGTGTCGCCGACGTTCATGCGGAACGTGTCGCCCTGGCGCATGATGCGCGCGATGTGGCACATCATGCTCATGCGGTGCAGGGTGGGCTGACGGTTGAACAGCACGCCGTCGCCGTCCATCATGTGGCGGTGCACAATGTCGCCGTTGTAAAGCACGATGTTCTCGCGGTCGGCGTACCGCAGCGAAATGTTCTCGCCGCCCTTGCGCTCCAGGATCTTCGCGCCCGGGTACTCCTCCGGCCCGTTGCGCACGAGTTTGGTTAAAAAGCGGCGGTTCATGTCGTTCACCACCACCGGCTTGGTAATGTTTTTCGCGATTTTGAGCGGCACGCCGAGCTCCTTGATGGATAAATTGGGATCGGGCGTGATGACCGAACGCGCGGAGAAGTCCACGCGCTTGCCCATGAGGTTGCCGCGCACGCGGCCGCCCTTGCCGTTCAACCGCTCCTTGATGGATTTCAGCTTGCGCCCGGACCGCTGGGCGACGGGGGCCGCGCCCGGAATGTTGTTGTCCACCAGCGTGGCGCAGTAATACTGCAGCACCATGTGCCACACGCTTGCTTGCGCGCCGTCGCGTATCTTCTCTTGGAGCGTCTTGTTCGCCTTCACAATGTTGACAATGATGTGCGTCAAATCGTCTTCGCTGCGCTGGTGCCCGTCCATTTTGATGGAAGGGCGCACTGCGGGCGGAGGCACCGCCAGCACCTGGCAAATCATCCAGTCCGGGCGCGAGAACGTGGGGCTGAACCCCATGAACGACACGTCGTCGTCGCTGATCCTGCGAAATACTTTGAGCACAATGTCGGGAGTGAGTTGCATGTTCATTTTTTTGGCGTCTTCTTCGCTCATGCCCTTGATGCCGTCGCTGTCCCATTCCGCAATGAGCGTGGCCAAATTCTCCTTCTTTATTTTTTTGGGCATGAGACAACCGCAGCCCTCTTCGTTTTCGTCGCCGCAGCGCTTGACCTTGCTTGCCACGCCAAACACGTAGGACCAGCGCTCATCGGGTGACATTTTCAGCGCCTGTTTGTGGACGCCCTTGTTAATGAGCAGCCGGCTGCATTTCAGGCACACGCAGCGCAAAATTTTGTGGATGGTGTTCAAGTGCTGGTAGTAAAACACCGGCATGGCAAGCTCAATGCGGCCAAAGTAGCCCGGAGTTTGCATGTAATCCAACCCGTCCGTGGGGCAAAGCATGCCGGGCTCGGACACGCCCATGTAGGGACAGAATAAGCCACCCAGCACGGGCTTGTTTCCAATGTATGTGTCGCGACTGGTGATTTCAGTGACCGCACCCTTTCGGATCTCTTCTGGAGACAGAATGCTAAATTGAATTCCAACGATTTTTGATGCCGTGGGTTTCGTTGTTGCCATTGTTGCCATTGTTGCCATTGTTGCCATTGTTGCTATGTGATGATGAGTTGTATTGATAAAGCTTCCTTATACTTACCAAATAATATTTAGATTGTTTTGCAAATCAATTTTTACTGAAATGAATTAACACACTCGTTGACCGATTTCAAAAAAAATTGAAATCAAAAATGGAATATAAACACAACTCATGACATAACAATCAACAATCAACGATACGAACGCCAGAATGCCAGTTACACTTTCCACAATTACCAAGAAATCAACCAAATCATCCAAGAAACAAGAGGATGCCGCGCGCACCTACAAAAGCAATTTGAACGGGCCTGGCCCAAATGCACCGCAGCCACCATCCCCCGAAAGTGACGCAACGACCGACAACGATGAGTCAGAAAACGCGATTACTTCTGCTGCTACTGGTGCTACTGGTGCTACTGTTGCTACTGCTCCGGCTACTCCTCCTCCCGCTGCTACTACTGGTGCGGCTACTGCTTCTGCTCCCGCTGCACCCAGCAAGAGATCAAAGGCAAAGAATTTGGCCCAACGTCTGGAAGTGAATCATCTTTTGGCGGATTTGTATCCTTCAAACCACATGACTCAAAAGGTGGCAGCACTTGAAGCACTGAGTGCAATGGTTTCTGCCCCAGCCGATGAAAAGAAAACAAGATCGGCAAAAAAAAACAGTGCTACCAAATCAGCCAATGCAATCAGTGCAATCAGTGCAGCCAGTGCAGCAGAGGATCCAATTGCCGATGCAATCATTGACAGTGCATTCAAAACTCCTCCGGCATCTCCTCCCAGCGCGAGCAATGCCAACGCAATCGTAGCACCCAATGCACCATCCCGAATCAAACCCACTTCTTCAACTTCAAAACAAGCAAAACAAACCCAAAATCAAAAGTACAACATCATCATCCACGTTGAACCCAACTCCAATGGTTCGGATATCTCAAAGCGTCTTGATTTTGGAAACAAGGAAAACAAGGAAAACAAGGAAAACAAGGAAAAAACAACCGCCGTGTCCAAATCCAAATCCAACCCCAAATTATCCAAATTAGAGGAGGTTGAGCACGAAGACAGCGATGAGGACTATGTTCCGGGATGTTCCGACGATGAGTCGTGGGACACGTATGACTCCGACGACGACGACGACGACGAATTCTATGATGAAGACGGCGAAAGTTACTATTCGGATTCGTCTTCATCGGAAAGCGACGACGAGGATGACGCCGCCGAAATGGAGGAACTGGACAAGCAACAACAACGGTTCACCGAAGAAATGAAGATGCTGCAGTCGCTCCGCGGGACATACGAAGATTTGCTCAACAAGGACAAGAGCAACCGCATCGTGGCGAAGCAGCTGAAGACGCTGAAAGCATCCGAAGAGAAAATCAAGACGGAACTTGAGGAACTCATGCAAAAACAAAAACACAAGAATTCCAAGAAGTTTCGCAAACTGCTGCGCAGAAAGAGTTCCACCAACGATTTGGAATACTTCAAGAAGCACCTCACGTTGTCCGAACAGCGCGCCATGATTGCGGAGATGAATGCAGTGGCACAAGTGACCGAAATTGCAAAACCGTACAAGCTGACACTGCTGCAGTCCGACATTCCGCGCGACATGAAGGCGATTGCCATTCGGAAAATCGGCATGCTGCAGTACATGGAGCCGGGTTGCGGCGAGTACTGCAAGTTGAAGAACTGGGTGGATGCCTTCATGCAGATCCCCTTCAACCAAAACAAGAATCTCCCCATCACCATTGCAGACGGCGTGGACAAATGCCACGAGTTCATGACCGACGCAAAGCACAAACTGGACACGGCAGTGTATGGCTTGAACGACGCCAAAATGCAGATCATGCAGATGGTGGGACAGTGGATCGCAAATCCCGCCGCCATCGGCACCGCCGTTGCCATCCACGGCCCCCCCGGCACGGGAAAGACGTCGCTGGTCAAGGAAGGCATCAGCAAGATTCTCGGGCGCGACTTTGCGTTCATTGCGCTGGGAGGCGCAACCGACAGCAGCTTTCTAGAAGGGCATTCCTACACGTATGAGGGCAGCATGTGGGGCAAAATCGTGGACATTCTCATCCGATGCAAATCCAGTAACCCCGTCATCTACTTTGACGAGCTGGACAAGATCAGCGACACGTCCAAGGGCGAGGAAATCGTCGGCATCCTCACGCACTTGACCGACACGTCGCAGAACTCGCAGTTTCACGACAAGTACTTTTCGGAGGTGGCGTTTGACTTGAGCAAGTGCCTCTTCATCTTCAGCTACAACGACGAGAGCCGCGTCAACCCCGTGCTGCTGGACCGCATGTACAAGATTCGGACCGCGGGTTACGGCACAAAAGACAAGACGTTCATTGCGCAAAACTACTTGATTCCGCGCATTTGCAGCGAGGTCGCGTTTGCAACGGGCGACATCGTCATTCCCGACAAGGTGGTGGAGCACATTGTGGAGCACCACACGCTGAAGGAAGCCGGCGTGCGCAACTTGAAGCGCGGGCTGGAAACCATTTACACAAAGTTGAACCTGCACCGGCTCATGCGCCCCGGAACGCAGCTCTTTGATGAAAAGGACAAATCGTTTGACGTTTCGTTTCCCTACACCGTGACATGCGATGTGGTGGACAAACTCATCAAAAAGAATGCAGACGGGCCCAACCTCAGCTTGTACCTGTAACAAATGAACAAATGAACAAATGAACAAATGAACAAATGAACAAATGAACAAATGAACAAATGAACAAAATAAAAGATAAAAAAATTGCAAATCCATTTTTTATCTTTTTTGTTATTGTCCTCAAAACTCGGTGGTCAGCGTGCGGTTTCCGCCGCGCTGGTTCAGATAGTCCCACTGCTTTTGGCTGGTGCACACGCAGCCGGTGCTGGACGAGTAGTAGCTCGGGCAGCACTCGGGCTTCACTTCGTTCTCGGCAAAAATGAGCATCTCGCCAGGGGGGAGGGGGATGGGTCCGCCCTTGTAATACTGGCCCGACTTGGTGTTGTCTTGATTGCCGACGTTGTTTGCGTAATCGCGCGCAGCGTTTTCCCACCCGCTGGCCCCGGGAACACCGGTGTCCATGCTGTAGTTGACGGGCGCGCCGTAGTCGTCCGAACCCAACATGGGCCGTTGCGCAAATGTTTCCTTAATTACGCTCCCCACGTCTGCGGACATTCCGTTGACGTTGAAGGACGTGCAGCTGCAGAACAAATGCGCCCCCATGATCGCGCCAATGACAACGAACAATAGCACGAGTTCAATGCGCACGCTGTATCCAATGAGTTTCAATTCCATATCGGTTCGGGTTATTGCGTGGTATATATAATAAAAATATAAATATTTTGCGCCGCGCAAGTATTTCTAAATCAGCGCGACGGAGGCGACGGAACCAGCGACAGTCCGTGAATGTGCAACGTTTCAGCCAAAACGTGCGCAATGGTGCCCAGTGGAATGGCGATCCCAATGTAAAATGCGGTCAACACCGCTCCCGTGGCTGCCAATATGCCGGCCGGTATGATTCCAAACGGGCCAAACGCGATTGCAATGGCCAGCCCAATCCACACCGCAATCAGCGCAGCACCGGCGGCGATCAAAATAATGACGATGATTTCAAATGTGGACCGCAGCCCCGACTGCATCGTGTCGTACATGCCGTACATGGTGTACAAGTACGCCGTCATCATGCCCATTACTTTGCCCAACATGTCCCGTATTTTAATTAAAATGATGACGATCGGCTGCATGATGTTCAAAACCCGCCCCATGATGTCCGCGATGATGGACGTGATTGCGTTCCGCACGTTGTTGATCAATTCGCGCACGTCGTTCAGCCCGTTTGCAATGCCGTTCAGTGTGCTGCTGGCAACGGTCTGCGTGTAATACAGCGGCTCCATGAACGACGACGACATGTCCTTCAATATGTCTTGAATGCAATATTCAAAATTGGTTTGCACGTACTCCATGTTGCTCTGGTTGGTTGGCTGCATAATCATGCCCGCAAACGGGATGTACGCGGGCTTGCAGCGATACGCGGGCCAGTTGCTACGAATGAAATTGGAATGCGTGCGCACTTTCAAGTACGCATTGGCGCACAAATACACAAAAATGATGAGGACCGACCAAAATATGTCTGTGATAATTTGATCAAACAACCGGTTTTTGTACATGAATTTCATCCATTGAATGAATGCGGCATCCGTTTGCGGCGCTGCTGCTGCTGGCGCTGCTGGCGCTGCTGCTGGCGGTTCCATTGCCCAAGTGTGTGTATCTGTCTATTAATAATTCAAACTATTTGTTTTTTTCAGCGCGTCCCCTTAAATTCACATCACAACATAATCATAATCATAATCACAATCATAATGCGCGCACCACTTTGCCAATCGGCCCCGCCCACGTGCTCTGCATGGTTTTCATGCCCGTGTCCATGGTGTACATGGAAGTGGTCATTATGCCAATGTTCTTTGAAACCATGTCCTTTATATTAATGATCATCAGCTGTAGTTGAACCAGCATGTTCAAGAACACGCCGAAGATGTTGGACACCCCGCCGGACACGTTCGTTCTAAAGTTGTTCATGAAATCCCGAACGTCGTTCAAACTGGACGTCAACCCGCCGATGCTGCTCGTTGTCAGCGACATCAAGTAATTCGCGGGCTCCATTAGAACCGTCATGTATCCGGACTGCATGTTTTGCATGCACTGTTGAAAGTTGGCTTCCGTGTCGTATCCAAAAAACCCGGCAAGCAGCATGTAATTGGTCTGGCACTTGTATTGCGGCCAATTGTTTTTTACGTTCTTAATAAACAACAACGTGGAAACGCCCACGTCTATCCCAACGTAAAATGCGATGATTGCAATCACGTCCACTATCGTCAATACTTTGGAAGGAGGATCGGTGCCGAAACTTTCGTTTTGTTCTCCTCCTGGTATTGGGTTTCCTGCGACTGCTGCTTCTCCTGCTGCTTCTACGTTTGCGGCTCTTCTTTCCTGCATCTCAACAGCACCATTATCAGCCATTGTTTCAGTTGTATGCACGTGCTTTCTTACTACAAAATCCAAATATAATTATTTTGCATTTGGATTGCAAAATTATGGCAAGCGGTAATCGGTTGGGCGTGCATTGGTGTTGTCCAAAGCAGCTTGTGCCGCTTGCTGCATTGCGAGATGATTCCCGCCTACACTGGCGGCATTCGCTGATGTGGATCCTGGAAATTGCGGGACGGTGACGGCCTTGACTGCTGTGGGCGTGGGTGTGGGCGTGGGCGTGGGCGTGGGTATTGATGCACCGCCTCTTTTGGATTTTTTGGATTTAGTTCGTCGTTTGGACTTGGACCTGGACTTGGACTTGGACCCACTTCGTTTTGTTCGTTTTGACTTGGACCTGGACTTGGACTTGGACTTGGACTTGGACCTGGACCTGGACTTGGACTTAGACCTGGACTTGGAACCTCCGACTCTGCCACCGCTGTTTGCTTGAACCAGCTGATTATGAGCGGCCGCGGAAGCGGCATTTTGACTTGCAAAATTCGGTATAATTGATACAGGCGCAGGAATCGGTGCCCCGGGTAACCCCTTCGGGACGTTTGGTGTAACAACCTTTGCAGCGTATGGGTTCGGCGTGGGCGTGGGCGTGGCTGTGGTTGGTGACATTGCGAAAATGCGCGTATACATTATGAACGCATTAATTAATTAATTATTGAGTTATTGAGTTAAAAATAAAGTCGGAGGTATTTAACATAATACCAAAATACAAACGGCATGAACATGAACAGCTCGGACCGCATTCAGCTTGAAAAAATGATTCAAGCCAACGATGCAGCGGACAACACCGCTCAAATTCGCGAACTGAAACACAGCGCCCTCATTCACCAAGACGTCGGCACTTTGCTTAATTTGAAACGCGACTACGCCCGGTTGGCCAAAACCAACCCCGACCAATTCGACATGATGTGCGTGAACCGCTGCACTTTTCTGTTCAACAACTACACCGACATTTTCAACAAGGTGAAAAAGGACGAAATTGATTTGTCCATTTTGGGCCGGCTGCTGGGCGTGCTTAAATTGATTGAAGACGGCAAGGTGGGGCAGCACGAAGCGTCCGTGGAAGTGGGAAAGCTGCTCAAGCAAATTTACATTGACAGCGCGCTAAAGAAGTCGGAAAAGCTGGACAAACAGCACGACAAGGGCAGCGACAGCAAAGGCGACAAGGACATCACGCTGCCGCCGGCCAAAAAGGTGTCGTGGAAGCAATACAAAATGTCGCAACAATCGCAATAATTATCGCACGTTATGTGTATGTATGACCATGCAGCAGCAATTTCATGTCATTTCCGTTTGGTTGCAACATCCATACGCGGGTTTAGGCGATTTGATTCGGGGCACGATGCATTTGTGCGAACTTTCACAAAAATACAACTTTAAATTGACGGTCGACACGCAGTTTCATCCGGTGTCCAAATATTTGATGGAGTCCGCGCACGAAACCCGCGAATACGTGCTTCAAAACAAGGACAACATCCTCCATTACATAAACAATGAAAATGGGGACAGGAATCAGTTGTTGGAGGTCATTCAAACCGCAATGCGCAACGGTCGGACGGAACCCATGCTTATTTTTACCAACCTAGCCGAGAATTTGCACGTCATTCCCAGCACCCGCTCCAAGGAGTTCATTCGCAGCATTTTGACGCCCACGCCCGAATTTTTGGCCGGATTCAACCAAATGTGTGCACAATTTAAAATAAAACAAAATTATTCCATCTTTCACATCCGGCTGGGGGATGATGACTTGGTGAATCACCGCATCCACATGGACCAATACAAAAACATGCTGGGTGTCATCGACCGCATGAGCGAAGAATTGGATCCGTCCACTTACATCATATCGGATTCTTACGGCTTCAAGCATTTTTTGTATCAAGTTCGTCCGCACTTGGCCAACCAAATCATTCGCACAAACCCCATTCATTTGTCGCATTCAACCGACACCAAACCCGACGCAGAAAAGGTGCATGATACGCTCTTTGATTTTTTCCTGATGATAAATGCGACAGCAATAAAAACGTACACAAATTACACGTGGGTATCCGGTTTTGTGCAATGGGCAAGTCACGCATTCAATCGGCCGTTGATAAACATCAACCACAAAATTTATCAGAGCACGCAAAGGATACAGTATGGGCAAACGGCACAAGCACTCCAAAAGGCACAGCCACTGCAAAAGGCACAACCACTGCAAAGGAGGGCATATCATGGGCTGCCACTGCAAAAGGCACTGCCACTGCAAAAGGCACAGCATGTGCTTGTCACGCTGCAAAATATGCGTGTGCCCGCACTGCAAAAGGCACAGCCACTGCAAAAGGCACAGCCACGTGGGCGTGCGCCCGCATCACACTTTGCCTTTTCGTTGAACTCCAAACCCATCCGAATGTCCGTTCTCATCTCAGCACAAACATAAGCATGCGAATCAATATAAATCCATCATGCAATGACAATGCATCACGGATTCAGATTCTCTTTCACGGATGTCCCGCAGCAGCAGCAGCAGCAGCAGCAATCGCAACAAAATCTTGCTCCTCGTGGAGTCTCCCGCCAAGTGCAGCACCATTGTGGGCCATTTGGGCGCGGACAAGTACGTGTGCGCGGCCACGTTCGGGCACCTCCGGGAGCTCGGTTCATTGGCCGACATTGACACCACGTTTGCCGCCGTGCCCCGGTTCCACGTGGTGGAGAGCAAGAAGAAGCAGATTGACAAAATACGGGCGCTTGTTGCGGAGTGCAAGGAAACGTACCTCATGACGGACAACGACCGTGAAGGCGCCGGCATTGCGTACCACGCGTGCTGCTTGTTCGGCCTCCCCGTTGCCACCACCCGGCGCGTCGTGTTCAACGAAATCACCAAGCCCGCGCTGGAGCGCGCCATTCAGTCCCCGCAGCCGCTCAACATGGACGCCGTGCACGCACAAATCGCCCGCCAAGCGCTGGACATGCTGGTCGGGTTCAAAATCACGCCCGCGCTCTGGAACCACGTGCAGTCAGCGAAGGGCTCGTCGCTGTCCGCCGGCCGCTGTCAGACGCCCGCCCTGCGCCTCATTTACGACAACCAGTGCGCCATTGACGCGGCCCAAGGCCGTGTGGCGTATGAAACCGCGGGCTACTTCACCCAGCTGAACTTGAAGTACGAGCTCAGCAAGGGGCACGACACGGCCGACGCGTGCGCCGCGTTTTTGCGCGCGTCCGCCGCGTTTCAGCACGTCATTCGCGCGCCGAAAATGCACGAGTTTACCAAGGCGCCGCCGCTGCCGTTCACCACGTGCTCGCTGCAGCAGCAGGCCAGCAACGAGCTGCACTTTTCGCCCGCCGACACCATGCTGGCGTGCCAGCACTTGTACGAGGGCGGCTACATCACGTATCCGCGCACCGACAGCCGCGCGTATTCGGTGCCGTTCTTGGAGCACGCCCGCGCCTACATCACCGAAAAATGGGGCGACAAATACAACAAGCGAGAGGAGGAGAAGAAGGAAAAGGACGACGATGCGGTTATTAAAAAGAAACGCATTGTGGTGAAAAAGAAAAAGGCGACGGCCATGAATGCAGTCATTGCCGTGGTGGAAGATGTCGTGGAAGATGTCGTGGAAGACGTGAAGCCGCAGGAAGCCCACGAAGCGGTGCACGTCACGTCGCTGCACTGCCTGGAAGTGCCCAACACGCTGACCCCAAAAGAGCAGCGCCTGTATCGCATGATTTGGCGGCACTCCGCTGAAACGTGCATGGCGCCGTGCACGGGGAAAACGCTGACTTCCTGCATCACCGCGCCCGATGAGCGCGAGTACCGGCACTCGGTGGAACGCACCGACTTTGCGGGCTGGCGCATCGTTTCGCAGGCCAAACCGGATGAAAACAACGGCAACAACAGCAACGGCAGCTGGTCTTTTTTGCAGGCCGTTGCCCCCGACTCGGGCATAAAATACAACAAGCTGCAGTCCCGCATGCACCTGCGCGACTTGAAGTCGCACTACTCGGAGGCGTCCCTCGTCAGCGTGCTGGAAGAGCGCGGCATCGGCCGCCCGTCCACGTTTTCCAGCATCGTGCATAAAATACAGGAGCGCGGCTACGTTGCAAAACAGGACGTGCCCGGACGGCGCGTTCGCGGCATTCATTATGAACTGGACGGCGCCATTCTCAGTGAGTGCGCGGAAGAGCATGAATTCGGCGCCGAAAAAAACCGGCTGGTCATTCAACCCCTCGGACGCACAGTGATCGCCTTCTTGTGCGCCCATTTTTCCGAACTGTTTGACTACGATTACACCAAGCGCATGGAACAACAACTGGACCAAGTGGCGTCCGGCCACAAACCGTGGAGCGACGTGTGCGCCGACTGCCTTGCGTGCGTAGACCGATTGCTAAGCGCAGCGACCGATAAAAGCGCAGCGACCGATAAAAGCGCAGCGATAAGCATAGCGACCGATAAAAGCGCAGCGATAAGCATAGCGACTGATAAAAGCGCAGCAATAAGCATAGCGACTGATAAAAGCGCAGCGATAAGCATAGCGATAAGCGCAGCAGCGACCGATAAAAGCGTAAGCGCAGCGACCGATAAAAGCGCAGCGACCGATAAACCCGCAAAAAACCTGTGCAAACTGCTTGGAAAGCACGACGGCGCCGACCTGTTTTTGCGCACGGGAAGGTACGGGCCGTACTTGACATGGGGCGATCAAAAACAGTCGCTGCCGTCGCAGTTCAAGCTTGGCGGCGCGCACAACGAAGACGTGGACGAAATCCAGATCACGTATGACGAAGCAGTGCGCTGCATCGCTACGCTTAGTGCTACGCTTAGTGCTACGCCAACGAGTGGTGCTACCGAATCCAGTATTCTGAGAGAAATCAACGCGTACACCAGCGTTCGCAGTGGAAAATACGGCGCGTATATTTATTACAAAAACCCTAAAATGAAGACGCCCGCGTTCGTCTCTCTGCGCGAGTTCAAAGGCGACTGGAAAACGTGCGACACGCGGGTCCTGGAAATGTGGGCCACCACCACCCCCGTGAAGAAAAAATAACGCGCGGGGGTTCCGCAAATAAATTTCTCATTGTGTTACATGTACCACATAAATGCGTAGCACATTTAACATACTTGCGCTGGTTCTGGCGCTGACCGCGGCCGCCGTCGCTGACGACGTCCACATTCTCTCCGTGGGGGATTGGGGGTCCGCCGCGCTGGGCGGGTACCATTTGAAAAATGCGCAAAACACCGCCGCCGCAATGCAGTCCTATGTTAAGGCGAACACCCCCCGGCTCGTGTTGAACACGGGGGACAACTTTTATTACTGCGGCATTCAAAACGGCAGCGACCCGCAAATCAACGAAGATTTTGTCGGCCTGTTTGGATCCATTCAGTTGCCTTGGTACAGCATCTTAGGAAACCACGACTACGGCTTCAATCCGGATGCGCAGCTGTGGCTGAACCAAACCATTCCTAACTGGGTCATGGACGCGCGGTATTACCACCGGCGCGCGGACCTCAACAATGGACTCGTGTTGAACGTCATTGCGCTGGACACCAACCCGTGCGTGGCCGATTACCGAGGCGAGGACCGCGCGAAATGGGATCCGTGCGGCATTCAATACCCCACCTGCGAACCCGTTCCGGATGTGTGCCGCTTCCATGAAAACATCGTGCAGCAAAACTGCACGGCGCAGCTCGCCTGGTTCCGCGCCACGCTGGATTCCATTGATGCCGACAATGAATGGGTGTTTGTGCTGGG